CTTTACTTCCTTAGGCTTTACTTCCTTAGGCTTTACTTCCTTAGGCTTTACTTCCTTAGGCTTTACTTCCTTAGGCTTTACTTCCTTAGGCTTTGGTGTTTGGGCTGGGATTGGGATAAGGTCAATATCATCAAAATCAGTCTGGTTCTGTGCTGCTTTTAGGTTCGCCCGTCCGATGAGAAGGTTAATGTTGCTACAGGAGGCTTCCCAGGATTGGTATGCGTCACTATATGCAGAGTATACATCAAAGGATGAGTCAAACCTGGACCCACACTCAAACACGGGCTTCAACTCCAAACATTGATAAAGCTTGGCCTGCAACTCAGGGAGGGTAAGTTCCTTCATATCGGCAACCGAAAACCCTATAAAGGGGGCTACCACATGAACCCGGTTAGCTCGTTTTGCAACAAAACTTGATTGACTATTACTCATGGATACCTCGCTCCATAAGATACGAGGGATTTTTTGGGGAACTCCAGCTTAGTTTATGAATGGACTGAAATATACCTGTTGTATCATTAGGCTAGAAAGGAATACCCATCAGCAGCCATGCTTTTTCTAGCTACTTGTGGAAATAGAATTTGTGTTTAATAGTAGGCGGGAGATCTATGAAAACGGAACGCAAGTTTGTTGGGTCTATAGCAGTTATACAGCTAACTGGAAAGCTGAATTTTGAGGTCACAGCCGATCTTAGAGATACTCTTCGAGAGACAATCTCCCAAAAACCATCTAAAATAGTCATTAACTTATCTGGCTTAAACCACATAGACTCTTCCGGAATGGGTCTACTTATTGCTACACGGAACACGGGGGATAAGAATGAGATCTCCTTAGCACTTTGTGAGGCCCCTTCCGTCATTAAAAAAGCATTGAGTCAGACCAATCTATTGAGTTATTTTAACATTTTTGAAACAGAAAGTGAGGCCCTAGCCTCCTAACTTGATATTTAAAATTCATTAAAAGAAAATGAAGTTCTGTCAAAGAGCTTCATTTTCTTTTTGTGAGGATTTTTATATGCTTAGAGTATCCAGATTGCTACAGGCATCTACTACACACCTTCAAGTGTGGTTAGACCCTGCGGGTGGTATCCACAAGGTCGAGGGTCAATCTCACCACGCATGGGCGGCATCACACTTAAACATGGAAGACGAAGAGCAAGCTCACGATGAACTCATAGACGCTAATTGGATACGTATAGGTAAGATGGGCTTTGGGAAATACCTCTCAACGTATGCTGAATCTGGGAATTGGTCCCAAAAAACGTTAACGCGAGTTCAGCATTTTTTAATGACCAACCAGGAGTTTTACAGTGACACGATGTATGTAGAGAACGGGGACACCTGCATAGACTTAAATATGTCCGAATTCCTTAGCTTTAACAAGGTGTCAGATCTTCTGAGGTCCCATGTGGCGGGGTATTATGACCCCTCAGGAAACGCTCACGGGGAACTACTATCTAAGACGAATAAGGACCCTAAAGTTATAATATTTCGAGCTGTCCCAAAGGGGACCGAGACAATTAATACAAAGGACTATGTAACACTATCGAGGCGCTTTGCCGAAGAACACGCAGCCACATCAGCGGTTTACGAAGAAGATCCCTTTGTAGTATTAAAGAGTTATGTTGCCACTAACCTAGTTGCAGAGGCATACAACCCAGGCGAGTATTTCTATATAGGACCCCCTATCCCAGGAAAAATCGTATCTATAGCTAATGACGATGGGCACCTTCGTAAAGTTGCAGATGTGGCACCCTACCAGATACCTATGGATGAAGCTATTAAGGAGCATACAAGGCTTGTTAAAGTACTCAAGAGCCCCAGCCATAAGGATGACCTTATTGAGGCCGAAGAGCAGGCTGAGGAGCTTGCGGGAATGTACAAAAAAGCTGGGGGGTATGTATTAACGCCGCCTAAAAAATCAAAGAACCCTCTATATATCAGAGGATGGATACTCCCAGATGGGTCCTTTGAAGAGATCACTCACGAACATGGTGTCGATGCATATTACCGACTAGGCGAGGGCAACGAGCACTCCCTCATGAAGCAGGGGTGGATTCGAGTGTATGCCTCTTTGGAGTATCATGAGATTGGGGCGGAAGCCCATGGGTGGGCTTCCCAAAAATTTAGGAATTTCCAGATGTTCCTAATGAGGAACTCCAGTAAATTTGAGGGATGTCAAGTCTGGATAGAGGGGGGTGCCATTAAAAATGCACATTCCTTTGAGGACATACTTGCAGCAAATAGCATAACAGACCTAAGAGGCCTTCGCTATGCGGGAAACTCCCTTAGGAACCCACGTAGCCTTCGGGCAACTCAGGCTCACTAGACCTAACCCACTCAGAATCCAACTCATAGTTATTATATTCGAGTCCCTGGTAGGTCTCGCTAGAAACTTGGGCCTTTTCCTCAATCCAAACACTAAACAAGGTGTCCTCGGATTTAATGTGGTCCACAAGCCAACTATGCACAAATCTAAGGGTAGTTTCGGTTATTCGAACGGGGTCTCTATCAAATCTAATTAAAAAATCATTGAGATCTCTTTTAAGTCTATTATGTATCTCTTTGTGATGGTTGAGACGAGGATACCCCTTAGCCCTCATAAGGGCCTCCTCACTGGTAAAATGATGGGATGTGGCAGTAAGAAGTCCTTTTAAATACCAATGGAGCGTTTTTGGGGACGCATGCTCTTTAACGGCTTCCAAGAACTCATTATGCAGGATGATTAGGCGTTTATGCTCTTCATCGATCCCTGCTATCCCAATTTTTATTTTCTCGGTCCACTCAAATTTTTTCATTTGAATCCTAAGGATGCAGCCATCTTTATAATACAAAAATTAGTTTTGGTGTAGTATATACTTTAGGAGGCCTCCATGCAGTATACCCCTAAGTTAATCGCAAGTCGGCTATTAGAACTGGCGCATAAATCATCAGATTATTACCAGATTACCGATAGCCTTCCTAACGACTGCACCCTTGATTTTAAAGCACCAGACAGTATGCGGGTCATTGTCAATGGGAAAACCAAAGGGTATATATCACCCTGTGAACCTCTTGTTAGCCCATTAGATTCATTTGTGGCGGTCCCGGCAGCTTCTTGGAAATATATTGACTCGGAAGGAACCCGCATGGGGCTTAGATCCGATGCAAAACATGCCTCCCCTGGGGATTTTGCCTGACAGAGTCTCCCTTCTCTTTTAGAGAAGGCAGGAGGGATTCATGGCAACTAATTGGGAACCCATTGTATACTTAGACCCTAGTCAATACCCCGCAATTGTATCGCACCAAATTTGGTCCCCTGACCTATTTAATCATGAAGCCCCTACCTCAGCTCTTGGGAGCCAGATATACAACACCGCAAATGCTAGCGGAACAAATATTTCGCAGCAAATTAACCCCTCAACGGGATACCCATGGTTTGACACTCCCAGTAACGGTGCTATTAGATACCCATCTGGCCCCGTGCAATACTTTGCAGGGGCTCGATTGGCTGTAAATCTCAGCCACCCTTTTACGGTGACCACTGGTGAAGATTTGTTGGCCCTGGTATCCCCGCCTCTTGGGTCCCCTTACACGCCTACACCCCAAAAGTTTACAAAAGAATCCTCATTATGGGCCACTGGGAAATTCTCGTATGCCGCTGGGATCTCTCGTGAAGCTTACACGGGAAGCGTCAACGGATATGGACAGGATGTCTATGACATATCACTGCCGGGTCTGCTCCCCTTAATAGATGGGGTTGGAGGAGACCCATATGCCCACGCTACGGGCGTGTATATAGACGGTACGATCTATAAGATTGACTTTAGTGTTCTAGTAGATTTTGTTTCCGGACTACCAGGAGAGGGTTCCCCGAGTAGCTATCAATATTTTGGGCTATGGGATACCTCCATTGAGGGCTACTGGACAACCGGAACTTGGACTGAGCCGAATTGCACACTCTGGTGGGCCTACCCCATGGCGCTCCCTCTTATAGGTTCCCCAGACCTTAGCTCTGTGCTTTCGATTGGAAAAACTATCTACTGGGTTTAAAAAGTTTTTGTTGGATTTTTTTAGATAGCCTGCCGTATCTTACAGCATGGACTGTGTCCTCTCTGGAGATTCGCCATGACCCCCAAACTCATTGCCTCTGTTGCTCTGCTCTTCCTCCTGGCCTGTTCTGGAGGCTCTCCCACGGCAACGACATCCCCCACGGCCCCAGAAGGTGCCCCCACCAGCATGGGCGTCTTTAGGGCTCTCAAGGCGACAGCCGCCCCCCAGCAGGGGGTCATGGCCGCATCTTCAAACGAATCGGTTGCTATGACCCGCGCTCGGAAGACGCATCGTGGAATTCTTCTCAAAAACGGGAAAGTTCTCGTGCTTGGCGGGGAATACGACGCAGACGGATTGTGGGCAACCATTCCAAGCACGGGGGAACTGTTTGACCCCCAGACGGAACGTTTTACCGCATCAAACGCAAACTTTAAGTATCGGTATGAACGCAACCGGACCACAACATCCTTTGATTTTGTGACCCTTCCCGATGGCCGCGTTCTGATTGCGGGGGGTCTCACCCCTGGGGCGTATGTTGGGACAACTTCCCTGATGGTCTATGACCCCCACACGGACAGTGCCACTGAACTCACCGGGGTATTCCCAGGCGAGGTTCTGAGTGTCGAACACGGATTCTACCTGGACGGAAATAAGGTCCTGTTTACAGGCCTCCGAAACCCTTTGGACCTCTTGAAAAACAAGTGGGAGTTCTATGATTACGCAATCATCTACGATGTATCCAAGCATACCTCGGAAATGATTCCACATCCCTATAACTACATGGACTCCGCTGTTTGCGAAGACGCCAATAATATCTACTTTATTGGCGGCTGCACCCCCGACACTGGGTGGAATAACCCCAATAGAGATAGTTTTGCAGATGTGGTTAAGTTTGACCGCCATGATAAGGTCTTCACGAAGGTGGGTAGCCTACTCTCCCCTAAGCATGGTATGGGACTTGTTAAGCTTGAGCATGACCGCGTGGGTGTCTATGGCGGGGTCTCCTGGCACGGAGTCCCTTCTTTGGGCGAAATCACTCGATTGAAGGAAGTTGAAGTTGTAGACCTTAAGCAAAATACCGCCACTTTTAAGGCCCCCCTACTCTCAGCGGTTGCTTGGATGGACTCAATTGCCCTGCAGGGGACTCCCTATACGCTTCATGCGGGTGGGGTTGATCATGAAGGTCTTACCGCAAAGAATCAATATGTCCATAATGCGGATGCCAACCTCTCGGGGTCCACGGGAACCCTAGTGGAAGCTCGTAGACTCCATGCCGTAATTGCCCTCAATAATGGTCTGGTTCTGATTACAGGCGGCGAAAATGAACAGATGCATTCCACCAAGGCTACTGCTGAAATTTATGACGCTCAGTCAAAAATGTTCGTCAACTTCGTAACGGACCAGATCCAGGCTGGCGAGATCATTAACTTCACCTGCACCAAGGACGTCACCTGGAGCGTGGCCCCTGAAGATACTGCTATTACAGAAGGGTTTGGGAGCATTGATAGCTCTACGGGTGTTTATACCTCAGATACCTCGAACCCTGTAACACTCATTGTCATGGTAACGGCAACCCTCAAGAGCGACCCCACCGTCCAGGTAAGTGTTCGTGTTAAGGTCTTTGGAGTGGTCCCTACAACCTAGATCCCCCAAGATAGAGCCCTCTCATGGGGGCTCTATCTTTTTTAAAAATATGTATTTTTTCTCTGAATGCCACCGTATTTAGAGCATGGACCGCTGGTCCTATCTCACAGGAGTCCACATGAACCTCAAGTCTCTTGCAACCCCCGCCCTTCTCTCCCTCTTCATCGCTTGCGGCGGTGGCGGTGGCTCTGATAAGCCTGCCCCTCCCGCGCCTGTGGTTGCACCTGTCATTAGCACCTTTACGGCTTCCGCTACCACGGTGGAATACGGCCAGCCCGTCACCCTTAGCTGGACGCTGGGCGGCGATGCGGCTACCTCCGTGACCCTCACCAATGCCGATGGGTCTGCTATGACTTGCACCCCTGCGGTGACCAGCACCAGCACTTCTACGGTAGTCACCCCCCGGAAGCGTCAGACCGTCCGTCTCACTGCCACCAATAGCGCCGGGACCGTCACCAGAGACATCAACCTCGTCAGCCTTGGGGTGGATACTTACTCCAGCACCCTATTCAGCACTGTGGGACAGTTGGCTAAGGACCCTAGCGGTAACATTTATATGGTGGACCACACTAATTTCTCGCATATCTGGAAGATCACCCCCAGCGGCGTGGTATGGAACTTCGTGGGACTCAATGTTCTTACTTATCCTGGAGCCATTGCTTGGTCCGTCAAGGACAATGCTTTCCTTGTGACTGTCCAGGGCGGAATGAAGAAGGTCGATCTGGCCGGGACCATCACGGACCTCCCTGGATATCCTTATTTTAGCTACATAACCGTAGCCAAGGATGGCACCATCTATGGGACTCCTCAGGGCATTGGACATACCATCACCAAGATTGACCCCAATGGAACCTTCTCCAGCATCACAGGTGGCGATGAATTCTACCCCGGTAGCTTGGTCCTGGATGCTACTGAAACCAATCTCTATGTCATGGGTGGTGCTTCCGGTTCGGAAACCGTGGAGGTAGATGGGATGGCTGCGGTACGGTTTAGCTATAGCAACACCATTTCTAAGGTGGACCTCTCCAATAACTCCATCACGGTGGTTGCGGGTCAGTTTGAAGTCGGGGGCCATGCCGATGGCATCGGAACGGCGGCTACTTTCCAGGTAATTGGCGGTGCTACACTTAGTAACGATGGAACGGCCATTTACCTCACCGATGCTCGGAATGGCCTCATTCGGAAGCTGGATCTTGCTACCGCCACCGTCAGCACGGTAGTCGGGACGCTTTCTCCTCAGCCCTACACTGGTGCCACCCCCTTTCAGGCTGGGAGCCTTACTTCTGCGGAGTTCACCCCCGTGGGTCTTGTTCAGAACACGGCTGGTGATTTGGTCGTTGGCGCTGCCATGCCCAGCATCAACGGAATTATTACAGCCAATAGCCCTGTCTGTGTCGTGACCTTGCCCTAAAAGATGGATGATTCAAAAAGAAGGGACTCTCTTTGGAGGGTCCCTTTCTGTATTTATGATGTATCTTTTTATGTGTGGATCTGTTAACGAATCACTGGCACTGAAGAGCGTGAAAAATGGCACAATACCATAGTTGGACCGCAGGCACAGGTGAATTTTATAGGCCTGATAGGGCGTTTGATTTAAGTGTAGGGGATACTACAACCTATGCGGATGGCGTGTCATTTGGGGGATCACTTCCAACTGGAGACAATACATTTCCCAGTAGCGTCATACTTACACAATCATGGTATTGTTCTGCAAATGTAACAAACCTCCCGTTAGCGGGGACCCGTCTAAAGATAATTAGAACGTATTCTATCCCACCACCACCTTACTACGGCACGGGAGAAATGGGGGGTAGGCTAAGGATAACAGTCTATAGTGGCCTTAATATGGTGGGGGCCTTTGACATGCTTGAAGGAGACCTCTCACCGGGGTATCCGGAAGTAACTAAAGTAAATCATGATATAGAAGAATGCACACTAACCATCCCTAATAGTTCTTTTAACTTAAATACACTTCGGGTTGAGGTAACGTGTATTTCCTCGCAGGTTGACCGAGGGACTATTGAAAGTGAGTGGGCTTTTGGTCAAACCACATGTCAAATTTTAGACATGTGGATAGAAACCACAGCGACTACATATGAACCTATTTTATATGGAGACCCATCAACGCAAGGGGGTATTATCACTGAGCACAAGGTATATTCCAGGGACCTATTTAATGTGGCGGATGGGTCCTACAATATTGGAAATGCCTTGGGGCAACCTGTTAGATACTTTAAACCCTTTCAGTATTATAAGGGGTCACAATTAGGAGCCCCCGCTCAATACTGGCCAACCGAAATGACGGGGAATACAAGAACTGTATCAAATAACATCACATCTGGGGGTGATGGCACAAGTGCTACCATAAACTATGGGGTTCCGTTTAATGCAACTACCCAAGGTTTAACGGATCTCAGGACAAATACAACTAATACTATTGAAGTTACTGCCACGGGCTCATCAGCTCAGTTTAATACCACTCAAATTATAGAGGATGCGTATAGAGGTGATAAATGGAAATACGAAACTAGGTATTTTAAGTTTGGCTCAAGTATCCCGGCGAATACAAATGTAAGTGTTACATTAGGTATTTCGGCACATGGATCAATAAATGTAGGAGAATATCTGGTATCCTATGAAGACCCTAACAACCCTTTGTATATATTATCCAGAACAGAATTTTTAATGGCTAATGGGGGGGCTACGATTGAGTATACGTTGGATGGTTCCATTTGGCATCTCTTAGATGGGGTCACGCTTGCATGGGATGGTGGCTACGTCAATGGAGAGGTAGGTAAAACCCCAGGAACGGCAATTACATCCCCCGACCCCCAGGTTGACACCCTAACTCCTATAATTAATATTACAAATAGCTCTACGTTTGCCATAAGAATATCAGCTAGTGCTGAGTATGTAGCACGGAATTATTGGGTTAATTCTACAAATAACCCAATAACAACCTATGAAGCGGCACTCACCAGTGCTGGGAGTAGCTTTTCTATTTTGGGCCTGTATTTGACGCCAGTAACTTAAAACGGGCACTGGGAGATCATCTTGGAATTTGATGTAGGCCCAAATAACATGCTCCCCTCAGATTTAAAAGGGGTCCCCCTTGAACCATTAAATTTACACTGGTTTGAGGGGGGCCTCACTATTAATATGGTGGGGGTCAATATCAGAGCAGCAGTGCTCCTAGATTTTGGGTTGGATACCTACACCCTCTTCACAGCATCAGCGTTTCCCCCTGAGTATGGGGTTTATGGAACGTCTACAGGCCCTTGGTTAGACGCCTCTGGCGTGGACCTAGGGCTAGAGGCAGGGTCTCTAGGGAGGCACTTCCAGACTACCGAGGACGGTCTGGAGACAGCATATTCTGATGAGAGTCAATATTTGTAGTCTGTATATTTTTTAGGTGAGGATCTTCCTCTTCTATACCAGCTTTACACAGCCGCTAGCTGGTCGGCTTTAATGGGCTCACAAAGCCCCCATAGGAGATGTTATGATGCACGGGCATACCGCGATAAAAGAAATTCTAAAGCAAACTCCCATCTTTGGAGAGCTGGAAGAAATTGATCAACTTAGAAAAGAGTTGAATAACTCAATTAGCGATCTTGAAAAAACTTTTACTTCTATTCTAAATCCACCGGAAGAAGCTGAAGCTGAACAACAACAGCCTGAAATTTGTCAGACAATGGTTCTTAGCCGTCTACAAGAAATCAAGCAGACTTTCAGATTAGCTATACGCAAGATTAAATTAATTCAGAATCGCAGCCACGTTTAAAAATTCCAGCTTCTGTAAAGGGTTAGCTAAGCTAACCCTGAGACCGCTAAATTCTGTACAGAATGTGGAGCTAGATTTATTAGATAACCCATAAATTCGTTGAAAAGAAAAGAGGACCCCCTTCTTGGGGTCCTCTTTTCTTTTATATGAGGTTAGTTATGCTAAGAATTTCCAGACTCTTGAGTGGGATGGCTCGTCTGACTAGAGAGCAGAAGCAGGACCGAGAAGATATGCTAGACCCAGGTGTTGCAAGTAATACACGCATTGAGTTATTTAAGAAAATATTTGGGAACACTATTGACTTCAATGCGGGGGGAGGTCACTGGCTGTGGACTGGTGCTGCTGAAAACTCTAAAGGTAAGACGGGCACATATGGCAAAGTAACCATGCTTGGCAAGAGTGGGCTAAGAATTCACAAACTTGCATATGAAGTAGCCAATGGCCCGGTTATTCAGCGCGATGGGATTAAACCAAACGACCCCATGTATCTGGAAGTAGATCATAAATGTAGAGTCCCTCTTTGCTGCAATCCGGACCATTTGCAGGTTATTGAAAAACACCTCAACAGTAAATTAGTGACTGAAAGGGCCAATGAGGATAAGATGGAGCATGGCAGGCGTCCCGACGAGGATTATATTGGGAAGCTTCGCCAGGAGAATGATGCTCTTGCATATCGAGTTTTTTCAGCCTGGAAGAAACAAAAATATTTACCCGATTTTTGGTATTATCTAAATGAATTTAAGAATTTTTATGAAGAATGGTTAGAGGAGCTTAGGCTTTCAGCGGATGAGTCTACTGCAGTAGAGGCGTGTTGGCACCTAGCTAATAAAATACAGGTTACCGAGAAGAAGGGTAACCCGGCCCAAACCCACGCAGACCTAAAGCGACTCACCAAAAAAGGCCCCAAGGAGGAAGAGGACCCCAACGAAGACGTCTCAGATGCGTATGTAGAAAACGCCGAGGACATTAACTTGGATAACTTCTTCGAGGGTATCGAAGACCCTGAGTTGGTTGGGGCAAAATAATAGCATAGAATCACCACTTTTCTAGATTGTATCTAGTTGGTGGAGGATCTATGGACGCATTGATGACGTTTAAAGTAGATGAAGGGGGTTTCCTGGACTCCTATGCCCCTGTTCGAACAATTCTAAAAGACGATGGAACTGTTTGGTTTGTGGCAAGGGATGTTGCGGATGCTCTTTCCTATAAATGGAAGGGATCCTCGACCATTAAACACGTTCCAGTAGACTGGAGAGGTCTCTATACCTACCAGACCACCTCAGGACCACAGGAAATGGCTATTCTGTCTGAGCATGGTCTTTACTTTTTCTTAAATAGGTCGGATAAGCCTGGAGCGCTCCCTTTCCAAACTTGGGTTAATGGCACAGTTTTACCGCAATTGCGTCAGCAAAGTCTGCCTGTGCAGATTACACCTCCAGTTCAGCAACCCCCAATGACCCAGCTTCAGCTCTTACAGGCCACCATTTCCGCACTGGTCGCACAGGAGCAGCAGCAAGCTATTCAGAGTGAGAAAATTGCAAGTCTCGAACAAAAAATGGACACTTTTGAGGTTACTCGCCAGCAGTCTATTAAAGTGCTCTCGGAATTACCTGAACCTTCTGTGGATGTTCCGGACCCATCACTCCGAATTCTCACCAGTAGAGTTGTGCGAGAATATGCAAAGGCCAATGGGATTAAGGATTATTCGATCCTCTGGAATAAACTTTATATGGAATATCGGGATGCATTCCATATTGACTTGAAAGTCATTGCGGAAAACCGGGGCATCCATGTGCTAGATCTGGCCGAAGAACGGGAGTACCTTCCGCAATTATACGCATTGGCGGTCAAGCTTTTTAAGCATCGGCTAGTTTCACCTACGGGTGGGATTCAGTGGTCAGAATCCTGGATAGACCCTCAGTAAGAGATTTGGATTTTTTGAGAAAACCTCCCGTATCTTGTAGCGGGAGGTTTTTATGAATATGGAGAAAGAGATTTTCTATAAATTCCGGGCAGATGTCGGATTCTGTCTTATTTTCACGCTCCCCTTTAGCTTTCTCTTCATGTGGTTTGACAGAAACGCCATTGGAACTATGGCCCTCCACTTGATTATCACGTTTATTGGAGGCATGGCTCTTTTCTGGAACCCAAGTCCCTTGGAGAAGTGCGCTAGTTACGGCCTATCTATTAAACGGGAGCCTCAGCAACCCTTTTATATTATTAAATTTCCGCTCTGGGTCAAGGGGATTGTGGCAGCAGCCCTTTGGTGGGGCTTGAGATACATCATGGCCCCTTCTAGCACGGTTGATCTGGCAATGACGCTCACAAAGGGATGGCGATGAATTACGAAAATTTAGATCTTGTGGGTATCCTCAATAGACTTGTTACGTCTGACTATTTGGGTAAAGCCGATAAACGGGCCTGTCTCACAGAACTTTTAGTGAGAATCCAGGCGGGAACCCTCACGGTTGAGGGTGTTGTAGCTAAGATTGGAGAACCATGAGCCTAGACGTAACTCTAACTGCGACACGAAAAGTGGAAGTATTTACTCAAAATATAACGCATAATTTGGGACGTATGGCTCAAGAGGCTGGGATCTATCAAGCCCTGTGGCATCCTGAAGAACTTGGGATCACCCACGCAGCCGAAATGGTTGGCCCACTTAAAGCTGGTCTGGAGTTAATGAAAGCCGACCCAAAAAGGTTTGAAGCACTCAACCCTGGAAACAACTGGGGATCCTATGAAGTCTTTGTACCATGGATTGAAGACTATTTAGAGGCTTGCATCAGAAACCCTGATGCAGAAGTGTCAACAGATACGTAGGAGGACCAATGAAAGACGCAACCCTGAACTACCAAGAGTGTTTGGCTTGGAGAACCCTATTTCCAAACCATACATATAGCCCAACCCTAGATGCAATCGTTAGGAAGACGAATGAGATCCAGGTCCAAGTGAACCCCACAGAACTCGAGTTTCCAAATACGAAGCTGGCGCTAGATCCAACCAGAATTTATAGAACAGTCCTCCAGTAAACATACGTGGATCAATAATAATAAAAGCACCCATAGGGGGTGCTTTTATTATTATACGCAAAATTTTTCTATTTGTATGAATCTAGATGGGTACCAGTTCTCTGCATTTTCCTTTTGTGAAGTGGGGCTACATTACACCAGTAGACCATGACGCCTAAAACTAGCTAAAGGACTCAAAATGAGTGTTCCACACCGTAGTAGAACCGAACTAGCACAAGTCCTCGCAGAAAAAAATGAACGGGTTCGTCTTCTAGAAGCTGATTGTAAACGCCTTCAGAAAGAGGCGCTTGACGCAAGAGTAATTCGAAGAGAAATATTCAAGTTGGCGGATGCCAAACCAGAACTCCCTGGTTGGATGTTGGACTCCAGCAAGGCTCCTTCAAAGGGGCCTGGAATCCCCGTGGCAGTAGCTAGCGACTGGCATTGGGGTGAAAGGATCTCTCCAGAACAGATTGGTGGCGTCAACAAATATAATATTGAAATCGCACATGCGAGAGCAAAGGCTTTCTTCAGCGGAATAATTACTCTGCTGAAGAACTATATGGTGAAACCCGAGTATGAAGGCATTGTTCTCTGCTTGGGAGGGGATATGCTTTCAGGAAATATTCATGAAGAATTAGCCCAAACTAATGAGCTTCAAACCATGCCTGCTATGTTGGACCTCTATGGCGTTTTGGTTGAAGGCATTGACAGTCTTCTAAAAGAATTCGGAAGTGTTGTTATACCTTGTGTTACGGGTAACCATGGAAGAAATACCCTGAAGATGCAAGCTAAAGAACGTTGCTATACGTCATTTGACTGGCTTCTATATCAAATGCTTGAAAAGCATTATGAGAAGAATAAAAAAGTTCGGTTCTTAATCTCAGGTGGCGTGGACCAACTATTTAAGGTATACAACCACCGCTTCTTGCTAACTCACGGAGACAGCTTGGGCAAAGGCGGCGATGGAATCATCGGATGCCTAGGCCCTGTTATTCGAGGTGACAGCAAGACCAGATCACGAAACGGCCAAATTGGCCAGGAATACGACACAATGCTCATTGGACATTATCATCAGTTGATGTTCCTTTCTAAGGTTATTATTAATGGATGTTTCCCGGCGGGAAGTCTTGTAACATGTGGACACTCGCATAAGCCTATTGAAGAAGTCAATGTGGGAGACACTGTGTTATCCCATGATGGCACGTGGAACACAGTTACTAATAAACTTCAAAAAATGTCAGATGAAGGGCTAATACACCTGAAAATCAGAGGTCTTGCTAAGCCTCTAACATGCACCCCAAATCACATGCTTTGGGCCATTAAAGGCCAGACCAAGAAGTGTGCGGCTATAGGGGTTAAATGGGATGCTTTGCAGGGAGATGGGGACAAACCTCAATGGATCCCGGCAGATTACATCTCTCCCGAAGATTTTGTATCCATACCAGTGTTCAACGGAGGTGGTGCGACTCCCATAACACCTGACTTGGCGTGGGCATATGGGCTATATATAGCGGAGGGACATGCGCTTGTCAGAGGGGGGGCCAAAGGCCTGCACAATCGCGTGGCTTTAACAATGCACGACAGAGAACTTCCGGTGTTGGAGAAATTTGCGAAGATTATGGCAGAAAACCACCCTGAATTGGTAGATTATCGCGTGTATACTCGAACCAGATCCAATGGCGGATTAACATCCGAGTATGTGTGCTCGGGTAAAAATATCGCGGCTTGGTTCAGAGATCAATTTGGGCACCTTGCCATAGGGAAGCAGCTACCAGAATGGATGCTGGATATGACGCCAGAACTTAAACGATGTGTTGTTCAAGGTTGGATTGACGGTGATGGGCACACTTCAAAACGTGATTCCGCTATAAGTGTTACGACAATCTCCCCCGTATTAGCTCATCAAATGTTTGATATGGCTATGTCTTGTGGATTAAACCCGTCCCTAATGACGTTAGCTAAGGGTGGCCCCCGAAAAAATGACTCATACAGTATATGGTTTAGGCAGGGTCAAGAATCAATCGTTGTAGATGGTGTGGTTTTCAACCGGGTCAACGCTCGCTACAGAGATACTCAAGTGGTCCCAGTGTATGATCTTGAGGTGTCGGGACCCCACACATACACTGTAAACCACTGTGGAGTCCACAACTCTCTTTGCGGTTATAACGAATTTGCCTCAAACATGTTGAGAGCGCCCTTCGAGGTACCCAGACAGGCGCTGTTCTGTGTGCATCCTGAGCACGGAATAACCTACCAAATGCCCATATTGGTTGAGCCCCACAAGGTAGATAAGGTTCAGAAGTGGGTTTCCTGGACAGAATAATGGGTTCTTGAAGACTATCCGGGTGAGAGGCAGGATAGTCCCGGTGACATTCTTGCCTCTCCAGCAAACCCCTTAAGTCCCTTTAGGTGTGGGGGGCTTAAATGACAATTATCGCTGCTTACCGGGGGCCTGATGGTGTTTATATGGCCGGTGATTCTATGGCCGCAGATGCGAATGACACTATCTATGTATGTGACCCCAAAGTGTTTGCGTTTAGTGGGTTCACCATTGGGTATGCTGGGAGTTTCCGTTTAGGGCAGATCTTAAACCATTGTTTTAACCCCCCACCACACAACCCCATCCTAGATGACTCTACATATATGTTCTCCGTTTGGCTTGAGAATCTTCGGGAAACGTTAGATTCTTATGGGCTGCTTAAAACTGAGAACGGTGTGGATGGCGTGGGTGAAGATGGATCTGCCCTAGTAGCTTATAGAGATAATTTGTATCATATTCAAGAAGATTTATCTATTCTAAAGGTATCCCAACCTTTTTCCGCAATAGGGGTTGGAATGAGCTACGCTATTGGAGCGATGCATGCACTCCATGGCACCCCAGGGATGTCAAGCGAGGATATTTTGTCGAAAGCTATGAGTGCCGCTGTAAACCACTGCCCACGTTGTGGAGGCACCATAACCATGATTAAACACGAACCCTCCGCAGAGGTGCGCTGGAGAAGGCCTAGGTCGGCCAACAAGAAGAAACCTAAAATAGTTGAATCAGCGAAGAAAATCTAATATATGATGTAAAAATGGGGTGTATATAGAGTTGGAGGACCACTCTAATGAACCCCAAACCTAAATATTCTGTGGAAGTACGTCAGCGTGGGGCGCACCAAGATGATATCTTGCTGCAAACAGATGCTTTTCGGGATGCGTTGGCAGAATACGAGCGATTAACCACAAAATTGGCAGAAACCCTTAACACATGCTCGTATGATATTGTAGCATTCTATGTAAGAGACACAGGAAATTATATTCCTGTGGTAATGTCATCTGTTGAAACAAAACTCATGGAGTATTAACTCCTACCTAAAATCCTATGAACAGGAGCACTCGTGGAAACACTTAAGGTAAAAATCAAGGCGCTTCCAGATACGGCAATGCTTCACCACAACATTCGTCTAGCAAACCCCATGGATGAAGGCTCCCTTAAAATGAAGAGCCTCACATCTGTTAGAAAAAAAACTGAGGAAGTTTATATGGGGATTGCAGATGTAGAGTTTGAATATGGGATGTATTATGATGCCCGTATTGGGCCATATATCCCAGGTATTTGGCTAGATGCAACGCTGATTGAAGGCGGTAAGCTCCAGAAAAACGGGAGTAAGATCAAACGTAGCACACTTGTTGTGGACACCATCATCCCTCTGGAGTATGATGGTCCAAGAGATATGGAGGCTTTAAAGGCGGATATGCGGTTTCGAGATATCCGTGCTGTGACCATTGGGACCTCTAAGAATATGCGATGCCGACCCAGGTTTACAGACTGGAAAGCCCAATTTACAATTCAGTATAATCCGGACCTTATTAATAAGGATGAGTTAGTTGTTGCCCTAAAGACAGCGGGTGCTTGTATTGGTCTGGGTGATTATCGCCCCCGTTTTGGTCGATTTGAAGTTGAATCTGTGAGGTAATTATGGCGAGTCCAGCGTTAATTTGGAGAGCCGCGCTACTTGAGTTCTTAGATGAGAACCATGTCCCTGGGGACATTATTGAACACAAGTGGTTCTTGGACCATTTTAAGATGGAAGTCCCTGAGACTATGTCGAAGCATGAATGGGGTAAGTGGAGCCTAAAATTTCTAAGCTACTTTATGCCATTTAGAGAGCACCTACTTAAAGACCACTTCATTGACTTACAATCTATTGGGGGGGATAACTTTCAAATTATTCCCCCAGAGGAACAAACCAGAAGTGCAGTGCTAGAATTAGGTGGCAACTATAAAAGAATTCATAGAAGGTGCTCAAATAGGCTACGGTATGTTAATAAAGATAAACTTACTCAGCAACAGCTCCAGGAGAATGCGGATGCATTAGCAAAGGTAGCTCAACTCAAAGCTATGGCGCAACCTATCTGGAAAGTTGAGTAACCTAACTTAGCAAGAAGACTTTAAAGTAGAAACCTAAGAAGAAGACTCCACACAAGGGGTCTTCTTCTTTTATATGAGGTTTCGAATGATCCATTCCGCTAGAATTCTGTGCGCGGCTAGATATGTCCACATAGCTAATAAACTGAGTCATGTAATTGCTGCTGCGTGTAAACAAGCCTCGGGAGGGAGTGCAAACGCTCTCATGAATAAGTTGGCGGGGGAGAAATGGAAGATAAATGGGAGGTTGCAATATGCCCCTATAGTTCCTGGGGTAACCCCTTGGGATGTTGAGGGCGATACTACTAAGCGATACGACTATGATGAGTATATGGACGGGGCGATCCATTCTGAAGCAATTAAATATAGAATTTCAGATCCGGAACAAATATACGAGATAACCCAGGAGTTCCTTACACAGTTTATACCCAAGCTACGTGAGTATATCCAAAAAAGGCTTGATGAACACGATATAACAACTCCAGAAGGGCTTAGATCTTTTCAAGAAAAATTAAGGAATAATTTTAGTACATCTGCTAGCAACTATGTAATTTCGTTAATGAGGGACCAAAAGAACAGGTTGGAAAGGGAGTCTGATAGCGGGGACTTCGCTACAAGCGGAGGTCCTTCGGTATTTGAGAGAACCCCAGGAAACCATGAGGATGCTGACACACGGTATTTGCGCGATGCCGCTCAAAACGCACGTTTCTTGAAGGATCTGAAAGAGTATGCAGATGGTGTGTCTGTAAAGACATCAAAAGCCATTCGAACCCTGGTAAACCTCATGCGTGATGGGTACCTTAAGGGAGACGTTAGCCCAGATTTGCGAGATCAAATCCAGGGGGCCATTAAGCGAGTTATCCCTGGATTTTTAAAAAGAAACCCGGTTTATGAAGACAATCTAGTCTCGTTTTTAAAACAGTATGCACGGGATGTCAAGAAAACAAACCAGGAAGACCCATTTAAGGGAAATGTGTCGTTAAGCCTAAGGAATCAAGAGCAGAAAAACGCCTGGGAGTTCTTAAAGCGTTTAGAGGAAGGTCCCCTAGAGGGCCGTACATGGCGAAAATCGTATGGAGACTACTCACTAGATGTTCTGGTAGAAACCCTAAATAAATGGGGATACACAGTAGATGTTGCGTGGCTTCCTAACCTATCCGAGGAAGAGATTTCAGACATACGTAATAATTCTGGGACAGCGTTCAGATCTAAAATATACACACTTGTAAAAAAACCTTTAAGGTCGCAAATAGCTTAAGTGATTTGCTTTTAGTGAGGACTTTCAAATGATACATGTATCGAGACTCTTAATAGCAAGAAATATAATTGCTACAATTAAACGAATTATTGTAGCTGCTGCGGGGGAAGCTGAGGTAGATCGGGTTAGCCTTGAGACTATGGGCTCAGCCATTAGGGACCTCATAAAATTATGGAGTGAAACCCCCATTGAGTTCAATGGCGAGATGACATACCCACCAATTAATATTGATGGGATGCCAAACCCCGAGGCATGGTTATATTATAAAGCTAAACCGCGTGTGGTGAACTCAAATGTTCCCCTATCCGAGTTAGCTACAGCTATTATTGACAGCATGACTGCTCTGGATAATCCAGCTACCAAAACCATGCAGAGGGGTGTTACTAAAGCTAGATCAATCAAGGACTGGATGCATATCTGGATGCAGGTTGTTTACAATGGATCGGCTCCGGGGTCCGCATATACAGGCCCGGCATACGGAACCTTAAAGAGCCCCGAGGCTATTGCGGCATTTAACCAGCTATTTTGGGGAGGTTTGCAGGTAAGAGTCCAAAAAATGGCGTCTGATATGGTGAAATCTAGAGGAAATGGGTCTACAGTATCTCTCTCGGGAGAGTCTGCACCTCAACTAGCGGATACTACGTCTGATTTCAGAATTGATGATAAGTTCCTCCCTGATTTAGCCGCATATGTGTCAAACTTGGAGCCTAGTCTAGCGAACCCTCTAAAACTCATGATGAGATTTATGAACGGATCCCTAAATGAGGAAGTTTCGGAGACACAAAAAGAGGAGATTCGTCAGGCGGTGCTAGCGGTAATCCCAGAATTTAGGGAGGAATACCCAGAGTATGACGCAGACTTCATCTCCTATTTTAGAAAATTCTCTAAAGAGATCAATGAATACGTCCCTCAGAAAGCATATAAGCAAGAAAAGCAATTCAGCCCAAAACAAGCTTTCCTGGATGCAATGGAATCTGGAATGATTATTAGAGGGAATGTCCAGAAGGGCTCAGGGTATACACCCCCAACACCCCCAGCTAAGCATGGCACCTGCTTTAAAAATCCAGGTAGTGTAGACGGACAAGCATGGAGACAGGCGGGGTTCACAGAGTCTTTGGATAGGCTGACTGCAAATTTACGTAAAGAGGGTTATGATATCTCTGTGCAGACCAAGCCAGGGGCTGAGAGCCTCCCTGGATGGGCGGAAGCTAAGGCGCGGGGGTCTGTCTGGAGATACAGGATCTATACTCTAATCAGCGCACCCCAAAAAGAGCGTATAGCTTCATACAGAACTTCATCAACCAAGATGGACGCTAAGACGGTGAAACGTATTAAGGCCCTCTTATGGTCTGTGGGACAATCCCCTGTAGCAGATATTCCTTTAGAAAGTATTCAGAAAATTTTAAAAGAAGGTGGGTATACACTTACTCAGGAGGATGGAACCCCATGGGAAGGGTTTATATTCGCACCAACAGAAAGCCAGCAAAGAGAACTTTTTGAGATTGGCAAGCTTCCCAAGACAGATAATCCCTTGGAAGTCTGTGAGCCAATAGACACAAAGCTCCTGCTTACATGGTATAAATTTCAGACGGGGAAATACGAGGTAGTTGGCTACTTAAATTAGGCGTGAGACTAGCTTTTAGCAGAAAAGTTAGGTGGTATTAATGGTGTCGTTCCTTGCTGAACTCCACGGGGGGCAACCAGACCTTAGATCAACCCTTACACTTGCCAATAACTTTTTTATTTTTCAACGACGAAAAAGGAAGATTTTGGATTTCGTGTAGCGATTGTGTCGAAACTAAGGATCCCATAAGGCCAATATCTTTTCGGAGAAATTGCTGGTTAGGTGCGACAAAACTTTTAAAAGGACCTTCAGAGGTCCTTTTTTTATTTTGGTGAAAAATTTTTCCCGGTATATAAGGTCATCAGAACTCTCACCCCGCCGCCGCTCATACTAATCCCGCCACTCTCGAAGTTCCCGCCGCTGCTCCCAATAATCTCCCAGACAATCTCCTTAATAATAATCTCAATCTCATCCTTCTCCTTAATACCCTTAATGCTAAGAAAACAAAATGAACGTAGTGAATGTGTGATTAGGTTCTTTGAAAATTAGTAACACACTATATTACATAGGAGACCTATGAGAAGACCTATTGACACATTATCACCTAGCTTACAAGCTTCACACCGTCATGCTGTAATCAAGGAAGATCCTAACACCTTAACCATAGAGGGTCGTTGTCCTATCACCAAACGGTCCTGGACCCTCACAGTGGATAAGAAAGGCTATATAGCCTGGATGGGTGGCTCCCTAATTCAGAAAGCCCTTCCTGGTCTTTCTGATGAGGAACGAGAACTCATTCTTAGTGGAGTTTCTTCTGAAGGTTGGAATACCCTATTTGGTTCTGAGGGATGACTCCCCGGAATCTGGATTGGGTAGATGCTTCACCTGTTAAGAGCATCCTTAGAAGCGTCTATTGGGCTTTGCCCGTTGCGTATCTCAGCCAACCCAGCTTTGATTTACTTGTTGAAGCCCATCCCAAGTTATTCGAACACCCTATACACCCCTCTCTAGCTCAAGTGGGTGTCCTAGGGGTTCTGTTTGGGAAACTTATTTTCCTTAAAAAGATCTAGTGGCACGAAACTTCTGGATTTTTTACGTGAAGTCAGCGTATTATACTCCATGGAGTGCTTTACCCGATGATCTACTTTACCTCTGATCTGCATTATAATCATATTCGCGCACTGGAACTTATGCCTTTGCGCCCTTGGGCGACCTTGGAGGATATGAACGAGGGCCTCATTGAGAACCATAATAATGTCGTGAAACCCACCGATACTGTCATCATCCTAGGTGACTTTATTATGGGGCTCAAGTCCGAGACAGTTCCCAAGATAGTTCCTCGTCTTAATGGTGAGTTGCATCTCATTGTGGGCAACCATGATGCAGGGTGGGGAGACCCTTCATCACCAAAAATTCAGGTCTACCTGGATAACGGTGTTAAGTCGGTTTGGCATGGGTTGGTTAGATTTGATGCCCTCCTTCGTGGGATTAATCATATGATCCCATACACCTGCCCAACTCTGAATCTTTGCCATCTACCTTATAAGGGTGTGGCAGACCATACTGATTTGGATAGGTATGCCAACATTAAGCCTGAAAGTTCTCCAATAATGCTACTTCACGGGCACACCCACTCGTCTAGTCGGAAGACTTCGTCAAATATGATCCATATTGGTGTTGATTCATGGGATTGGTTCCCCGTTTCGTATAACCAAATTGTTGAAATGCTGGGGAGCTAACACATGGAAACCGTTTTTACAACTCTATATGGTTCCCATCTATTTGGGTGTGCAGTCGCATCTAGTGATGAGGATTATAAAAGTATCCATCTAGAAAGTCTTCAGGACATTCTTTTTAAAGACACCCATGCTCTGCAATCCAAAAATGAGTCTGGCCCGGTTAAGATTGAAGGCGAATCATATAGTCTTCGATTTTACCTAGATCGCTTAGCGTCTGGTAATGTCATTGCTATGGATATGTTTTTTGCACCGAAGTCCTTCTGGAGAGGTCCCCATAATACCGCTCTATGGGAAGACCTTCAGGAACTCGCCCCCCATATTTTGACGAGCAACATCAAGCCTTTTTGTGGTTATGCTCGTAATCAGGCTCTAAAATATGGCAACAAGGGTCTTAAGCTCCTCACTGTGCAAAAGGCTATTAAACTTCTAAATGCAAATGCTCCCTTTGAGGAGTTGCAGGTAGAACTGCGTGGTCTTGAAGGCATTAAGTTTACAACCGAACATGCCGCAGGTGGTGATATTCGCCATCTTAACATTTGTGGTAAGAGTTTTGGGGAGACTACTGCCTACTCCCTATGGCTTCCGCCCCTTATTGAGCTAGAGGCTCAATATGGTGAACGTGCGAGATTAAGTCAGACCGGGTTGGACCTAAAGGCTCAGTATCATGCTGTTAGGATCTGCGCTGAGGCTATCGAGTTTTTGACTACTGGCCGCATCACATTTCCTCGTCCAGAAGCCCAGCTTCTCCTAAAGATTCGTTCAGGGTCATATGGCGAGGAGTCTTTACGTGACTTAGTTGATGCTATGATCTTTGAGTTGGATACCTGTAAGCCGCTTCCGACTCTTAGAAAAACACCCGACTGGGATGTTATTAATGGCTTCATTTATGATACTGAAAGGTCTTTCATTAAAAAACTCATCTAGTATTCTACATACGTCTACGTCCCACTCCCCTAAACAGTAGTAAGTGGATTTAAAAAAAACAACTATGTCACCTAAAGTCACCCTAACACTAGACTCAACCTGTTTTATGCTTAATAGCCTAGCTATGGGGGATGTCCTTGCAGCAGTCCCTGTCGTTAAATACATGGTTGAAGAGTATTATTCAGATCCAACCATGTATATGGTTGTGGCTAAGGAAATGTTTAAGCCCTTCTTCCACTTTATTCCTGAGGATCGTTTTCATTCTTTCGAGGATAAGGCTAATGATTGGGGTATTCCTCTTCATTTTGCCATTTCAGCTTTAAATCAAACAAAAGTGAAGTCTATTACTAGGAATACCCCCAGACACATGCACTTAGGGCAGTTTGCGTCTATTCGGCTTGCTAATAGAATCCTGGACCCAGGTTTCCTTAAATATGTCCCCTTGAAGCAGGTTGATATTTCACGTTATGGGGTTGATTTCTCCAAATCGGTTATCCTTGTAACCTCATATAGAGATGCAACAAGAGCTTGGTCAGCAGACTCTATTCTTGAGACTGCTGAATATATTCAGCAACGAGGGTTTATCCCTGTGTTTGTGGGTAAAACAGATATGAATGTTGAGCTTAATCTGAGCCCAAAAACAAGCCTGCCAGAGAAACTTACCCTTGGGGTTGACCTCAGAAATAATACGTCTATTGAAGAATTAGCATCCATCATGGGTTTATCTAAGGCTGTGTGTGGTCTAGATAGTGGCCCCATACACTTAGCTGGTACCACATCTGTCCCTATTATTTGTGGGTATACATCAATCCTCCCCGAGTATAGGATCCCCTACAGAGACAAGGGGGCTACCTACTCAATTCTTCCAGATATCCCCTGTATTGGGTGTGAATCTAGGTGGCAATCCCATTTCTGGAATTGGGAGAAGTGTTATCTTGGACATATTGACTGTTGTAAGTCGATGACCTCCGATAAATTTATCCACTACCTGCAGGATATCCTGTAAGGAGGCTTTATGTATTCCAAGTATCACACTCTCATGTATACTAAGTTGAATAGCTTTGCGTTAGTTTCAGAACTAGGGACTTCAGTGTCCCCTACTTTAGGATCTATACAATCTGCAGTCTTCATGGATCTATTTGAGGACACCTCCTATTTCAGGGTTGATACGCTTCATCGCAACCCCTTGTTTCCAAAGGACCCTTTTGTCACACTTATTTGGGAATGCAACTCAGAGGGGGTTCGGAGATATACGAAAGAGGGTCCCGTGATTACAGGGGTTGGAGCTTCCCGTGATGAAGCTCTTCAAATGCTCGAAGATACCTACCCAATCAGCTAGATTTTTTCAGGTTTAGTGGCGTATTTTATGTAACCCTCTCCGGAGGGGTGGAGCCAAATTTATGCCGCGCATTGTTTTTATTGCAGATACCCATCTTAGGCACAATTTTAAGGTGCCAAATGGGGATATCCTTGTCCACGCTGGGGATCTAACAGGGCGTGGAACTATTCATAATAATGAAGTGGATATGGCGTTGCAGTGGATTGCCGATCTCCCCCACACCCACAAGGTGGTTATCGCTGGCAATCATGATATTCTTTTCGAGACGCATTCCACCCTCGCTAAGGATCTTGTCCCAGAAGGTGTTCACTATCTACAAGATACTGAAGTCACACTCATGGGCCTCCGCTTCTATGGAGCCCCATGGACCCCTGCATTTTGTAATTGGGCGTTTAATGTCTATGAGCAAGAGGAGTTAGCTGAAAAGTGGGCACTTATCCCTGAGGGGGTTGACGTTCTTATAACGCACGGACCCCCCTTTGGCATTTTGGATAAAACAGTTGACCATTATGAGCGTCTGGGGCAGCATGTGGGGTGTCAGGAATTACGAGCCCGTGTCCGTCACATCAAGCCCAAGGTCCATGTTTTTGGGCATATCCATAATCAATATGGGCTTGCAACGGTGGAGGGGACTACATTTATCAATGCCTCGGTGTGTAATGAGAAGTATCAACCTGTGCATGAGCCCATTTGTATTTATGTTGATGCTCCTGGGGATGGTGGTAATGTCTGATCCAACTAAAGATCTAGAGGCTCTTCGATCCTGCTTGTCTGAAGTTGAGGACCTTCAGACCATTTTGCATAGTAATGACTACTGGTGGACAAAATATTCTAAAGAAGTCTCCGAAAGGGTTCGTTTACAGGAAGCTCTTCAGACCATCGCAAATCACGAATTAGGTGGGCCTGAAGAGCATTTGGTTCTCTTCGCACGAAAAACACTCAGTAAGCTGTAGGGGTTTTATGGCTAGAGTCTTTGTATTTGGGTCAAATAGGGCAGGGAGGCACGGAGCTGGTGCGGCTAAGTTTGCTCTAAAAAATCACGGAGCTATATGGGGGTGTGGGGTTGGGCTACAAGGGGGCTCCTATGGGATTCCAACTAAGGACTCTTTGCTTGAAGTTTTACCTATATTCTCTATTAAGGTCTATGTTGTAGATTTCTTGATATTTGCTCTGGATAACCCAACCTTAGAGTTTGATGTTACTAGAATAGGTTGTGGATTAGCTGGGTTTCGGGACGAGCAGATTGCACCCATGTTTTCGTCAGCACCAAGTAACTGTTATTTCCCCACCGAATGGGCTCCCTATCTAGGGCCTTCCTGTAAATATCACGACCTTCATTAATAGGAGTTTAAGTGAGCCATTTTAGTGTTATGGTTATTGGGACTTCTGAGTTAGAGGATATCTCGGAAATTCTATACCCCTACCAGGAGTCCTCTGACAACCCAGCTAGCGACTCGCGGTTTATTTTTGAGGACCATACGGATTCTGTCTTCAAGAAATATAATAATATGGATACATCTCTAAGAGCCTCCTGGAGTGATGTTAGAAATAAAAATAATTTAGAGCATAATTTAATTAACTTTGGAAAATGGTATGGAGGGTATTCCGTAGTTAATGGTAGACTTGGGGTCTACAGTAATCCTAACAGTCAATGGGATTGGTGGGAGGTAGGTGGACGCTGGACCGACTTTTTTAAACATAAGGATGGGTCTTTTGCAGATTCCATCACCTTGGAAGAGTGGGATTTTAAGGGGCAGATGCGAGAGGCCGAGATTTCCGCAGGACGAGATTGGGATATCGCGCAGGGCCTAATTAGCAAGGCACCACCTTTTAAAACTTGGAAACACTTTGTTGATCTCATTGACAGTAAGGCTATTTCCCTAGACGAAGCACAATCCTTGTATAACGCTCAGGATATCTTTTCCGTGTGGCGCTCCAACGAAAATCCCACGCTAAATTATTGCTCAGTGGATGCTTTTTGTGTCTCAAGGGACTCATATGTGTCCGAAAAGGCCCTTCGGTCTACCCTCCCCTTCGCGTATATTCTAGACAAACATTGGGTTGAGAGGGGTAGTATGGGGTGGTTTGCCCTTGTTTCCGGTGAGATTGATATTCACTCATGGGCCACCACTTTTTTCAAAATGTTGGAAACCCTGGACCCTAGAACTAAGCTCACTATCGTAGATTGCCATATTTAGCTTTTATATACAAAGACCGTGGGTCTTTTAATCTAAAATGGGGCTAATATGAACTTGGCAACGTTAGAAATAAATCGTAAGTCGGTTCCCGAGCGCAAAATTATAGCCCTTCTGGAGGAAGCCTTCATTTGCCGTAGTAATCAAATTCCCATGAGTATTGAGCCCGATGTCCTTTTAACCCTTCTTTATTCCTATGAGATGGCTATTAACTCAGCTTCTCATAAGGCCCGTAGGTGATTCATGGAAGATAACACAGCCCTCTTGAAAGCCTCCTATCGGGCAATGGTAGCTCTTCCAGAGGTTATGCGGGAGCGAGACGCTCTTCGTGATCTGCTGCGACAGGCGCTTCCATTTGTGGAAGCCTCGGATAACTTAAATTTGTTAGCCGCCATCAAAAACTCACTGCAGTAGTGTATTTTTTGATGTAAGCCGCCGTATCTTGTATAGACCCATTCAAGGGTCACTCTCTTTAGGGAGGTCTTAAATGACTATCAACGAACTTGTCTACGAAGAAATTCATAAGTCCTTGACAGGGATTACATCTTCAAAGATCTGTGATATGCACCCCGAAATCCCTCGCGGAACCATTACGTCTGCCGTGGCAAAGCTTCGGCACAAGGGTCGGGTTGTCAGCGAGGTAGTGGGTAAAGAAGCACTACTCTTCTCAGATAAGGTTCACGCAATGCGTATGGCTATCCCCCCTGAGTATAATCAGAGGAAGCGTCTTGATAAGGATGTTCGGACTACTCTCAAGCCCTTTGCAGAGTTTGCTCGTTTGATGCTTAAGAACTCACCTACCGGGAATTCTTCAGTTTGGCTTTCGGCAACCACGCAGACTCCTACAGTTCAGCTTGCAGAGGGTAAGTGGTTCCTAGACGCCCTGGAACTCTTCAATACGCTTGAAGGTTAATCTGGATACAACTAAACGGAACACCTACTTTTTCTTTTGGGGAGGTAGGTATTCCCATGCTTAAAACCGCTTTAAAGGTATTCGACAAAGACCTAACCAGCAAGGGTAGGGATCTCCCGGATCTTAAAATCCATAAAGATCCTAAGGAACGTGCGCCTAGGTTAGATAAGCGGAAGCATACCCTTGAAGAAGCTAAGCCCAAAAAAGTTATCAATAAAGAAGAAGAGCCCAATCTTCGCAAGACCGTGCTAAAAAAGAGCGCCCTAGGATCGAGGGATGTGGTTTTGGAACATTGGAAGCGTAGGGTTCCAGTTGGACCTCCCAACATTGATGATATCCAGCTCATTGATGAAATCTCGGTATCCCCCAGGGGTGAAGAGCTTCATTACTTCTTAGTCCGCACAGAGCCTGATATTTTAACCAATGCTTCCTTTGAAAAGCAATTTGAAGCAAAGGCTTATCTAAACCATCTTAAAGATAACAATGGAAACACAGGGCAATTTGTAAGAGTAGCTACAGCATCTAACCATGTGGCGTTGCCTAATCCCGCACAGGATGCTACAGAAGATAAGGATATGGCAGTGCGTGATCAGGCTATCTCCGACCTAGATTCATGGCTTATTACTATGGGTGAGGGCCAGCGAGATTTTGAAGATCTATCCGGAATGTAGCTATTTTTGCCCGAGACAGTGGTGCGTGGATTTTAATGTTGTATATTCTACATACGCGCTATGTAAGCGTTGGGTGGGTATATGGTATTTAGATCTTTAGTTATTGCGCTATTTATTAGCGTTTTTGGGTTCTCGGGGGAGCTTCCCGTGAATATCCAAGTGAAGTTTATAAAAATTATTGCCGGAAGTGTTGGCATCCCATCAGTAGCCTGTAAGGATTCTTCTATGGCCACTGAGCTTAGGGCTATCGGAATTTCCGTGGATAATTCCTCTAAAGTGGTATATGTATCCACGGATTCTGAGCTTGCCCAGGTAAAGGGCAAGTTTGTTATTGTTACAAGACTTGAACTGCTTCCTAAAGGGGGTGCTATAGCTATTGTTGAAGAGGGTGGTAAACCTGCAATTTATCTCCATATGGGGAATATCGCAGCTAGTGGTGTAACTTTATCAGATACAATTCTTAAAATTGGAAAGAGGCTTTAATATGACTAGAACAGCTCTTTTTTCACTCCTAGTGGGTGCTTCTCTTACCGCTCAGGACCCTACTTCTGAAGCTGAGTTAATGGCTCTCTTGAATACTCCCGTCACCGTGGCTTCCAGTCGCGCAATGAGTCTTAGAGAGAGCCCTGGGGTCATCAGCTATATCACCCGAGACGAGATCCAGGCCAGCGGTGCCAGGAATGTTGTGGACATGCTCCGATTGATTCCAGGGTTTCAGATCGCCTATGATACCCAGGGCTCTTTGGGTCTTTCCACTAGAGGCTTCTGGAGTTATGACGGGAAATGTCTGGTTCTTTGGAACGATATTGAGCTAAATGAGCTTCTATATGGGACCGTCACCATGGCGGATGCCTATCCCATTGATCAAGTTAAGCGCATTGAAATTATTCGTGGTCCTGGGTCCGCTCTTTATGGTGGGTTCGCTGAGTTGGCTGTGATTCGCTTCGTCTCCGTGGATCAGCAGGAAGTTAAGCCCGTTGCTGGCAGTATCGCGTATGGCCGCACAAAAGATGGAGATATGGAGCGTCAGCTTGCCGCAGTTTTCTCCCAAGCTGCTAATGGCGTGAACTACACTGTTGGATCTGGTTATTCCAAGAATGATTATGGGTCCTCCTCAACCACCACCTACTTGAATGCCATGAATGACAATCTAACGTTTAATGGCTTCGTGTCAAATCAAACCATTAAAAACCCAGAGTATCCTTTTGTTTCGGAGATTGCTCAGACCAAGTGGATGCAGCAGAGCTTCGCGTTCAAGTATAAGTTCAACCTAGATTGGCTGACGATCACACCCTACGCTAAATATTCTAGCTCAACCCCTTGGGTTAGCGATGCTGATTCTGGATACTCTCGTAGAACTGTGGAGCGATCTAAGTTTGGGGTTACCACCCTCGCCACAATCTCCAAGAATTGGGCCTTTGGCTTTGGCGTTGAGCGTTATCTGGACGCAGCTTGGACATCCTCGCAGGACACCACGGGCTCTACCCTCACTACAAGTGGCGCAACCTCAATTACCTATAGCAACAATGCAGCCTATGGCGAGGTTGAATACGCTGGCTTGGTCAATGTGACCTTGGGTGGGCGATATGAACATCATAGCTATGCAGGTGAAAAGTTTGTCCCTAGAGTGGCCGTGACTAAGGCGTTTGAAACATGGCATGTAAAGTTGCTTTATGCTGAAGCTTTCAGAACCCCTAGCGTTCTAAATATTGGGGCACCTTCTATTACGAATACCTCCCCAATTGAGCCTGAGACAACCACTACCTATGAGGTGGAACTCGGCAAACAGTTTGGAAAGCACTTCCTAACGCTTAATGCCTATAGATCCGAGCTAGAGAAACCTCTCGTCTGGCGCAAGACCAGCATGGATGATTATGGCGGTTATTATAATGGCCCCTCCGTTGAGTCTAAGGGTCTTGAATTTGACTATAAAGTCAGGGGAAGCTGGGGTTTTGTGAATGCTGCATTTTCCAAAATCTTCCAGACAAACAATGTCCCAGATTGGCAGGTTCCTGGGGATGACTCCCGCAGCCTAGGCCTCGCCAGCGACACTGGTAAGATTGTTGCTAATTTTGTAGCATCCCCTAATTTTGAGTTTGGGGGGTCTGTTATTTACTCGGGAAATAAATTTGCATATAATATTTTTGGAGAGGTTGAGAAGTTTAGCCCAAAGACTTTTGTTAATCTAAACGCGACCTATCACTTTAAATCTATGTCTGCTGTTGTTGGGGTCTATGACCTTTTAGATCAGAAAGAACTCTTCCTCCAGTCTTATGCAGGTGGGGTTCCAGCTATGGAAGGTAGAGGCACTGAGTATTACATTAAACTTAAATACGGTTTCTAAGTTTAATACCCCCCAAAAAAGCCACCCTTTAATGGGTGGCTTTTTTAGTAGGCTCTTTTTCTTTATTCAAAGGGGTCTGCTTTGCTTAAGACGCTCGTTAATCCAGCTATCTCCCATGGGTCCGCAGCGGCTCTCTCTAATGTAGGGGGGCTGCATACTGCATCTACATTAGATTTAAGCCAGTATTTGCTCAGCCAATCAACTATTGTGTGCTCCGTGGCTCCCGAGTTGATTTCTCCACGCGGGGAGTCTCCCTATAACCTAATTGATGAGTCCTGCACCCACCTAGTTAATCAGAACGGAGATGCGTGGCTTAATCAGGTTATTTTGGAGACGTATAGGACTTTCCAGGGTGCATTTAACTTTGTTGAGCATAATCAAGTCCTGTCAGAAAATAAGGGGCGCATTCTAGACGCAGTTGCCCGTAAGATCCTCCTAATGAAACCAGATGCTCAGCATGTTACTGAGCAAGAAGAGATTGGGTTCAGCTCAGGGGTTGCCCCCTCTGCCTCTGAATTCCTCATGTCTCTTCAACCCTCCATGCCCACCCCCAAGCCAAAAGTCCCCCAAAAACTTCATACAAATCAAGCTCAGTTCGTTCTAGATAAGTCTGGGCAACCCAAATATGTATACTATATAGATATTCTAGTGGCAACATCCCTTAAGTTTACAAGACTCATTGAACAGATTCTCGATGGTGAATTTAATGCTATGTCTATGGGGTGTGTGGTAACAGGCTCCACCTGCTCATATTGCGGCCACCAAATTCGGGAACCTTACCCCTCGTTTTGTCCATGTCTCCTAAATGATCGTGGGACACTTAAAAAACACCCCCATACAGATAGGCTGGTTGCCGTAGCTGAATTATGTGGTATCCCCGGTGAGCCCGAGACAAATCAGTTTATTGAGGCTAGTTGGGTTGCCGACCCCGCCTTTATTGGTGCTCGTAAGGCGTATATTATTGACTTACCTGAGGGCTACTCTAGAAAGACCTACTCAATACCCGCTGTTCCCGAGTTAAAAAATATCCCTAAAGCAGCAGCCAACCTAAAAGCAGCTTCCGCTGAGCCTCACAAAGCTTTGATTATGGACTATCAAACTCTGCGTAATACCGCAATTGCTTTTAGCCATAACCCCACACTTAGAAACCAGTTAAATCGCTATTTGCAGCTATACGGTTTTGAGATTGGGCCTCTCCCCGGTAGGACCCCTCACGTTATTCAAAAAAATGATATGGAGGAGTTTCAGCGGGTGCAGAAGCAGTTTAAAGCTCTCGGGCTTCGATAATCGATAACACGCACAGTCCCGCTATACATTTTTGTCAGATTATTATTTTTTCTTTATGTGTGCGGCACATCTTACATTTCAGTCTCACTTTAGGAGCTTTATGAAGGCATTCCGAGAATCCGACTTTAAGGGACCCGGCCATTGTCAGCACGGGTGTCCTTATAATGACGGACCTTGTCCTGAGTGTGCCTCTGATATTGAAGCTCTCAAGCAAGGAATCCCCTATGGGAGCGCACAAAGTCTTCATAAGAAGGCTTCTGCTAAAACCGCTAAATTCCAGTGTCAAGAATGTGGGAAAATCCTTCCCGAGTCAGCCCGTAAGTGCTCTAGGTGCGGGAGTGATGACCTTGACCTTTTTGTAGGAAAACAAGCTGCGATTTCCGCAGTCATTAAAGAGGTTACTATGCAACACACAGCCAAGAACGTGGAGGCTCAGGTTAAATCTGCTGCCCCTGAACTCACCAAGCTTGCCAAGCACCGTGTTGCTTTGGCCTACGCAATGGCTTGCAGCAACAAGACTGCTTCCACTACTACCGCCCGTAGGCGGATGGTTGAGGCTTTCTTAACAATGCCTACCTTTGCTCTCCAGTCTCTGTATGATATGCACTCTGCATCTTCTCATACTGCTGGCCCCGATGATTTGCCTCCTCCAGAGGAAGAAGCTGCTCCAGCTCCTGAGGGCGATATTGCCCCAGAGGGTGCAGACATGCCCCTTGAAGGTGGTGATGACCTCGGTATGGAGGGTGGAGACCTGGGCGGCGGCATGGATTTGGGTCTTGGCGGCGGTATGGGAGGTGGGGCTGAAATGGCTCCCGCAGAAGATACTGGCCTCGCAGCTCTTAAATCTGAGAACGAGGCTCTAGTTGGTGATATTCAACAGCTAGAACAGGACTTCGCTAGACTTCAGGAAACCCTTCCCGAAGGTGGCGCTCTCGATCTTTCTTCTATCCTGTCCGAAGAAGCCATGGATGAGAAGGCTGAGCAGCTCCCTGAGGGTGGCGAAGGTGAAGACCCAGCGTTGAACTTCATGCCCGAGGGTGATGACTCAGGGGAGCATAAGTCCGCCAGTATTGCGGCTGAGGATGTCGATGATGGATCCTTTGAGCGCGATCTACTCGGTTCGCTCCAGGGGGTTGATTGTGCAGATCAGGCTTCAGACCCAGCCCTGCCTGAAGAAGTTGACCCTCTTCTGAATCAGGTCGATATTGATGAACCTGACTATGCAGACATCCCCTATGACATCTTAGGCGCACTGGCACCCGCTGCTGGCGCACCCAGCAATGTTTCCGCTGCTCCCAAAATGGCTGGGACTTCTAAGGTTGCTTCTGCGCCTAAGACTGCTGGAGCACGATTTGTCCCCTCAGGTGCCATGGCCCCTGCCTCTCAGGACGATCAGCAGGTAACTCGCCTTTCCGCCCTGCTCAAAGATTTCAGCTAAGTTCTATAAAAACCTCAGGGAGTTATAAGCTCCCTGAGGTTAATCATTGAAACATGTTTTTTTCTTTATATGTAATTCTCGTGAAATTTAGGTTTCCGAGGTTAGCTCTTGACACATTCTAAAATTGATAAATCGAGCGGTCCTCATGCCAACGGGCATCCTTGAGGGACTCGACATCTACCATCCGTTTAATTCCCAGAAGGAACTATTATGACGGATTTCTATACCCACCAGCTTGTAATCTTGCTGCCTGGTACCAAGAATGGTTTCGTTAAGCCTAACGTAAACTTTACTGGTGACACGGAAGCAGATCGGCTCCTCATGGCTCCCTACATTTCGGGAAGTCCTGTTACCATGACGGGCGATCTAACCATCGGTATCGCAAACGCGACAGACAAAGTCATTGGTCTGCTCGTCTATGACGGTGCTGGAACCTCCCCCCTCGATGGCATGGGCGGCGGCGATCAGAGCGGAGTCCTGACCTATGTTTATGGTCTGGCCACCGTTAAGGTCCCCTCTCGCGTTCTAGCGAGTGGTATCACTTTCGCTGTTAACGATGAAGTTTGTGCGACTGCCACTGGCAAGCTCACGAACGTTGTTGGCACCGGAACCGTTATCGGAACGGTAATTTCTGCTGTTGATCAGGCCACCGATGGCCTAGTCGTTCAGATGTCCATCTAAGGGAGCGAGATATGGCTGGTCTATCTAGTAACGCCGAACTCAACACCCTGATCGGGCAGTTGATTCAAACCAAACAGGGCCGTGCAAAGATTGCTGCTGCAATCGGCCCCGAACTCCGCAGACGCCGCGACTACCTCGCAGTGGGCCGCAAGGCTTTCCACGTTGATGAGCTTCCTCCTGGAACCAACGCCATTTATGATTTCGACGTTGATGTTAAGGGATGGCTGATCTCCGAAGAAGGTCAGGCTCCTGAAGAGCAACAGCGCCCCAAGCGCGTCCTGGTCAAGACCCAGGAAATCGTTTCTCGTCCGAAGGTCTCCTTCGCTCAGATCCGTGAACGCCGCTATGATATCGTCAACCGTGTCATCGAGAAGGCCAAGTCTGAAGTGCTAGCCGCTGAAGATTCTCGCATCTTCTCTCTTATGGCCAAGGCTGGCGAAGCTGTCACAGTTGACAGTGAGTACTACAATGCTGCCGTGCCCGTCACTGGTGGTGTGCTCAATCAGGCTTCCCTGTCCACCGCTCTCGGCAAGATCGTTCGTCATGATCTGCCCCAGGGCTTCATCTTCGTCAATCCTCAGCGTCAGGTAGATTTCACCACCTGGACTGATGGCACCTTTGACCGTCAGACCCAGCGCGAAGTGCTGACCTCTGGCGTCCTCGGCTATGTGTATAACATGGCAGTGGTTCAGTCCCGCCTCGTTCCCGTGAACAAGGTTTGGGTAACTGGCGTCAAGGAATTTACAGGTATCATGCCTGAGAAGCAGGCCCTCACCACTCTGTCCAGCGACACCGTCACTGACCTGAGCGTGGGCTTCGTAATCTTTGAAGACATTGGATTTTACCTCTGGAATTCGGCTTCGGTAGTTGAACTGGATTTCGCGTAAGTTTTAACTTCTTTAGAGCTTGGGGGCTTCGGCCCCCATTCTTTTATTCTTAAAATGGTTTTGTATCTATATCTGGAGGTTTAGGCCGTGTCGGATCTTTGTCCCTGTGGAAATACGTCACTCACCAAGGTCCCTTTCTGTGAATCTTGTGCTGCGGAGGCCTTAAATGTCCATGCCTAAGTTAGACCCCAAGAATGTCACCTGGAATGATCACTTCTTTGATGACCCCCTTACACCCAAAGCTGCGTATCTCTTAGGTCTTCTAGCATCCGATGGGAATATCTACAGGGGTCGCGCTTCTCATACAGGAGCTACCACTCTCGGTTTAATAGATAAAGAACATATGGAGCTTATAGCTCATATGCTGGGTTCTACCAGACCACTATACTGTAACGTTAAAGGTAGATTTAAACTATGGGTTCTAAAACTTCCATCTGATCACGCCTATAATAGGCTTCTAGAGCTTGGGATGACTGAGAATAAAACGTATGGTCTCAAGGTTGTTATTCCAAGTGATCATTTCTGGGAGTTTTTACGTGGCTTTACCGATGGGGATGGTTCAATCGATACACCAAAGCCCAATGGGACTCAAGCTCTACGGTGGAGGATATTTTCTCATTCAAACAATAGAGCGTGGTTAGAATTGATCCTAAGTCAGATTCAGTCAAAGCTCTCTAGTGTTTCTGGTGCCCTCGATGAAAAATCAACACAAAATCTCACAACCCTAAATATTGCAGGTAGCTTACAAGCTCTTCAAGTATTATGTGAAATATACCGGAACTCAGAGGTCCCCCGGCTGGAAAGGAAGTTTGAGAAATTTGAAAGCTATCTTCGACATATCATGTCCAATTATGGTTCAGCAACCCGCCTATGGCTTCTTCAAAATAAGTCAGCCACACCCGAGTTCGTTCAAGATTTAGTGGGGGGTATCATTCATACTACCACGACATCCGTAGATTTAATCCAAGGGCTAACCTACCTAACCCTTCCTGGGGGTCTTCCTCAATCTGTAATATACTTCAACCTAAGTTCGGGGTTTTATGATCAAGCTCTCTCTGAGAGAGTGTCTCTTAGGACCATGGCCAGACATTTTAGTCTTGATCAATCAAAAGCGATGATTCTAAAAATAACCGCACAGCTTTCATCACGCGCAAAAAGAAGGGGCTTTAGTAGATCAAATAGATCTCTAGCTGTTGTTAGGTTGGTGGAGGAGATTAAGCTTGGGGTGTATGATTCTGATTTGGAGAGCTGTACGTCAGTTTCAAAGTTTCTAAAGTTTAAGTTGGCCGAATACGGTGAGCCAGAGGCTGACGCCTCCTACCCCGAAAACGAAGCCTACACACGCAGAAAACAACTTTTACTGGACAAAACTTCTCAAGCCTCCGTATCTTAAATCATGGGGGTTTGGGATGCCGCTTCAAGTCTACTTTGATCACGAGGGCGATTTTTACTCCAGAATGGGTCCGTTCTTCGCCACACGAGCCCACGTAAGGGAGATGGGTGGTTGGCAATTCTACACCCTTCCAGGGGCTATGTGGCTTGTAATCTCCTCTGATAGTAATCAGATCCAAGGCTTCTGTTCCCTAGTGCCCAAAAAGGGGTATCTTCTACTGGATAATCTCTTTATTCTCCCTGAATATCGTGGGCTAAAACTATCAAATCGACTATTGGATTCTGTGCTTGCAGAGGGGTTTCAGCAAGAGATTAGATGTATCACGAACAACCCCCACCAGTTGGCAAAATTTATCCGCCTTGGTTTTGAGTCCGTGGGGGTTCGGGGAGGTTTTACCCGGTTAGCTCGAAAACCCCGGAGTGTATCTATTTAGTGGGGGTTATCTAAAGTGTCAACAAAAGTCTATCTGGACATGGATGTCCTGCAAGCAGCTCAGGGGCGGATTTCATTTATTTTTGATAAATTCGAAAATATTTGTGTTTCTTTTTCAGCCGGAAAAGATAGCACCGTAATGCTCCATTTGGTTATGGATGAAGCAAAAAGGCGACAACGCAAGGTCTCAGTCCTTTTTATTGACTGGGAGGCTCAGTTTAACCTTACAATAGACCACTGTAAAGCCTGTTTTGATCTATATGCTGAGTGGGTCATCCCTTATTGGGTGTGTCTTCCGCTTAAGACTACAAATGCTTGTAGTATGTATGAGCCCGAGTGGACATGCTGGGAGGTCGCCAAGAAGCCGCTTTGGGTGCGAGATATCCCCGAATGGGCTATCTCAGATCACACATACTTCCCGTTCTTTTACGAGGCCATGTCTTTTGAAGAGTTTGTCCCTCTATTTGGAGAGTGGGTGGCGAGTGGCACCCCCACTGCAGTCTTGGTTGGGATTAGAACCGCAGAGAGTCTAAATAGATGGAGAACACTATTCTCGGAAAGTAAAACGTGTTTTGAAGGTCACCAGTGGACTACCAAACTATCTAATAATGTTTTCAATATGTATCCCATTTATGATTGGAAAACTGAGGATATTTGGGTATACCATTCCACAACGGGCTTTCCCTATAATGGGCTATATGACTGTATGTTTCAGGCAGGGCTTTCCGTGTCTCAGATGAGAATCTGTGAACCCTTTGGTGATGAACAACGCAAGGGTTTATGGTTATATCATGTGGTAGAGCCCGAAACGTGGGCAAAGCTTTTGAGTCGCGTGGGCGGAGTTAACACAGGGTCCTTATATGCGGGTCAGCATAAAGGGATGCTTGGTGATGGCGCTATTGTAAAGCCCGAGGGATTTACCTGGAAAGATTTTGCCAAGCATCTTTTGGATTCCATGCCCACCCCTACCGCAGAGCATTATAAGAATAAGATCACGGTTTGGTTGAAGTGGTATCAGGATCATGGTTTTAAAGGATTCTTCCCAGTAGGATCTAACGATATTCTTGATGAACTTCCGGGGGATACTGGGGCGAAAGATACCCCCACCTGGAGGCGGGTGTGTAAAATGCTTCTTAAGAATGACTATTGGTGTAAAACCTTGGTTTTTTCACCCACTAAACAATCGTCGTTTGAGAAGTATTTGAAATTAATGCATAAGCGAAGAAAGACTTGGGGGATCTTTGATGATGTCTCTGAGTAATCGTCCCGCTAAGATATCTTCTAAGAAAAGGCTATAAATGTTATCTAAAATAATTGACCTTCTGAATGACTCCGAAAAGCTCCCCCTAGATGAGCGGGTTGATTTCCTAAATGCTGTTAAAGTAGCTGCCCATGCGGTTAGTCCTTTTAAAGCACATCCCGTGGATTGTGTTTTATGGGCCAAGTGCGACTCTGTTGTTGCGAATGATTACAATCCCAATGTAGTAGCCCCCCCTGAGCTGGCTCTGTTAGAGCTTTCAATTATTTCCGATGGCTACACTCAGCCCATCGTCTCTTGGAGAAATGGGGACGCGCTTGAGGTTATTGATGGTTTCCATAGAAATCGGGTAGGGAAGGAAAGCCCCCTCGTTAAGGAAAAACTCCTCGGGTATCTTCCCGTGGTTATTGCTAATGCTGACCGAGTTAATTCTGGTGATCGAATGGCTTCTACCATTAGACACAATCGCGCTAGAGGTAAACATAAAATTACGGCAATGTCTGAAATTGTAAGGTCTCTAGCCAAACGCAATTGGTCAAATGAAAAAATCGGGAAAGAACTCGGTATGGACCCCGATGAGGTTCTACGGTTTCGTCAGATTGGTGGGCTAGCTGAGGTTTTTGGGGATACTCAATTTTCCCAAGCCTGGGACGTTGAGCCCTAACCAGAACCATTTATGTGTTCAAAAGGCCTCTTCGGGGGCCTTTTTTGTTTTTACTGTTCATAACAAAGGAAAGTGATGGTTTTTTGAGGGTATTCTAGATTTTGGCTCCAACATGTACATTTAATATGGTTATGGGATTTTTTCCAGTTGTATTTACTCTATAATGGGGGGTGAATCAATCATTTTTTATGTGGTTGTTCACAAAAACATTTTTTTCTTTTAAATGAGCACTATAAGGAGCCTCAAATATGTCAGAACAGACGCACATCTTAAATCGCATGGTGATTTTCACTGAAATCCCTGGAAGCCCACGGCTTCCGCAGGGGACATGCATCACCTCCAAAAAGGTTGAGGGGTCTATTGAGTATGACGTTATCGCTCTTACTCCCTCCGGTCAGAGGTATGAGTTCAAGTCCACGCACATTGAAAACCTAATCAAAACACCCTGGGTTGATTGTGCTGTAGCCCCAACAGTTGAGAAGGTGCCTGCCTCCAAGCCTCCTGTGGAGGTTCCCAATCCTTTCACTCTAGGGGATGTTGCTTCGGTTGAGCACGGCCTCATGAATGATGCCCTTCCTACTGTGGATGTCACAGGGTCCAGCGCTAGTGAGACTTTTGGGGTGCAAGTAGCTCCTGAAGTTGAAGTAGCTCCTGAAGTTCCTGAAGTTGAAGTAGCTCCTGAAGTTCCTGAAGTTGAAGTAGCTCCTGAAGTTCCTGAAGTTGAAGTAGCTCCTGAAGTTCCTGAAGTTGAAGTAGCTCCTGAAGTTGAAGTAGCTCCTGAAGTTGAAGTAGCTCCTGAAGTTGAAGTAGCTCCTGAAGTTGAAGTAGCTCCTGAAGCCCCCGTAAAATCTCGTAAACCTAAAAAGGGTTAACATTGAAATTAACTCTACGAGAGTTAAGATCCGCTAGTGTCCTAGGGCCGCTAGCGGATCTTTTACATACAGGTACCACTCTCAAGGAGTTGATTCACTCGTCCCCAAATAGGTCCTATGAGGGTCCTGGGAAAGCCTGCTCTGTCACATATAAAAGTTTCAATAAATCGGGAGGGGCTTGGTTTGTAACCTACCAAGTTTTTGGTACAAAATCCGAGTCTGACCCCAGAGGGTGGAAGGTTAGGGTTCGCTTCTTTCCTGAAGCTCACGTTGCCGACCCGTTAGATCTTGACGTTGACGTTAGTTGTGATTGCCCTGCATTTTTATACTGGGGTGCCCAGTGGAATACCCATCAAAAAGATGCCCTTGAGCGGCAGCGTCCCGAGTTAGTGGCCCCTCACCCAGTTGGAGTTGAGTTTATAGATAAGCGAGGGAACCCCAGAAAGCATAATGTCCCTCGTGATTATGTTATCTGTAAACATATTAAGGCTGTTTCCGAGCGGGTTGGCGGGTTATTAGAACGTCACCTCAAGAAACACACCGAGGATTCTGATTTCCAAGACAAAATATATCAGCAATCTCTTGAAAAAGTTAAGGCAAAAAGCTCCCCCGAGCCAACTCAGAGCTAGACTTCATAGATCCCTTTTTGTGTATTGCGGGTGGGGGGTTTAGTTGGAAGCCTATTGTTTTGGGCCACAGGGGTTTGAGCTAGAGTTATCGCCTGAGTTTACCGGGCCGATAGAGTTGATATCTTTTCAGGGGGTTCAAGTTCTACTAAATGGGGTTGCTATACTCCCTACGTCAATATATACGTCTGGAACCCATGCTGTTTTTATCCTCAATCAGACTATTCGGCCAGCGGATGCCCTTAAGGTTAAGCTTCTGGGGGTTGACGTTGACGCCTCCCAAAAGCCTCTGCTTAGTTCGTTAATCCCTGTTGCAAACACGCTTCTGGACTACAGTAGGTCCATCTCCTCACGTGCCTTTCATAAATCTACCGAAGTTTCACCCTTGTCAGGCGAAGGTTCCTATCGACCCTACTTATCAAATGCTTCCATTAAGGACTCCCTCACCACGACTCCTTGGACTAGAACTCCATTCACGCATACCAATTTTTTAGGTCAGATTAGTGACCATACTCGAATATTTATTGATAATAGTGGTAGTAAGATTTCTTCTGATATTTTGGTTGATTCTAACCCTGGTAGAATGGGGGAGACTATAACCTGCTCTGTTCAGATGAAGACTCCTCAGGGCGTTGGGGCGGTTATTGAGATCATAGGGTCCTCAATAGCTACATCTTCCGTGTTTACTTCAGATGATTGGGTTCAGCATAGTCTGAGTTATACGCTCCCTCAGGTTTCCCCCCTTTCAGTAAGTCTCTCAGCAACTCGTATTGGGTTGTCCGAAAAGCCTTATGCATGCTTTAGAAATTTAGAGGTTTCTTCAGATTGGAGAGGAATCCTTTTTCAGGACCCCCTTAAATCAGCAACCCAATGGGTTGTTTCTGGGTCGGCTATCCCAGGCTCAGATGCTTTTGATATAGCTACTTGGAGGGAGTTATTTCTTCCAGGCCAGTTGAGCGCCTCCTGCGCTATTCTTTCAAATGACCGCCTAACTATCACACCCCTCCCATGACCGTAAAAAAGCTTACAAAGGTGTCTGAACACCCTACTCAGATGAGTAGCTGTGATCGTTTATGCTTCACATCTGCTTCTGGTGGCGTCCTATTTTGGGTTGCGTATATTGTTGAAGGGGGTCATTTAACCCTCTCCAAGTATTCTTTAGATGATCTAGCTAATTCTGCGAATCCAACCCCCCTTGGGACCCATAGAATTTTGTCTAAAGTTGCTCGTTGGGCAAACCCAACACTCATTAAGTTAAATGACTCTCTGTTATATCTCATATATGAGTCCTCGACAGTCTACACAGCCCCTCGCAATCTATTTTATATTTCAATTACGCTGTCTAATGGTATCCCCACGTTTGGGGAGCCTATTCAGATCGCTCAGAATCCAGGGTATTCTTTCCAGTATGACTGGTACTTAGATGCACAAGTTCATTTGGTGGTTGCCAACTTTTCGGGTGTCACCCATGATTGCCCCACGCTTCAGCATATTATTCTTGAAGGGTCCTCTTCAGATTTAATAACTTTGCCACCGTCTACAAGTGTTTGTGGGTTAACATTTGCGTGTGATTCCTCCGGTTTGGCGACTCATATCATCTACGGGGCGGTTCAAAATTACTCGCAAAGCTATATTTACCAACATTCGTTTTCGGGGACTTCTTTTGGACCTCAGGAGACGCTCACTAGCTCTACGCTCGAATTGGTTAATGATCTAACTTCCGTATCTATTGCAGGAACCCCCCTTATAATCTACAGCGCACTAACTTCAGGTAATCAGATAACCCCGCAGTTATATTATATCTTTGGGGGTGTTCACGCACCGCTAAAATTTAATAGCGCTGAATCTGCAACTAATTTAAACCTCTTCCATGAGGATTCGTCTGGAAATTGTCTGTTTTATTTTGTAACCCATAATGTCTCTAGCCATCCACGGTCTTTATTCTATTGTAATGTCTCCTGTGATGGGGCTACTGTAGTTTTTTCTGATATTGAGTATAGACAGCCTTTTAATTCTAAAGTTTTAGGAGTGGCCTTTGGGGAGCCCATAGACTCAGTCTGGGCCGACCATACTAGGGCTGGAACCCTCCTACTTGACTATGACGCTTCAACCTCTCAGCTATGCTATTTTGATCCTCTTAAGGAAGGGGTTACTCTTTCAACATACCCCTTACTTGTCTCAGGCCATCCTCGTGGGTCTAGCTTCTTGATATCCTGCACAGAGGTTAACCCAGAAGGTCTTCATCTAGATTACTCCTGGGTTGTTGTTGAATCTGATGGGTCTCCGTGGTCTTTTGGGGACCCTGGGGTTTCCTTTGGATCTCCAAGTGCAGCACAGACTCAAGTCTTCGTTGCCTCGGATGCCCCCGCCAACGTATATATCAAGCTTATCGCAAAAACAGGCTCTCACCAGTTTAGCTCCAATATTGTTACTATCTCTATGGAGGCGCACAATCCACCTAGCATATCTGTCTTGGATGCCTCTACCGAGTGGCACACCCCCGTTAACCTAGATATATCTGTAACACACGCTCCGGATTACCCTGTTTCACTTACTGTTGATGGGTCTGGGATTCCATTTAAAGTGGCTCTTGGCGAGATTACTAGCAGATCCTTGTCACATACAGAAACTGTTTTTACGGTTCCCCTTACCCCCATACACCCTGATATCAATGGTGAGACTTTAACCTTTGTTGCCACCGCAAAGGAGTCTGTTGCTACTTCCACGATGTCTTTTCAGTTATCTATAGGGGCGCTACCCATATCCCTTCTAGGCTCAAAAACTCTCGTAAGATCGACCTACAACGGCACCCTCCGAACTGGAAATTATGGCCTAGGTTACTCCCTTAAAAATGCTACTGCACTGCCTTCGGACTTTACTAATGTGGTGCGATGCGTTCTGCCTTCAGGGGACTTCGCCTGGGCGTTTATGGGTTCTCATACTGTTCTTTGGGTTCTGGACTGGGACTCGGAGGAACACTGTTACTTAGTTAGTTACAAGGACATTCGTGATGTCGCCATAAACTCCTCAGGGTATACAGGGGTTCTTACGGATGACTCTTTTATGGTATTTAACACCCGTGCGGGTATTACGGCTGATGATAGTCCAGATTCGTCTCTCTTCCCGATAAATTTCACATATCAAGATGTTCCAGACACTACTTATACTCTCGTAGCTCCTGCTTTAAATGCTGGGCTAAGGGTTTTTGCAACGGGAAACCCTCTAGTTTGGGTTATAGCAACCTCCACGGCCCTCATATTTATATCAGTGGACCAGATGTCTTCTGAATTAATTGACCTAACCGATTTAGGGTGTGGGGAGGGCTCTCAGTTTAAGCACGTGGTCCCCCATAAGGTCGGTGGTCTTAGGGAGGGGGGTTTTCTAGTGGTAGTTCAGAACCCCTCTGGGGACGCTACGTGTATGCTTGTAGATTTGGCTACTAGGTCTACAAGTAAGGTTTGGCAGGGTCCTGAGCTTACTTCAAGTTACCTAACAACGGCAACTTTATTTGATTCTCCAGATCCCATAACCCCCACACCTCCAGATCCTCCAGATCCTCCAGATCCTCCAGATCCACCGGACCCCGAAACATTATTTACTCTAGGAATCTGGGGTAATCTGCCCGACCAGTATCCCGGCTTAATGATTATCGAATTAGCCACACAGACGGGTGACGTAGCTCCACCAGTCACCATTGAATTGTATGTCAATCGTCCCTATAATTATGACAAACCTGTAACAATTGAACTCCCATTTGAGAATATTGAACAATCTGGAATTTCAATCTTTATTAATAGTCCAATTGCCGAAGAAGCCGGGGAGAATACAGGATACTATGTAAACGAAGTTTATCAGGCTCTAGGAGATCCTAAAGCAGTTGTGATTCTAGGTCCAGAGGATTTTTCGATTCGAATGACTTTCAGAGATATTTATTCTCCGGATAGCTTTATTACTCATCTAGCTCCTATTTTATCATTTACGGGAATTGCAGGAGATCCGGGCGAAGAGATTGAACAGTCTACCTTTGTAGAGTGGATAATTCTAGATAATCCGCGTTATCTCTACCAAGGTACGAATCTAGCGGATTTCAAAGTAGTCTCAAATTTTGGTTCAGAACCTATTTGGTCAGTAGATTTCAGAGCAGATGGAATTGGTTCTGAAATTGGAGACCCAGAAAACTATGATCAGTGGTTTGTTTTAACTTCCACCGTTGGAGAAGTAGTTACAGCCGATTACAATTTTGGAGGTGGTTTAGATGGAACAGTTATCCAACTAACAGCTCAAAAATCCGGTAGTTGGTCGCATCCAGATGTAACTTACTCTTTCCCAATTAACTGCGATATCATGTATGGGTAATGGGTTTTAAGTAATGCGATCATATCTCTACATAGTTCTTTTAATAGATAGACGGAGATCCTCGTGCCTCTTTACTCTCTAGTTTGCACAACTTGCCACGCTAAGGTTTGTAGGGTGTCTACTCCAACCAAGGAGTTCCCGCCCTGTAAAGTGTGTGGGGGGTCTCTAGAATCCGAGATTCCCGTGGAGTCTTTAGTCGAGACCCCTGGGAATATGGGTCGTAAATTAGCCCGTCAGTTTGGGCAAAAGAATAAGCAGTTAACCCATAAACATAACATTAGGACCACTTAAATGTCGCTAACTTTTACTAGAAACGCTCAAATGGGTCCACAGTCTATGTTTATTACTGTGGTGGTTCCTAATGGGTTGTCGGATAGGCCCACTGCCGCCGCCGTTCAGAGTGTTTCATATACAGTCTACCAAGGCACCGCTCCTAACTTAACGACCTACTCTGAGTATAACCTAGAGGCCCAGCTATCCCCCGATAAGGCAGGAACTTACTACGCCCCTTATACGGTTCCTATGGATGCCCCTTTCGGGCCATACACGCTCACCTGGAAAATCAACCTCGTGAATGGGGATACACACTTTGTAGATCAGCTTTTTTATATAGAAGATGTTAAGGCTTTTCAGTCTGAAGGGGCTTCCGCCCTTGTTGTGCTTGATGGTGTTACCGTTAACGCTAGAGTTATGCGCCTCATTAAACATCTGCGTGTTGCCCTACGAGATAACCAACCCGATAGGAACTACCATGCAGTTCCCCCCAGGTCTTCCCGCGAGGTCCAGGCTTTCAGCAACCGTGTGGGTTTCATCTGGACGGATGAAGAGTTGCTCTCCTACCTGCAGCTATCTCTTTCTGAACTCAATTCAAACAACCCTAAGACAAGTAGGACATTTCAGTTAACGGATTTCCCCGATTTCTGGTTGGCAGTGGTTGTGGACATCGCCTGTGTTCGAGCTATTATGGCCCTGGCAATTAACTGGGTTCAAGATGAATTCGGGTATAGTATCTCAGGATTATCCCTTGACCTTTCAAAAGCTGATAAATTAAGTGCCCTTCGATCAGCTATTGAAGGAACCCTCAAGGACAAGAAAGATAACGCCACGGCCTGTCGCCCCATCTCACGGGGTGTCGCTCCCGCAAGGTGGAATATCTAAATTGAAGGCCCTCACAAAACTCATCCTGTATCCTCTTTATAGGGGGAGAGTTTGTGTGGGATTTGCCTAAAATTCGCCATGAGCTTCTTCTTTTTAAGAAGAAACCTCAGCAGGCTGTTCTATCTCGGGACTTCCCTGAGTTACACGCGGCTATTTTAGCGATTACCTCGCATTTCCCAGAATGTGTGTCTTTTTCTCATAGGCTCCGACTAATTTTGGCAGGGGATATTGAGATTCCGGTTTGCCCCTTGTGTGGGGCTTTAACCTCATGGGTGCAGGGGCGCGAATGGTCCACATATTGTTCAAGGGTGTGTTCAATTAGGGCAAAATATGGAGTTGATAACTACTCTCAAGTTCCGGCTTTTAAGGAAAAACGAATTAAAACCAATCTATCCCGGTATGGCGTAAGCAATATATCGCAATTAAGGGTTACCCAAGACAAAATCAGACAAACATCTCTAAACACATTTGGGGTGCCACACCACCTTATGGCCTTTCAGTAAGATAATTAGCCTGGACTCTTCACTTCAGACGTCCGAACATTCAAGGATGCACCTAGATATGTATATACCTTCTCGGAGACTAGCTTTTGAGTATAATGGCCTTTACTGGCATTCTTCTCTTCAAGAGTGTATGTATCCTGGGTATCACCTTGATAAGACGCTTGAGGCCGAGCGCCTAGGGATTCGCCTAGTCCATATTTGGTCAGACGATTGGATCCTTAAACCAGAGATCATGCAGGCTAAAATAAGGTCACTCTTAAATATAAAACCCCCCTCCACGGTGTATGCTAGAAATTGTGCTGTAATGGTTCCGACTGCATTGCAGAAACAGGAGTTCTATCAGAAGAATCATATCAAAGGGGATGGCGCTGGGAGGGTCTCATATGCGCTTCAAGCCTCTGACATGTCTATTGTAGCCATGGCTACGTTTAAGGTTCTCGGTGAAGGTGTCTTTGATTTAAATCGTTTTGCGGTGGACATTTCAACACACGTACCTGGGGCCTTTAGTAAGCTTTTAGCTCATTTTAAACGAAATAACGACTGGACCTCCATAACAACCTATGCAGACAGGTCCTGGTCGCAAGGAAATGTCTACAAAGTTTCAGGCTTTACCTTGGCTCACACTACTCCTCCAGCATTCCATGGTCTTGAGTATGGGTTTTCCCAACGTGTATCTCGTAGGGCCTACACTCATGCACGACTAGCCAGCAGGTTTCCCCAGTCATATGACCCCACAAAAACGCAGCTAGAGAATATGGATTTGGCAGGGGTCCCCGTGATATATGATTGTGGCAATTATGCTTTCACTTTAAGTAGGTAGGTATTCTTTGGATATATTCACTCCAAATCCTTTAAGTCTACAGCTCATTCCCGCATGGGATAGCCAAGCTGTAGATTTAGTTTGGAAGGTTAGTAAAGATCCACTAGTAGTGGGCTATCATGTTTGGAGAGCGCAAAATGCGCCTTCCAACTTCGTAAAAATTACAGATATCCCCCTTCAGACACCTTTCTTTAGGGATGTTACCAGGATTCTCCCTGCAACGGATGTTCCCACCCAATGGGTGAGCCCACCCAATTCAGGCAATGGCGTTATAGCTGTTCGTGCCAGCAAAGTCCCTTTAGTGCGCCCCTCATTGGATTCTGCCAATAAACCTATGCTAGCCTCGGCAATGGACGTCCGTGTGTTTGAGGCAGGTTCCCCAGGTTCCCCCTATCAGATTGAGAGAGTCGATCCTCATTCAGGTTTAATTATGTTTGGCAGTCGCTCGATACTCAATGAGTCCTGCGATTTTAGAGAGGCGGTTCCCACCCCTGTAAGCCTAGGAGAGCTAACCATTAATTACTTTTACGTAGATAGGTTCACTGACTCAATGTTTGGGCGTGATCTTTACTACAAAGTGGTCGAGGTTTTTGCAGATGGGTCCGAGGGAGATCTGAGCGCCTACCCTCCGATATCCAATTTAAGCCTCGATCCAGGCGATATTTTCTGGCGTGAGGCTATGCGTAGAAATCGTTTTATCTTTGAACAGGTTGGTGAGCCTGCATACGTGCTTCTGCGAAAATCAACTGGAAAGTTATGCTCTTGCGTGGATACGGACACCTTGAAACCCCGAACTACATGTATGGCTTGTTGGGGGGTTGGGTATGAAGGTGGGTATGACGGGCCGTATCCCATTACGTTTACTCCTCCAAATGCAGCATCCCATACCAAACAAGGGCCAGATGGTCGATTTAAGACACGGTCTGCCCAGTCTTTTATTGGACCCTCTCCCATATTATCTTCTGGCGACCTCCTGTTTAGATTTACGGGGGAGCGGCTAGTCGTTCTAGATGTGGAACGAACTTCCGTTAGGGGTACCACCCTCCAGCAAACTTACACAGCGGATTTAATTAATCCCGCTGATTTTAGGAATAAAATTCAAATAACTAATAAAAACTACCCAATTATTGCTATAAGTACGGATAGACCGGCCCCTAGAAATACGGATAACTCATTCGAAGACCCCATTCCCGCGAATATTTCTTTACTTGAGGGTGTTTCTTCTATAGAAGTCTCTGATCCAGCGCTCGATTCTACACAAATTGAAAATCAAATACCTGGGAATCTTAGAGAGAATACCCTTCCTTCCGTGTCCCCCGTGTTTGAAAATTGGTCTTTTTGAGGTTCCCATGACTTACTTTGACGAAGATGCTCTTTATGAAGCTCGTCAGACAGCTTATGATTGGCACGGGGGGCAGTGGTCCCCCTTGTATTCATTTGCCTCTAGTGGCACAATCACATCCAAGGGCTCTCTCTTAGGTGAGATTGATAGTTGTATTGCTTCGGCTACAATGCGTCCAGAACACTTTGATTCTAACGAACTCATAAAATTGCAGGAGTTACGGGCTTTTGTTGAATCGTCCCCCGAGACAGATGAGGATTCAGATGAGAGCGCCCCATCAAAGTCTGTTACAGGGTCCCTTCATGATGCTGAGGTTTCTGTTCCAGTAGTTTCAAAAGCTCTCACCATTTTAAGTGATGAAGTTCTCCCAGCGCTGCAGACAAATCCTACTTTTAGTAAGTATATGCCAAGGCTTACTACTCTTAAAAATAGACTCGCGCTGGCGTTATCTGTTGTTTCTGAAAACGAGGACGTTTTCACCCCCGAGGAGCAACGTTCTTTTGAGCCACTTGTAGAGGCTGTTCTAATATTAAGGCAGGCCCTCCGAGCCAAACAAAAACCCACTTCGCCCATGGTGGAGGATGTCATTCATGGCTTTCATGACGTCTACGTGGCTGCTGTCCGTCGATTACAGGCTTCCTTACCCACCCCCGAGCGATTTAGAACGGCTTCTAAAAAGGTTTCTATGAATCAGGAAGATTTCATCCAAGATACTCCCAAGATCCTGGGTACGCCAGGGAAGGACCCAGACACTACTAATTTCTTTGATGATCGTGAACTCTTTAGAAAATTTTATTCTCAATTTTATGAGGGAGCTGTCCTGATTGCCGATGACGGGACCTATTATCAAGTGCTAGAGCTAGTGACTACTTCGGGTAACTTTGTTGCAATGATGCAGGATGTTCTTCACCCTCAAATTGTATTTACCATTAGCGTTAATGATCTAGTCGCCCACACCTGGAAGTGGGTATCTCCTTTTGATGTGGTGGTTAACCCAGATCTAGCTCCCAGTCAGGTTTCTTCTATTGCTGATCTTGTGTCCGTAGGCGATCTTGAGAAACCAGAAATTCCAGAACGCTGGCTATCCTATTAGTATTTATTTAACAATGAAAAGTGGCTCTCTTTTAAAGGGGGCCACTTTTATTTTTGTATCTATTTAAGGGTTCTTTAATGGTATATCCCAGAAGTTGTTCCGTTTTTTGTTTTTGATAGTATGTCCAACCTATTCATCCTTGACTCTTCGACTATGCCCGTAGCATTGTTGGGGGGCTTACAGAAGGGAATCAATATGTCTTCAAATTTTAAACAGGGTCGCGGCCTAGATGTAGGGACTGGGCTTATTATTGCTGCTTCTGGCAACCCTCAGGGGATCGCCTACCGCGAGTTTAGAAATGCCTATGTAGCCATTCCCGACGAGAATAGGGCGATGCTTGAATTGACAGGGACCCCCTTTATTGAAGTTGGGGATCAGGTTTTTGCTGTAGGGGATGATGCAGTTGATTTGGCTTTCAATACCCACGCTGAAATCCATCGACCCATGGCCAAGGGGCTAATTCACCCTAGCGATATAAAAGCCAAGCCTGTGCTAACAGCTATCTTCGACGCACTTCTTGGAGCCCCCGTTAAATCTGGAGAACCTGTATTCTTCTCAACTCCAGCAGATCCTGAGGGGTCCTCTGGGGCTAATATTTATCACTCTAAATTAATTAGTGAGATTCTTCTGAATATGGGTTTTGACCCCAAGCCTGTTATTGAGGGGGTGGCTGTTTGTTATGCAGAAGGCCGAGAGGATAAGTTTACTGCGCTAACTATCAGTTGGGGGGCAGGCATGTGCAACGTTGCCCTTTGCTACAAATCCCTCCCCGTCTTTACACTTTCTGTTGCTCAAGGTGGTGACTGGATTGATGCTCAGTCTGCCAAAGCTTCTGGAGTTCCCACTCAGGATATCACTGTTTTGAAAGAACAGGGTGTCATAGATGTTTCAACAGGCCTGTGCTTGAGTGATCTAACAGATCAACAGAAACGGGAAGCTGAGGCAATCAGTACCCACTATGAACATCTCGTAAGAACCGTAATTCAGACCATTAAGGTTTTTATTGAGTCTAATCCCACACGCCGTGTTAATATCCCTGAAGTTCCTATTATTCTTTCTGGTGGGACCGCCAAAGCTGTGAACTTTCAAAAGTTGTTCGAGCGTGTTTGGGCAGAATGTAATATGCCTTTAAATGCAAAGTCCTTTAGACTGGCTGAGCCCGTTCAACATGCTGTTGCAAAGGGACTCTTTCTATATAGCCAGTTGCAGAAACGATAACCAATTTGATTATCTAGAAAAAGCACCCCTTTTTACAGGGGTGCTTTTTTCTGTAGTCCCTGCAACCCACGTAGCCCCACCTACGGTAGAAAACCCTTTATGTAGGAGTCCTTCGTGCCCATTTTTTTGGATCAAACGCTTAGAAAAGCATTATTATCTAAAATACGAGACTCTTTTGGTCGAGACGAAGGTTTGGCAGGTAGGGTTCGTGTATTGGATCAGGAAACCTTTCTCCCAGAAGCCGAGAATCAAGTTATTATGACGGATCTTCAGGTTGCAAATGAGTCCCTCGACGCTTCCAATAGAGTTACTGAGCTATCTGGCAGAGTTACCTTTGCCCCTCTTACCCGGCCAGACACATCGTTTCTTTTCTGGGCTCAAGAAAACCCAGAAGAACCCCAAATTATGGATCACGGGTTTTATGAGTTAACCCTTCATAAGGTGGCTTTACAGACACCCTCCCCCTCTGCCCCAGACACTTCCTGGGAACTTCAGGTAGAGGCAATTAAGCGAGTTACCGAAAAGCGTCAGCCGTGGTCAGGTCTTAGGATAGTGTTAGGACCCTCCGTAGATCTATCTACAGTGTCTATGTCCGATTTAACTATTCGTCAAAGTGTCATCACCCTGGAACCTCACACGGATTTTTCCCTGGTCTCTGACACCCTGTATCTAAAACGATATGACCCACATACGTATATTTTATACAAGGGTGTTGATATTACAGATGAGTGCAGCTTTCTTGAACTGGTATCTAACGAGTTGACATTTACCACAATAGCTCCTCCCATACAGTTGCCCGAGGGCGTTTGTTTAGAATCCGTTTCCGTGTTCAATCTTACTCTTAACAGGCCCCTCTCTAAGGGCTGGAGTGTTACTCAAAGCGGTAAGCTTATTTGGGATCTCCCCACACATAGAGGAACCTCTGTTCTCATCCAATATTACCAGAAAACCCCTCTTAGAATGTGGGATTTGCCCAAAGAATTTCAGTTTCCATTAGAGTCCACCCCACTAACCTATTCCACAGGTAAGTCTTCTCTTCTAGTTGTCTCCAATTTGCGCGGTGCCCTGGATCCTTCCACCTACGAGATCCGCAACCTAGTATTGCGTATTTTAGAACCTCTTCCTAATGAAGCACTTACTGTAGATTATAGATTCCATTTTAAATCTCTAGGTCAGTTCCGGGTGGATCCAGCTAGCATTACCTGTCAGATAATCCCTGGCATCAGCCTAACGTTTACGGACAACTTTTCTGATGGCGACAGAGCCGTTGTAATTAAACATGATCAGGTAAAAAACATAGGGCAAGAGAATGGTGGGACCAATAAGGTTGAGCTATCTCTAAAATTGAGGTCCGCTGATGACCTAACACTTGAGAGAATGACCGCCAGGGTTTTCTTTTTATTTACAGACCAAATAAGTTTATTTGAGTTAACTAACCAAGGGGTTAGTCTAGAGAACTCAGTTTCCTACGCACGTTCTTATGAAGAGCGTGATGGCAACGCTGATAAGTGGGCTGTAAATACCTTTAGGTTGACCATTCATCATACTTGGAGATATCTCATCCCCTATGTTTCAGATTTAAACACCCTAGATTTAGCCACAGGTTTCATTGAAGTTTCCGGGGATACTGGTGCTCCAACCTTTAGGGAGTTAATTGTTTCAACCACAAAAGATTCATGGATTCAGGCTTACTAGGAGGACACCTTGCCCCTGATCGAATTCATTTGCCCTCAATGTAGTCTAGCTTGGGCTCATAGGTCCCCAACTATTTCTAGTGAACATAATACCCAGGTTTGCAAAAGGTGTGGAGCTACTGTAGCAAGACAGGGGCTTCCTTCCTCTCTTGCTATTCAAAGGGCCGGGACAGCATCTGCTACTACGGACCATATTGTTGGACAAGATGCCGCTCAACGCTGGGATGAGTTCCATGGGAAAAAAGAGGCTAGGGACTCCATCCGTAAAGAACTAGGGACACAGGCACTCTCCCAGACCTCTGATGGGACGTTTACGGCTGCTTCCCAAGAGCGTCTACAAACGCGCAAGCAAGCATATAAATTCCTAAATGAATAATTTTCCTTTATTAGAATGACTCGATGAGTCTGAGTGCCCCGCCCTCTATCTTAACTTTAGGAGCTTTAATATGGCCAGTAACCTACCTGCAGGGTATAATCCTCCAAGTGTCTTCACACAGACCTCCATTGATTTTGCCCAGCCCATTGTCTACGGAAACAACAAGACCGTAACTATCATTGGTGTGGCTGATGAGACTAAGTCAGCGGTTGCTGTTGAAATGATTCGTGGATCGAGTTCCACCCTTGACAACCCCATTTATGGTTATGATGTGTCCTCGGATGTTACTGGGACCAACGCAACGTTCCAAGTCAGACCCTTCCCTATCGTGGATGGAACTGGGGTTGGGAGAGTCACCAAGGATCCTACGTCAGTTACTGTGTATGTTAATGGTGAGATCGCTAATGTAGTGTCCGTAGATGGTGCGATGGGTCTTATCACCCTCCAGACACCTCCCATGCTGAATGACATTGTAACCATTAATTACTACTTCAAGAAGAAGGATACCTTTATTTCTGGTGAGGATCTTTCTTCAGCGGTTCCTGTGTCAGCCAAGCTAACCCAGGCTCTTACATCAGGCGCAAACCCCACTACGCTACACCTCTCCCTGACTAACCCCGGCCCCATGAGTAATTATATTTCATCAACCGGGAAGGGTGTCTCAATTCTCTTTAGGAATACCAGCGTTGGGTCTGGGGTTAACAACGCCGTGCAGGGTAATGGTACGGACACCCTTACTATTGATGTGCGTAATGCCCCGGTAGCCCCCGCCACTGAAGGGACCATTCGTACAGCTAGCGAGTTAGTTGCATTAATCAATACTTATGCCTTTACCCTTTCTGGGGGTCAGGTTATCGCTTCTTATACTGGGAGCAACCTCCAGGTTGATCCTGCGGTTCTAAGCGCTACTGCGGTTGGGTTTGCTGGCGGTATCGGCCAGTCTTCCGCTAAGGTCTTCCAGGTAGAAAACCTCCCCATAGTTGATGGCACCAACGGGGGTATCACTACTACTACCGCAGCTCACATTAGCGCCTATGTAAACTCACATCAGGTGGTTGTAAAATCCGTAGATGGCATTACTGGCCTCTTCACGCTAGAAAACCCAGTCCCTGAGGGTGCCACTCTGACCGTGGATTATTACACCAATACTTACCGAGATACAGCAGATACACTCCCCTATAAGGATGCCATCAGTGTGCAGCAGTGTGGTTTTAGCGCACGAGGTATTGATTTCATTGCTGATTCTGATTTTGTGTTAGCAAATGATACGATTCATTGGGGTAACTCTGCGGTAGTTTCTTCGGTATCTACAACCTCTACCTACACACCCTTTGGACCTAAGATCACCACTCAGGTATACGATAACAAAGTTTACCTCGTTAAAACGTCCCAGGGTGCTTGTGATGGTCAGAATATCGTCTTCACACTACCCTCTCCCCCCATGGACGGGGCTGGTAATGGCATCGTAACCGATGACCCCGAGAAGATCGTTGCGTATGTTGGTGTTGATGCCTACCATGCGTATCAGAATGGCCCCGTGGCTGTTATTCGGGTTACCGGAGCTACCTCGCAGTTTATGCTGCAGAGCGCACCTCCTGCAAATACCAACGTGTATGTAACCTACTACGAGTCTCTGATCAATGATGCTACTATCACGCTCACTTGCGTGGCATCAGGTCCTGCCCAAATCGGAACCTACACCGCAGTCTCCTCTAAGGGGGCCGTGCTTGGGTATTCCATCGACCAGAACGTTTCTAATGCCGATTTTGGACTTTCCTCATTGATTTTCCCAAACTCTGGCCGTGCTGATCTCATGGGTGTTCCAGGATACTCTCCTCAGGAGGTCATTACGCTGACCTTCACGGATTCCTTCAACTACACCGTGACATCTGATCTTGGTGCGGCAGGGACCCACGGGACAGGTTGCCTGAACCAGACTTATATTGATGCCCTTACAGGTGTTCGCTTCACCCTCTTAGATCCTTCTTCGGGTGCCGATCTAACCGCCTTTGGTTGGACAAGCCCTGTTAGCAGCCCCTATGTCTTTGCAGCGGGTGACACCATTACTCTAACCGGGGTATCTTCTTTCACCACGGGTAATTTTGAGCGGCTCTTCATCCCTGGCGTTAAGATGGTTGTGAGTGATGCGTTGGGTGTGGCTTCTGGGGATACCGCACAAGTGGCCACTTACAATAAGGCTGGTAATGAGCCTAATATTGGTGACGTATACTATGTGACGTATACATATGCTAAGCCAGCTTCGGCTTATGACCTCCAAGTATACTTTAGTACTCAGGAGGAGAACGTCTACGCGGATTATGGCTACCCCAGCCCCTCAAACAAGCTTGCTTTAGCCGCTTGGGTGGCATTCCGTAATGGTGCTAAGGTTGTGGGCCTTCTACAGGTTACCAAGGATTATGGCCTTACAGATGCCAGCGACTCTAAGTATTATGCCGCTTTAACCAAGCTCCAGACGCTTTACCCTGGGATGTCCCGCAAGCCTCAGATTATTGTTCCTCTGAATACTTCCCAGAGTTTTATCCCTTACCTCAAGAAGCATGTGGAAACTCAGTCTTCCATTAAAATGCGTGGGGAGTGCGTTGGGTTCTTTGGCTTCGCTAATAACACAAACCCCTCCACGGTTATCTCTCTTTGTCAGGCAAATAGCTCTGAGCGCATGGTTGCTGTTTATCCTGATGGTGGTATTATCACTATCACCGATAATTACGGCAATAGTCGTGATGTGGTTGTGGATGGTAGCTTTGTGGCAGTTGCTGTGGCTTCTCTGTATGGGGATCCTCAGTGGGATGTTGCAACTCCTCGCACCCGTAAGCCCCTGTATGGCTTTAAGAGGCTCTTCCGCCGCCTTGATCCCAATGTCCTCAATTCAGTGGCTCAGGCAGGTTGCACCCTAGTGGAACAGGTTGGCGTGACTACTCGTGTTCGTCATGCTATCACCACGGACCCCAGCAATGTGCTTTCCGTGCAGCCTAGTGTGACCTTCCTCAAGGACGAAATTCAGGCTGACCTTCGTGATCTCCTTGATCCTTTTGTCGGGAAGAAGTTCCTCAACTCGGTTCTTACTGATATGAAGTCCAAGATTGTTTCCTACCTTAAATCCAAGATTGACTCCGAGATTATCCAGACCTACGGAACCATCACCGTGTCTCGTGATGAGTCTGATTCTCGTATTGCTCGTGTGCAGGCGTCCTACATTCCTGTAGGTGAGCTTACTTATGTCATGTGCGACCTGTTAATAAGGTCCCGTGCAGAGTAACTAGGTAGTCAATTTTTCAATACAAAAGGCCTCAGAAGAGGCCTTTTGTATTTAGTATTCCCACCAGAGGCTTTAATGCTCACGAAAGTTATTTAATTCCTTTCTTTGAATGGGCTGTTTTTCTAGGGGTTCATAAACATGCGTGATTATTTAGAATTAGACACGACACCTATCGATGAGCCCTGTGCTCAAGTTGGATCTGAGGACTACTCTAAAAATGCACGATTAGAGTGTAAAGCTCTGGCCGCACAACTAATTCGCGTCTTTGGGGAGCCCCCTGCGGGAACCTCTTATACGGTTCGCTCCAATCCGCATGACTTTGGGACCTACCTAGAGCTTGCTATTCGTTTTGATGACGAAGATGAGGTTGGGTCTAACTATGCCTATGAGGTTGAGGGCAACTTACCTCAGGTCTGGGATGCTGAAGCTAAATCCTTTCTGGCATCTGGGGGCTACTCCGTTAAAGGTGAGTTGGATTCCACGGACTCGCGTTGGGCGTCTCGAATGGTTCGAAAAGAAGCCTCTCGTATGTCTAGCTATAAGTTAGCAGATTTTGTTGAAGATTTAGGTGATGAAGATCCCTCTGAGTCAGAATACATTGTTTCTAAGACATACGAGGTTGTTACACAAGAATCTGCCGAAGAGGGTGACTTTGCAGATTCGGGGTTTGTTTTTCAAGATGAGCCTATGGATCGCTCTGATGTGGTGCGTGAGCTTAGGCGTGAGGGATACATCTCTCCTAGTGCTTCCTTCCTAGGGGGGCTGCGCTGGGTGTCAACGGAGCCCGAGCAAGACTATTCCGATGGGAGCTACACCACATACTCCCTGCACATTAAAGATATTTCCGGAGACGAATGGAAGTCGCTTCTGGTAGAAGCGGGTCTTTTTAGAAGTATGGGCATTACTGGGGGATCCAAACGATCTGTCTATGATGACCCCGACCCTATTGAAGAACCCTATAATTATGATACTGACCCTGGACCCTCCTATCCGGGTAGTAATGTGCAGGCATCTGTGAAGAAGGCTTACGGAGATGATGATGGGTTTAGTGACTATAATGATTATCTAGACGGGGATGACCTGGAGAACCTGGGTCAACAGGAATCCTGGGAGCATTCTAGAGCTGAGATGGCAGATGATGACCATGACGAGGAAGTGGAAGAAGATTCTGAGATCCGGGTAGATACGTGGTTTGAACGTGATCGCGCTAGTATTGTTGTTTATAAGGGAGATACCGAAATTGCAGAATGGTGGGATGATGACGTTCGCCAGATGTTCGAGGACGGTTTCTTCAACAATAGAAATCTAGAGAAATCTGTTATTGATTATTGTAAGTCTGTTGGTATTATTCGAGAACCCAGGAGGTTTGATGAAACCTCGCATTATCGTTCATCATCCAGATTAGTTTATGAGGATTGTGGGGTCCCTCCAAATACTTCAACAGCTACTATGGACCACAATTCGGAGCTTAGGGCTTTAGCCGCTCAGATCCAATCTATGAGTGGAACTTCTTTTAACCCCAATAGTCCTCTCAAGGATTAGATTTCTTCTTTGGTATAAGGAGCATATTATGCTTAAAATTGCCGCCGCCGATAAATCTTGGCTACAGCACCTCGTCTTGGCAGAACGCCGCCGCCTTGCTAGCCTTCACCACGCTGCGCTTATCGCTAACACTGAAACCGCTATTCAGGATCATGAAGGTGATGCTGGCTACGAGGCCGCGTTATCCGATAAGAAGCAGGCTCCTAAGACAGCCGCATTTGGTGGCCCCAATAACCCAAGGGTTGGTCAGAATGACCTTGAGACTTTCAATGTTGCTTGTGAGCATGTGGAAGATCAGCATCCAGAAATGGACCCAGCCAAGGTGTTTAATATCCTAAATGCCGTGATGGAGCCCGGTCTTTCTATTACCGAGCTTCTCACTAAGGCTGATCCCATGCTTCGCACGGCTTCTAAGACTAAGAAAGCTGATGCCGAGAAGGACAACACCGATACAGCTATTGAAGATCACAAGGGGGACCCCATTTATGAGAACGCACTGGATCCCAAGGTTGGGGGCCGTAAGCGTTCAGGTTTGGTTGATGACGCCAAAGAATTTGAACAGAATCCAGCAGCCTGGAGGCAGAAGAACCCAGGTCAGTTAGACCCTCCCCCTTCTGAACTAAAATTTTCATCAAAAAAGACCTCCGCTGACCTCAAGGTGGATGATTCTGGTAATCCCCCCAACACCTCAAAGGCTACCCAGGATCATGACTTTGAACTGAAGGCTCTCGCAGCTCAGGTTCAGAGTATGCTAAGTGGTAAAACAGCATTTGATCCCAACGATCCCCTTAAGGATTAATAAGTCTATATTAAAAAGCCCCACTAAGTGGGGCTTTTTAATATATATAGTTTTCCTTTTAATGGAGTTTTCATTTTTAACTCCAAGAAAGGAGTTCAGTTATGCAGGTTCTACGATTAGATACAGATATGATTAGAGTTACTGTAAAAGATAACACATTTGAGTTGACTCAGGATGAATTAGATCTCCTGTTAGGGCTGTTCATCCCCCTAGCAACACCCAAGGAACGTCATATATTCTCTCTTTTTCAGCGTCTTTCTCCAGAGGGCATGGAAAGCATGGGTATGCTGTTAAAGCCATGACTCCTTTTATTAGATGGGGGACTTTCTAATGGCTTCAATTTTACATGTTAACCAGATTCCTGATCAGGGCATTATGCGGGTTCGTTTTCGCTGGGATGCTATTGACCCAACTGATGCTGTGCTCACACGTAAACTAGGGGAGCCCAGGGTAGCTACTGGTGGGGTTTTTACGGACCCAACTGATTCTACATTTACTTGGCAAGAGCCTGATGGCTATACTCCTTTATTTTCCTTTGGAGCAGCCTTCCTGGAAAATGGATATGATTCAACCAAAGACCCGCTAGCCCAAAGACGGGCAACTGTTTGGGGAACTGTTATGAAGGCTAGGTTAGAGGCCTCTCTTCTTAAACTAAGAGCTGCTGGGGATACATTTTCTCTTGATACCTCTGTTAACATCTAATTTGCCTTTAATGTGTGACAGGTTTTTAAAACCTGTAATTACTTCCAATGGCGTACCCGCCGACTAAAATTTTTAAATTTGAATCTTTCTTTTAGTTAGGACAGGAGCTTTAATATGCCACTGGATACTGGATATCTATTCCGCCAAGGGGCAAACGGCCAAACCAAAACCGTGACCTCGCAGCGCAACCGAATTTACTCCCCTCACGTTGGACAAACTGGTCTTAGGATTATTGGCGTCCTAGGTGACTTTAAGGTTAATGAGAGCCGTAAGATTGATACTGTTCGTGGTATTGGTTTTGGGGATCAGATTGCCGAGTTGGTTCCCGGAAACACGGATGCCACCAAGATCTCAGTTACTCGTACGGCCCTGTATCTCCAGAACCTCATGCAGACTTTTGGGTATAAGGCAGGCTCCTCGGGCCTTGTTCGCTCTCTTAAACATCACAAGTGGCCCTTTGACATCCGTCAGGAAATTGTTTTCTCCGAGATTGCTTCTGAGGCACAGGATGCTGGGCAGTCCCAAAGGTGGGCTCCTGAGAACCCTGAGGGTGGTTTAAATAACACGGGTGATACAGGTGATATCCGTGCGATTTTCACGATCTTTGAGGGATGCTGGATGGATTCTTATGACTACACATTTAATAATGAAAACGTGGTTGTCACTGAGAATTGCGGCATTCAGGTCAGTGACATCTTTGATGGTAATGACTCTGTCTATGGCATGTTCCTAGACAGCGGAAACAATAAATCTGATGCAACAGGTCGTTCCATGAGATTCTCCGGGAATAACTAAGTCTAACGTAATGTTTCATAAAAAAGAGGGGCTTAGGCCCCTCTTTTTATCTTAGGTAGGGGGTTTTTATGACTGTCAAGACTTTATGCTCTTCCGTGGTAGGGCTTTTAGGGGCTATCCTGGATGTCTTCAAGAAACTAGTTTCTCTTAGGCCCATTGAATACTTTAAGGGTCTCACTAATAAGAACAACCCTCATTCATCCCATCGATTTGTAAATCTCATTTGGGGGTGTGGTTCCTTCTTTATGTTTTGGGCAATTAGCTTTATCCAGGTTACCCGAGACGTAGCTTTTAGATTTGGGGCTTTAGAGTATACCTTTATTGGTGCAATGGCTGGTATTAGCACCATATCTGCGATTGTGTCCAAGAAGAAGGATCAACCCAAAACCCCTTGTTCAGATACTGTTGCTTCTGAGGATGACAAGTAATTTTTTCGGTATATTGATAGAGAGGTTGTTTAACTTGTTCATACAGCCAGAGTGTCAAGAGTTATCTTTTGAGACAGCAGGACTCACTTGGTATCTAAAAAACCGTCCCTTTTTTGAGACAGCAACCTTTTTAGCTGATCATCAAGGTGATCTAATACTGAGTAAAATAGCGGCTAAGGTCTCGGGGGTGTCTGGTGGGTCCTCCAGACATCAGCTTTCTCCAGAACAAGCTCGGTTGGTTATTTCTAAGCTAACAGCACCTCAGCTCATGGAACTGGATTTAAAATTTAAAAAAGCCGTTACTAAATTCATAAAGAGAGATCTTTCGTTTGTTGTACCGGCTCCATTAGGGCTTCCTCATTGGAAGCAGCCTCTGGCCGCTAAGGATCGCCTTTCTTCCGAGAACAGAGGTCTTCTGGATCATGCCATACAGAAGGCTCATCATGAGCTACGCAACCCCGATCTAGCTAAATCTAGAGCACTATCTAACTTTGAGACTGTACAGCGAGGTTTAGTTAAAGCAAAGCAAGAGGAGGCAGATCGCCAAGAGGATCCAACACGGGCGTATGGAGATCTCTACCCAATGAGTGATCAATCTTCGCCTTCGCCCCTTAAGCACACCCAGGAGGTTAAAGAGCGTTTGTTCGTGTTATCGGATACACTTCAGCTTCTCTGGCCGATTATTTCCAGTAATCTCTTAACACTTCATGGGACCTGGGCGGGGAACTCTGTTGCGCTACGCTATGTGAGCAAGAAGGAAATTCTAGCTTTAAACCAAATGGTTTCTACGCAGTCTGTTAGGGAGCGGTTATTTTGTGCAATGTCTATTGTTTCCATAAATGATACGTGGTGTCTATCATCATCTACTCATGTAAACCCTCTGGCACTCAGCGTGGTAGATAGCTGGGCTGAGGAAGACCTATCAAGATTTTATGATATCTTTTCAGGTATTCGATCCTTCGCAGAATCTCTAATGCCCTATATTGAAGCTCTGCCCTTTACTAAGCTTTTTAGAGATTTCTGGGACCTTAATCGTGGTAGGGATAGGTGGTGGCAAGAATGCTACACAGGTGTCCCAGGGACAGGGACACTTCCCCCCTCTGAGCACATTGATCTTTTCTCCCAGGAATGTCTCCTTGATGAAACAGCGGTTGGGAAGATTGAGGCCGATGATACTCTTTCTTTCCAAGTAGCTGGTATGAGTCATGAATTAGCTCAGGGGATTCAGAAGAAAAACACTGAGTTAGTTGAGGCCAGAGGCCTGCAGATTAATTATATGTTGTTCAATGAGGTGCCTGAAATTAAGGAAACGCAGGAGGGCGTCCTAGCTCTTCCCGGAGAGACCAGTAGGGATGAGATCATCTCCGTTGCTCAGGATATGCTTCAGGGTAAGATGGATTTCCACGATACTATGTTAGCTGTTATGCGCCAGCGCAAGGAGGCCATGCAAACAACCTCCTTCGCGCCCCCTGAGCCCCTTCCAGCCCCTGCAAGTGATGCTGACGCCTACGAGGGTGGGTCCCATTATGCAACGTCTCAGGAAATCCAGGAGATGCATCGAGCTTCCACTGCACATAGGGTGGCTGTGGATAACATCACTCTGGCGTTCTCTCAGGATGTTGTTGAAAATATTGCTAAGGCTAGGAAACGAAGCCTTCTCATCCAGGGCGTAGATCCCTACCACGAAAGGGACGAATCTGAGGACCTTGGGAGGGCCTCGTTGATTAGTAGGGATAAGTCCTATAGAGAATGAATTCCTTAACCGCCTTTTTACAGGGAGACTACTTAAATGGATCGCACCGTTTCTTTGCCCATGGATCTTTTGGAGACCTTGGAACAGCATTTACACGCAGGTATGGATTCCACCAAGCTCTTTGAGGTGGCCCCTGGATTTTCTGTAGCATTTAGAACCCTTACAGGGGAGGAAGAGATTGAGTGCAGAACTTCCGCCGCTGAATTTAGGGGACCCGCGTATATTTACACGTATAAGACAAAAGTCCTCTCCAATGTTCTTTGCCAGCTTAACGATATTAAGCTACCCCCAAGTGCTACAATTAAGATGCCCAAGAAGCGCACAGATGATCTAGGTAGGGTGGAGGAGATTCTTACAGACGTCCCCCTAGCATCTCATCTAGAGGGGATCATTCTCACCTGGAGTAAGGGCCTCATTGACATTTGCTTTAAGCTTTGGTCAAAGCATCAAGAAGAGCAGCTCTATAAGTATATCGCTCCGTTTAACCAGGATGATCTCTTTACGGTTGAAGAGAAAATGCTAGCTAAAGAATATGAACAACTTCTAAATGAGAATAACTCTGCAACGGCTGCTATGACACCCTCTGAATTAGTGGTTGCTGTTCAGAACACGACCCCCGGCTCAGACCTCGTTAAAATTGGGGCTCAGGTAACCAAGCATGTAGACCCTCATATTGATTTTAGTGAAGAGGCTGAAGAGAAATAGTCAGCACGGCATAAATTTAACACCTTTATTGGGATTTAGCTGTGGCTGATGGACCTGATATTACTAGAGTTACAAGCGATGTGGCCTCTCTTTCGACAGCGGTAGGAGGGGTTATATCGCAATTGGGTCTCTTAGAGGCTCAGATGTCTGCAATTGCAGGGTCTTTCACTAAATTTTCAACGACTACTGAAAATGCTTTCAAAACTATTGGGAAAATGTCCAAGGGGCTTACGGGGGTCGGCACCGAGTCCAAAAAGACTAAGAAGGTCTTAGAGCAAACCTGGGTTGATATTATTGATGATGACATCGTTAAAGCTCTAGACAAACAGCTCAAAGCCATCGACAGGCTTACGGTAGGGACCAAGGAATTTAGTGAAAATCTAGAGACTATCTCAAAGCAGGGCTCAGAGTTTGAAATTATTGACTCAGCAGATTTAAACCAGCAATTAAATGCTTTACAAGCCATTGATAAAAAGCTCAATCAAGTTGCTGGCAATATTAATAAAATGGCTTCATCTAAGATCGGCCTATCTATCCAAGATAGCGGGGCTGCTGTTAAAGAAATCAACTCAATCATGGGTCAAATGGAGGCCCTTAAACTCCAGGCGGGTGTTGCACGTAGGTCCCTGGAGAGTTCGTTTGATATTGACACGGATCCATTTGTTAAAAAATTGAAAGAACTTAATCCGGCATTCTCAGCAGAATTCACCAAAATTAGAGACAGTGCTGCTACAAACGCGGCTGAGTTGCGGAAGCTCTATGCGACCAGTATGGTCCCAGAGTTAAGCGCCGAAGACGTTCATAAACTTTCGGGTGGGAGCAACATTGACCCCAAACATTATCAGCAAGCTCTGCAGGCTCAGGTAGCTGCTGGGGGTGCTGATGATGTATCCGCCCAACTACAGAAAGCAGGCAAGAGCCTCACAACAGTGTTTGACCCCTCCGCTACTGAGGAGCAAAAGAAACAGATTCAAGCCTGCCTGGAGTTAATGGAGCTTGAAAATACTAGTCTAGAGCAAGCTATCGCGTCCCAAATGCTACTCAATTCAGCTACAAGTAAGCTTCCCGAGATTCATGAGCGTTCTGTAAAAGCCATGACGCAGGAGAAGAAGCTAGCTTCCGATATTGCTAAAGCCAAGATAGAGCAGGCCGGGAAAGGTGGCATAGGTGCTATATTAGGAGGGTTCAGCGAGGGTGGTTTCCGAGGCGGGATGTCCGCTATGGCACACTCGGTTGAAAATAAACGAAGGGCCATCTTATCCTCCGGGCTTAGTACCGATGAGAAATCTGCCGAGATGCGGAAAGCTGGGTATAAAGTAACCACGAATGATAGGGGTGAAACGTCCTACAAAGCAAATTTCATGACTTCCATGAAACAGGGCATTTCTCAGTTAGCGAATAGGGGTGCGGGGAGTCTTATCAAAGGTGAGGGTGCCGAGGCATTCAGTGGCCTTATAAGGGGCGCTCAGGGCGCGGAGGCTGGTTTAGGGGCTGTTGGTGGTGCTGCAGAAGGGGCTGGCCTTGCAGCCGAAGGAGCCGGTGCTGGAATGAGTGGAGCTGGCGCTGCAGTGGGTACTTTTGGCGCTGTGCTTGGTGTTGCGGCTGGAGCTGTTGTAGGTATTATTGCTATATTTAAAATTTTTGCGGCTGTAATGGACCATGCCGCTAAGAATTACAGAGAAGTTAAACAAGTTGGAGGTGTCTCCGGGATGTTAGGTCGAAGGGATCTAGGAGGAGCCATAAATTTAAAAGAAGATGCTGCAGCATTTAGGAAAAATTTAGTTAAGGGTGGTGGGAGTGCTCTACAGCCTTCATTATCACAAGATGGTTTCTACATGCTTGTTGAGAAGAAACTAGAGGTTTTGGGTGCTGCCCAACAAGCTGGCCTTAGTGGGGCAACCTTTCAGGAAGATGTTAATAGGAAAAACAAGAAGGGTGACTTCGGAAGTATTGATGCTGAAGAGTATAGTGTGACCGCTAAATACCTACAGACTGCTGCAGAAGCCGCAGAGTTGCTTGGTAAGGACCTAAAAGAAGCTGCAAATGAAGTTGCAACTCTTCACGAAGAGCTGTCTCTGTCATTTGGTGGGGTCGAGATGTTCCTTATGAACATTACCAGATCGGCCACTCAAGCAGGGGTGTCTAACGAAAAATTCATGAAAATAACGCGCAGTCTTGCGAATGAACAGACAAACTACGGAACCGAATTAAAAAACACTTCTAGGATTCTTTCTACATTAGGGGAGAGTGGGCGGTATACGTCCGAGACCCTGAAAAAATCTTTCGAGACACTCATTCCCGATAAACAAAGTATTGAACAGAAGGTTGTCGCAAATTCTATGGCTATGCAAAACTCGGGAGTAAAGGCCAGTGTTATTGGGTCCATTAAGTCTGCGATAACTGATCTCGATACACGTGAAGCTGAGTTGCAAGCAATTATAGATGCAAACCCAACATCCTCAGCGGCTCAAGATGCCAAAAAAGAACAACAATCCATGGTTGTGAAGCGGAGTGGCCTAAAAGAAAACCTATCCGCGTGGTCTTCTGGAAATGCGTATGCTGCTGCTGGGGCGCAGGATTACCTCCCTACCACTGCTAAGCTAACCGCAGCCATTGGCGCTATGGGGGCACAGATGCCCATGCTTAGGGAGGGTATGAAGAGAGGTCTTGGGTTAGACCAACTTCTTGAGGCGGCTAGGTCACTGGACCCCACTACACGTAATATGCTAGCCACTGTGTATGGCATTAAAGATCCTGTAGAGGCCCTCGCTCAGTTGAAGCCTCTACTAGAGGGTGCTGCAGCAAAAATTAAGAACGCCTTTTTTGATGCCGATGGAAAAAAACGCAGCACCCTTGGGTCTGATGAGGAGAGTATCAACCGATTCACTGAAATACTTACTTCCGCTGGCATGTCTGAGAAAGAGGCTAGGGAGAAGGTTGCCTCATTAGCCAGTGGCAATGATGACGGAACAGGAACCAGTGGTAATGCGGTTAGGAAGGCTATTGAAGGGCTCTTCAAAAACTCTCAAGGAGAGCTTGCTCTGTCCAATCGGAATATTGCGCTTGCAGAGAAGAGTGGTGCAAAAGCTGAAGAGGAGACCCGCGTTAGGCAGACGGAGGCCGAGAAGCTTAGAGCTACCTTGGCCCAATCTAACGTAGCATCTACGGACACCGCTGATAAGATTAAACAATGGATGGAGCCGTTGTTAGAAACTGGGAACGAGTGGTTAGCTACCATGACAGCGGGTTTCTCCGCAGCGTTTGATAAGTTTGGGAATGGGGTGCGTGATCGGGAAAAAGCCGCTGCAGCAAAGCGGCAAGATGCCATCATTTCAGGGGCAGAATCGTCTATTTCTGATGCTCAGGATGCCATCAACAAAATTGATTTTGCCGCAAATGCTCGGGATGAGCAGGATCCAGCCAAGAAACAGTTAGCTTCTGAGTTAGGTGAGTCGAAAAAACAATCTGAAATAGAAGTTGAAAGGACCCGTAGGGTACATGGTCTCGGGTCTGATCAACATAGGGAGGCCGTAGCTAACCTAGAAAATGTGTCCAAAGCTAGTGCAGAAGCTACCAAAGCATGGCGGGATTCTCGGTATACCTCAGAAGAAAAAGCTGAACTAGACAAGCTTAAGAAGACTATAGCCTCTAAAAAAGCGCTAATAGATCGCACACAGTCTGGTGAGGGTGCGGCAAAACAATACGGGGCTTTTGCAATAAGAGCAACGGATGATGAAGCTAAAGTTCTCACAAAAAACTTAGATAGCTCCCGTGCTATGAGCAAAGATTCGAAGTTATTCGAGTCGAAATTATTTACCAAAGATCTAGGGGCTGAAATGGAGCTAACCCCTGAAGAGTTGAAAGATGCTAGTGGTGAACGAAAAATTAAGAGTCTTAATTTTGAGGCACTCGGTAAACTAAAACCAGATCAACTTGCAGCAGCAATTGGTGTTGGCGATAAGGGTCTAGGAGAGTCTGGACGCAGCGCTCTGTTATCCGCAGCACAATCTGCAGAGGGTAAATTTAGCGGAAAAGAAATGGAAATGTGGCGTAATATTTTAAGCGTGTTAGAATCTATGAATGGTAAGCCCACTGGAAACTCTAATGTTATAAATGTTGGGACTCCGGGGGTTGAAGCTTCTCGAAGTGGTGGTTCTAAAGCCTTTACTGTTCCATCCGGAACTCCCAGAGTGGATAACTCCGGCGACAACTATACCTAGGTGATTTGGTATGTCTGATTTCCTATATAATCCAGGTGCCCCTGGCCCCATGATGCTCAAAGGGGGTAGCTTTACAGGTTCTGATGCCCATGAACGTGCTCAGAACCCTGCTCTGCGTTTCGCTGACCACATTGTAAAATTTAAATTAACCCTACCCACCCTCAGTAGTCATAAGCTAACCCCCCAATATCAAGCTCTCTATGAGGCGTATGAACAGCTTCAGGGGCAGGGTAGAGGTAATTCGTTTGTGTTATATGCCCTCCTACAAGACTTTAATGAATCTGTTGAGCAAGCTATTACTAATAAACGATCCAAGGGTGGTTTTGTTGAAAATCACTGGGGGCCTCGCCCCTCGCTGGTCTCTGCGTCAGGGATCGTGGGGGTGCATCTTTCCGCTTTTGGGTTAACCCCTTTTCAAGTTGAGGACCCAGACGGTCAGTCCGAGACTGTCCTCTACTGGGACCCCACCACCAATATGACTCTTTCAGGGACTCCTTCAGCTTCAGCTCCAAGTGGGCAGAACTCTCAGTGGATGTCGAAACAGCTCCAAACTCTTGGAAATACGCTCATCAATCAGATAGGGGCTAATTCTTCTGGGGCTACCGGAGATCTCCTACAGTCTGTTAATTTTGGGGCCAGCACGGGATCTTCGGGATCCCCTAACTATCAGACCATTGATCAGAATCAGGCTGCTAGAACTGGCACTAATGCAGCCTTCAGAAAATTTAGAATGATTCTAGATCTTTTTAAGATGAATGGTGTTATCTTCGATACGATTCCTAATCCGGACATATACCCATCTACTTTGGTTGCGTCAGATGTTTATTACGACACAAAGCTCAATAAATATGTTAAACCACCGTCTATTGTAGACCAGCAAAGGACGTTAGGTGACCTAAGTAATTTAGATGCTTTAAGACGAGACGAAAACCTAGCTCCGGGTAATGTTCGAGCTGTTCTCCCTATTGAAATGTATGTTAAAGACACCGTCTACACAGGGTTTTTTGAATCGTTTAATTATCAATTATCGGAGGAAGCTCCGTTTTCAGCGCACTATGACTTTACCTTTAAAGCTAAGAACACTCAAAGAACTGCTGTATTCTACCCAGATGGGACTGCGGGTAAAAAGCCTTACTCACTTATCATAAATCAGAATATGACACCTGGGTCGAGGTAATATGAGTCTTTTTTCGTTTCTTGGATTTGGGGGGGCTACCACAGAAAGCTCCCCTCCCCCTAGTCAGGGGATGACCACGGCTCAGCTTCAACGTGCGGCTATCACAAAGCCTTCCAAAAGTATCGCGCTGGGAGGGGGGCTTCCAGCCTTAAATTGGGGGTCCATTCAGGGGGTTATTGGGAGTGCTCAGAATTTAACAAATGGAGCCTCCCAGAACTCAGGCGGGTCTTTTGCCACATCCGCCTCTAACATTGCGTCCGAGTTCCTGGGGGGTAATGCCGCGAAAGGTGCTGCCGGTCTTTTTACGGATGACAAGGGAAACCCCTCAAGCCCTATCATGGGGCTGGTTTCAGGGGGACTAGGGGCTCTCACATACAGCCTAGTTAGCGGTGCTACTAGGGAGTCTGTTTTTGGAACCGCCATTTCTGCTGGAAGCAATCTAAACCTAAAATCTGTTCAGAATTTCCTAGGTCAAGCGCAGAGTGTTACCCATAAACTCACGGATACATTTGGATTCTTATTTCCATCTGCTTCGGATTATAACGAGGTTTCGCTTCTAGCTAGAGTTAAGCCCCTTGGGAGTGATAGCAACATAAAATATTCTGTAGCACCTTTTATCCCCACGCTTTCTGGGCATGAAGTTTCCTGGCAACGAAACGGGGAGGGAACAGATGCTATTTCTCAGATTAAAAAATCTCATGCCGTTGCGTCTCGTATGAGTTTTAGGTTGGATGGTCGCAATACAGTTATGTCTTTGTTAGTTGGACCTAAGCAGGTTGGCATAGCCAGATCTCAAGTCATATCTAACTCTGTTTCTAGAACTGGCTTTATCGTCAATCCCACTGGACCTGGGGAGTTTGATGTCTCCGTATCGGGCACTACTGCTGGGTTTTATGAGCAAGGGGGTCTCACCACCCGAGAAACAAAGACTGTAGCATACTCAAATCTACTCCTACTGTATAACTTCTTCCTTAACAATGGATATATTCTTGATGATGAGACTAGCGCTAAGCAATCTGATGATCCCAATATGCCCATTAAGTCTGTATATAGCCCTCCAGACTTTAGCGATGATAGCCCAGTTAGGCGTATTAATTCAATGAGTTATGTGGCAATTGAGTGGCAGAAGTGGGTTTGGTGGGGCTATTTTAAATCTTTTAAAATTAGCGATATTGCCGATGCCCCCTACACGCTCAATTATGATTTTACATTTAGGGTTTGTCATGAGACCGATTTGTTTAAAATAGATAATTTACGTGGGGACTCTAGGCAGACCCCAAAAGTAACTGGGCATGTTACGAAGGGCTACTCCCCAGAACGTGCGCTTGCGTCTAAAGTCTTAGGGGGTAAGCCACCCGCCAATCTAGAAGACCCAAATCCCAAACATAAAAATGTCATGATGAGTAATTTTATGTTTGACGATGATACTAGCCCCCTGTCCGCTCTAGACCAACGGGTCTCCCTCGATCAGGCTGCTTATAGGTTATCTATTGCGGGTTACTCGCTAAATTTCCAATCTGGTCCGCAAGGTATGAGGTTTTTTGGACAGAATCCCGATGGGGTTGGGATTGACCTCTGCGGACGAGCTAACGAGCGTTCCCTTACGATAAATAATCCAGGGGCTTCCCCCGTCCGATACATCAATACTGCCACGCAATCTTCGGATGTATCTGGCAATCCCGTCATATATGGGGTTGTTAAAGCTGGTCCCGATGGTATCTCCTCTTCGTATACTCAAGAAGGCACCTTAGCAGATCCCCCCAATAATATATAAAAGTAAGTATCTTCTTAGTAGAGGGGTCTCGGATATGGATGGCAAGTCAAAAGATACGTATACAATCCCACGCTCATACCCAGGGACTCCTATACCGGATACAGATGCAGGTGGCGCTCCTTCAGGTGTGCTTGCAGACCCTGTAACTAAAGATGCCCCTTCCACTAAAGAGTTTACGCCCACCGCTGCAAAGCCCATGTATGACTTTTTCTTTTCCGAGGTGTTCCAGCAGCTACCAAAGCTACGATTAGCTCCTGATCTTTTAGTCTATGTTAATAGGGCTAGAACCATCACTACATGGACGGGGATTTCTTTTGATATAAACGACTGGTTGGTTTCAGCAAATGGCGGGTCCGGTATGGATCGCCAGCACATGTGTACTCTATCATTTTATGTCCCACGACACCTTGAGACCTTATTTATTGGGTTAGGGGGCCGCTTTGTTCTTCGCCCGTTTCATGAGATTGAGGTTTATGCTAAGGGACGGTTCCTTGTTGACGGTAAAACTTTGGCTACTTCGGATGCAGAGCTATACGGGGATTATTTAGACCCCTCTGATCCGGATATCCCCACGGCTAGGTATTACCGAATTTACTGGGGGTATGTTGCCTCCATCACTTCTGAATGGCTTGAGGGAGATTACCAATATACCATTCAGTGTGCTCCAATTCTTCGACTGTTTGACCTAACGCACTTACGTCAGAGTAGCACCGCCATGTCTGCTGCAGGGACCCAGACGGGGATATCTGCCCATGGCAACCCTGGCATGGTAGGGAACCCGCTTCAGATTATTCTAGCCGTATACAATAGAGAAGTGGGTGTTTTAGAGGAGTTGAATACTACCACTTTTACGGATGGCACAAATAACGTTGCCCCGTCTTTGAGGGATTCAAATAGCTACCGGAGGCTGGCTGGTAGAGCCTTTGCTACATGGCAGGCTAGGCTTGAGGAAGTGAAAAAACGGACTACATTCTACGGGCTAGCCTACCGAGACCCTGTTACGTTAGAGCTAACCACGGATAAGTTGGATTTCTATAAACTCTTGAGTAAGGAGGCTGGCAGAGACCCCATGTCTACCATCCCCGTGAATGTGTCAAACGGAACTCAAGTAGGGCCTTATGATGGGTCCTTTCAGGATAGGCATATGGGTTTTAGCTTTTGCCTCCAAGACTTTGCTATGGCTAATTTCTCACCCTTCTTTCCTATTAGTCAGTTTCAGCTATTTCACTTGAACGAGAACACCAAGCGTGGGGAAATTCTAGCGCAAATGGCTGATCTAATGGGTTATGAGTTCTATCAAGATTTAAATGGTAATGTTATTTTTAAGCCGCCTTTCTATAATATGGACGTTCGTTCAGATGCTGTATTTAATATCAATGATATTGATATCCTTTCTGAACAACTAATCGAAGATGAGTCCCAGATAACTACTACAAATGCTCTTGTAATGGGGAGTAAGCATGACATGATCCAGAATTCTATGTCGAAGGATGTTCGCCCCCAAGCTCAGGCAATAGACCTCCGACTTCTGGCTAAGTATGGTCAGCGTTTTAAACAAATTGAATTACCAATGCTGCGAAATCCTCAGGAATGCTATGCCTACGCAGTTATATCAATGGCAAAAGAAAATCGACGATTCACTCAGATTAACATTCAAATACCCGCTAGACCTGAGTTAATGCTCGGGTTCCCTGTTTACCTCCAGGGTAGAGACTGTTTTGGGTATCTAGAACGCATTCAGTGGTCCTACTCAGCGGGGAACGACTTTACGTTTAGTCTGTCCCTTACTAGTGTGCGTAGGCGAATGTATATGGATAAATCTAGGTATAAGTGGATTATGGGTAGTCGTATGCGGGATGTACTCAAAGATCCCAGCTCTAACGAACCCACCCCCACCACCGAAGCTTCTAAAACTCCCGTTCAGAGTGCCGAAAAATCAAACGCGGAACCAGCAGATAAACCTAAAGCTAGTGATAAGGCTGTTGTTAAGACCCCTTCTAATCCCCTAAACTTATACACAGAGTTAATTAGGGTTGCCTCCTCCAAGGTTGGAGTGGGAGGGGAGGATACTAGTCAGGACCCCGCTGTAAACGCCTTTAGACATGCTGTATGGGGGGATGCAACAAAGGGAACAGAGCAATGGTGTATGGCTTTTGCTCAGTATTGTGTTGCAGAGGTCGCCAACATTCATGATAAAGCCTCTACGTTGCCAGTGACAGGGGGGTCTCAAGATGCTTTTAATTTAGCAGTCCAGCGTTTTCCAAAATACGCGATTTCTGCATCTGAATTTATGCATAATTCTGATAAAGCCAGCCGGGTGGGGCCTGGGTGGATTATTATCTGGAGACACAATAAACCCCCCACTCCAGGGGCTGGTCATACCAGTATTGTTCAAACAATCCATGATAACCGAAAAACCTGCACTTCTATAGATGGGAACGCTGCGGGGGGTAAAGTGGTGGTCAATAGGCCACGCACACTTCCTTTTCAGCCGAATCCCAATAAGGAATACCCGTATGATCTTGAGTTAGTTGGGTTCATAGATCCCTGGGGCGTTGGTGGCGTAAAACCCGCAGCCCCTCATGCTCTCACAAGTGATTCTACTAGTGGGGTTCCCTTTGATTCGGGAACATTATACTCCCGCAATGCAGCCTCATGGAGTTCTTCCGGTGCTCCTGGGCGAGACGCTTCCAAGAAAGATCTCCTAGATCTAGTCCCGTTAGCTAATGCAGTGCTACAAACGTTCCCTCCTTCCGTAAAGGCCGTTGAGGACGATACGTCAACTGAAAAAGAACGGGGTGATGCCGAGAAGGTCGCTGTTTCAGAAGGTCGCGGGAAGGCTCTCGATAAAGCTGCTGCAACTATTCAAGCCAAGGAACAGGCTCTCCTAGAAGCTCAGGCGGCATTTAAGGTAGCGAAGGAGGCAGCGGATGCTAAAAAGCTGCAATTAGATACTGAATTAAGTGACGCGCTTCAGTATGAGGCAACCCTCATGACCGCTACTGAGGAGCAGGACTGGGGGCTTGCACCATTCATAAATTTACCCGAGAATCAAGAAATTGGTGAAAAATATATAGAACTTAGAGACGCTGCCCAATCAGCTAAAATAGCATACTTAAATGCCGGTTTCTTTGACGGGAAAGCTTCTAAAAAATTAATGGCAGATACCCTTTACGCGGAATTCCTTAAGTATAAAGATTTGCAGGTTGAAACGTATAAAACATCTCTTTCTAATGATATAGCTTCTAAACGTAAACTCTGCGAGTTGTTTGACTCATCCCCAGAAGGTCTAGCGAAGAGGTCCTCCTTTGATACTCTTTCGAAGGCCACCTCAGAATTGGCCGCGAGTAGGCAGGCTTATGTAGACACTAACTCTATTATCCAGATGGAGTCTGCAGGCATTTCAACCAACTTAAAAAATAGTATCCAAGGGGAGGGGTTGGATACGTCCGTGGATGATGTCCTAGATTGTGATCCCGACATGCAAATTTTTGCTTTTGGGCAGGATACCTTTAGAACCCCCGCCCTTAAAGGTGGTGTGGATGAAAAAGAATTTAAAAAAGAGACTGTTAGGCAAACCACACTAAATAAGGCAACGTTCTTTAGGCCAAATACGTTTAATCCATACAGGATTGTCATAGATGCCCGGATGATGGGCAGACTTGCCCCATATTCCAATAAAGATTCATCTATGTCTACAAATTCGGGAAATTATGCTAAGGGGGACCTCAACAGTATTGGGAGTCAGGCTACCACAGGTAAGACTTCCCAGGATGCTGAGAATATTATAAAAGCTAGAGAGCAGGCTGTTGCCGCTGCAAAACTAGCCGAGGCTAAAAAGTTGGATATGGAAAAAGCTAGTAGAACCAATGTGGTTAAGTCCTCCGTTTTAGATTCTTGTCAGACCGCCTATGACGCCGCCCTAGCTAAGTATCCCGAAGAGATCCTTAAATTAATGACTTCAGCCTGGGCCTCCGAGCTAGAGGCTACTGCAACATGCTCTTTATTTTTGGGGCAAATCAGCTACCCTCCAGATGCATCTGCCTTTGCTAGTATTACTTCAGCTCAAGAAGCTCTATTGAACTATGTATGTCCGTCTAAGGTAGCAGCATTCAAGAAGGGGTGGGATACAACGGGGTCCTTTAAATCCCCTAAGGACCCTCTATATGACTCTGTTCTTGTTGATTATGCTGATGCCCTTCTTGAACAAGCCAATAATACTGTTAGTTTCTACCAAGAATTCGCTGTGGCAAAGGCTAATCTTGAGAGGGCTACAAAAGAGGCTCTGGAGGCTCAGCTTGACGTAACTACTAACCAAGATGAGCGCTATCGAATAGATGCCGCAGCTTCTTCCGCATCACGGAAGGCTACTGCGTTGAGTAGGAATGTTACCGCAAATGCGGCTCCAATTAGTGCTACAGCTATGACCCCTGCAGAGTATATGGCAAGGCTGTGCTTCTCCCAGCCCTATACCGATGCTAATGGGTTTGAGCAAATCCCAGGGTTTCCTTGGGGGAGAACTGCGGATGTTTGTCAAACTGCGGCTTCGCTTAGGTTGGACTCGACTGCGTTGCAATTTACCCAAATGACGCCCCATCTTTCGTCTACGGATACTATCCCAAGTAGGGGGGGATTCTCACTCCCACCTCTTAAAACAGCACCACTTGATACGGCTACGTATGTTAATAGCAACCTAACTAAGTCTTCAGAAGTCCAACTCTCAGCCTCAAGAACCGACTTTGGGGGTTCATGGAGGGATTTCGCCCCGCCCCCTTCAGGGTCAGGAGAACGGGTGCCTATTGATACGTCTACTGGGACTCGTTCATAGCGTTAAGCGGTTGTCTAGATTGGTGTTCGTTAAGTTAATCTGTATCTCATTTATACGAGTTGGCCCACATGAATTTTACCACCATTTTCCCTAAGTTTTCTTCTCCGAGTGGCACTGCTTTTGAGAATCAAAGGTCAGTTGGGATTGAAGTAGCTAAAGTTATCTACGTGGATTATGAGTTGGTTCTTGTGGATGTGTTAATTTTAAATCAGAACAGCACCATTAGAGGTATCTCAAATTTTTTAAGTAGTGACTCATCAGACTCTTCTGAAGCTGGGACGCTCCCCTCTCAAGGGAGCTTTGTGCTGGTTGGTTTAATCTCTAAAGCAGGATCTGCTCAAGAATGGGCCGTGCTGGGAACTCTGAAGTCGGGGTATAGATCTGGTCAGGCTCTTATAGCTACGAGAGACGCTCCAGAGGACCCACACGAGAATCTTCTGCATCGGCAAATCTCTCGTAAAATCACAGAGTCTGAATTTCAAATTTCTGCTGGGGCCGGTGGGGAGGCTCTGTTTGACGAAGGTTGGGGGTTTCTTTCCAAAGACATCTCTGAAGTTAAAACTGACTCCATTACAGAGACTGTGGCGTCAAATCTCCATAATGTGTATACTCAGTCCTTTAACGGGAGAGTTCAGCAGGGTGCCGCTGTTCGGATGCTCCCTGATACATCAGGGTTATACGCACATCCTACTGGACTGTCGTTTCAGTATGTAACCCCAGATGGTGCCGACCCAGCTCTACGGTATAAATCTGCGGAAACTCCAGGTCTCATTGTAACGGAAGAAGTGCATGTTTTTCACGATACCACTGATTTGATTCCCGATTTAACCCCCCATCTACATGGGGTTATGCCCATACATACGGCTGATGTCAATGCTATATCCTCCATCAGTAAGAAAAGCGCACCCTGGTCTCAGGTTAGTTCAGATAGGCCTCCAGATACACAAGAGATTACGCACCCTCTAGAGGATAACCCGGACAGGGTTGATCCTAATCAGAAGCTCTATACGTCCGATTTGCTTTCGATCCAACATCGTAGAGACCTTAGATACACTCATGATTCCAATCTTGTGGGTGTTTTTGAATCAGATAAGTCTAGATACCTCTCAGTTCTGGTTCCCCATGTTGCTTCTAAATTTTCAACGGATTTTAATCATACTCAGATCCCGTTGTATGACCCGCACCCGCACCCTGAGTTTAGGCTAAGAGTTCCTGTAAGAGCTGAGTATTCTCCTCTGCTTCATAACCAGACCGCCTATTATCAGACGAAAGAGGGGTACCAGATTTGGGTGATGGGGGCAACCCTTCAGCATGAAAGAAACCCCCTCACGGGTGCTACCACTTTTGATAAAGGTGCTGGTCGCTCGGCTGAGATCTTTACTCTAGGAGGCATTGAAGCCACACTAGGTAAGACACGTGACGAAGGGGAGAGCCTGTCCCTCACAACAATAGGTCAAATTTTCGCGCATATTGGGGCTGATTCAGGGAAACGTCCACATGAGCGACGATCTCTAGAGGCTCTTGATAGGGTCACAGGGCAAAAAATAAGTCTGGACGCTTATAACTTTGATTCAATCCCTGGCCCAGGTGACTCCAAGACCTATCAAACAAAAACAGCCTCTGAAAATCTATCTATGGTTTTAACTATGGATGGGGGGGTGTCTGCCCGGTTTGGGGCAAGAAATAAGGCTGTTCAACGTAAATTTGTGAGGAATGGGACTTCAGATGCTCCTGGTAGGACTATTGGAGGTAAGGACGTTCATGATGCTAAGCGTGAAGTCTATGGGGGAGTTAATGACCCATATCAATTTCACGATCTAACGCAAACAGCCGTAGAAAATTGTTCTGTTGACCCATGTGAACTGGGGGCCACTTCTTTGGAAGGGTTTGATGCGGATGTTCATGGCCGTTCATGGGATTTCCATCTGTGTAACGATTGGTTTATGCGTGTTGGTAAAAACAGTGACTCCGGAACTTCCTGGACTATGGATACAGATGGAGGTTTGGTCTGGTGGTTAGGAAAAGATGACTCCGGGCGATCTCTCACAATTCAGACAGATGGCGGTGCTCAAATTCGCCTCAAAGCTGATTCAGAATCAGGTGAAGCTCTCAATTTATATATTACAGGGAATGTTAACGAGTATATAGAAGGGAGTGTTACTAGGGTTATTGAGGGGGATCTGCATGAACATATCAAGGGAAGCCGAACTGTCGAAATTGACGTTAACGACACCCTGATGGTCGCAGGTAACTACACCCCCATATTCAAAGACTACACCCTTCTGTGTAGTGGTTCTGGTGTCATGGGTTTTGGCCTGGGGCTAGATTTCACTGTGACAGGGGCTTCTAAATTTGATTATCAAGGGGCTCTAGTTACTAATGTTTTGGGGGCTTCTAAAACAACCGTGTCTGGGGCGGCTACAGAAACATATCTGGCTGCTAAGACAACCTCAATTAATGGCATTTCAACGACTTCAGTTAAGGGTCTAGCTACTGAAACCTACAAGGGCGGCTTAACTACCTCTATTACTGGGCCTTGGAATGTCTCTGCAACTTCCACAGGGACTCTTAAGACTTCAGGCTTGTTTATTCTGCAGGGTTCTGCGATGACTATTGGTGGGGCTGGTCCTGTTACTATTAAGAGTCCGTTAAGTTTGGGGTAGTATTATGGCAGATGTAGGGTTAGCTCAGTTGGGAAGCCTTTCCTCGCATGGGGGTGTGATTACTTCCGTATCCTCCACAATCTTGTGTGAGGGAAAGCTAGTGGCGTGTGTAGGGGATGTTCACACATGCCCGATAAAAGGTCATGGGTCCACCCCTATTGTAGATGGCAACCCAGGTGTTATTGTAAATGGAAAAATTCTAGCACGTATTGGTAGCACAACAGGCTGTGGTGCTACCATAACCACTGGCTCAGTTTCAGTCACCACAAATGGATAGGGGGTCTAACATGTCTGAAGAAACCGAAGCAGCTTTGAAAGAAATCAACACGGGGTCCACTTTAGATGGCCTTTTTAGAATGGGATTCACCATTCTAGGGGACTCCCGTGACTTTACAAATGGATCTATTCAGGTGACGCTAGGAAGGGGTCAGGAGCGCCTTTCCTGGACCTTGCCCATGAAGGTCGCAAAGGTTGGTGTGGACACTCCTGAGGGCGCATCTTACCTCCAGATCCCCATTGATCATATTTCTTTTGATGTGGTCTATCCGATCAAGTAAGTGAGGGCAAGTGGCGTTTAACGGTCAGGGACAATGGCGGCAAAAGAGCTGGGAGGCCTTCCAGAAATGGGTGGAGGTCCAGCAGAAAGCTATTGACCAACGCCTGCACCTCCTGAGATTTAAATCTGCCGTATCCAGGCGGAGGTTATCGAGTCTCCTAGCACAAACTCCTCCCGTGTTTACCTCAGATGTTCAAGAAACTTCGTCATTTGCGGTTACGGGTGATGACAATCTGCCCCCTTTTAAGGGGGAATGGAAGTTAAGGGACGTCTCTTTAGCTGGACCCACCATAATAGCCCCACACCAGAAACCTAAGGAATCTACTGGTAAAGAGGTAATTGGAATTAAAAGTCTCTTCTACCGGGAAATACGTGCGATTGAGTATGTGGAACATTTAATCCAAAAAACTAGGTATGAAATTGAACAAATTGAAAATGAGATTTATTGGTTGGAATGCAGTGAAAAAAAGTTGGCTAGACATTTTGCAACTGTAAACACTCAATTCAATGATGTGGAGTTCTCAGACAGCCTCATTAAAGAGGGGTCCCTTATTCGTTTAAGTCTTTTGGAGGATGCTCCTGATGCACTCGTTCAAAAACATAAAGAGGGGCAGATTCTTTTGGAAGCCTACGAAAAAGACCAGAAGAATCCCCCACTTCCACAAAACTTGCCCACATTATCCACTCAGGACGATTACAGGACCTAACTTCCCACTAACTTTTTAGAGTGTTCCCCCAATGTCCTATGATTTTAAAATAACTAATAAAACTTGTGATCACATCCTTAGGGGTGTCCCTTGTTTTATCTCGGACATTGATGGGATGACACTGCTTCCACGAAACGATCCTTCCCAATACGTTATCTCAGACCCTGTGCCTGCGGGGGTTTCTGAACTAAAGCTATATAACCAACTAACACATACTTGGACTACTATTCCTAAGGATCATCCTGATTTGGGGTGGAAGATCACGGTATATCCCCTAATTGAGGGCTACCCGGATATGGGGTCCGCAATGATGGTCCGTTTTAATAAGCGTCAACAGAGTACCCAAGGGATTTGGAGACTTTCCTATCAAGTTTCAGCCGCCTCGTGTTTTAAGTGTAAGGGAGCTGGGGTTCTTCCAGACATTGAGCTGATTGGTGATCCCGATAAAGCGTATTATGTGCAGCATGAAGCCAAATTAGCTCAGGATTTCCTTAAATTTTTATTAACCCCAAAAGGTTCTGACCCATACTATCCCTGGATAGGGACAGATTTTGCGGATCTCCCAGGGTCTAAACTAGATCTCAGGGATTTTGAGGCTCAGATAATTAAACAAGTTCAAGCTACTGCAGATATTATTAAGAATCTTCAGGCTCAGCAAGCAAAGTTACCAGACCAGACTGTTTCGCAACGAGAACTCCTACACTCGGTAACCCTAGTCAAAGTTCAACAGTCCCCCGCAGATCCTCGACAAATGCTTATTAAGATAGAACTAATGACCAATAGTCGAACTTCCACAAATATTCAATTTCCCCTAAGCCGTGGATAACCTATGAATGCTCCCATTATTAAGTCTCCTGCGCTACTCCCAGGCTCCCTGGATTACACAGAGATTACAAGCCCAAATCTCAATCTGGTCATTCAAACACCGCCAACTGCCGTGTTTGTTCAAGCAGTTGTGCAGGGGGAGCAGGCCGCTACATTCCAGTCGAATCTTCTTCTTTTTACTCCGCCTTATATCTCAGGTGCTTCCGATCATTTCTTCTCCCTTGATATCGCGCTAGGGGCTAAGAATAACACTGTTATAATCAACTATTTTAATACCTACCCGAGTGACACTCCCGCAAATCTTGCCTCTGCCAAATCACCCGATGCAGAAATCCGTCTTTTTCTAGATCAAACAAGTTCCCTCATAACCCCTCCAGCACCTCCATCGGGTTTTGATATTGCTCAAAGAGCTGTTGAAGTAAGGGTCACGTGGGACAAAACATTAGATGATGATTACATAGGGTCCAATTTCTATTTAGCTTCTTCCTCAGGTGGGCCTTATTATAAAGTTAATACCGCCCTCCTGACAGCGTTGGACCCCTCATCGACTACAAATCGTTTGTTGTTTAATATCCCTATTTCGGCACTTCCAGCAGAGTATGTTGGCACCGCAGATACTGCGGCTCAGCCATTTTATGCCGTAGCAACCAATGTTATTCAGGCTCAATCTGGGATTATCATGGAATCTCCATATTCCATGGAATTCGAGATCAAATTCTATAATTTCCCTACCATTTATACGTCCCCTCTAAATAGGTCTCAACAAGAGGTGCAGGTTAGCCTGCTCAACTCAATACACAGCTACGACTTACAGCATGATTTAAAACCAGGATCAATCCTCCAAGATGTGTTTGTAAACCCTGTATCTACAGAGCTGGCTAGGGTTTACCAGAGAATGCACTTCTACCATTATGCTGGGTTTATTTCGACCCTCCTTAAGTATGAGGATGAAAATGGAGATGGCTTCACTGACACCTTAGCTCAATCCCCTCTCCGCCAAACTCTTCAACAGGCTTTTAGCCTATCCTCAGCAACTGAGGTTCAGAATTGGATTGACGATGCGTTTGACCGCTTGGCATCTAAATTCTATGCTCAGCGAGAAGGGTCTAAGTCAGCTAGTGGTAGGGTTACTTTTTATACTAAAGCTAAGCCAACTCAGACTATCGTAATACCCTTGGGTACAATCGTGTCCTCAGAAAGTTCCCTGCTCAGCGGAGCAACTCCAGTCTCTTATGTAACTACTGAAACTGGGAGCATCCCTTTGGATTCAATCGGGTCCTACTATAATGCTGATTTAGCTAGATGGGAACTTCAAGTCAGTGTCGTAGCACAGCAAGCAGGGTCTGCCGGGAATGCTTCTGCGGGGACCGTTAGCTCGGTATCCGGGCTTCCTGGGTCCTTTAAAGTTGTTAACGAATTAAATCTCTTTGGTGGCGCTGATGCGGAGTCTAATCTTAATCTAGCCGCTAGATTAAGAAATACATATTTGTCTCGTGATCCTGGAAGACGGGTTGGTATTCAGGCTTGGATGTCTAAAGTTCCAGGCATCTATAGTTGTAAAGTAGTTGCAGCATCGGATAAATATATGATGCGTGACTATGATAGCGTTCGTAAATTGCATGTATATGGTCGTGCGGATGCTTATGTAGATTCCAGGGCGTCTTCCGAAAAGACTCAAACTCTTGTTGTGGCACCCGTAGCCATTTCTAGCCTTGATGCGACAACAACTGTAACTGCCTCCAACATTACTTCCTCAGACTGGGCGTTTACTATACAAGACTATCGACTCACCTCTGAAACCCCTGTATATCAAGTCTTACAGGTTAGAAATGTTAGTAAGAGTATCGATTATAACATCTCCACATGGAGTTCTAGCCTAGCTACAACAGGCTCCATTACAATTCATTTGGACCCCTCCCTTCAAACTGGGCTCTCTTCAGGTAGTGTTACACCTTCTGCAACGGATACCCTCCAGATTATCGTGAGGATTCTCTCAAACACGGGGTTTGAGTTTAACTACCAGCCCGTTCTATCTGTCAACTCTCTAGAAGGTGAGGATATTAGTCTTGGAGGGGCTGGGAGTATTGACGTTTCTTCTACTTTAATCGTAGAAACCCAGGACCCACTTGGGATCGGGGGGTCTGTTAGAGACGATAAACGTCTATACATTATCCCTAAAATTGAGTCTCATATAGAGCCTTTCACATTTCCTTCCGCAGATCCCCTAAACCCTTCTGCACCTATTATCTACACCGCGTCCACCCCAGGTGTTGTCCCCTTTTCTGTGGGGGTCCCTACATTAGTGGACACCCTAAACCCCAGCCTTATCTTGATTGAGGGAACCCATTATACCCTTCAAATGACTGATGACCAGAGGCTTAGGGTTATCAAAGCTCCAGCACTATCCTCTATCGGGGCGTATGAGCTGACCTATCAAGCCTATCAAGTTTTCCCCCGAAAATTTAAGGTTATAGCGGAACCCTTGGTTCTTTCAGGAACCACCCCAACATACCTCATGAACGTGGGTGTTAATCCAGACCCCTCCACTCTTGTGGTTCATACGGATATTCTCGGAACTAATACTCTGGTTCGTGGTGTTCATTATAGTGTGACGCCCTACGATGATACGACTGTGGTTGCCGCAGCATCTACGAGTGGATCCAGTAGCCCATATGACTCTGACTATTGGGCGGCTAGTCCTTCTTTATTATCTAGTCTGTCCTCCTCGCAAGCTTCCGACCTAACAAGCGCAACGGGTATTATTAACTCTAATCTGGCCCTGCTTCCTGATGGGTCTACTGTGTATGTGGATTATGAATACTACGAAAATATAACCTGCAAGTATTCTGTTGATCAGGGTGTCATTGACGCGCAGGCTTACGCGGATACACAAAAGAACTGCACGATGAACCTACTGGTAAAGCGGTGCAATTATGTTCCGGTTACTTTAGAGCTTACAGTGACTCTAGCGACTGGTGCAGATCAAGCAACTGTTGAAAATAGCATACGCACACAGATCTCCAATTTATTTAATAATTTATCCGTTGGAGACGGTATTCATGAAGTAAATATTATCAGAGCGGCTACTTCAGTCAGCGGGGTTTCAAACTTACAGATCCCTCTTAATCGTATGTCTTTTGCTGACGGGGCGCACATTAACCAAGAGAATCTCCCCACCTGGGCACTGGCTACAGACCTTATTGGGGTCCCCTCTACATCGGCACCAATTTATAAGTGTAATACTCAATCTTTGTATGCTAGCCTAGATGGGGGCGGAAATTGGTGGCAGTATGTCTCGGTATATGAAGATGGTATTGCATTGGATAGGTCCTCCACACAAGCCGAGTTTATTTCTAACTCACCCGGATCAAATGGGACGTTCCTCCTTCTAAGGAACCCCGTAACGTATACTCTTGATGTTTACATTAAGCCAAATCGAACCTCAGAGCAAAATAGTGACATTAATTCGCACGTTCACACCCTAACTTACTACGTATACGGGGATAGTTCCACGCATGATATTCCTGGTATGGATTTAAGCATACTGACCTTGGGGACCCTCAGCCTTAAGTTTGTGGAGTGATTTGTGGCATCTTTTTGGTTATCTTCTAATCTCACAACTCAAAATTGGATGTCGGATAGGTCCGAGTTTATCTTTGCATGCATTACTGCACGGATCTCTGACTACTACCAAGGCCAGATGAGTGATCAATTAGAATACTCCCAAATTATACATGGTGTGGCTGAGGAGATAGCTAAGGCAGATGCCTTTAGTAATTTTTTGTATGAGCAAAATTCAGCGTCCTTACGAAGCCCTTTGTTAGCGCATACTACCGAGGCACCTCTTTTTAATCTCCCCGTGTCCTTCCCCAGGCCTCTTTGGTATGACTCATTCTACTTGGATTTTCTCACGAAATTAGCTATGTTGTTCTCTCAGTCTAGCACTACCAAGACTATTGAGAGTCTTTTTAAAGCATACTTCCAAGAACCCTATAGTTTACTCTCCCCTAACGTGTCCGTCTCTGAACTATGGTCGATTCATGGGGCTGACACGGCTGACAATATTGTGGATCAACATATTGCCAATGTCAGGCTTCCCGACCTACATACAATGGATCAAACCACGTTAGATATGTTCACGGTGTTTGATCAGGTTAGGCAAGCTCATACTGTTTTGAGAATTGTTGCCTCTCCCGTTCCAGCAGAATTTATTCATGGGGCAACTATTCAAGATCCTTTTTATCTTAAGATGTATATACTAGAGGATCGAAATCCTGTAGTTACTCTTAAATGGTCCGATTATAGTAGTTGGTTTAAGGTTTTTACAGGGTCCTTTATTCAAAGATCACAGGCTCAGTCCGGTGTCTTTGCTCCAGGAATTCTTCCAGACGCACGATATCGAACAAGTTACACTTTTATTTAGTGAGGGATCATGTCCAAGTTTACGGGTCACTTTTCAGCCTTTCTAGCAGAATCTCCCTCAGAAATAGTCTGGGAGAAGAAAAATGTTGAAGTTATCGTAGGCGGGTGGCTACTCGCCTGGGCGATGGCTTCCCAGTCTATTAGTGTGAATGCAACTGGTGGTGGGAGTCCCATCCTAGTTCCTGATTACCCCATTTGGGGTCTGGCAGTTGGCAACGCTTCCCCTTCGTCTCTCCCAACCTCTGACGATGCTAGAAAGTTGATGTCGCGCTTGGTGCAGGAGGCTTTTAGGAAGGCATCATCATATATTTACTTTTTAGATCCAACCGCTTACTCAGTTGGCCAAAAATTACCTGTTCCGAATATTACCCCATACCTTGAAATTCAAACTATATTTAATAGTAATACTGATGTTATTCTTCAGGCAACACCAACGATTACTGAAATGGGTCTCGTTGGGGGGACTACTCAGTCGTATGCAGATCCAACTACTGACTTAAATCTTGGCGGTGGCCCCGTTAACCAGCCCGGTGGGGGTATTCTCCTTGATTATGTCAACCCAGAGCCCTTTCAAATTCCTTTGGGCCGTGACTTCGTGGTTGCGGTGGTTTTGGACTTCTCGCACTGATCGCTTTAGGGGAACTTCTAGAAGTCTTGACCCCCTTTTGGTCGCATCCTAAGACTGCATCTGATTAGGTAAAGCTTTATCCTCTTTTGGAGAGGATGGGTTTCATGGTTAGATCCTTTGGCTCCAAGACATCGCGTGTTTTTGATTTAGATGCTAAATCCCTTCAACTGTTAGTCGCCCGATCCGGGAAGGCTATTACAGATGCTGAGGGAATTCTAATTCAAGATTTACAAGCACTTAAACTGAGTCAGTTCACTAACACACTAACCTTTTCAGGGTGTGTGGACCTTCCTCCTTTTAGGCTCCCAGATCCTGATGTCGATACTAGCATCACTTCAAATTTCCTGATAATTCCCCCTTTCAGAGCCCTTGTTAATAACGATCTTATTTATGTCCAGGGTACTAAAAATCCTCTAGCCCCACTGAGCCTCGATAACTACGTAGAGCTTCCTCCAGCGCCCTCCGCCTCTTATGGAATCGTGGTTATTTACCTAGAAGCTTGGTACCAGGTTCTGGAAGAGCAGGCTTCTAATCTAAACCAGGGTTTCTATCCTAACAATAGCCCCACGTTTAACCCCTCAACGGACGCTAGATACTTCTTCCCCTATGGTAATACTCTAGCGCATGTTAACTGGATTACTCAACCTAAATTTGCCGATGACCTCGTGGACCCCCTGGCTGGGGTTACAAGTGGTCGCGTTCAGCTTCAATATGCGTTAAGAGCTACTCAGGTCATTCCTCAACAGGGGGTGACACCCGAGGAAACCCTAAGTCTATCATTCACCCCTCACCTTAAAAATTTTGGGCTAACCCATCCAGGGGTTTTAGGGTGGACGTTTGTATCTCCTGACCCCTCTAAAAATCCTGGGTTCGTGTTCGCGGGGGATAAAGATCCAGGGTTATATACGTGTTCAAGTAACCAGCTTTGCAATCTCAGAACTGTTGACGGTAATACATATGCGATACCTCTGGCAATCATGTATCAAAGAAATTCGGGTATTTGGTCCCCTGTTGGGAACCCCCACGGAACGGATATTATTGGTATAGACCATGCCGGTGCGGTAGCTTCAGGAAAGAGTGGGCGTCCTGATGGTTTATTCTATGATAAGCCATCCCCCGATGATTTTGTTGACACACGCTCTACCTTCCTGGGGGGCTCTCTAGAAGACTACGCTTCCGTTATTAAACAGGCTTCTTGTAGGCTTTGGGAAGGGTCCCTTCGATTAAAATTGGCTGAGCCTCCTGTATCAGATACAAATGCTCATCAGTTAGGTCAAACTCTTCTAAGTCAAGAGTTACTAGGAACTACTATAACTTCACCCCTGGTCTTATCAGACTCACTTGCTCGTATATCTGCCAATTCCGAGCCACATACCTCATGGACTTCAGATCGCTCCCCAGACACTATCACCTATATGGTGTCCCCGTCTATGAAAGATCTTCTAAGCTCGGGTGTCCCCTCTAGCAATCTCCTAACATGGGATTCTGGGGACCGAGTCACAATTACGTATCCCAATACTACTGCGGTTATTGAAACTGTAACAATATACACATTTAATCAACAGGCTCAGATTTTAAGGGTTCCACCCTCGTATATATCCGTAGATGGGTTAGGGTCCAACCAACTTCAGCTCAACTTTTTAGACATAGGCGTTGATCTTAGATTTAACCTAAGCAAGCCTATCTGGGTTGTTGTAGCCGTTAGAAGTGCTAATTCTTTTGAGCATCTAAGATATGTCCCCCAGACTGTCCATACCCCGCTATATTCCCACGGAGGGTCGCTACTACCTTGTGGGGCTGTTTCAGACTATTCAATGGTTCCACACGATTCTGTAGTTCCTGGGACAACTCTTAAACTACGTTCGTATAAGCGCAATTATGATCCAAATGCTTTTGGGACAGTTAGACTAGTTAAAGTCCCCTTATCCACTCTACATATTCCAGCTAGCGGAATTGGCCCCGTAGCCGCAGGGGTTCACCCTGTCATTGGATTCTCTGCCAGCTCTCAGCCTGTCAGCACTCCTGCCATCACTCTTTCTTGGGGCATTGAGAACGCTACCCGTGCTACATTAAAGAATGTTACTACAGGATTACCCATTGGGGAGGTCCCCACAACAGGGTCTATCAACATCCAAATTCTCCAGACTACGGACTTTTTGTTAACCGCTTATAATGGTGATCTGGAATCATCTACCACATTAACCGTTACCCCATCAAGCGAGACTTCTGGGGGGTCTAGTCTATCGGGTCAAACTGTTTATACTAGCTATGTAGCTCCTGGGGGTCCACTTAACCCTGAAAATATCCAGACCCCCTACTCCATCGCATACCTTAACTTAGCCCCAGGTTTTGGGGACCCTCTTAAGCATGTTATGGTGGGGTGTTTAAAGGCAACCTTATTCCAGACTAACTCTTTGGGGGAGACGCTCACAACAGACTTGCAGATTAGACATCAATACTTTAATAATGAGACTTCAAACACTAGCCTTACAAATGCTGAAATAGGTGTTTTTGGGCAATGGGGCTCTTTTGATCTAGGCTACATTGAGTTTGAAATTCTCGTAGTGGGTGAGAAGACTTTTCACTATAACCCTACCGTGCAGGGGATTACATCGGTTACTTCTATAGTAGCCCCTTCCCAGAATGGGTACCTATTCTTTAGTGACCCAGCTAGCAGCGACTCTCAGAATTATTCATTTCAGTCATATCCTGAGTATGCGTTATCAGCTCTGAATATTGTTGTATCAGCCCCTGCAAATGACTGGACGCACACGCAAACCATCCTGAATGATGATGGGACCACATCCCAGACCACTGTTACTCAGAAATTAAGTGGGGTTTTTGAGGGTGTCTTTGGGTTTGGGGGTCAGTCTTTCGTATTTGTTAAACTAGTTGATAACCCATTCTATCGAACGGTTCCATGCAACGTTCAGGGGTTGGGTACCCCTCTTCTTCATATAAACATCCCACAAATAACCCTTCTTCAAGTTGAGGATGTCCTAGTTCTAGCACAAACTACGTCTCTCTTAACTCCTGACTCGACCACTTTGCTTAGTTATACATATGTCCCCTACCAAGGGGAGGGAGATGCTGAGGATACTTACACCCTTACATACCTTAATGATCAGGCTCAGGTAACTACGTTTGGCACGGGTACTCAGGTGATTCCCGGTTTATTGAGCACTTCTTCTGTCAATCCTATGTTCCCTATAGCAAGCTCCCTACCAGCAGTAACTGGTTGGAAAGACTCTGATTTAACCTCGTCTAAGTTTGAGGTTTCGGGGTCCTATAGTGGCCTCGGAAACCCAGTATATTCCACAACTGATTTTCTTCAAACCACACCTGTTGCATCCATGTCGGGTAACCTAAAACACTTATTAAATATATCCTCAGATAACACCCCAGCGTTATCTCCTAGATCTGAGGGTCTCAGAGGATTCACCAAAAATATTGTGTCTTTTGCATATGTTATTGATGAACCACAGGTGGTCCCCTCATACCGACAGTTAGATCTGTCCACAAGTAAAGATCTGGTATACTGGGTTGACGTCTTAACTGGAGACGATTCTAATTCTGGGTTGACCCGAGAAGCCCCTCGAAAATCTATTCAGTCTTTGATTAACTCTCTTCCCGCTGTAATTCATAACGCTATAACTATTAACGTTAACGGACTGACTACCATCTCAACAGATGTAATCCCATCTATTAATTTATCCTCCGTTACACCCTACGGGTCCCCTCGGAGCGGTCACGTATACTCTCTTTTGCATACGTCTTTTAATACGCAAGGGGATGGGGTAGTTATTATTCAGAAGGACCCCACCACCAATACCAGCGCTTCTATTGTTATTCCAGAGGGTACTCCCTTTGTGGATTACCCCATTTATGGTTGGCTACATACAAATGGGAATCTGGTTATTAAAGGTTTTTCTAATACCTCCGTGGATTCTATTATTCTAGCCGCTTACCCCGGAACAACCGTCTCTATAGAAGAGTGTGCATTTGATGGGGGTGAAATTCAGATCCTAAGTTATGGTGCTAATGTTTCAGTTGCCTCATCTAGCCTCAGTAACCCTACTAAACATGCTATTCTAGCTACTTCAGGGGGTTCTGTAACGTTGGGTGAAAAAATGGTTGTTAATAAATCTTCTTCACTATGGGATGGGACTCATTATGAGTTCTTCGTGGCTGAAAAAAATTCATCTATTATATTCACCCAGCAGTTCAGTGCTCAGAGTTTCCCCACTTATTCTTCGTCGGAACAACCGGGTACTTTCCAAGAGTTTCTAGTTAAGCAATACTCAGTGTTAGACACCAGCGCCATTCCAGGGTTTTCTTTCTATTATAATAGAGAGACCGTTAAGCTTTTAAGTTTTTCAAATTTAATTTACAAAGGTCTACCCTGGTTTGCCCCTTCTGAGACTAGCGGTGTCCTTCCGAGTGATGGCACTACTCTTTACTCTCGTATAACCTGAGGTCCCTGTGGCAACTAAATTACCGTCAGTATCCGCTCAGTTTGAGATTATGCCACAAGGCACCCTCAATATAACCTTGGTGCGCGTTGCCCCCTCGGGTGGGGTGTTAACCTCAATTTCTTCATATAGGATTAGACTTTCTAAACCCAAATCCACCGGAAGTGGCGTGGATACTCTTCAGTTCACGTTAACCCCCTCGTCTACCGTAGAAACGACAATCCAGCAACAAAAATCCTGGGAAAGTATTTTAACAGGGTCAACCATTCCAGCAGATAGTGTTGCAGGATGGGTTGCAGATTCCTACCAAGCCACGGGCTTATCCGCTAATATCCAGGCCGTTTCCGGCGACCCCGCCAACTTTATTGACTCTGATTGGTGGGGGTCTGATCGTGTATTCCCCCCAGTCTTTAATATCATTTTGTCCAGGCCAACCCTTCAAGTAGGGGATACCGCTATTTTCAGTCTTCCAGTTGGGTATACTGGGGAACAGCTTAGTCGTGTTAGGTTCTTTCCAGATTTATCTGATATGTCTGCTGCAACTGAGTGGAAATCCTACATCCCTGAGATTGAGTTCGAGTATGTGTATAGATTCTCTGGGAGTGCTCAAGTATTACTCACTGTTGCTTCAGATAACCATTCTGCTAGTCAGGGGTCATCATTTCTCCTTAGAACGGCCTCATCAACCTTAACCATTAACTCGGCACCTATCTACTCTCAAACAGGTTTTAATTCCTGGTTAGGCGTGGGGGATTCCACTGGTTTTTCCTTTACAGATACGTCTACCAATTATACCCCTGGAAACTTTGCGGTAATACTCTCGGGGGCTGCTATTTCTACTAGAAATAGAGAACTCAAAATGTTCCTAGCAACGTCTAGAACAGCGGATGCTAATACCTACTACCAGACGTTAGCTTGGGACCTTTACCCGGTCCCTGGCCGCTATAAAATACCCTCATTTAACCCCAATGTAAACTTAACTTTTGATGCTACTAGGGCATACACAGATGCTTCTCTATATGCCCCTCTCAAGTTAACCAGTATGTTGTTATCTAAACTTCAGGTTGGGTATCACTATGACATAGCATTAGACACAACTGGTGGTCTAAAACCCTACGCATATTATGCAGTTGACCTACCTCCAGGATTAGTCTGCACTGCACAGGGGAGGCTCGTAGGGTCCCCTCTTCGCAGTGGGTTGTATCAGTCTTCGGTTTCCGTTATGGATTCTGAGGTCCCGCCTCAAATTGATGTTAAGACTCTAAACTTATACGTAGAAACCGACCTCAGCATTAATGATGTTCCTTTTCAATACTACGCTATCGGGGATTCTATCTCTACGGTTATTACCGCTACGGGAGGGGTTCCACCCTATAAATGGCAGATTAACGAAGGGGGTCAGGACCTTGCTGACTTTGGGCTAACATTTACCCCTGATCTCACTCAGTCTCAGATTAGTGGTGAACCCTTTGATCACGGGACCCATCACATCCCCTACAAGTTTCCAGTAACTATTCAGGCTGAGGACGCCGTAGGTAGTCTAGCCACAGTTACTTTTCAGTGTGGGGTGTTCCCTCCAGCTCTTAAGTTGGCTAAGAAACGTCTAGATGAATTCTTTGATGGTGAGTATTGCAATCAAAGGATCTATGCAACGGGTGGGGACACTATCCACTATAACTGGAGTCTGCAATACCTAGATGGGCCTAGGGACCCTTTGGATGCAACCCGCATCCTGACCCCGCCAACTGGCCTCATTACACTAACACCTACCGGGTCTATTGGTGCTCCGAATATTGCCATTCTAAGTTATGACCCATCTGCTGTTGTTCGAGGTTCTTCTGGTGATGGTCTACCTGAAGCCTTCTACAAAATTCGGATAACCGTTCAATCTGGGGAAGCAGGCTACATTGAGACTGATTACCAAGATTTAGATTTAATTATATCTCCTTCTTTATCTACTGTTGTTATCTCTAATGATGCCCAGCTCCCTATAGCGTATCCCGGCAGATCGTGGAGTCAGCAACTCAACACGTTTACCCCTGATTCGTCTGTTGCTGTTGGGCTCCGATCTCCTTTAAAGTTCTTTGCAATGTCTCCTACCTCTGATTTGGGGCTACCATCCTGCATTACGCTCTCTCCTGAGGGGCTCTTAATGGAGAACCCCTACGAGCCCATCACCCCCAATTTAAACCGTTGGTTTAGAATATTTTTACAGGCAGGAAGATCCCAATATTTTAAGGATTTCCACTTTCAGTCTGCGGATGTCTCCACGGGCTTTTCTATACATGTGGCAGAAGCATACCCCTTCCAGGATTCTAATGTTGTTGCAATTGCTCAACAATACCAAACTCTATGTCTTCAAAACAATGATAAGTGTATAGCATTTCAACTTTTAAATGCTTCAACTGGCCGCGTGGTCAATGACGTCGCCACATTCTCACTTGAAGGGTCTCTCCCGGCAGGGCTCTCATTTTCTTCTCAAGGGTTTATTTACGGAATCCCCACTGAAAAGGGGTCTTTTACGTTTACGGTTTCTGGCAGTGCAGGGGCGGTAAGTGCTTCCTATGCAGCCAGTATTCTTGTTAACCCTGCGGCAGCCTATGCTACGGATTTAACCCACGATTTACGATTTGCTTTGAATAGTCAGCCATCAACTAGTCTTACTAGAGTTCTTATTGAACACTGGGCTGCAAACACTCTCCCTGAGTATGATCCTAATACTTCTATTCTGGGTCCCTTTCCAACCAGTCCAGTTGATTCGTATGCCTATGGGGATACTGTTCAGGTTGAAGTCTTCGTAGATGACCCAGATAGGCCTCTCGTTGATTTCCCTATAGATCCGCTACATTCGGATGCTGATTACGATTCCAATGCTGTTGAATCGTGGTCCTACCTATGGGACTTTGGGGGGCTCCCCACCGAGTCTTTCCCAGATGCGTCTGGCGGTGTGACTCAGATAAACCAGGATTACACGAGTAAAACGCCTGTTCTAAACATGCTCAATAACTCTAGGGCGGGACAAACCTACACGGTATCTGTGGTAGCTACCGATCTTCTAGGTATGGCGTCTGATGCTTCTGTAGTTACTTTTAACGTAGACACATCTTGGATGAAGACCTCTTCATACACATTTGATACGACAGGCGTTCACGCACCAGATGAATCCCTTACTGATGGCGATGGGTCAACACACATTGACTTGATAGGTAGCTAACCAATGGCAACTGTAGCGACTACTCCGGATGGGTCCAAATACATCATCATGGACCTTACAACAAAATCAAGAAGCTACCTATGGGTTAACTCAAGGCTAGCACTAGCCTCCGGGTTCTCATGGGGGTCTTCAAACCCCACATATACATTTAGCACCGCTCCCTTACCTCAAGTGCAGTTTGACTCGTACCTTACCCCCATTTTTGCTAATTTGGACCTTACCACAGTCTCTGATGGCGGTTCCCAGGTAATCACAACGTCATTTGCATCTGAAACTGGGTTTGCTCCCGCAGGGGTCGCTAGGACAATTCTCTCAGTAGACACCTCTACAGGGACCCCTATATACATCCCCTACCATCAAGTATCTGTAAATGATTGGAATAAGGCTAGAACATTAAACCATAACTTTGAACCCCCTCCAACTTCCGTTCCTGAGGATGGCGAATTAGTGTATTCTGATGAGCTTGAGGGAGCTGGGCACCGAGGGGATAAAAGTGGTGATGAAGTTTTTGAGATTCCAATTATTAGATATAATGAGGACTTGTCTGGTAATCTAAACCAGCTTCCGGTTGGTTTAGATGTTGTTAAACACGCAGATGAGCGGTGGTTTGTTGAAGGGGACCCCTCCCATATTACTGCAACTTCGGTAGTCGTTAAACAAACGCAATCTAATCCTGTTTCTGGTCTCACTAGAAGCCACTGGAGAAGACTCTCTTTTTCTGCGGTTGCTGAATTTGCGGTTGCCTCTGCTGTTGGAACATTGGAACTTCCCACAAAGTTGTTCTTCAACGCTGATGCAAACCAGACGCTTCCAACGGAAAGCCTCCCGTCTGTTTACGGGATGGATCAAACTACCAACCCAAATGGGGCCTCTAACTATATTTCCATATTAGGCGGTACCGCTCCCTACACGTTTACCGTCAAGTCTATTACATGCTTTAACGCCCTAGGGGGTGCGGTCCCCATAGGAAGCAATCCACCTATAGTATCCCCTGGTCTTTCCGGAGAGGGTTTACCTCAGTTTCATATCGGGTTTACGGATGATTACCTAGGAACTCCGGTACCTTTGTATCAGGGGCAGGTCCTGGGTGGGACGTATCCCGATATCAATTCAACTACGGGTAGTGGGTGGTCCTTTGTCATGCAAAGCAATCGCTGCTATGTTAAGAGCATACCCCAGATAACCCAGGGGTCGTTTAATGTAGGTTCTTTCTCCCTGCTCCCATTAACAATTAAACTGGGGGTATCCGTTGTAGACTCTAACGGACTTGCAGCTACAGGCCCCTCAGGTGAAGTGGGTGATCTTGAGTTCAGCATCCCTCTAAGGTTAGCCCCAGGAGTTCCTCAGATTGTAAATCCTCAAACGGTGCTCCCCACCGGGTCTATTTATAATATGTCGATGGGCTACTCCTCTTCGTCCTCTACTCTTCATGGGTATCCCTTTGATCAAATAAATGCTGCAGGATTGTTTAAAACTGACGTTACGTGGTGGAGGCCTAGTATAACACCCATATGGAGAGGCGTCTGGGCCTCCTCCGCGCTATACCACCTAGGAGATGCGGTAACGTTTTCAGGAGGCTCCTACAAGGCTATTGCGGACTCTACGGGGGTTTCCCCGGATACCTCCGGGAATACTGTGTGGACCCCTCTAGGGTCAGATCCTCAGTATTCCTTTACACTAATGTGTAAAGAGGGTCTTCCTCAGGGTGGTCCGGTTGGCCCCATTCTGTTTGAAAGGTTCCCTACATACGTGGATCCATCTAACCCAAGTTACTACGATTATATACAAGTTTCCCGCAAGCTCAGTCAATTCCTGGTTGCGGGGTCCTTGGGGATAAGCGGACCCTCAGTTCATAGCCAAGTATTTGCGGTGGGGTCCCCCGTGAGCCTTTCCTTTCAGGTTTCTGGAGGAACCCCTCCATATACCTGGATCTCTGACATTAACTCATTGGGAATGACTGGTCTTCAAGGTGCTGCTTCAAGTTTAGGAAATGAGTTTTTAATTTATGGAAGTCGTGTTGCAGGTTCTCTAGAGGTCTTCCCCCAGACTAAGTCCGTAAGTATTACCGTGAAGGACTCCAGTACACCTTTCCAGCTTTCATCCTCGACGTCTATTCTCCTCACTTTTACGTCTCCTAGTAGCTTTTCTGTATTTACAGAGCCTTTTCTAGCTTCCGACTTTAAGTTTTACAGTTCTCATAACTCTTCTGTGGATCTACTTACTTCGAGAGCTTCATTTCCATGGACTAATTTTGCCGCAACGGGTTATGATTATGTAAATGATTTTTCAGATGGTCTTATCCCAGGTGGTGCCCAGATTGGGTATGTTTCTGGGGTTGACTCTGCATATACGGTAGAGTGTGTTAACCTCAACCCGAATTTATGGAGTAGTTTCAGGTATCAACTTCCCATGGGGTTATGCTTTGGAGTTAAAGCTAAATCTAATGGTGGATATAGCCCCTACCAATACTATCAGATTAAGGACATGCTGCCTGGGTCTGGGGAGAGCCTCGTTCAATATTCAGGGATTTCTGGTGAGCCCGTTCCAACTCAACAAGATAATAGTTTGTGTATCCTGGACTCTAACAATAAGCCTAAGGGATTTCGTTTCAGCCTTCAAATAAAGGCTGGAGATATCCTCGTTGGAGCTATGAATAGACTAGGCTCCGCTACGGATCAGTTCTGGGAACTGGGGTATATGGCCCCCCATTTTGAACTTCAGACTGGCCTAGCTACGAACCCGCCACTAGACGCTGATGCCGCTCTATCTATTGATGATGTATCTGGGAAGGGTTGTGATCTAACTAAATACTCAGCGTTTGTCTCTCGCTTAGACTCCGAGTATAACACAGGGGCGTTTGGAGTTTCAGAAGATCCTATTATTAGATCTCATGCGTCTCCAGAAATTGGAGCATACTCTGACACGCTACAAATGACTATTAAGAAAGATGGGTATAACAGCGTAGTGGATGCTAAGCTACTGCCCATCCATGAGGATTTCACCGCAAAGTTCTGGACAGCCGCTGCAGATATGTGGGGAAACCCAAGCTATTATTGGCTAGGGTCTACAAGTAAGTTTAAGACAAACATAGATCCATTTTCTAAGACTATGTTCTTTGGATTTACCGAGTGTGACCGTATCTTAAAGACGGGGGCATTCCCTTCTCGGACGTCCCCGCTTTTCCCCCTCATCCAAAGTTCGTTTGTTAATTTCCATCTAACAAACGCGGATGGGACTAGTCATTCTAGGAATCTAGAGCTACACCAGAACCCCCTGTTTATAACCTCTCTTGAAAGCTATTTTAAGCTTCTTACTGGAAATATGTCCGAGTTAGATGGTTGGCGAGGAGGCACACTAAATCTGTATATGGATTACGATACTACTACGGGTAAGCCTGGGCCACTTATGGACCCTGCTCCGTATAAGTATTTTAAGGGACCCTCCGTTTCTGGTAGTAAAACCCCTGGCTCGGGTTCAAGCATCTCACACCCAACCTTAACCGAAATAGATAGGGGGTATCGTGTAGTCATGTCCATGGATTCCCTTGGGTTGTGGACTTACCTGAACTCTAGTCAGGTTGGCGTTATCTCGGGTCAGTCTACCTCTCAAGGGGCTCCCCTAGCTGCAGGGACTCGGCTCCATATTGTGTGGATGTTTCTACTCACTCGGCCAAATATCCTATTAGGTGACTCGGATGCTCAGACACATCTAGATCTTGATATGTTGTCAAAGGCTACTGGGTTAACCACTGCTGAACTTTCAGCCAAGTATCTAAGAGGTAAATCTTTTACAAGGGTTCCCTTGCATCTTGTAATTGAAAACGGAGTTTCCACGCTGCTGCAACCGCCGCTCATTCCTACAGGACCCTCTGTTCTTTTCTCCGCCCAATAACTTCTTTTGTATTAACTTAACCAGGGTCCTAAAGGCTCTGGTTAAGTTTTCTAATGAGGGTTTCATTGAGTGATCTGGTTACTGCGTTAACCAAGATTCGAGAGGCAAAAGATCCGCTTCCCCTGCCCCCCGGAATCGAGCAATTCTGGTCAAAGGATCCTGAGGTCCAATTACGACCCTACCAGATACAAATGGTTTGGAACCTTATCCTGTGCCCCTCTTTCCTAGTTGGGGATTCGTGCGGACTTGGCAAAACACCCACGGGGGCTGCAGCTATGGCTGCAATTAAGTCTGCCCAATCAGGGGTTCGTTTTATTGTCTACACGACATCTTCTGCACAACGTCAGTGGGTGGAAGAAATCCATAAGTTTACAACTATGAAAGCACGGGCCTTAAGGGAGACTGGGGGGAAGCCTAGAGACGTTAGAAGGGGAGACTTCTGGAACTTTGTTCAAGGGCTTGATGACACAGATATTCTTGTCATGCGCTATTCTTCTCTAGTGGCTGATGGTGAGTTCCAGTCTGCATGTATTGGTGCTGTGTCAACCCCTGTATGCGCTATCTATGATGAAGCTACTTCGTTTAAATCTGGCTCTACAGTCACCAGTAATTTAGTGCGTGAGATATCCTCTAAATGTAAATGGAGGTATGGTCTTTCAGCAACTCCTATTGAAAATCACCTCACAGAGATTTTCAATATCTTCCGGGGCCTCGGGCTAGATGTGCTTGGGGATGAACGTTGGTTTAAATATCAGTATTGTGTTGAAGAGATTAAGGGATACCGAACTCAATGGGCAGGTAAGCGGATGCGAAAGATCCCAATTACCGTGACCGTAGGATACAAAAATCTCAATGAATTAAACAATCTCCTAGTCCCCTATTTCTGGGCAAGATCTGTTGCGGATGTAGGGGAGCAGCTTCCGCAGTTAAATACCGATACGATCAATATTGATATGTCTGCCGAACAGCTCCAAAAAACAGAAGATATTTGGAATGGGCTTTACTCAATTGATCATCTAGATGCAGATGAGGAAGAAATTAAGACAGTTACCAGTAAGATGACCGTGCTTCTCTTGCATCAAATGGTCTCAATTAATCCAGCTATTCTTTCCCAGAAACCTGAAGATTATTTACATGCTAAGACATCTCCCAAGGAAGACGCGCTTATTGAACTTTTAAATACCACCTTGGCTGGGAGTAAAACCATCGTCTACACGAGATTTAGACGAGAACTAGAACGTTTAAAGGTTTTGCTCCCCAAAGAGACTGGTAGAAACGTGCTATATGTGCATGGGGGTATGGATAAGGATCTACGTTATAACATGATGAAGAGGTTCCAGGAAGACCCCAACGAGAACCTTATCTGTATCAATGGAGCGGCCTTCCAAGCGGTTAACCTTCAGCAAGCTGCCAATTTAATTTCTATGGATCTCCCCTGGTCCTGGGGTGGTGTGCTCCAGTTGGTGGGACGTATGGTTCGCCTCAGATCTCCCCACGCTATCTGCAATCTGTTTATTTTAAGAACAGAGGGGTCTATTGATGATCATGTTATCGGCCTTTTGAAAAATAAAAAAGGTATCTTTGAGAGGATCCTTAGTAGGAGTGCCTCGCTAGGTGTTTTTGATGAGACCGACCACGAACCTATTCTAGAAGGGGACAAGGGATTTCTTTCCAAGCTGTATGATACCTTGACGCTGCAACGTAAGCAGTATAAACCAAAACTTTCAGGCAGTATTGCCTTTACCTTGGATTAATTCTCAATGGCCCTGCAATTACCATCAAGACTCCAGGAACAACCGTATAAGTGCCCCAATCCCAACTGTAAGAATGGGCAGATCTTCGACTGGAACGTGGGACCCATTGATAAGGAGACTGGGCTCCACAGGGGTGGGATGGTGAGATGCGAGTGTCAGGAAATCATACGGCACCTTAATTTTCTTGACATTTTTCCAAAAACACCTCACGCACCCTATAGAAACGCCAGTTTTGAAAGCCTAAACCCTCTGGATCAGAACCTGATCATCCTCGGACCCATTGACAACACCTGGGCGTTAATTAGAGGGGAGTTGGGTCAGCATTATGAAAAACTAACTGTTAAAGTAATCACTTCCAAGGATGTTGCTGGCTTGCATGTCAATGAGCGTGGTGATTACCAGTGGGGCGCACTAGTGGACGTTGATCTGGTTATTGTTATGTTAACCCATAATCTAAACACCCCTAAGATTAACACTATGTATCTGGCTCTACTAGAAGCTAGACGTAATAACACTAAAGCCCTCTGGTTTGTTGCCCCTGCTATAACCTCCTCTATGAAACAGTGCTATGATCCCGCGTTCTGGAAAGTACTAGCCCAGTTTCACGAAATTAACTGTTTGCATTACCCCTCGTTATCTGCTGCAACCCCCTCCGTATCTCAGCCTAGACAGGAAGCACTCCCCGTAAAAGAGTCTCACGAGCAGATGCAATCCGAGTTATCCCCAGACACGCCTCAGCTTTCGCAGCCTCCTCGCCCCCGTCCTCCTGCGGCTCCCCCAGTGGTAAATGTTTTTATTCCTAAAACAAGTGTTGATCCCGTAGAGGAAAAGCCCCTTCAGGACATGAAAAAATCTGGGGGATATAAGAAGACTAAAAAGGGTAGGGTTTAATGATTACCGCTAACTTTTGGCCCTTTTTCAATCATCTTTTAACGGATGACATTGAAGGGTATGACGCTACGGCAGCGTTGAGTTTTATATCCCCACTTCTCCCGGCTCTCAGTAGGAAAACGCCTTCAAAGTTTGAGGAAAAACTTTTAAATTACCTCTTTGACTATATTGAAGCACACCGAGTGGCTCCCTCTCGGATGATGTTTTTCAGCACCCTGACATCCACATCAGCAGCTCACCCCGCCGAAATCCAGGATCTACAGGAGTATTCAACCAAACTTCAGGCTGGCACTATCTTACGGTTTGGTCTGAATGATGTATCTAGTCTCCTTGATCAATATGAGACCGGGCGAGACTTCCATATTTTTGAAAATACTGTTCAGACTGCGTTTGAAATATATACCGCACCCACGAAAGTATCTGGTAAAGAGTTGCATGGCCTAACGGCAGCAATTGATTTCACCCAGCGCCAGATTGCTGGGCTTGGGTCTAGTGCCAATACCGTTGATAGGCATAACCTAGACGAGGACGGTGAAGGTCTATATGGTCAGTATCTAGCTGAGAAAGCTGATGACTTGATTGCTCAGCGTATTCTGACTGGGATGGATGAGGTTGACTCCGTTATTGGGGGGTTCCGACCAGGGGAGCTAATCACGTTGCTGGGATATGTAGGTGACGGTAAAACTACATTGGCAATCAATTGGGCCTACCGAGCATTCCTAGCAGGACTACATGTTGTTTTCATCACACTTGAAATGCCTGCGGATACCATCAAGAAACTCTTTCATATTCGGCATTCCACACACCCTAAGTTTAAAAGGCACGAGCTTCTTTCAACCACTAAGTATACTGGTTATACCATGACTCCCGATGAAGAGGAGTTCATGTTTAGAACGGTCATCCCCGACTTTAATAGAGTCAACGAAGATTCCTCAAAGGGGTCCATTCGTATTCTGGAGCCTATTGAGTCAGGTTTTACGTATGAGACTCTGAAAGCTGAATTGCTGCGGCTTAACGCCGAACAGCCCATTAACTCTTTTTACCTAGATTACCCAAATCTCATGGAAGTTGCCCCAGAGCGTGGGATGGATTATGATAAAGCCATGTCCAGGCTCTATGTAAAACTTAAGACATTGTGCCGAACTTTTAACGATGGCCAACGGCTTGTAGGGTTTATTCCTACCCAGGTTAATCGTGCTGGTAGAGAAGCCGCCGAGAAAAACAACGGCTTGTATACGCTACGTGCCATTTCTGAATACTCTGAAATTGAAAAATCATCTGACCACGTGTTCTTTATTTATCGTGATGACACACTTAATCAGGCTGGGGAGTGTCTAATTGGGCATCTTAAGTCTCGCCTTAGACGTAGAATTGACCCTTTTAGAGCGGCTTTTCAAGGTGATACTGGTCTGGTGGACTCCATCTTTAAACGTGTCAGTGAACCAAGTGCGGGGATGCTAACTTCCCTCCCAGGGGAGCCTGGGTCTCTAGCGGTGTTAAATAGTATCCCCATGACGGGAGTTCTCAATCTATGAATACCTCACCTACCCGCCTAAAGAAGGCCCCTCAACTTTTGCAAGAAACAGTTCCAGACGGGGACTCCATTGGCCTTGAGGATATTCTCCCTTACTTGGCAGAATCGGCAGATGGTCTCAAGGGGTCTGTGTCTCCTGGGGAGGCTGAGCGATTCTACAAGTATGAAAGAGAACCTGATGAATCTACGGAGGCGTTCAATCTTAGGGTCATACTAGATTCTCTGTCAGAATTTTATGAAGTTCCTAGGGAACTGATAATGTCTCCTTTCACGCTAGGGTCTTCATCTGTTCAGGGGCTTCTATTGAGGCTTGAGTCCCAATCAGTTAACTATGCGCCTTGCTTGGTTACGCTTGATTTCCCCCCACAGCTACAATCTGTGTTATCAGAGGGGCCTTCTTCAGCGGGGTGTCGTTTTGCAGTTATAGGTCTGCCAGAGATTTCCGCTGGAAAAATTTTAGTGCCTGATCTGCCCAAGCACCTCGGGAAATTCTTCCACACACTTCCTAAAAGTTGTGAGTTTCAAGATTGGAATGCGTCCCCAGCTTCCTCAGACCTATGCCTTATCTTTGATAGCTACCTCGTGGCACCAGCAAGCCTTTTCCCCCATTTTGCCGTTGATTGTCTAGATAGGCTCCTGGGGTGGCTGCGAGAGCAACACGCTTACCAAGTGGTCTAGATGTATTTTTTTTCAAAATCTTCCGTATCTAGGGGGTCGCTATAATTCTTACTTGTATTAGTTCGTAACCTCGGAGGATAGGTGTCCCTAAGTTTCAGTGATTTCATTGAAATTGGCAATGAGGCGGTAGACTTCCGTAAGCTTTACGACCATTTTGGCTTCTCTTACACGCGAAGTGGTGGGTCCACTCAGTGTAAATGTCCCTTCCACGGAAGGGATCGCCACCCCTCCGCAAGAATCTATGAGGACACTAACTCCTGGTTTTGCTTTACGTGTGGATTTTCTAGGACCCCCGTTTATTTTTTCAAGGACATTGTTGAAAAACCTCTAACTGATGCCGTTTTTGAGTTCTTTACCATATTTAGGTTGGATATTATTTGCCATCGTCCGGACCTACTCAATGAGGACTTCTCGCTAACTGCAATCAAAAAAGCACACTTTTCACACATTGTTGAGTCTGCCGAGTCGCCACTTGAGGTAACAAGCATAACACTCCCCAAACCCGGTAATACTAGGGTTGAGCATGTATTTTCAAAGGCAGTTCTAGGTAAGGTGGACACCTCAGTTTTTTATAAAGAAACCAAGGGCATCTGGGATTTGCATTATTCTGCTCCATCTTTCTATTCTATTTACATGGAATTTACTAGTCACTTGAATCGTATTGTGTCACCTGCAGCGACTGAAACTGACTGTGTTAATTTCAATAATTTTCTGGCGACCTTAGATTCTCGCTTGAGAAACTTCATTTAGGTTGATACCCCATAGGTTGGGTTGGAACGTTTCCTTAGGGTCCTTATGCAAGATGATGGTCAGGATGTGGTTGGCGTTTCTATAACCTCGGAAGAGGCTGCGGAAGCTCTATTTGGGGAACTCCCAACGCAGCAGGGTGCTATTGAAGACGTTATTATGATGGATTGGGATGGGAGTCTCCCAGAACCCCCCATTGAGTGGATGCGGAACCATGCGTGGAGGCTGATTACCTCTATTGATGAACTCAAGGGGTGGTGGGAAGCCGTGAAAGCTGATACCGCCAATCATGTCCCTACCGTTGTTGATCTAATCAATAAAACTGGCAAAGTATACCCCAAGGTTGGATTCGATCTTGAGACAACAGGGTTGGATAACCGCGTAGTCTTAGGCCAGTGCAAAACACACATTGTGGGCGTCTGCCTAGCTTCATATGCTCCCAACAGTATGGCGTATGCCGTGGTGCAGACCCCCTGCATGTCTAACCCACAGCCTGTGGCCTTGAAGCAGTGCATGGGGATTTATATTCCAATTGCTCATAAAGGTTGGGCGTATAATCTAGATCTACTTGAAGTTGTAGCTATTCTAGATGATATCTTTAAGAATGCTATTATTGCTGCTCAGAATGGTAAGTTCGATTTTCTTTCCTTGATTGCAAATGGGGATTTGGTTTCAAGGGATGTTCCTCATTTTAATTATGTTGAGAGGGTTTTTGAGAGAACTACTATTGACCTCCCCGTGTGGCCTCGCCTTGAAGATCCTCAGAGCCTCATTTATCTCATAGACTCAGATCGTATGAAGAATGGTGGTGTGGGCCTTAAGGAGATGTCGAAGAGTATTCTTAAACAAGAGATGATTGAGTTTGAGGCTATTACGAGCACTGGTGTAAAACAGAAGAAATCTAAAAAATTCATTCTGAACACCTTTGATGCCGTGGCACCGTTTTTGGCTGTCCATTATGCCGCAGCCGATGCCATTGAAACGCTGTTACTAACGGATGTGTTGGGGTATATCCGCACACAGGGGAACGGTCTCCCGTTTATCCACCAGTTGGATACCAACACTATTAACGTTCAAACGTGGATTGAGCAGCAGCGAGTGCTAGTAGATCGTGAATACCTTCTAAATGAAGAGCAGTTCCTGGGTCTAAAATGTCAACATACCCTGGGCCTCATTCATTCTATTCTTGGGGCTCCCGTAAATCCAGACTCCACAAAGATTCTTGGGGAGCTTCTATTTGAGAAAATGAAGTTGCCCAATAAGGGGAAGACCCCCCCTTCGAAAATGTTTAAACAGGGTAACTGGAAGACGGATAAGGAATCTCTAGAGGAACTGGCAAAAGAGCACCCCGAACATGCTATTTTTGATCTAATTGTCAAGTATCGTGAGCTTAGGAACTCGTATCCTAGAAAACTTTTCAATGGAACCGATCCGCTTGACAGCTCTGCCAAATTTTCTTTTTCGGCTACCAGAACTCCCTCGGGTCGCTTTGCCTGTTCCGGGGGGGATTTTGAAAAAGATGGTGGGGCTGGGCTCAACGTGCAGGCTATTCAAGCTTTGTATGCCACTAGGTATATTTCGGTTAAGCGCCTTAACCTAGAGGCCCTACAAGGCGTTCTCGGCCTATCTACCAGCTATGCGTTTGACCCGATTGTGTTTGATTGGCTTAAGGCCAATACGTATCAATATAGTCCCGTTGCATACCCATCTGAGGATACCTTTTTAGAACAGCTTAAGGCTAGTGCCCCTGACACGGACCCTGCTTCTCTCAAAAGTGCTGCAAAACAGGCCGTCAAGGAAGAGCTTAAGGCTAATAAGGAACAGGGTCTTGCTACTCTAGTTGAGGGGATCTCCGAAAGTGTTCTTCTCAACAATCCCACTGTAATTAATGGGCACCTAAAGCTTACACCTGATGGTTGGGTATGTATGCTTGTGGATTGCCCACAGTGTCTTCACTTACCTGAGGGGTCCCCTGAATATTATTTTAGAGAACGCTATGAGTATGATACTTCTGAGGTTATGAACCTTCGTCGTGCATTTAAGGCTGCACCGGGGTGGACATTCTTTTCTGTTGACTATTCTGCTATTGAGCTTAGGATGGTCGCAAATCTTGCTAACGAGACTCTTTGGGTGGACAGCTTTATTGGCGGAACGGATCTTCATGCGTCTATGGCTGAGGCTTGCTTTGGTGATAAATTCAGAAATGGGGATAGTGCCACCAAATCTTACTTGCGTAGTATGGCTAAAACCATTACTTTTGGTAATTTATACGGTGGGACCTCTCGGACTATTCAGCAGAATCTCTCTGAGCCCATTGATATCCATGAAGCCAAACGCCTGTATGCGTCATGGATTGGGGCCATCCCTGGGTACCAGGCATGGGTATCCTATCAGCAAGCTTACGTGAATACTTATGGAGTTGTTTTTACGGCTTTAGGCAGACAACGGGTTATGTTAAGGGATCTCAGGTCTGGGGATAAGGGTAAAATCTCTTATGCCGAGAGGACCTCCCTAAATCACCCTGCACAGGGGACCTCTGCTGATATCCTGCGTCTATCCCTTCAAAGAATTATGCAATGGGTGCTTGACAATGGGCTATCAGATTATGTTAAGCTACACTTCCACGTTCATGATGAGTTGGATTTTTCCGTAAAGGATGAGTGGGTCCCTTTTATTGTGCCTAACATCTTGCGTATTATGAAGTGTGATGATATGGTTCGGGGGTATCTTAAATGGCCTGTGGGGTTGGAGTGTGATGTTGAATATGGTCAATCCTGGGATGTTCGATATAAATTTGATAAAAAAGCATGGGGGGGAATCTCTGCTCTCAAGGAGTTCAACCAAGACATCTTTAAAGCTCTTTTTAAACATATTTCCGAGGGGAATGACTACTCGGTTGAAGATTACCGAAATGTTTACTTACCCGTAATCTACAAAACATGGGAAGCTGGTGGATACAAGGACCCCTACCAGGACTTCTCAAAGGCTACACAACGTAAGGTAGAGGCTTTTGCTAAGTGGCGACTTGAGAACCCCACCGCATGGCCCACACCTGAGCATCTAGAACCCCTCTCTCACAGGACTGTTGATGCGTAGAACTCTAGTAAGTCGTAGATTCCTTTCTCAAGATAAGGCGTGGGTCCCCCCGCAGTCGCTCTCTGAGCTTCACGCCTACGCACCTAATCTGGTGTCTTCAATTGCGCGGAATGTGCTCCTGGAGCTTCAGCAGGGCAAGCTCCACTACAGTGGTCAGCTAGAAGAGCTTATCTCAGACCTATACCAGGATCTCCTTGATGGAGAGCGCCTTCGTGCTTTTGACGCCTCAAGATATCCCAAGACTCCAGAGAACGGGTGGAAGGCCTTCATGGTCACGGTTCTTGGGAATTTAACTAAAAATTGGGTTGCGGCTAAGCACCAAAAACTGCACTTTTGCCCTAGAATCTCTGAAGATCCGCTTCAGCCCAACACCGTTTCCGAGAGGGATCTTCCTCCTGATTTAGCCGAGAATCCCTATCATATTCTTGAGCGCAGAGAGATATCTCACCGTGCTGAGTCTAAAATGCAGCGGTTTATGGTCTTCATTGAAGACCGCTGTGGGTGCTCCATTACTTCGAAGGCCATTGAGTTGATGTCCTATGATGGGATGTCCCTTTCTGATGTTCAAAAAGCCTTGGGCCTCTCTGACCAGGAGCGAGGTATCCTTAAGACTAAAACCCAGGAGTTGTGGTATGTTTTCACTTCTGAAGAGCTAGTTTCCAATAGGGGGTAGCTGGCTACTCCACAGGCATGATTTCCAAAAGGCACCTTTGGTGCCTTTTTCTTTTAGGAGAGGTTGATACATGCCAGATACCCCCTTTCTACCTAAATTGAGTCCTGCACCTGGGGATCTTAGTAGCATGCAAGTGCTAACAGAACTCCCTGAACACTATCTATCTAATGCCTCCGCATCAAATTATGTTGCGCTAGGTGTTATGTATACCCTAATGGGTATGGCTACTCCAGAGGAGCTTGCTTCTGAAGCGTATCTAGATAAAGTTCTAATGGGTGTCTTTACGGCGCTTAATAACAAGACTGCTGAGCTTCAGCTCCCAGCTTTTGAGCCACCAACTCCTCTAGGTCACCCCATATCTTCAAAACTAGCTTTCCTAGTTGACTCTCAGATATCTCGCAAGAGTGCCGCCTCCGTTTTGCAGGCAATCGATCTTAAGTTTATCGTTAACTATATATTTGGAAGACGCGCAATACTTTTAGACCATGTGGGCAGTATCAGAGTGGCGGGTATTGTTAATAAATCCATTGATTATCTTCGATCTGAGACTGGGAAAGCCTTTCCAAGTTCAACCGAACAAGGTGGAACCTGGAATTATGATGCAATTACCCGTAAAGCTCTAACAGATGCAGGAATCACCGATCATTTCTTTGTTGATGAGTTTGTTGGGTGGATGCTTTTAAATAAACTTCAACCAACATCAGCTTGGGTGCGTGGGTGTGATGAAACTAAAGGCCATTTAGGGGATAACTTCAAACGGTTTTTACCCAGGTTCATTTCTGATTTTCGCTCCTATGAGCTGCAGAGGCGCGAAATAGGGTCCTCATCTACAGATGAATCTGGCAACACGGTTGATTTTTTCGACTCGTATTCGGGGTCTGCGTTCCCTGGGTCTGTAGAATCCATGGACGAAGACAAAATTTCAGATATTAGGACTATTCTATCTAAATTTAGGGAGTTCCTAGTTGCCAACGCCCATAAGTATCACTCTGACGAGAAGTCTCTCGTTAAGATTTTAGACCTTCTTCTACAGGGTGTTAGGCCTACAGATATTAAATCCCAGTTGGGCCTCAATCCGGGACCCTACAGTGTGCGACATTCCAAAATCTGCTCAGCGGGACAAGATTTCAAACAGCGTTTCCCGGAGTTTGCATCTGTTATAGAACCTCTATTGGATTAACTATACCGTATGGACTCTCTTGTGATCATCGTTTTGTAGGAGCCTTCGTTTATGGCGTCTGGGAATTCTTCTGTTTTAGTAGCACCCAAGAAGTCTGTTAAAGTTGTTGAACCCATTGTTGAGGATCTCCGTAGGTGTTCGCACCCTACCTGTAAGAAATGTAGAAAACACATGTCTTGTAGGCAGCAACCTCTAGCGGATGGTAGATGTGTGTCATTTGAGGAGGGATTAGCGTGGGATCACATTTGCAAGACCTAACCCAGGGGCAACAAGTAGCCCTTGCTTACATGTTGATGTTAAGGAACTGTGCTGATGTGTGCTTTTCAGAGGCAGCAAAGCAGGCTTCACTGAAGGACCCCGAGTTTAGGGCCACACTAGATAATTTAGAGCTTGCTCTTACATATGCCTCTAGTATTTTGACCTCGGAGATATCTTCCAATGAGTCTTGCAATTCTGCTGATGTATCTATAACTGTTAAGACAATCTCAAAAGCTTTTAATTTGTCTGAAGCTTGTTCGGAACGTATCTTCGAGTTTATTTAATGAAGGTGGGGGTCCCAGCAGTTAAATCTAATGAAGACTGCATTGTAGTCTACACTGTGGAGACTCTATCAACCTTCTGTCCCATGATTTATTTCCGAGTTGATGGACCCGAACACAGACTACGCAGATATTTGTAGTTTGCTCATGTGCTCTAGGCTATATTTTTTACGACACGGGTTGGGGTGGCCTAGAGACTCTGACTGGGTCCCAAACAACACCATTATTAACCTTGAGGTCTAACATTATTTTTGATTCCCACTCCGCTAAATCCGTTCTGTGGTCCATGAAAGGGTTCACGGGGAAGGGCTCTATCATGAAGATTACTAATGCCGACAGGTCCTACTCACATTACTTTGTGGGCGGTATCCTTGAGGGTAAATTTGTATCTGGCGGTGAAGTAACTCCAGAGGTTGCGGGGTGGTTGCTGGTGCATTATCCATTTAGTGAGTCCCCCGATCTCACTTCTAATTATTTGGTTACGTGGGTAATATAGTTATGTGTTTGTTTTGGGTATTATTTACTTCAGGTATTGACCTTTAAGGGGGCTAAATTATGTATAGCATGGATAAGACCCCCTACGGTTTTTCTATTGTTTTAGCAGGCAGTTTATCCAAGGAAGACCTTGATGCATGGCTGTCAGAGGTGCTTATGCTAATACCATCCTCCCCCATAGGTGTTAAACTCTTAATTGATGCTACTGAGTTGAAGCTCATACCTAGAGGGTCAAAACGTGGTTATGAAGAAATACTTCGCTATTTTATTGATAATGGCTTGCAAAGATCCTGTGTGCTTTACTCAACAGCATCTGTTAGGCTTCAACTGGCTAATATATCCTCCACTATTGGGTTCACGGGTGAGCGCTATCTAAATACCTCTAAGGTAGCCTCCTATAAGCGTTTGTCGCGTGAGTGGCTTGTTTTTGGCAAAGAACCAAACTTATAAGGAGAAGTATGCTACGCAGAATCGTATTTCCTGAGGCCCTCTCGATTTCTTCTAACGAAGTGTATCTAGACAATGAGGTGCTACCCTCCGATAAGAGACTCCATTTAATCACAAGTCACCAGATGGAAGACAAACTCTGTGCGTTTATGTCTGATGCTCTAGGTGCCTCAGTCGAATGGGATAGTGTTGAGATATCAACCAGCGCAGACCTCTTTAGGAGAGATCTCACTTCAGGGACTCTTACAGGTCGTATTACTGCACAGGATGTCTTCGGAGAGCCCTTTTCGGCTCAATATGAGATACCCGTGCGCCAAATTGTTGCTATTGCAGTTTGATTACTTGTATCTAGGATTAGTGAGGTTCCCATGAATGTTCTGCTAGATTTCTGGAATAAATTTAGAGTAAAGATAATTTTGATAGCCCTTGCTTCTATTGCTGTAATAGGGGTTTCATACTACATCTATGACTTAAGGCATAGGAATACCGCCTTAGCTCAGCAGAACTCAACGCTACAGTCTGAATTTGGTAAGCTCGGTGTTAGCTATAGGGCTCAGGGGGCTGCATTTAAATCCGAAAAAGAGGCTGAGGCTCAGGCACGTAAACTTTTAGGAGATTCTTTTTCGGATGCCATGGCTAAGTCCAATGCTAATATCCGTGTTTTATACACTGCCGTGGCGGAAGTCAAGGATGAACTAAAAAAACTCCATGAAATTAGAATTGACCCTGATAGTAATGGGGGATTTGCTAACGCAACTTTAGAGCAACATCGAACGGGACCTAGTTTATCTAAAGTTTCCCTGACATATGATCCTCTAAATATAGACCCTTCTCTTCGTCTAACGGGTTTCTGGACCTCCTACAATGAGGAGTTCACAACTACAGTGGGTGAGTGGGTTAAACAGGATAATGGCTACGTGGCTGGCATTAAGATGCGCCGAAAAGTTTCTAAGCCACTTGGTAATGGTGCATATACCCTTGTTGGTGAAGAAGATCTCCCCCTGGTTAATGGTGTTGCTAGATATAGCCCCATTGCATTTGGGGGGTCCCAGGCTCTTAGTCCTGTCCCTCGATTTTCTATTTATGGAGGCGGTGGGTGGGATACTGATAGAAAGAAGGCTGTCCCAGTCCTCGGCATGGATTTTAGGGTGACCACTACAACCGGAATTGGAGCCGGGATTGCCGGGAATGTTGTTTTTGGCACTGTATCCTATAGATTTGGTAAATAATGGAGGCTTCATGGCTGACCTAACGATTAAGATTTCAGATATCTCTTCTAAAAAACCCTGCATTAAACTTATTCATACTGATGACTCTGGTATGGATACCCTGGTGGGGGGGCTTTCTCATTTATGTCTTGAGGTCGATGCGGATACAAATCTTCTTCAAAACTGTCTTGTGCTTGAGTTTGACCCCCTCTTTTCTGATACGTCTAAACTTATTATTGAGGGTCTTTTGAAGGACCTTCCTTTTATTCTAATTAAGAAGCCCGAATAGCTAGGCTGTATTATTACCTCTTTTAGAACAGGGGCAGAAGGCCCCTGTTCCCTTTTTAAGGGGAGTTATATATGTGTAGCCTAGAAGAACATATCTACCAAGAACTTAGGGATTCTGTTAAAACAGGGGATCTTTTAGTTTGGGAGGGGACTTCCCTCTTTGCTAGATTGGTTAGTCTTTTTACTAAATCTAGTTACACCCACGTTGGTCTTGCCTGGGTAGTTGGGGGAAGGGTTCTTATCCTCCAGGCTAACCCTGGAGTCGGGGTTGAGGTTGCAACTCTTAGTGATAATCTGCCTGTTGTTATATTTAAGAGTCCAACTCCCCTATCTGCAAAAGCTTTAAAGGTAGCTTTAGATCAGCTCCAGGAGCCCTATTCGTTTATGAACGCCATTCGAGCTGGCTTTGGTCTACGAGTTTCTAATAGAGGCTTCCAGTGTGTCCAGTATGTCCTGAGAGTTTTCAAAGCTAATAAGCTTAAAATTGATTTGTCCTCCCACACTCCCAAGCAGCTCGTTGAGTTCTTCGAGACCACTCTGCACGTTCAAGGTTTAAAAGTATCTTAGATATTGAATAACATTCAAGCGTATCTTAGGAGGTAGCTCTTTAGAGGTAGCTTGATGCTCAGCCCTTCACGAAAAAACCCCCCTGCCCTGGATAAATCCCCACGGCTTAGGTTTACTTCTAGGTATCCCTTTACCACTTCCTCAGACTTACTGGGAGAGGTTAAGCACCTGGAGAATGAGTTTTTTACACAACCCTGGATGGGCGCTAAATTCATTTTAGTGGAAAGCTCTAGGTCCTTTATGTATGTCTTTGAGACTCAGCAAACTCGAGTTTCCGGGCCTGAGGATCTTCAAAGTATCGCAGCTATGTACCGAGAGCTTGAAAACAAGTTTAATACAACTATTGCATCTTGCATTATTAATGTGAACGCCATTCCAAAAATGCCCGGTAATGTCGGGTATATTTTTGGCTATCAAGCTTTATACACCCTAACTCGGCAGGGGAGTTTGTGTGATATTTCTAAGGTATCCTATGATGACTCAAATGGAGCGCCTGAAATTATTGAGAGCGAGAGTTCTGCTATGAAAACGGCATGGGAAGAGCGTATAGGTGAGCCTCTTGAGCATTTTATAAAGAGGCTTTTTGTGCCTATTGTAGTGTGAAGGTGCCTTTCTCTTTTAAAGAGAGGTCAATCAACGAATGAAGAAAATCCTATTGGTAGAAGACAACGTAATGAATCAGGAAGGATTCTTCAGGCTTTTATCTAAGCGTGGGTATACAGTTGTTGTAGCTACTAGTGGGGAATCTGCAATAACTAAATACAATGAGGATATGCCAGATCTCATTCTCATGGATGTGAGTCTCCCTGATATGTCCGGTTTTGATGTTACTAGGGTCATACGTTCTCTAGAAGCTAGCGCTTCTAGACCAGCTACCCCTATTATTGCAATTACTGCTCATGCAATGGTGCAAGACCGTGTGCATGCAATCGAGGCTGGGTGTACTGACTTTGAGCCAAAACCCATGGAGTTCAAAAGATTATTCCAAAAAATAGCAAAATATACCTCCTAAGTGTATTTCAGATATCGGGGCATCGTATCTTGTTAGGAGGTTTTTATGCTTGAGCGTATCCTGGCGAGGTTGATTAAACCTGGGCACCCCAGAGACCTACTTTCGATGATGAAGGTGTGTTCTTCTTTGATGGGTCCCGTGATTGGTTTTTGTATGTGTGTGGCTTATGTAGCTTTGACACGAAATCTATGGGCATACGTTCCAATGGTGCTTCTAGGTGGTCTGGTTTTAGGTGGGTCACTTGCCCTGAAGCATGAAATTAGGCTACGAAAATCCTACCGATCTGGCAGAGTAGCACTTCCTCCGCTTCTTGCTGAAGGCGTTGACGCCGCAGAACGTGGTGATGCTGAAAGACTCTATGCTTGTATCCAGGCTAGGGTGGACATTGTGGCTCTGGATGCACACAGTTTGGCGATATTTGACTGCCTTTTACGTGATACCCTTCATGTGTCCCCTGAACTTAAGGCTGATCTCCTAGCCATTCAGCAGCGCTCAACCTAGAACTTCTCTTGAATAGAGGAGGGTTCTGTGGCAGATGTCCTAAGTTTAGTTACAAAGTACTGCCCTAATGCTATGACCTTAATAAAGGACCCGTCTAAAGTTGTCTCAACTTTGACTAAGATAGGTCCCTCTATTCAAACAGCTTTGAGATTAGATCCAAAGTCTGTTCAGGGAACCTCCAATACGATTATCACTAAGGCGGCTGCTGTTGCAGCCAGATCTCAGGATACGGCTGCAAAGGCCATTAAGACTGCCACGCAGGATGTTCAAGAGAGGGCCTTGAAAGTAGCTAAAGATAAAGCTGATGCTATTAAAAAACAAGCTTTAAACGCAGCATCTACCTCCCTAGCTAAAAATGCAGCACCCCTAATGCAGCAGTATTCTGTTGCAATGGGGTCTGTAAACTCGCTTAAACAATCAGCTTCCGCTATTGTGGAAGCTACAAGTAGCGTGTTTACAGCTCAGAAACTACTTAAACAGATTAATTTTAAACAAGCTAACGCATCCCGAGTTAAGGTCCCATCTGGGGAGACTACTTCTATCCAGGGTAAAATTACTGCGATAAAAGATTTAGCGGAATCACAGAAGGCTACTTTAGACAAGCTTAAACTTCTAAAAAAAGATGCGGATGTAGCGTCTGAAGCCCTTAAGTCTGCTAAGGAAGCTCTAGAAAAAGCCCAAAAATCCTCAGCATTAATAAACAAGCAATAAATTTGTGGGACTTGAAATCGTCTTTTTGTGAAGAACTTTCAAAGGGGTTCTGTTTTTACGATGGATTCCACATTTAAAAAATACATGCATATAGACGGGGGCACTCTTAGGATGTCTCTGACAAGCCTTTCTTTGGTGTTGTCTACCCCTCTTGGCGTGGTGGTTATTATTCTTAGTTATCTCGTTTTTGGGTTAACTCATTGGTTTGTTGGTGTCCTATTAGCTCTGGCCCTTTTTACGCTATTCATGCTAAGAGTTGTGCATGTCCATTTCAGCAACCCCCTTCTGCGATTTTCTCAAGGTATCCGTGAGTTGGATTCTCAAACCCCTCTAGAGGGGACTTCCTGCCTGGAGTTATCCAAGGTTAATGATTCTTTCTCTGCCCTAACAACCTCTCTCTATGATAAAGATATACGGGTTTCTAGGACTTTGAATACCCTCGAAGATTTAGTAGCAGAGAGAACGCTTGAGTTGTTAAAAACAAATACTGAATTGCTACTTGCTAATGAGTTAGCAGAATCCGCTGCACATGCTAAATCGGTTTTTCTCACTCATATGAGTACCTCCCTACGAACTCCTCTTAATGGTATCCAAATTTATGCTGAGTTGCTAACAGACGCTCTTCAGGAGCTTCCAGTCTCATCTGATGCCCTTGATGATGTAAAACGAATTCAAAAATCTGCCGATCAGCTTTTGGAGACTATTGATCGAATACTAGACTATGCTCAAGTTGAAATTGGGCATATTAACATTGAGTCAGATACTATCCTTTTGATAGACTTTATTAAAGAATGCGAATCTTTAAGTAGGTCTATGGCTAAAAAAGGTAATAACTGGTTCGACTTAATGTTGTCTCCAAACCTTCCAACATATATCTCCACGGACCATAAGAAGCTTAAGCATGTCTTAATATCCTTATTAGATAATGCTAATAAATTTACTCACAAGGGGCATGTCAGACTTCATATAGATGATGATGGGGATTTTTTAGTATTTACCATCTCAGATACTGGTGTTGGAATACCCCCAGAAGATCTTAAGAGTATGTTTGTTGAGTTTATTTCCAGCAACAAAAAGGGTGTGACCTCCCTGGGACTTGGATTAACGCTTACAAAAAAATACTTGGATTTGCTGGGAGGAACCATCTCAGTTAGATCTACCCTAAAACATGGAACTGTTTTTACGGTAAAGATACCCAAGCTAGCTAAATATTTGGTTAGAAAGAATTCCTCCACGGTTCTAATTATGCTCCCAGACACCCCTGTGCGTAATGAGTTGATATCTAAGTTAACTCAGCTAGGGTTATGGACCACTGTAGTGGAGACCTTAGATGAATGTATTAAAATATCAACCTCCTTAGGGCCTCAGACCATTATATTGGGTATTACCCGCCCTGAAGATTGGGATACGCTACTGCAACTAGGGAATTCTCTTCCTCAGCGGTGTAGGGTTCTCTGCATACAGTTTGCTGAGGATTCAATGGAGGGGTCCATTGTAGAGGTGCGTGAGATTGTTAAAAAGCCCATTAAAAGGGATCATTTAGCGTATGTTCTTAATAGCTACGCGGCTCCCAGAAAGTCCCCCAGGGTCCTAATAATTGAAGATGATAGAGTTACTGCGTTAGCCCTATCTAGGCAAGTTGAATCGCTTGGTTGGAAAACAACTGTTGTTTTTTCAGCAGAGGCTGCGCTTCCTCACTTAGAAGTCCCCACCATAGATTTGCTTCCCTCTTTGGTGCTCCTTGATTTAGGGCTACCTGGGATGGGTGGGGCGGAATTACTTGAGACACACTCACATATTTTTAGGGACCTACCTGTCGTGGTGGTTACTGGATCTTCCGTGTCAGGGGGTGATTTAGCTAGGATAAATATGTTCGATACTAAGGTTCCCATATCGGAAATAGCTGTGGGTGTTGCTGCTAAAGTTAGTAGATGGTCCTAGCCCATCATTTCCCCCTGTATTACTACTGGGTGGGCTAGCTCAAGTTCAGTCCGCTGGCATGGGTGCATATGAGTCTACCTTTAGAGATCCTTCTCGGGCATGTGCCCGTCTTCACGTTTGAAGATCAGACTTGTGGGCTCTGCCTCTTAGCCTCTCAGCTACGGGACTCCTTTTTTGAGCTACAACGCGAAGAGGCTGGCCCTAGCCTAGCTATTGTGACAAAAAATTGCTCTCCCGCACGTATTATATCTGAGTGTATCCCTGAGTTGCCAGTTGAAGGTCTTGGGGATTCAGAGAATTATGTGGTCACTATTTTGGCGAGTGCTGCTTTTACTGGGTATGTTCAGAGAACCCTCTTTGAAATCTGGGCTCGGATAGAGGTAGGGAAAGAAGTTCCAGATCTCATTGGAGGAATCCTGACGATAGAGGGGGTTTATAAAGGATCTAAAAAGGCACTCTACCAAGTGATTAAGCTGGAAAATGGGTGGGCTCAATATCGTGTGCATCCATTTTCAAGGGATGATTCTGGGGTGGCGTCTTTGGTTGGGACCCCAATTGTTGAGGGGACTGAAGATGGTCCCCTTGACTTTACAGCATTTCTTGAAAATAATATAAATGGCTGACACCATTGTAGTTACTCTAAATATTCGTGCTCACCAAACTTCATGTTTCTCCTTTGGTAGGCTCGGTTTTTCCGACATCATTGCAGGTAGTTTTTTGTGTCTCTCAGTCTCACGAATCTTCTTACAAGTTTGTTACCATGGCGCGGCCATGTCTGAGGTTCTACCCTAACTTAAATTTAACATTAATAAAACTTCTATTTATAGGAGCTATCCGTGCTATCTGTCCTTGAATCTACTGGTGTGAATACTTCCACGGCAACTTTATCCGTAGATATTCAAGAATTAACCGGAACTAAAAATGGGCACTCCGTTTCGTTTCTCCCCAGATCCTCTTTCCAAACTCAGGGACTTGGGGTCCCCGTTGCAACTGTTGAGCCCGTTGCAACTGCTAACCCAGTAGCCCCTGAGCCAACTCCCCTGAAGAAGCTCCCTAATAGGCGAGGTGGGTTCAACCAAGTTTTAAAGATGTCCGATGGGATGAAACTCTATCTTAGAACCGGGGAATTCGCAGATGGCTCCCTTGGTGAAATCTTCGTAGATACCCAAAAAGAGGGAACCTTTGCTAGGTCAATGTTAAACTGTTTTGCCGTTGCGATTTCTACGGGACTCCAGCATGGTGTTCCTCTGAGTGTTTTTGTGGACCAGTTTAAGACTGTTATGTTTGAGCCGAAAGGCCCCGTTAGCGGTTCAGATGTTGTTTTTGAGGCTACGTCCATTATTGATGCCCTTTTTAAGGAATTAGATGCCGCCTACCCTGACGGGGTGGCCCCCATTCCGGCTCCCGTTCGGTCCCCAGTCAAGCAGAATATGTGAATTTAGTTCTTTCCTTTATATAGGATTGTCTTAATACGGTCCTTTTAACAAGTCCAACGGTGCAACGCACCCACAATTTAGGAGTTCTTTTCCATGAGTGAACTAAATCGTCTTCTTCGTCAAGCTGCGCGTATTACGGCTGGGGTCTCCCCCAACACTGATAGATCCGTTGAGGATCACAAGGATGATGCGTCTTATGTAACGGCTTTGGCTACTGAAAAAAAAGCTTCTCTAAAGAAGGCCGATGCTGACCCCAACACGGATCAGGCTGAGGAAGATCACAAGGGTGACGCCGCATACGAGACAGCTCTTAACCCAAAGGTTGGCTCTAAGCGTAAGTTAGCTGAATTTTCTGCCCCAGAGCCTGAAGAAGAGGTGTCTGAGGCTCTTGACGCTGAAACTTCTGAGGAGGACACCCCCCAGGAAGATGTCATCGAATCCGTTACCAATGCCGACCTAGTGGAAGCTCTTGAGGATGTCAAGCAGGGTGTTATGGATGCTCAGGAAGAAGCTGGGGAAGGCCCCGCCGCAGACCTCCTAGCGGCAATCCATGAAATTATTGAGGCCGTTGATGCCATTCAGGATGCTGTTTCTGTTGATGCAATGAACGACCCCGCCGCTGAAGAGGCTTTTAAAACCGCCTCAAATTTCAAGAAATTCTTCATTAATGAGAGGAACATTAAGGCTGCTAAGGTTATCCGCCAGAAGTTAGCCGCTCATCAGGCCGCTACCGCTAAGGCACCCGCTCCCAAAAAGGCTTCTGTTAAGAAGGCATTTGACCCGGCTGTCCTCGCACGAGCTACCAAAAAGAACTAACTAACTAACCTTATTTGAGAAGACCTGGGTCTACGGATTCAGGTCTTTTTCTTGTATAGAGTATGTATGCCTAAACTAATCTTACCTCCAAGCAACTCGTTTGACCCAACTCCTGAGGAGTTGCCCGAGGAGTCTCCTCAGGATGCCATCGGTGTAAGCGTCAGCCAGACTAAACTGCAAAAAAAGCCTCAGACTCAGATACATCCTGAAGCTATGCATAAATGCCTTCATGACATTAGGGAATACCGGGCCATGCTGGATGTTTCTAAGGGAAATCTCCAGCAAGTCCTATCTCTGGTATCTCGGGCCTTATCTTTAACAGAGGAAATTGAGGCTAGGCTTCGTACCACTAGGGCTATTAAGACTTCCGACCACTTTGAGGCTCTAGAACTTGCTAACCAGGAGTTGACTCGAATAGTTTGCACCACAATCCCCCGTAGCTTTTTAAATGTTTCTGCTTTTGTTGTGGGTAAAGCCCCTACAATGCGGGACTCCCTTACGGATAGCCTAGTAGCCCTTACACATCCTCCTGAGACGAAACCGAAATGACATTTATATTCAATGCAGATTCAGATGTGCATATTGAAATTGCGGAGGATATTCTTGAATGTCTTCATGCTAAGTCTAAGTGGGCAATGGGGGCCTGGACCTGGGTGAGCTTAAGTAATCTTCAAGTTTACTATGATACTAAGCTAGTTCATACTTTTACCGGACAAAGCTACCCCGAAAAATATTCGCTAGCCTCTTTCTTAAAACATCTAGTTTACGTAGGGATTGTTGAACAGAATCAAGAACTCTTCTTAAGGGATTTGTTTTTTAGGTTAACTAAAGAAGGCCGTGCAATACTTGAGCAAAAGGGTGACGCTCTGTATCTATTTCTGTTAACTCAGAAACATCTATCTAAATAGATCACTCGTTTTGCCTTCTGATGAAGGCTATATCATGAGTGCCCATATGAACATAGATAACCAAATCCTCCAAATTCAACGCGAGGTTGCTAGATCTATATCCCTAGGAGTTCTGTGTGGCCTACAGCCTGGGGGAGTCCCCTATGCTACGTATACTCAAGGGGAGGGGGATGTTAGGTATTCCTCCGACACATACGAAATCCCCGCCAGTAGTTTTTTTCAAGAATCTTTTCACTTGGCATCTAATTTAGCACTACCTCTTTCCAAGTTGGTTGCCCATGAGATGGGCCTCCCCAAACCACCTGAAGATAGTTTATTGAGCCTTCTAGCTGGGTATCCGTTTATATTCGCTACCTATGGGCTCTCTACTGTCGGTGATGACATCCCAATAAATATTGAGTTGTTAGAAGACATTACGTTTACGCATTTCATGCTTGTCGGGGGGGAGGCTAGGATTGGCAACGATGCGGTAGGGTTTGTTGTATCTCAAGAGTCTCAGCCTGGGGACCTTATAGAAGCTATAGGTTTTGTATCTCCGAGTAGTGTTATAGCTCCGGGCTACTCGGAAGTCCATCTAAAAAATCTCGTGCAGCAAGAAAATCTATCCATGAAGACTATTTTAAATGCTCAAGAATCCTTTACATCTTCTTTTATAGAAGAGGTGGCCGCTTTGGGTGATGTTAACCTTCGTGCAAAAATTGTGTATGGAGTTGCTAGCTCACCATTTAACAATATTGACCAAGTTATTTCAAAGATTAGCCTCAAACGTAATAAGAAAAGAAAGGTCTCAAACTAGCTCTCCTTTATGATTGGACTAAATACTTTATGGCGACTCAAAAAACTGCTCTGAAAATTTACGTAACATGCCCTAGATCTCTTGTTTCCTCTGCGTGGTCTAAATTGTCAGAGTCAACTGGGTGGGCTCCTGAAAAATCCTCCGAATTGCGGGATGAGTTCTTTAGGCTAACTGCAGAACGGGCGGGTAAAAAACAACCCGGAGCTAAATTCCCTGATAATTTTGTTTTTACTAGATCCTATAAGACACATATTGGTAGGTTTATGGTGGTTGCTCACTTCGCCCCCATTTATAATGAGGACGCAAGTGTTACGCTGCACCTCATTCAATTTGGTGCCTACTTTAAAATATGGGAGTCTGAGAAGGTTACCCAAGTCAATTCAGGGGACGTAGATACCTACACGCAAGCTTAATCTCTGCAGGGGCCTTAAATTTAACCATTCCAGGAGGCCTCGGCCATGCGCTACTTTAATAGTATAAATCTTCAAGATGCCCCCATAAAGAACCTTGTTCTTGAGCAACTAGCTACTGATCCTAGTAGCCCATCCCAGGGTGAACTCTGGTATAATACAACTGGCAACCTACCCAAGATTATGCTAAATGATCGGGTTATGACTTTTACCGATCAATACATTTCATCCGTTTCTGGGTCGGGGGTTGTCGCGGTTTCTGGTGGTCTGAATCCCACGATATCCCTAACATCTTCTGCAGTTTCTGGACAGGCTCTGCTTTCAAGGGGTTCCGGGGTAGCTCCTTCTTTTGGAGCCCTTAACTTAGCTGGAGGGGTCTCTTTTGTCTCGGGGGTTCTCCCTGTAGCCAATGGTGGGACTGGCGTATCCACCGGGGCTGCTAATTTATTTTTTGGGACCCCCACTGGTGCCGCTGGTGCCCCCGGTCTCCGCGCAATTGTGGTAGCAGACCTTCCCACGATCCCCTGGTCAAAAATAGACGGAGCAACTACTCCTATAACGCTTAGTGGCTATGGGATTTCTGATGCTATTAACGTTAGCCAGAAGGGTGCTGCAAGTGGGGTAGCCACTTTAGACTCTGGGGGAAAGATCCTCGTCTCCCAGCTTCCCTCTGCCATAGTTGGGGGGATGGTTTATCAAGGGGTTTGGGATGCCTCCGCTAACACTCCTAGCATCACTTCAGGGTCTTCCTCTGAGGTTAATAAAGGCTACTTCTATAAAGTTAGTTCCGCTGGGTCCACTACTGTAGACGGGAATTCTTCCTGGCAGATCGGTGACTGGATTGTTTCAAATGGAACTGCGTGGGACAAGATTGATAATACGGACTCCGTTTCATCTGTAGCAGGTAGAACAGGGGCTATTACCTTAGCTGTATCGGATATATCTGGAGCGGCTCCCTTACTAAATCCCACATTCTCAGGCACAGTTACCGCTACAACTTTTTCAGGGTCTGGTGCTTCTCTAACAGATATTCCTAACTCTGCATTTATCAATAGTTCTATTACGGTGGGCTCTACACAAATTTCTTTGGGAGCCTCCACCACAACATTAGCCGGGTTAACCTCTGTGACTGCCACCACTTTTGTGGGTGCTCTTACCGGGACTGCCACTAATTCTACAAATGCAGGGATTACTAACGATGTAGCTACTTCCACGGCAGTTTACCCAACTTGGGTATCTGCCAACACTGGCAATCTCCCCGTTAAGACTTCTAGCACAAAGCTGTCATTTATCCCTACTACAGGTATTCTCACGGCTTCTGGATTTGTTGGATCTGGAGCAGGGTTAACCGCAATTCCCAATTCTGCTTTAACCAATAATACAATAACAGTGGGAACCACTGCCATCTCTCTCGGTGCGTCCGCTACCATTCTGGCTGGCTTGTCTTCCGTAACCGCCACTACCTTTGTTGGGTCTCTAACCGGGACAGCTTCCTCTGCCACTAATACTGCTATTATAAATGATGTTGCCACTGCAACTGCGGTTTATCCAACTTGGGTTTCTGCAAACACGGGGAATCTACCTCAAAAAACGTCCAGTACAAAGCTGTCTTTTGTTCCTTCTACGGGGACCCTCAGTGCTACTTCGTTCTCTGGGGCACATTCGGGCTCTGGTGCTGGTCTAACAGCCATTCCGAACTCCGCTCTAACAAATAGTTCTATTACCATTGGTTCCACGGCTATTACGCTTGGAGCTTCCTCAACAACCTTAGCTGGGCTCTCGTCTGTAGCCTCCACTTCATTCATAGGGTCCCTAACAGGTAATGCTTCTACGGTAACAACCAATGCTAATTTATCGGGGGATGTTTCCTCTGTTGGCAACGTTACTACGTTAGCTACCGTGGCAACTGCAGGTACGTATGCTAAGGTTACTGTCAATGTCAAAGGTTTAGTAACATCTGGGGGAAGTCTCGCGGCCTCAGACATCCCATCCCTAGACTTCTCTAAGATAGTTACCGGAACAGTTCCTGTAAACCAGGGTGGGACGGGGGCTACAACGGCTGCGGCTGCGAGGGCCAATCTGGGTGCCGTAGGTAAGTCTTCTGATTTAATTGGTGATGGTTCCACAACCTCTATTACTTACACACATGGGCTTGGGCTAGCGTCCAAGAATGCTTGTACAATTACCGTATGTATTGAAGCTACAGGTGAGGTTATCATGCCAGATATCTTCATTATTGACGCTAACTCCATCCTACTTGTGTATGGTCCTGGGCTACAGCCAGCCTTGGACGCACATCGAGTCACTGTCATAGGTTGATTTTTATATAGGTGTCCCCTTTTAATAGGGACACCACTTTGATCAGGACCCCTCGTGCCTAAACTTTTAGGATCTCTTACAACAAATGATAACAGTCAGAAAGGTGTGACCTCCTCATGGGTAACCACCTTTCTGACTGGGTATGCTCCTTTAGCGTCTCCTGCACTCTCAGGGGTTCCCACGGCCCCCACCGCATCAGTAGGGACTAACACATCACAACTTGCTACTACAGCTTTTGTGCTGGCTAATGCTGGGACCGCCAATGCATGGAAATTTACAGGGAACGCCGGAACTGATCCAGCAACACACTTCCTTGGAACTACTGATAATCAACCCTTAATGTTTAGAATTAACAATTCTATTCAAATGCAACTCACAGCCCTAGGGCAACTTAAATTAGCTTACCCAACTGCTTCTGGAATTACAGGGACGGAACGTCTCATTATTAATGATGCTACTGGGAGTCTCTCGGACTTTTCTTTTGTGGCTGCTGGTGGGGGCTACCCAGCCTTGAACTTAGGGTCTTCTCGCGGGACTCCGGTAGTCCGTGCCACCTTAACTTCAGGGGATTCTCTTGGAAGTTATCTTTGGTGGGGTTTCGACGGGTCCTCATTTATTAAAGCCGCTGAAATTGTGGCAAGAGCCTCTACAGTTGCGTCTGGGGTTATGACCGCTAGAGTTGACTATATAGTAAATGGAACTACTGTGGCAGCGATGACTTCTAGCGGGGTTGCCTTAAGTGGTCTCCCCACCGCCCCCACAGCTTCTGTAGGAACTTCCACTACACAGCTTGCAACTACTGAATTTGTTTCTGCAGCTTTAACTGCGTCTGGCGTTGCCATTCCAGCGGGAGAAATCCCTTATGGAAATGCTTCGGGGACGGGGCTCACCAGTTCCAGTATGGTCTGGGATAGCATATCTGGGCTCAGTGTGGGTGGGAGTGCTAGTTTTGCTGGAAATGGAGTCTTTGGTGCAAATCTATCCGCCTTAAATGCAAATCTTTCTGGAAGTCTCCTATTAACCTCGATCCCGGATCCAGCGATACCTTCTGGGGTGATTGGGAAACTTTATTCAAAAGTAATTGCCGGTAGGGTCCTTCCTAAATGGGTCGGCCCTTCTGGTATTGACTTTACTTTCCAGCCTCTGTTAGGCCAAGATAAAGTGAGTCAATGGAGCCCTCCTGGGAATGCAACTACGGCTCCAACCCTATTTGGGGGTGCGTCTGTATTTACTGTGGTGGGTACCGCGACTAAACGAGACGTTACTACTACGAATAAAGCTACTCGAACTAAACGGTTGGGGTATGTTTCTAACACATCATCTGGCTCGTTAACCTCCATCCGCACTTCTAGGGCGCAGCATACTCTCGGGGTTCCTGGGAACCCTAATATGGGTGGGTTCTTCCTGGTTTTGAGGTTCGTTCCCTCCAATGCGGCCTATATCTCAAATGAGCGATTCTTTGCAGGTTTATGGGCTACAACCGGAGCGCCTACAAATGTCGAGCCGAGCACTCTCACTAACTGTATTGGCCTAGCAAAGCTATCCGGATCATCTAACCTACACATTGTTTATGGCGGTTCTGTTGCCCAACCTGCCATTGACCTTGGGGCCACATTTCCTGCTACAGGGCTATCTACCGATTTGTATGAGCTTATTATATTTGCTCCCCCCAATCTGGATAACACTGTTTATTATAAGGTTGCGCGTTTAAACGTTTCGCAAGCTCATGCGGAGGGGACCCTTGTTGCTGCAACTCCTGGGAACCAGCTTCCCCTCAATACAACTCGTTTGGCGGCACCTGTGATCTGGAAATGTAATCATACTAGTAATGGCGCTGTAGCCTTTGATTTAGTTAGTGCTTACCTTGCTACGGATGAGTAAATAATGTCATACACATACTTCCCCGATTATGGCTCTGTTATTCGAGATTCGGATCAGAAGTTAATTGCCCCCTGTCAGAGTGTTGATGATTCGGACTACCTAGATTATATCGCCTGGGTACGTGAGGGAAACACCCCCGCACCACCGCCTGAAAACTCTGATATATCCCTCCTAAAGGAGGAGTTGGTTAACATCATTCAATTAAAAATGGACACTATAGCTGCTTCTAGGGGGTATGACTCCATCCTGTCTCTATGCAGCTACGCAACTTCTACTATCCCTCAATTTAACCGTGAAGCAGCGGCGGGAGTTGTTTGGAGAGATCAGTGCTGGTCTCTAGGGTATGGCATTTTAGCCGAAGTTCTCCAGGGCATTCGTCCAATTCCTACGGTAGAGGAAGTTGTTGCCATGATGCCTGAAATTGATTGGGGTGACTAAGTTGCGCTTTGTTTTCTAAATGGCCGGAATAAGTTCCGGCCATTTCTCTTTTAAGGAGTAAGGTGCATTATGCCAGATGTCTTCCAGCAATTAAAACAAAAATCAGGGTGGGGTGACCTGATTGATACTGTTAAACATGCAATCCAAGATGCATTTAGAAAACCTTCTAGATATATGTCTAGTATGCGTAATTATAGAGATGATGGTGAAATAGAAGAAGATTTATCATACTTGAGTAAAAATAAGGGGAAGAAAATCTCCTGGGATCAATTTAAACGAGAACGCTATTCTACAGCGACTCCTGAGGAGTTTGAGGCCATTAAGAAGATTTTTATTGAAGGGGGTGCTGGTGATCGCTCAGGGGTCTATGCAGATAAAGCTTTAGCCCTCTTTGTGCCCCCAACTCCAGCAGAGACTACAGCACCCCCAGCAGCACCTTCTGCTACGGGTGCTCCATCAGCCCCAGGCGCTCCATCAGCCACACCTGAGCCAACACCCGCAGCGGCTGGCACCCCAGCTTCGTTGGCCAACCAAGTCCTAGCTAAAATTAATGAGCAATATCAGGCTTCAGGAAAATCTTGGATATCCTACGCGGACGCTCTTGCTATTAGCCCTACAGTGGTTAAAAATGTGCTGCCTAAAGTAAGGAGGCAGCTTCAGGCTAGGGGTAAGGATTTATTTAATAATAAGAAACAAAAACGTTATTATATAATTAAAAAGCCTAGAACGAGTGCCGTTAGTGATCCATGGATGTCCTCTTTAATAGAGGGCGAAACGGCTAGGCTTTTTTTCATGCACCGAGCCTCTCTTATTGCCCCTAAGTCTGTTACGTCCCCCTTAAATGAGGTCTAATTTATGGCAATGTATGGCTGGATAGCCTCCACTCCAGGGTTTAACGATAAGATTAAAAATCCACAGACTTTGGGTCTCCTTCAGAAGTTTAGTTACTCTGAGGATACTGAGGCCTTTAAGTTTGAGTTGGGTGATGTAGTCGATTCCCATAATTCGGAGGGGTCCTATGATCACACTGTATGGATAGAAATTTATGAGAAAGCTGGCTCAAAGTTGGGGGAGATCTCTACTGAGATTTCAGATAACTCCGTGGGAAACCTAGGTTCAAAGTATATTCTTTTAGCAGCCTGCTTAGAGAAACTTGGTTTTGTTGATGAAGACTCTATGACAACGCCCGAGGATGCTTTCGAAGATACAGCACAGGAGCCTCCCTTGGAAGCCTTGCCGGATGATGATATGCAGCACTCTGCTAGGATGAAAGCGGCTGTTCGTATTCTTAAGGCTATTGCAAGCACTGGTATTGAGCTAGCCGACCCTAACTTTAGAAAGCAGGACTCGGAGGGGTGGGGTGCGGATGACACAAAGGCGCATCAGAGGGAGTCTCAGCAACAACAACAATCTCAGTCTCGTCAGCAGCAGTTTTATTTATCCAGTGCTAAAAGTAAGCTTAAGCGTTTCTATTCCAGTCTTCTGAATACTCCCGCCGAAGGGACCTCGATCCCCATTGCAGAGTATCTTCGCCAGACTGATGGTAATTGGGGAGCCCTGTTTAATAAACCTGAGTTTAGGCGTGTGGCTATTCAAGCTAAAAATAAGCTCCAAGAATTCTTCACGCATTCTAATTTGACACAGGAAGAGGCTGAGGCTTTCAAAAATCAGACCGACACCAGTCTTGATACTAAAGCAAATATTGTTAGATTGTTAGAGGAACTTCCGGGGGCGTCCCATCAGAGCAAGGTTGCCAGTTGTATTTCTGCTCTAGATGCTTTTATTAAGCGTGGGAATACCCTAAATGAAGACTTTGAGGACAAGGATTAAATCATGGATAATGCTCAGCCTTTAATTACGTCACGGGCACTGGATAGTTTGGCCGTGTCCTCCGAAGTATTTGTTAAGACTGCTCAAGATATCCTTAAGTATGCTAAAGATGGGGAGCTAAACGAGGTCCCCTTTATGTTTGGGCATACCACGGAGACTATGCGTCCAGCGGGAACCATTTATATTATCCCACAGGCCAAACGCCGTGCAGCATTTCCTCTTTTTTGGGATACGGAACGTTTTAAATACCAATTTCCTAAACTATTCCAAGCACTCAAGGGGCCTCAGTGGAACTCCTCATTTAGTCTGGATGAGGATCCTAATGGGACTCTACATTTACAGGATGGCCTGTTATCACCTATTGGTGAGGACATTACTGACCTACCAGATCAGATTGATACCTACCTAGATGAGAAGTTCCCTGAGAAAGGTCTAATTCTGCTTTACCGGCCCCTGTTCTCATCCGTTGATCGTATTCGATGCCTTTTAATCCCAGAAAAAACTGAATTTGACGAAGCTATTACGCTTTTCTTACGTGAGATGTATGGTTTCTACCCCAGTACTAGTGTTGATCCCCTGGCAGCGGTTCGTGGTGCTACGAATGGCGTTCCTGAAGGTTATGGGGTCCCCGTGGTTAAAACTGCAGCAAGTTCAGGCTGGCGGTATGTTTCGGCTCTCTCGGCCAAGGACGCTAAAAAGAAAACTAAGTTTTATACCTCATATGCTATTGCTTTAAGCCATGGGGATGAGGGGTGCTCTGTATTTAGGTTTAAGTTGGTGGACTCGACCCCCGATTGGAAATCCTTGAAGGAAATGCATTCTGAAGCAGAGGACACAATTACCTCTAAATCAGCCTCTATAGACGCTCCGTGGTTGGCTAAGCTTGAAAACTTCGAGTCTAGGAAAATGGCATCACGTTTAAAATCAGCTTTTATGGTTGCCAAGAAAGTTGGGGAAGACTTCGTGCCGGGTGCCCACGAAGAGGGGTCTCTCTGCGCTTATTGTGGGGACCCCGCTGAGGGTGTTATCACTACCACATATGATGACCCTGAAGACCCCACCTCTAAAGACGCTGCTTGTGCTTCCTGCTGGAAAGCTCTCACAAGCCCCGTCCCAGAACATGAGTGGGATTCCTGGATGCAGGGTTCTCTAGGTAATTCAATGGATACTGATTTTGATGCTGGTATATCTGCGGACCCAACGGAACATGACTATGCCTAAGTCCCCTCTAAGGGCCACCCCAGATTACCTAGAAAATCCGCGAGATGGTTCCACTTTGGAATCGTGGTTAAAAATTTCTGCTGCAACTATCGTGGATACCTCTATTCAGCCGGATGAGGATCAATTCTTTGCAGATTTAGCCACTAGTCTAGGGCATACTGCTTTTTCGTCATCCTACCTATTTACTCCTGAGCTAGAGGCCACTCCTGACATAATGGCCCATGATGTTCATGTAGATCCGCTTCAGGACTCTCAGTTTCAGAGGCTCGATCAAGATACGCATGGTCCAACTCAAGGTCTGGCCGCATTGGGCATCCATTCCAGTGCCAGTATCAACGAGATCTCTTCTGGTTTGAAAGACGTTCAAAAGAATGCTCAGGAAGCTACTAAAGCGCTCCAGAGTGTCCCTAAGCAGGCTCCCGCTGTTTCTACACCTACCCCAGCGCCTGCCCCAAAGACCCCTTCTACGCCAACGCCAGCAGCCCCCTCAACACCAACTCAGTCTTCTACCCCAAAACCGCAGGCTCCTCCCATAGCGCCCCCTGGCCCCAAGCCCACTGGAGTTAAGTATGACTCCCGTACGGCAGCTTTGGTGAATGATGGTTGCCCCAATTGTGGCCTTGATACCGTGTCCGATGGTGTTTTGTCCTGTCCCTCCTGTGGCTGGGAAGAGGGTGCGGATATTGAATTTGATATAGATACTGCATTTCACCCTATTATATCTGAGAATGCCCATATAGCGTGGTTCCAATCTAACCCATTTATGCAGTTTAACAACCCCAGCCCTATGAATCCCGCTGGGCAATACAATGACATGAACTACAATCCTCGCCCTACTTACTTTGAGCAGGGATCTGGGGACTCTAGTTTCGCCAACTTGCACTCATCTCCTAATGGAAACTACACTCGTGATTCCCTAAATTATGGTGGTGTTACAGATATGTTGGTGGTTCCTCCCGCTGATCCTCGATGGGGCAATCAACCCCCTAAAATGCGTGAGACGATGCCAGTTACTCCGGGTGGGATGAAAGACCCCAGGACAGCTTCCCTCGCAAGACGCTTGGATAGATGCATTTTAGCCAAACGCTTAAGTGACGAAGATAACCCCTACATTCGAGATTATAGTGAGGTTAGACCTCTTAATAATTCCATGGATGCTAGCGTAAACAAACCTGAGTTAGATCCCAACGATCCTCAAAATCCTGAGGATTCTGCAGCTACCCTTCATCAACAGCCTTCCCCTCGATCCAGAGCTATGGGTCCGCAGAGTCTCATGGGACAGTTTGACCCCAATAATAAGGGGGATGGGCCGGGAGCTTTTATTGAAACAGTGAGCCCAGGATCTGCAGATGGGACACGTTTCTCAATTCCTTCGTATAAAACACAGAGGCCCTCCCCAGGTCTCCCAAGCTTAGATTTTATTAAAGATCACTAATGGCCCCTGAGAAACCCCCTGATCCTCCTAAGGTAGCTCCGTGGGAGCCTCCACACCACTGGAAACCCCTGGAGGATCCGCCCTGGGCAGGGGATCCATACAATCCAGATCCGTATTATCCTAATCCCTACCTATAAAATCCTCTGTATCTATAGGTATGACGATTTCAACTGTTGACCCAATTATTCAATTTCTGCGGGACGAGTATGGCTTGGATGAATTACAAGCCCCTGCTGCAAACCATCTAAATGGGCCAGCCCTGGTATTGGCCAGTGCGGGTAGCGGCAAAACAACCACGTTAACTGCACGAGTTACACATCTTATTAAGCACCACAAAGTGCCAGCCGATCAAATTCTCTGCATTACGTTTACCAATAAAGCTACCGAGAATATGGTCTCGAAGATCACGGCTAAGATTGGTGAGGGTCAGCCCCTTCCCACAATCTCCACAATCCACTCCCTTGGTCTAAGTATTATTAGAAAGTATCCACAGTTAGCAATTGAAGCTATCGCTGATCTTGCTCAAACCGTGCATACGAAAGAAGCTGGGCATGCCCATTTATCAGTGTGGTCCGAACGGAATTGCAGCACCATATTTAGAAAAATTTGTGAGCAACACGAGCATACGTGTAACTATTCCGAGACTCTTTCGCAGATTATGTATCTGTGTAATAGGGGTTTTACTCCCGCCTCCTATGAGGCTATCCGTAAAACGGATCCAAAGAGATTAAAACAAGAACGGGTTTTCCTGACTGAGACAGAGACCCTTCTTTGGCGGGATTATATTCTCGCCAAGTATACGAGTAGAGCCCTCGATTTTACGGATATGTTGTTAGTAGCCAATAGAATCCTGGAAAGAAACCCCAAAGTTTTACAGAAGTATCATGATCGCTGGAATTATATTCTACAGGATGAAGCTCAGGATGCGAGTCCTCTTCAGTGGAATCTGTTATACCTTCTTAGTAACTCAAACAATAATATTTTTTGTGTTGGTGATGCCTCTCAGTCCATCATGTCCTTCAACGGTGCCGAGGTCAAACTTATTAAGAGTTTTGAGAATGAATTCAAGAGTGTTAAGACTACAGTCTACCCGCTCATGAATAACTATCGCTCTCATCCAACAATTATTAACGTGGCAAATGCTATTGAGCATGATCTTGTGGGGAATCATCCATCCCCCATGATCCCTAAAGCTAATATTTCAGGGTCCACCCCAGCATTGTCCTACAAGGAGTATTATGACTCAAGTGAAGAAGCTAATGATATTGCTAGGACGATCCAACGTATCGCAAATATCCCTGTAAATGAAACTCTTCTTAAGTTTAGAGCATCCCCAAAGGGGCAGCTCATGGCTAGAAAAACGGCACTGAGACCTGTTGCACAGGCCCCAGTCGCCCCCGCCAAACAGTTCAAATTAAAAGATATTGCTATCCTCGTGCGCTCGAAGATCATTATTCCCACGATTGAAAACGCATTATTATTTAGCCACATACCCTATTATGTGCGAGATGGAAAATCCTTACTACAATCCAAAGAGGTAATGGATCTCCTTGCATATCTCCGTTTATGTATTAATCCGTTTGATGAAGTCTCCTTTGATAGGGCTGTTCAAACCCCTAAGCGTGGTTTTGGGGATGAGAGTGTCAAAAGATTAATAGCGGACGCTCGACTTAAGCAATGCGATGTCATGTCTCTTGCCCGAGTCAACCCCAAACTTCTCACGTTTACTTCTTTCCTTGATATGTTTAGTCAGCATCTGGAACAGGCCCCCAAAGAAATTTCTAAGCATATTGAAACTTGGATAGGCACTCCGGTTGTTGATTATAAAGCTGAGATCAAAAAAGCTTCACTAAAAGATGCGGATGATGAGTCTCGGAGACTTGAAAACATTAATAGGTTTAAACTGCTCCTTCAACAGATCATGGATGAGGGTGTTATTGAAACACTACCAGAGCTTTTAGATCATATTAGTCTTATGCAGGATGCTGGAGCTTCTAACTCTACCGAGGATAGGGTACATATTATGACTGCCCACTCAGTGAAGGGGCTTGAATACGATGTTGTTTTTGCACCCTGTTTTTTTGATGGGTCCATCCCGCATCATAAATCAAAGTCGCAGGATGAGATTAATGAAGAAGCTCGTTTAACTTATGTTATTGTAACTAGAGCTATTCGTCAACTTAGAGTAAGTCGCCCAATTACATATGCTAGCCGGGGTTCCAGTAGACCTATGCAAACCATACGATCTCGTTTTCTAGAACCCATGCGTCCATTTTTCCAAGACGCGAACAACCTCTTATAGAGATCTTCATGCCTCCCTCGTTAAGATTTAAAGAATTACTAGCCCATTGGGAGGGTAAGTCCCCCCTAACAGTCTGTAGTGAAATATCTGCTAGCCATAAATCTTCAAAAGATCAACTGCTTTTGGATGTAATTCTAATTTATAACTTTATGTTGGCATACCTCCATCCAACTGGAGTGGAGGTCTCTAAAACTGAATCCGAGTATGAGTTATCCTTTTTATTCTCATGGTCTGCTACAATTACTTCATATGTGGGCTACACAGTTTCTTTGTCTGGAACCCCTACATTTAAGCAGACACATCCGGAGCAAGATCCCATATTTCAATGGGCTCCTGGTTCAGTGTCTCTATTAAACTTGTTTAATTTTATTGTTCTGGGGCAGGTTGGTAATAAAGACACCCTGAAATGCGTTGTTTCTAACTTAAGTTCGGAGTCTAACACCCCAAGTTCTAGGGTTTCCAACGCCCTGCTAGCCGCCTTGCCAGATGCCCTTCCACTAGGTTTGTTTGTAGCTTCTGGGCATGTTTCAGGCCCTATTGGGGGACTCTATAGAGACTCTTTGGAGATAGCGCTGCAAATTTATCAATATATTTCTCATAATGTTGAGAATTATATTAGCTACTATAATGACTTTAATGTTGGAGGGGACTTCCTTAATCTAACAACCTTAGGGGTTGCCCCTCATCCAGAGTTGGACGAATCATTTATCTCAAGTATGTCTTTTATAATTGGTATGCTTGCTAATTCTTCAAAAGCACACCTGTATCGAGTAGACTCAACGTCACTCCTTGAGTTGCAGCCACAGGCATTCGTGCGTATTGAATCCATCTATGAGGTTCCTTATCTGGCGGTATGCGTGGAAAGACTTGTTAAATCTATAGAGGCATCTGTCCCAGATTTAGATATTGAGGCGTGGGAAAACCTTACCAGGGGCATGCTATTTAATGGACTTTTTGATTCTAAATCCCCACTTGGCGCTGCTCTTCTTTTCGCTACATCTAACTATGCTAATCGCCCAGTAGTCAACAGCTTCAAGACCGTATTTTCTTATTGAGGGTATTATGCTCACCGTTGAAAGAAACGCACAGTTATTCCACCAGGGCATCCTGGGACCAACCGCTTACGAAACATTTAGCATAGAGTCTAATGTAGAGAGTCTGCTAGCTAGCTGCACGAGATATCCCATCAGTATCTCGACCCTTGATTCTCTCTATCATGAATCTCAAGTGGCGCTAAAACGGCTCCCATTACAGAAGGATTCTTCATTTAACCCAAACTCTAATAAGGATGTCGCCGCTAAACTAGACAGCCTTCATCTAGGGGTATCTATCCCCAAGACTGAAAAAGGCAACATATCCCTTACCAAAGAATGGTTAGACCTTAATAAGCACAAGCATTCATTTATTGATCTCGTGGGTCAATGGCGCTTATTTAATAGAAGCCTCCAAACGGTTGACTCACTTAGAAAGCATATCTTCTCAGATGTAGGTAGTTGGACAAAATGGCTCCCTACAAAATGGCGAACCTACTCTGAAAATGGGTCTGGTAGAATAGTTGCAGAAGCATACCCTATTAACCAAATCCCTGTTAATCTGCGTCAAGCGTTCCCAGCGCCTGTGGGTTTCGTGTGGGTATCCTGCAAGTATCCCCTTCTAGATCTTCATTTTCTAGCAGCATTGTCGAAAGATCCTCTACTTATTCAAGATCTAACTAGTTCTGATCCTATGGCTTCCTTGGCTGTTAAGTTAAAACAGGGGTCCCCCGAACAAGCAAAAACTTTCTTGGACACGTTCATATACGACTTTACCCCCGATGTTTATTATAGTCGAGTGCTTGAATCAGCTTACCCAGATCTGGCAAACTTCCTAAATAAGACATTGCTAGATAGTAGTTCGTCTAAAATGTTATCTCTTGGTTGGATGGATCGTATACGCAACTTTGCATTAGACCCAGAGGTAATTGATTCTAGTAGTCTACGTAAAAAAACACTTAGCTCTATTTGCACCCAAAATTTATCTTTTTATATTAAAAATTGCATAGATGTCTTACTACGTAGCTTCCCAGAGTTGGGGCAGAGCTACTGGATCCCTGGGCAAAATTCCTTGGCATTTACCTGCCCTGAGGGTCTTCTGGGGGATGTGACAAAACTTCTGCAAATACCCATTAAATCCATCGTTGCACCTACTTGTATTGTATCTACAAATACCGTCTGGGAATAACTTTCGAGATTACAATGTCTTTAATCGGTCATAAGCAGGGCTTGCAGCTCTTAACTAAGTTGCTGAGCCCACCTTACCAACGACGATCCTTAGGTCTCGTAGCTCCTGAAGGCGTTGGTCGATACCACTGCCTTCAGACTGCGTTTCAACTTGCAAATCCTACCTTAACTACCCAAGATTTACTCTTGGATACTAGGGTGGCACCCGAAAACCCTTCAGTTGATACCCTGCGTGAGCTGATTGCGTGGTCTGATCTAGCCCCCTATAAGGCTCCTTGTAAACTTCTGATCGTTCCAGGGGACTCTCTTTCAAAAGATTCCCAGCAAGTTCTTCTCAAATTGTTAGAAGATATCCCGCCTCGTGTGGTTTTATGCATTGTATTAACTTCCCTTAATATATCAGATACACTTGTTTCCAGAATACTGCCGGTCTACTTATACACCGTTTCACGCAATGAGGCAGAAGCTATCTGGACTTCTCAGGGGATAAGCTCTAGTGTATTTAAACAGTTTTGGGAGTTGGCCCCAGGCCAGCCAGGGGTCTCTATGAAACGATTTAGTTTGAAGTATCCTCAGTTAGAAAAATCGTTAGTTAAATTTTTTGAGACTCCTTCTGCAATAGGGATGCTTCAGTGGCAAGATCAAATTGCTCAATGGCCCTCTGGCGATATCCATGCTTTCTGGGAGTGGGTCCTCCCCAATTTATATCGTAGTGTAGGTTTTGCGAGGCCCGAAAACGCTAAGTTTATCTCACTCGTCTCAGAGGGCATCTCTTTCCATAAACAAGCCTCTTTGTTAATGTTGGTCCCAGCTCTTGCTTTTGAAGCCTATGGAAACTAAATGGCTACGCTAATCGATTGCCTTACGAAGGGCCTTAAGCTCAAGAAACCCTTAACTATTCTCTGGGGTAAGTATGATTCTATTACGCACCTTCTAAAGTCACCTTTGGTGGTAGCCTCAGAGATGTCTCCTGGGGCTCTACTAGCCCACGCTCACTCACAGCCCCTTTTTACAGAGCAACAAGTTTTATGGGTGGAAGGTATCCCCGATGCAGCCCTGCTGACTAAACTTTGCGGTAGAGACCTTCATCAACCTATTATATTTAATGCTACCACAAAAGAGCCAGAACCTGAGTTTCTGCCTCACACTAAATCGTATGTCCAGGTGGTCTCCAAAACAAATCCTAAGGCTGGATCAAAAGCCCACAAAGACTTCTTAGTTTGGTATATTGGTCTGGAATTCCCCGCATTAGATCCCAAAGTTTCTGCGGTTATCGCAGGGGCCGCATCCCAATATTTTGGGGATGACTTATTACACTCCGCCGATAACCTTCGTAAATTACTTTATAGGTTCCCTCAAGAGGCTCTCTCTTCGGTATCCTCTATCAAGTCCTACCTAGTGAGCATTCACCCTGAAAAGTGGCCCTATCTGTTAGAAATTAATGGGGACCCGCTACTTAATTTGTTAGTTGATACGTTTTATAGTAAATCTAGAAATGTGTATGCCCTCATGAATCGATACCTTCAAGTAGAGGCCTCCCCCCTTCCATTACTTCACGTTTTAATGGAAACCACACAAGCCTACCTTGAGACAGCGTGGGCTATTAAGGAGGCTCAGGGGAAGCACCAGGATCCTCAAGCTTTTGTTCAGGGGAGAAGGGTCCCCCTCTCAGCGTTTTCTCTCTACCAAGCCAAGGTCGGTAAGATTTTTGGGGAGCGAATTCTTTGGGGGATTCTAAAAGATCTCTGTATTATTCAGTCAAGGTATCGAATGGGTGAAAAGTCAACTATTCCGATATATTCACTGCTTACACGGTATGTTGGATATGGCATCTAGGAGCCTTAAATGAGTTTTGATCTTACTAAATTGACTGTGACTTCCAGAAGGCATATCCCAACATCGTTTGGGAACAAGGATGCTTTTTATAGCGAGTCTGTTGAAATTCCCTCAGATTGTGCGGTGGATCGTTCCTCAATATATTCCTTCCTATGCCAAAGACTCGACCTAACATACTTGCTTGATTATTACTATAGTTGCCCTGATGGGTCTGGCCAGACTCCTAATGCAGAGGTTTGGCCCCATGTCCAGGCTAGGGTGGACTCTATGGTTAAAATACATTCTGCATTCCCCGCTGATATTCAAGGCATTCTTGGATTCAACCCTCAAGTGTATGGGAGATAATGGATAATGTCTGACGCAATTCCAGCATCTATGCCCAATGTTATCTCTAAAGAGGCAGTTCCTGGGAATCTCCAGCTATTTGAAGATTTTGCGATGGAAGCGTGGGACCTGATTCGTGGGCCTCAATGTAACATTAATACTAAAGCCTACGATTTTTATAACATTAATGACATTCATCAGGCACTTTCTGATCATGGGCAGGCTGAGGCCTACCTTACCGAGCTAGAATCTCTTTATCGCAAGAATCTACTGATGTTTAAATCTTTTGACCGTGATGTGGAAAACTTGTTTGGTATATTCTTTCGGAGAGATTTTCTCCCAAGAAGTATTAAAGTTAGTGGGATGTCCCAGAGTATGTTTGAGGGAATGGCTGATGAAGAGTTCACTGCAGCTTATGGGTTTGATCGCACTAAGATTAGATACGTAGAAGATGTTTACAAGGAACTCAAAAAAACTTTTGATCAGCAGCATGAATACCTCAAGGGTATCTACTGGGAAATCAAGGACTGCACGAAGTTAGTTGAAATGGCCTTTAACACACAAAACTCGGGTGTCCCACGATTGACTGCTTCTAGGATTGAGAGTGATGGCACTCCTCAGGCACAGATGCCTAGGGTTAGAGCTGACTCACTTCCCATGCCAGCCCCCCATCCTCCGCAATTACCCCCGGAGTTTAGACTTCAGGGTTAAATATCCCACTTGGGAACTCTCGTGAACCAGCCCATCCACGAGATTAACGTAAGGGCTACTTGGAGTCATTTATGACTGATACTGTTGCAAAGAAGGTTCGTAAGACCCCCGAAGAGAAGCTTGCGCTGTGCAAGGACGCCGCTCGTATGGGCCTCGATGAAATGTCCCTTGAGTTGGTGCAGCGTTTCCCCGATCTAACCCCCAAGGAAGCTAAGGAAATCCTAGAAGCTACTTTTGAGATTATTGAGGGTTCTCTTAAGGCAGGTAGAAACGTTCTTGTTCGTGGCTTTGGTAGTTTCCAGTGTCGTGAACGTAAGGCTAGGAAGGTTCACAACCCACGTGCTGCCGCTGGTGCTCCTAACGAATGGAGTGAAGTTACAGCTTGTACTGCTTTCCGGTTTAAGCCGGGTCGTGAAATGAAGCCCGTTTTTCATAAGTAAGTTTAAGCATCAAAGGTTGGCTTGTTGTTTTTATCTTTAGTATATCCTAGAGTCTATGGCACTAAGATATAAAACTCAAGCCAACCACCCACTCCAACCCAACCCAACCCGGCTCTAACCCAGCCCAACCCAGGAGCTTAAATGCTTGCAGGTGGAATTTCCTTCGGGACAAATATCTCCACGGACCTTCCGAAGTTCGTGTGCAACCCTAATCAGACCTATCGAGCCGCTATTTTGCATTATGTTGACGCAAATCAGCAGCTTCAGCCCATTATTCGGGCTAATAGGACTCACTTTCATCAGGTTCCGGAAGGCCAGCAGGGGCTAGGTGGTTTCATCTGCCTCTCTACTGAGGATTCGGTAGCCTCTTGCTGTCAGAATACTGGGTTGTTTAATGACCCTCTATACAAGATCGCTATTCCTATTGTGCTTTATCAGACTAACTATCAGGGTGACATTGTTCCTGGGTTCCCCCCTGAGTTGCAGGTTCTCATTATTTATGAGCGTGGCTGGAGTAAGTTGAATAACATCAACAAGACCTACCCCCTTATGTCAAATGATTTCACGATCACAGGTAAAAAACAGGGGAAGGGCGTGACTATGGATTTCATGCCAGCAGGCCCAGCCTATTGGCAGTCTGATCAGACTATCTTTGGTCAGCTTTTGAGCAAGGCCAAGGTTCTGGTAGAAGGCCCCGGTCTGGCGAGTATTGATAAGATGCTGGGCAGAAAGGTGACTATTCAGGAGATTGACAACGCTGTTAGAGCCGCTGCTGGACTTCCTCCCACACTTCCAGCCCCTCCAGCCATTCCTCCCGTCCCTCTCATGCCTTCTATGATGGGTGGAGCTATGCCCCATGCTGCGGCTATGACTCCCCCCGCACTTCCCGCGAGTGCTCCTACAGCGGCTCCCCTTAGTCCTATGGGTGGTGGTGGGCTTCCTGCTGTTGCTGGGCTCCCTGCTGTTGCTCCAGTTCCGCAAACACTCGTGGAACCCCCTTCAGCACCTGCCACCGGGCCAGCTTCTGCGGCTCAAATCTCGGCCATTGCTGGGCTGTTGGCCCCCCCTCCCGCCGTTGCTCCTGATGGACCTGAGGATCCTGCGTAGTCCCCTATTCACAAGATTAAAAAAGGCCCCCAGGGGCCTTTTTTAATCTGTATATACTACTATGACAACCGTTTCTTTTTACTCTGACTGTCTGCCTGCATATGAAAGAGCCCTTTTAAATAAAGAGTGGCCCATTCCCAGGCTACCAGATGTTGATTTTAACCTAGATATTGGGGTTGACCCATCTATGTCATCGTCTGGTATCTGCATCATCCTCAGACGTAAGACAGATATTATAAAGTGTCTAACGTTGAATCATAAGACCCGTCCAGGTAGTCCCACACCAATTAGGTTAGGGAGTCTTATAGATGCGATTAATACCTTGATTGATGAGATCCTATCTGACATACCTTCGTCTAAGCTTCACATAACTATTTTATCTGAGATTCCACCCGTGGCGATGTCTTCTTCGGGGTGGCTCTTTGCGCTATGTCAAATGTTATGGATTGGGTTTGGTCCGGATGCTCCCGCGCTGCATAAGCTTCATCAGCGTGGGTTTTCTCTCAATATTACTCAATTTGGCATTGGTGTCCCGCAATTAAAAAATATATATCTTCACTGGGCCTCCCAATCCACTGCCTTTGAGTCAAGAATTACTTTTAAAGAAGTTTCAAAACAAAAGTCTTTGGTCGTTAAAATTGTTAACCAAGTTATTGACCAAACTCCATTGCGCCCCTTTCTTCCAAAACGCTTTAATAATGACGTTGCGGAGGGAATTGCTTTAGCTCTCTGTGCGGGTGGGTGCGCTGATATTTGTAGTTATGATCTGTCAGAGGACATAACTTGTGTTTCTCCGATTATCCCGGTCAAACTATTGCACTCCCTCATGGTTAACCAAAAAGTTAATAAGCAAAATCAAAGAATGGGGTGGGTATATCGTCCCCTGGAATATTCTTTTGGTTGGGTTGCCCCTGCTTAGGTCTAGAGGTTTCCTAACTGTATCTACAACTATCTAATGAGGTGCCATATGGCGGCTAAAAAAGCCCCGTCTAATTTTGCAGAACTCGCCCAATCGCTGAAAGATTCAGCAGATGCCTCCCTGGGGTATATTTCTCATGGGGACACTATTAGTGTAATCCCCACTGGATCTATTGTTCTGGACAAGCTTTCTGGTAAGGGGGGAATCCCCGTTGGGCGCATTACTCAAATTGCTTCCGAACCCGGTATTGGTAAGTCTACGTCAGCGCTTGCTATTGCAGCTTCCTGTCAGCGATTGGGGGGATGTGTATTATACCTAGATTTCGAGCAGTCACTTACGGCTGAATACATTGAGATGATGGGTTGCGTCCTTGATAACCAGACCATGATTTTTGCTCAGCCAACTGATATTGATGCGGCTTGGGAAATTATTGACATGGCTAGTAATCTAAACGTAAACCTCATCATTCTCGACTCGCTTGCAGCAATGTTCCCCCGAGTGGAGGATGAGGATTTTAAGAACCTCAAGGCTTCCGTGGGCTTCCAGGCAAAGGGGCTATCTCTCTTTATTCCTCGTTTGAAGTCCCTGGCTCGTGTTAAAAATTTCGCCGTGCTTATGATTAATCAGGTTCGTGCTAAAATTTCTATGGGGTGGGGTTCCCAGTTCGTGAAGTCTCCTGCTTACGAAAAAGAACTCCCCGGTGGATTTATTCCTAAGTTTTACACAGATCTTCTCTACTATTACTCTCTCCGAAAGACTGAAAAAGAGTCCGGAAGAAATATTATGGGAGAAAAAACAGACGTTCATACAGGTCAGGAAATTAAAGTTCAGACCTGGAAAAATAAGATTGGCACCCCATTTAAGCATGCGTCCATGTATCTCCAATTTGGTCGCGGAATTGATGACTTCCGATCTGTGGTCGAGATGGGCATTAGTCATGGGATTATTGACCTCAAGCGGGGCGGCTTCTGGACCCTTCCTAGCCAGGGCGATTACCCTGGGGTGGAGGCAGGTAGCCCCATTCTAAGTGGGAGAGGGGAGGATACCATTAGTGAAATGCTTGCGGTAAACCCTCAAGCATTTGAATACGTTAGGAATAAGGTCGTGGCTGTGGACTTCATGCAGGATCTTACTAGTGAGGAATCTGCGGGTATCGTCAAACTAATGACTGAAGATGACCCTTCTGGCGGGGCAGCTCCAGCTCCTCAAGCCCCTCGTTTCCTCTCCGTGCCTACTGGGTTCTCTTCCGTCCCAGCCCCTGCTATGTCGGCACCCCCCATTCCCGTTTCAGCCCTACCTGAGGATCTTGGGGACGATACAGACGCTCCCCTAGTTAAGCGTGGACGTCCTAAGAGTAAGAAGGACTAATATGCAAATTAAGGATGAGATTATTAATAATTTGGACTCATTGAGTGTTACAGATCTGACAGCCCTTCATTTGATCATCTGTGAACGTAAGGGTCAGTTTGCCCGAGAAGGCTGGACTCAGGAACATGATGACCATCAAAAAGATGGGGACTTGGCCCTGGCCTCTGCAGCCTATGCTAAGGCAGCTTCCGATGAGATTAATGGTGGCGATGTAAAATGCCCCCCCTGGTGGCCATGGGCAAAGCACTGGTTTAAGCCGCATGGGTTTCAGCGTAATCTAGAGCGCTCTGGGGCGCTTATTATTGCTGAAATGAGCCGTTTGCTTCGTATGGAAGACCCCAAGTAGCCTCATGTTTACCCTTCGTGTTACTAACTTCCAATCAATCCAGGATATTGAACTCCAAGTTCAGGGTCTGACAGTTTTAACAGCCCCTTCTCATTCTGGTAAGAGCGCCATTGTTAGGGCCGTTGATACGCTTCTGACCTCTAATTGGTATCAAGAGGCGTATCAACGGAAGGGGACCTCCCTAACGACAGTTTCGCTGCAGCATGAAGGGGACTCCCTAGAGTTTATTCGAAAAGGTTCCTCTACCACATACAAGATTAATAACGAATCCTACGGAAAGCTTGGTAGAAAAGTCCCCCTAGAGCTACAACAGGCAGGGTATGGGGAAGTTCAGATATCAGAGTCTGCCTCAGAAACTACAACTATTCTTCCTCAGCTTCAAAATCAATTTGATGGACCTTATCAGGATACTATTAAACCAGCGTCCCTAACTCAACTCTTAGGTTCGTTTACGAATTTAACCCCCTTTCAAACGGGGCAAGATAAAGCTAAGAAACAGCAAGCGGATGCTGTTAGGGAAATTTCTAGGCTGCAAAAAGATAGGCTTAAATTGGAAACACTAGTCCAAACTTTTAGCGCTTTTTCACCTAATACTACGCAATGTCAATTAGAAAATCTTAATACCGCTCTAGCATACACGGATGTTTCCAGGTTTACTTTAACCTCTATTATATCTAAATATGAGCTTCTCTCTAAATTAAATTACACAAGAAACCTGCAGAAAATTTATGGGGATCAGGACTCAGTTGTTAGAGTTGTAAAACCCTTTATTTCTACGGTTAAACCAACATCCCTCCAAGTTTATAATATATGTAATGCTTGGTCACGTGTAGCCTACATGAAGGCGTTGAAGCTCCGTCTTAGTGGGATGCTTCCCAAGATGGTGGCTCCCACGGCTTCTCTTGCACAGACACTTACTGTGGTTGGGGGGCACCTCATCCAGGTAAATATTGGGTGGTCTAACGGAGGATACTTAAAATACCTGCAGAGAAACTTAAGTCAGGTATATCCTCCTGGGGTTATTGCTACTAGAGGGTTGGTTAAACTCACTGCATCTTTGAAACATCAAATTTCCGATATACTCCACCATAAACTAGAGGCTCATAAAGCAGCCTCTGTTCGAGAATCCTTACAGACCAGCTTTAAATTAAAGAGATTAGGTTCTCATGTGCGGGTGTTTATCGTTGTTTCAAGAGATTTCTCTCATGACTTTAAAGCTTTGGTTGAGAGGGTGGAGTCTTATAGAGGCTTGCAATCAGACTTTGCCCACCAACAACAAGCCCTTGCTGATTTAACTAAACGGAAGCTGGACCTAGAGAAAGCCGCTACAGAAGGTCTTTGTCCGTTATGCTTCACACCCCTGGTAGATGGTCATGCAAATACAATTCAGCATATATCTAAAAAATCTAAGAAATCCTGAGGGTATCCTCCAAGTTGTTTCCTATACGGGATATTCTATTGTAGGAACCCCGATTACCCCCACAGCAACCTTCCCCATAAAATCTACAAAGTTAGGTGTTATATCTGAATTTCCTATTGCGTAGTCTCGTATTTAGGTCAGGAGGCTACAATGGAATTCATTCATAAGGTTTCAAAAAGTACCAATCTGGATAAACTCAGCCAAGATATGCTAGACGCCATGGCGTACATGTTTGAGAATGTCCAGGATATGGGGCAAAACATCCAGGCTATCGAAGTTCGCCTGGGGGCTGACATCTGGTTGAGTTTCACGACTGGGTTTAATGCCATGGAGCAAGTATCTCGACTTACAACCGATTATGTAAATGAACTGGTGGTTTGCCATGAAGACCCTGCGTGGGCTTGCGTCCTCAAGAAGGATTGTCCAGGGGACCCGGTTCGCGGGGAACGCATTTATCAGAAACGGTTTATTACAAATAGGCCGGAGTCTCTTACTACATGGCTAGGGAAGGGGTTTCTTGCCCACGCCCTACTTGTACTTATCATGGCTTATTTGTCTATCTTTCACCAGATTTATAAAATTCCGGGTATGCCCAAGGAAGCCGGTAATGTTCTCTTGATGCTAACCCCCGTTTGGGTTGTGACTGGAGTTTTCTTCGGATCGTTTTTGTTGGTATCTGCCGCATATGAAATCTTTGGAGCTATTGTCCAGCAACACTTTTACATGTGGAGAGGGGACACCCCCTTTAAACGACAGAATCTACTGCGAAGAATGCTCAATGGGGTTGGTTTTGGATTCCTAGTTATGTTCCTTCTGCAGCCTAAGGGTGTTATTGCACTGATTAAATGGATGTTCTAAATGCCCTCACTTCGATTTAATTATACCACAGACCACCATTTTAGTCATCGTCCACCTGGGCGTAGGCAGGGTGATTATTGGGTGGATCTTTCGTCTAAGATGGATCAGGTCTCCGCACATTGCCGTGATACGGGTAGTATTCCTCTGTTTGGGGGGGATCTTTTTCATCTAAAGGACCCCTCTAAAATAGCAACCTTTCCGCTTCTAAATTTTGTAGGGGCCATGGGCACTCTGCTTAGCAGATTCCCCCAGGCCCCTTTGTGTGCTGTGGGGAATCATGACATTAGATTTGATAGACTTTCAACTCTTCCTGAGCAACCCCTGGGGCTACTGTCATCCACGGGGGTTGTTGACCTACTCTGTAATTACAACCCTCTTAATTTAGATACCTGGGACGCTCCATCAGGTCATACATACCTTGTTGAGAAGGTCTTATCAGGGAAATCCTTCTCAACAAACGAAGGATCTCATGTATATGTCTATTCAACTCCCTACATTGAAGACCCACAGGATCTCCTAGCATACCTAGGGTCTTCAGTATTTCATACTGCTCTAGGGAGGTTTGTTCAGCAAAGCTTCCCAGAGGTTTCGGTAGCACAGTCACTTACGGGGATCCTATTACTGCATACACTCTCAGGTCCCTCTGGTGGGGAGTTCTATGGGCTTCAACGGGCTTCCTACGGAGCAATCCATGCCGCATTATCTAACTCATCCCTGGGTCGGGCTACTTCTGCGGTGCTCTTTGGGCACGAACACTCCGAGCTAGCTGATTCGGTCTTTCCTTTAGACCAAAGCCCAATTCCATTTAATAATTTGCCCTCTGGCTTTTATTTAGCTACCACTGGGACTATTTATATAAACCCAGCTTCATTCTCAAGATCCTCTCTAGACTACACATCCGAGGAAGATTCCGAGAGATCTGTATATATGGTTGAGCTAACATACACGCCCAGTCCAACGGGGCTTGGTCTTGGGGCTGTTAAAATACCTTTGCAAACTAGGCCAATTACCCAATTGTTTGGTGTATCTTCATTGGAGGACCCGCTCAGTCAAGACGGTGATGACCCTATCATTACCGATCCTCTGCCTGTGTGGACCTCTTTTAATGAAGCACTTACAAAGCTTGAGTCTACAAGTGTAAACCCATATGAGTATCTAGTAACTCGCCTTCAGGAGGAGCCTCTCCAAGTTGCTGCTGCTGTAAAAACTCTTTTAACTCCCTAAGCACCCTGTCGTTGGAATTTATAAACCTCTTTTTATAGTGTCCCCACCGAGTCTATCTGTGGTCTGCAACAAAACAAAGGTGTTATTATGAAGAATCTATTCGATTTGGCTATGGATATCAGATATAACAGATACTTGTTAGAAGGGTTAAATGCCATCTCAAAGAGTACTGCCTTCCCAGTTATCCCTGTTACTATGCAGCAAAAAGTTGAAAAATTAATGCATAGTGTCTCCGATTCAACTTCTCATTTGCAGCTAGCTTGGGGACCCAATATGGGTCTCTTGGAAGAGTTTATTAGCTATCTGGATGCCACTAAGCGACCCCAACCGTCTGATTCCTCCCTAGAGTTTATTCAAAGCGCCTCTAAGCTTATTAACGATTATCTTAAAACTTCTGGTAAGAGGCAGCTCAGCTCTTTTAGAGACCCCGAGGATTTTGGTGACAAAAGAGAGCCTGTCCCGGTAGTCCCTAAGAAGAGAAAGAAATCCGATGGCCCTGCGTGAGACAGTCCAGTCCAATCTAGATCCTCAAGGTTGGAATCTTCCCAATAAGTATGATGACCTGTTACTGCGCTACCACCCTTTAGAATGGAAGCCCCGTAAGAAAGATGATAAGTTACGGTTGAGTTGGTCCCTACTTAAGAGTGGGCTTCATTGTGCTCGTGCTGCTACCTGGGAAGTTTTTCCAGAGCGCTTTGGGATCCCAGAGGATGCCCTTAAATTCACGGATTCATTGGCATCGATCCGAGGAAACTTAGTTCAGACGTTGCTAGAGCATACCTATGCTCATGAATTTTTAAAGTTACCCCCTGAGGACCTAATTCTAGCACTCCAGGCTAGTTGGAGATGGGGTGTATCTTTTTATAAACCCCTAAATACAGTCTCTCCAAAAGAACTTCTATCTTTAAGGGTTGAGATATTTTCGACGTTGCCTAAAATATTTGATACTATGAATACCCATGGATTGTGGGCTTCGCATCAAGAGGTTGAAAAGGCTCTCTGGTGGGATATGCACTCACTTCCAGGGGTTCGGCTCACGGGTAAAGCAGACTTTGTTCTGTGTGATCCAGGTAACATGACGTTGATTGATGGAAAGTGGGTTGGGAATCCCTCCTACCTGGATGCCCGTCAGTTGGGATTTTATGCTCTTATCCTATCCAAGATGACTGGTAAGATCCCTCAAAGAGCACTCTTTTGGCTATACCCTCAGGGTCGGATTCTAGATTTTTCCGCAGATGTTCTCACACCAGCCTTTTTTCAATTGGTTTTGCAGGATGCTTCTAAGGTGGCTACTCAAATTAGATCTCTTGATGATACACCCCACGCATCCTCATATAATTGTAAGTGGTGTAAGCACCGAGATATCTGCCCTGACGCGGTCAGAAAATAGGTCGTAAGAGCTTACCATCTTTGTATCTACTTTAGCCACCTAGATAGGTGTCCATCTAATATTTTATGGTGATGATTATGACTCCTCAAGAACTTAGTGACTATCAAACTTCGCAACTAGCCGAACTAGATACTCAGTTGGCTGTGTGGGGGCAGAGGCTCCAACTTTTGGATCAGCAAATCTCCTCGGTCCAACAGACCATCTCGGATTCCCTACTTCAGTTGAGGGGGCATCTAAATAATCTAGTTGTTGCCGCTGATGAGTGGCTGGCCCAAGCCTCCCAAGATAACAGCACCCCTCCTGATCTTCTCACGCGAGTATCCGCGCTTAAGGCTAGGGTCCTTCAGCTTGGGCAGGTGTCTGATGAAACAGATGCAGCTACATTACTCAACATTGCTGATGACCTTCAGAGTATCTCTGGTGATTTGCTTCAAAACCTAACTCAGCAGGCTTCTGTTTTTGCCACCGCCCTTGATCAGGCTGCAAATGACCTAGCCACACACTACGGAATCCAAATCTAACTAGAGGGATCTGTGGAAACGACCATCCAAGTTTCAGCTAGACTGTTTACTCAGGCTGCTTGTATTGCTAAACTAACTGCACTTCAGGGTTCTGGGACTCATACACTTGAGAATACTCTTGTAAGAGTCTACCACGATTCCATCAGATTAACATCCACTTGTGAGTTGCTGGCAAGTGATGTAAGGGTTCCCCTAGATATAGAACTCCCCGATTTTGAGGGGGACCCATACTCGTTTCTTGTAAAACCCGCAGCGCTATTTGATTTAGCGGGGGTTTCCTCAGATGCTTTGTTTATCTTTAGTGTTAACTCAGACAAACATTCGCTAACACTAAAAACATCTAAATCATCTCTTACACTTCCCATTAGAGGTTCAGAAGATTGGCCTGATATTGATGATAGATTGGTTCCCGACACAGTTGTTACCCCCCAAGATATTGATAAGGGAGGCCTTAAAGAAGCTATTAGATACTCAAAATACTTTATGGCATCTACACAGGATCCAGCTATGAATCTCATTGAGATTCGGAATAATTTTGCGATAGCTACCGATAGGGCCAAATTTGGGTTTCTGGAGATACCTGCCCTTCAGGGTGTAAGATTTAAGTTGCCGGGGGACCAGCTAGCCTCCCTCGACAAAATTATAGATGCTTTCCCAGAGCCTAGTATATCTCTTACATCTACGGCTTCCTACACGCTATTTACAATAGATACGCCTTTTCATGCAGTTGTAGGTTTCTTAAAGTGTATGGCATCCTTGCCAGAAGGTTTTGATAAAGTACCCCTAGCTAATGAACCTGAGCATTTTAGAATGGACCTAGTAGATCTCTCTAAATCACTTGCTAGGCTTGCTATTGTTTGCTCTAAGCTTGACCCACGGGTTAAATTTGAGGTCTCAGGAGCGTCTGGGGACTCTTCGGTTACAATATCAACTATAAATGAAACTGGGCATGAGTCCAAAGAATCCGTTTCGGTATTTCGAGTTTCTGGAGGTCCCCAAAAAAATTCTATTGTTGTGCCTCTCTCCACAATTCAGAAAGCTCTCAAGCTTCTAAGTGGCACGGTAGTTCATCTAAAAATAGGGGCTGGATCTAAATATTTAAAATTTGTGAATCAAACCTCTTCTTCGACTTCTTACAGTGTATTTCAATCTTTAGGTAGTCTGGCCCCCTGAGGATACTGATGGAATTAAATGTATCTGAACTAATTAAGTTAACTGGGGCTAAGTCTGCACAGTGGGTGTCTGCTCATAAGATTTACCAGCACCAATTGGACACACTTGATGAGCAAATCTCGCTTTTGACCCAAGAATCAGCCACGTTAGCCTCCGCTGAAAAAGTCCTGTCTGATATCATCGCTCATTGTTCAGCGGAAACTAAAAATAATATTGAAGCGTTTTTATCATTATCCCTTCAACAAATCTTTAACAACCCTGATATATTTATTGAGCTACTTCAGGAAGTTAAACGTGATCGGGTTGAGACTCAAATTATTTTGCATGAAGGTGATATTGTAGGCCCCCCCGCAAAGATTTCGGGGGGAGGGGTCCAGAACGTCCTTGGGTTCCTGTTAAGGTTTTTAGCACTTCGAAGAATGCATCTAAAGCCCCTATTGATACTAGATGAGGCGTTTCGTAATGTTAGTGTAAATCACCTCGATGCTTTGTGTTCCTTTCTAAAGCACCTCACGGAGGATCACAACCTATCTATTCTATTAGTAACCCATGAGCCCTCATTTATGCGGATAGCTAACTCGGTGTATGAGGTTACTAAGACTGCGTCTGAGGGACTTAGAATTCTTAAACATAGGCACCCACAGCCTCTTGTTTGTGCTCAGGAGGTTTTATGACTGTAGTGGGGTCCTCTGAAGCCCTCATAAGGCTTATTGAGATTGAATTAGTTAACCAATTCCAGCGATTCTTAAAAAAGCACTCCGGTAAGAGCCCTAAAACTTGTAGGTTTAACTCGATTACACCTACTCCAGATGGTGGGTATATACGGATTTGTAGATGTCCTGTGGTAAACTCCCCCTCACCTAAAATATCTGCTGCGGTAGCTTCCGTAGCGGGTAAGCCCTGCACCACATTAGCTCATGCCAAGCGATGTCCTGTGTATCAACATTATACGGGGGTTTCGGAGTCTGAGGTAACTCAGGCTCTTATTGATGACTTTTTCAGTAGGATCATGGACCCAGGTAGGAGGTCTACATCCTTTAAAACTCTTCATACTCTATGGATTCTTCTTCACGAAAATATGACGTTCAAATTATCCTTGGGGACTCGTATTCACCTTAGAATCCTCAGTGTGCTATTTAAGCGGAAGTATCTTGCGTATATGTTAAAATCAACCCCCCAAGCTGATTATGAATGGGATTCCCTTACCCGTAATTTTAACTTTGTATTAACTAATGAACTGCCAAGGAGATAACTTGTTTTCTAACATACTCACAAAAACGGAAGCTAAGGATGCACTCACGAGAGGGATTGACAAGCTTGCAGATGCTGTGCAAGTCACACTTGGCCCTAAAGGTCGCAATGTTATTCTTCGTCATCTTCATGGTCAGGTGAGGATTACCAAGGATGGTGTTTCCGTGGCTAGGCATATTACTCTTCAGGATGCCGCCGAGGATGCTGGGGCAACCCTCCTTAAAGAGTGTGCTAATAAGACCGCTGATGACGCAGGGGATGGGACTACAACTGCGACTATTCTGGCTAGGCATATTTATCGTAAGGGTCTAGAAATCTCTCATGAGAATACTGATCTTAACGTAGTGCAATTCCAAAGAGGGATCACAGATGCAGCCGTAGACGTATGTTCTTCATTGAACTCTATGGCTACCCCAGTTACTTCGGAGGATCAAATCACCTCTATTGCTACGATTTCTGCTAACGGAGATACCGTCATTGGAGGTTTGTTATCCGAGGTTATCTCCCAGGTTGGGCGGGATGGATTTATTACCATTGAGGACAGCCCCTCTACCAAAACTTCTTATACCATTACCCCAGGAGCTGAGCTTGAGAGTGGGTATCTTCACCCTGTTTTTGTGGCGAATACCGAGAGAGATGAGACGCACTTCGAGAACTGTCTTGTAATGACGCTGGATAAAAAAATAAATGGTGCGGCGGATCTTCGCCAAATACTTAGTCTTCTTCAGTATACCTCCGCTGTGAGTAAGCCTTTGTTAGTCTTTTGTCATGACATTGGAGAAGAAGCTATTGTGCAGGTAGCCGGGAATATTTCCAAGGGCCTCATTAAGCTTTGTGCGGTTAAGGCACCTGGGTTTGCTACCAAGCGAAGTGAATCTCTAGGCGATATTGCTGCACTAGTTTCCTCGAAGCTTCTCGATGAAGCGGCTCTCGCTGGGTTAGTAGAATCCGCTCAATTGTTCCATGCTGATAAACCTTCTGATTGGGCTAACTTTCAGGGGCTTGACTATCTGGGATTTTGTGACTCCGCCACCGTTACTCGTGATAAAACTACACTTGTATGCAATTCAGATATTGATGATGAGTCCCCACTTGGGAAGCGTATTTCCCTTTTGAGGCACCTCATTGAAAATTCAGGGTCTGAGTATGATACTGAGCAGCTTAAGCGTAGGTTAGCTAAGCTAGTAAGTGGCATTGCAGTTATCCATGTTGGTGCGGATACTGAGCCAGAACAGCAAGAGCTAAAAGATCGCGTGGAGGATGCGCTACACGCTACCCAGGCGGCTATTGCTGAGGGTGTCCTCCCTGGTGGCGGTGCTGCATTGTATCATTTGAAGTCTTCTTTTAAACCTTCCACAACACGGTCTGCTTCCTATGATCTAGGATATGATCTACTTATAGGTTCCTTGGACTTACCCATTCGAACTATTCTAGGAAATGCTGGGTTTTCCCCCGAGATTGTTCTAGATAGACTAGCTACATTTGTTAATGTGGATTCTTCTGTACCCGCTCATGAGTTCGGTATTGATGCGGAATCTGGGGACATTCGGAATTTCATGGAAGCAGGCATCCTGGACCCACTTCGGGTTACTAAGTCTGCTCTTACTAATGCTGCTTCTATTGCTGGAGTGCTGTTGACTACTGAGGGATTGGTATGGCATCAAGAACTGCCATCACTTCTTGATGGCCTTCAATCCTAACGATTTTTTACTATAGTTCCTAAAGAGCAACCACATAAATTTCTGTGGTTGCTCTTTTAATGGGGGGCTTTAAGAATCCTCTTTCTATAGAGAGTCGTTTTAGGAGCTATCGTGGCCGAACTTAGAAAAGATACTTCTTATGCTGGTATTGCAGCACCAACTGATTTAAGGGAACCTGTTGATAACCTAGATGCTGTAAATAAGCTTTACGCTGACACCCATGTAGCGGGACTCCCCGTTACAATGACTTCTCCCACCCCTCAGGGGGGTGAATCGTTAGCATGGGATGCCACGACAAGTAGGTGGGTGCTTAGTCATGTTGCAATTGGAGCCCAAGGACCTCAGGGACCTCAGGGTATCCAGGGTGAAGTTGGTCCCATAGGCCCCGCTGGGGCAGTTGGGTCTATAGGCCCCGAGGGGCCTCAGGGCATTCAAGGCTCCCAGGGTATCCAGGGTGAGGTTGGTCCTGTAGGCCCAGAAGGGCCTCAAGGACCCATTGGTCCACAGGGTATTGAAGGTCCACAGGGTCCTGAAGGGCCACAGGGTCTCCAGGGTCCTACCGGGGATGCATTTATTATTGCCAAAACATACCCATCCATTGCTTCATTATTAGCAGATACGGCTCCAGATGTTATTTTACCAGGACAGTTTGCTGTTATTGATACTGGCAACGTAAATGATGCCGACAATGCTCGGGTATACCTCTGGAATGGGTCCACCTATCAATATATTTTTGATATGTCTGGGGAAGTCGGTATTCAGGGTGCTACCGGACCTCAGGGTATTCAAGGACCTCAGGGTATCCAAGGACCCACAGGCCCCGCTGGGGCTGATGGTGTTAATGGGTCTCAAGGCCCCGCTGGGGCAGATGGAACTAATGGAGTTGACGGTGCAGTTGGCCCCCAGGGACCCATTGGATTGACTGGGCCTGAAGGTATTCAGGGACCTCAGGGTCCCGTAGGCCCCGCAGGACCTGAGGGTATCCAAGGTCCTTTAGGTCCCCAAGGCCCCGCTGGGGCAGACGGAACTAATGGTGTTGATGGCGTTGATGGTGCAGTTGGACCCCAGGGTCCTATTGGTCTAACGGGTCCGGAAGGCCCCGCTGGGGCTGACGGAACTAATGGTGTTGATGGTAAGTCAGCTTATGAAGTTGCGGTAGATGGAGGCTTTGTTGGGACAGAATCTGCATGGATTCTATCATTACAAGGTCCCCAAGGCCCCGCTGGGGCAGACGGAACTAATGGTGTTGATGGCGTTGATGGTGCAGTTGGACCCCAGGGTCCTATTGGTCTAACGGGTCCTGCTGGTGCTGATGGGTCTCAAGGCCCCGCTGGGGCAGATGGCGTTGATGGTGCAGTTGGACCCCAGGGTCCCATTGGTCTAACTGGGTCCAGTGCATATGAGCTTGCAGTTGCTCAAGGCTACGTTGGTGATCTGACTTCATGGTTAGCTTCTTTAAATGGCAACACAGGGCTAGGAGCCTATGAGTATTTTGTAGCCTCTCTACCTAATGGGGCACCTATTCCTACCGTGGATGCTTGGTTAGCATCCCTTAAGGGTGAGACAGGCTCACAAGGTATTCAGGGAGAGGTTGGTCCCACAGGCCCCGCTGGGGCAGATGGTGTTGATGGAGCCATTGGACCTCAGGGTATTCAAGGTATTCAGGGTGAAGTTGGTCCCACAGGCCCCGCTGGGGCAGATGGCGTTGATGGAGCTATTGGACCTCAGGGTATTCAGGGTGAAGTTGGTCCCACAGGCCCCGCTGGGGCAGATGGTCTAACTACTTCTGTTAATGGGGTTTCTCAAATTGCTGGTGAGATTACCCTAACAACTGACAATATCTCTGATGCCACCTCCACCAATAAATATGTAACTGCAGCTTTAAAAACTAACTATGACACAGCCTACGAATATTCTCAGGCTGTTCAGATTGCTCATGAGGTGACTCGCTACCAGATCCATTTCAATACAGGGCTGGCTGTTTGGGCTACTAGTGCTTCTAGAGCATGGGCTAACGTAGCTTGGACTCGGACGGGAACTAGCATGACGTTGAATCATGCGGCACATGGTCATTCTGTAGGGAGTCGTGTTCTCGTAAAAGAATCAAATGTTGAGTTTATAAACGCCCTTATTGTTTCGGTAGCCACCGATTCGTTCACAATAGCCTGTGCGGATTCTGGAGCAGCTAGTGGCCTTTGTGTCTATACCATTGGGGTTACGTATACTCAAACGGGGTCTGATTCGGCTGTTTCTGGTGGCACTATCTCTGTTCCCTCTTCTGCTAAATCACTAGTTATTCAACATTTACAGATTCAATCTGGTGCAAATACTAGAGCTTCCAACTCGTATACGTTAGTTCTTCCTGCAAACGGAGCCAACTTGGGCGCGGGGGATAACACAAATATTGGGAACTTTATAGTCCCAACCCATTGGGTTAGGCAGGACGCTGACTCCCTTAGTGGAGTCGCGGCAACCCTAGTTAGAAATTATGGTGGTTCATACAACACTCTTCAAGTAGCCGCCTTGCCTGTTGCTGCAACTGGCGTCTATATTGCCCTCATCTTTTAAGGAGACTATATGTCCCGTATTATCAATGGTGTTTTATCTATCCCCGCGTTCACCCCTACTGTAACACCGGGGGAGTATACTTTTAGTAATGCAGCATATACCAATCAGTCTGATATTGCTGGGAATGGGACAAGTGAACTGGCAGTTGGCTACATTTTAATAGTCCCAGCCAGTGATACCATTAACTTCAATATGATTCCTGGGGTTGCTCATAGGTATAAATTGACATCCTTAACTATTGAAGATAGTAGCCACGTTGCAGGCACTATGATATGGGATGAAGATGGGGCTGAGATTGATAGCCCCACCGGGAATTCACTGGTACTTATCTCCGAGCCCACGACTCATTATAAGTTTGCGCTGCCCGTCTCAGATACTGTTTACTCAGGGCTAGCTTCTGGTATCACTACTGCCGCTCAAGCAATTGATCTGCAGCAAAAAATTGATACTGTAGGTACGGATTGGGATGTGATTTCCAATCACCCCACTTCTCTGAGTGGGTATGGCATTTTAGATGAGGTGGTTTTAAACACTGAGCTACAAACAGAGGTCACCGCTAGGATAGATGGTGATTTAGCCGAAGCAGCTTCTCGTGACGCCGCTATCCTGGTTGAGACTACTAATAGAATCTCTGCTATTAATGCTGAGATTACAGCCCGTCAGAATGCTGTAGCCTCTGAAATGACTGCCCGTCAAGATGCTGATGCCGCTGAAGTAACTGCTCGTAACTCAGCTATTTCTACAGCAATTGATACTGAGGTTTCTGCCCGTAATTCAGCTATTTCTACCGCAATTGATACTGAAGTAACTGCCCGTAATGCTGCCATTGCCGTGGAAACGACTGCTAGGCAGGATGCCCTTCTGCTAAAAGTTGATTCAAGTCTACTGGCTGTCAGTAATGGTGTTGCCACTTTGGATGCTGGCGGAAAACTTCTAACATCCCAGATCCCCGCATCCCTCCTAGGGGGGATGTCTTACCAGGGCATGTGGAATGCTACCACGAATGAACCTGTAATTCCTGCCGCTGATGCTGCAAATAAGGGCTACTATTATATTGTTAGTGTTGGAGGGACTACCCCTATAGATGGTGGCGCAGATTGGCAACCTACTGATTGGATTGTTTCAGATGGTGCTGCCTGGGTTAAAATCGATAATACCGATAAGGTTAGCTCAATTAATGGACAAATTGGTATTGTTACCCTTGATACAGATGACATCGATGAGGGTGCCACAAACCAGTATTTCACAGCACTTCGCCATGACTACACTACACTGGCAAACGTTCCTACTACCTTTGCTCCCGCTGCCCATAATCAGGACTGGAGCACAATCGATAACGTTCCGACTACATTTACCCCCGCAGCCCACGACCAAGCGTGGTCTACTATTACGAATACCCCCACCAGCATTTCTGGGTATGGTATTCTTGATACGATCACAAATACAGTTAATGGAGCTAGTGGAACCGTAACGCTTGATACGGATGACGTCTCTGAGGGGTCAACTAACCAGTATTTCACCTCGCTACGCCATGACTACTCCACCCTATTAAATATTCCTTCTGTATTTACTCCGGATGCTCACAATCAGGACTGGAGCACAATCGATAATAAGCCTACCCTGACCAATACAGTCAATGGGGAAAGCGGGGATGTCACCTTAACTACAAGTGAGATCACAGAAGGATCTAACAAGTATTTCACTGAAGCTAAGGCCCTGGCAACCATCCTAGCTGGTTTGGATGTCAATACCTCTGGTGCTGTGACTTCTGCAGATTCTATTCTGTCAGCTATTGGTAAACTGGTGGCTGATGCCGCTGCTCAGGCTGTTGCGGCTGCGTCCCCTGCAACCGTGTTTCAGGCTACCTCTCGATACCAAGTTGTGACAACTACTGGTCAGGAGGTATGGGTCCACAGTTCTTCCAAGGCTTACGGGAACCTTTCGTGGGCTCGAACTGGAACCACTTTGGTGGTAAACCACCCCGCTCATGGGCATGTTGCTGGGGAACGTGTGATTCTTCGCAATGTGAATGTAGATTATCTGTGTGTTCTGATTAACTCGGTTGCCACCGATACCTACACCGTAACTTGCGTAGATTCAGGTGCGACCAGTGGTTCCAGCGCTAACTATAGCATGGGGTTCACCTATGCTCATAATACCTCAACCCCTGGGTCTATCACTTCGGGCACACTCTCGGCTCCTAGTAATGAAAATGTGCAATTAATTTCTGCCCGTATTCATTTAGCCGGGAATACCCGATCCACTACTACTTATGACTTAATTGCCCCGGCTTCTGCAACTAACGGGGTTGGAGCTAATGCAGATCAGGGATCCACGTATATCCCCATGCATTCCGTGCGCTCTGATGGTGATTCGCTCTCTGGTATTGCAGGTGCTATTGCTATGCATGCTTCATCTAACTGGGGACGGTTCCAACTAAGCAACCTTGGTGTTGCTAGCAACGGTATCTTCATTCTTCTGCAGTTCTAAGCTCTAATTAGGAAACCACTGGAGTAATAACATGGGTCGGTTTATTCATGGTGTAATCTCTGCAACGTCTTATGACCCCACGGGGATGCCGGGGGAATACACCTTCACAAATGCTGTATACTCTAATGTCGCTGATGTAGAGGGCCTGGGCACCTCTGCATTAGCGACAGGTTTCCTCATCTATATTCCTGCGGTTGATAATGTTAATTTTTACCCAATCCCAGGGGTTGCCCATAGATACAAAATTACAGCATTAACTATCGAAGATTCTTCGCATATTAGCGGAACGATTATATGGAATGAAGAGGGGGCTGAACTAGATTACCCTGGAGTAGGGGTTGATGCCATTATCTCGCAAACTTCGGTTAATAATATTTTTGGGTTCCCTGTTAGTGAAATGGTGTATCCCACACTAGCAGGTGGGACCTCGTTAGCAGCATTAAACTTGGATACGAGTATTATAACTGATAATCTGGCAGGATCTGGGTTAATCCTAGGTCCAGCTCCTGACGGGTCCTATCTTAATGGTGCGGTCCCGCTAACTGAAGACCAGAAGATTTCGGATGCGATAGACCAGATCAACTCAATAATGGGTTTCCTTGTTCCAACGGCACCCCCTAGCTTAGACACAATCACTCCCACAGTGTCTTTAACTTCTTATACTGCCAAGTTGTCGGCAAATGCCCCTGTCCCCGGACCCTATGCCGCAGGAGAAACGCTTCCACGGGTTACAAAAACTCCCACACCCGTTTTGACATATACGGGTTTTGGGTCTGCAGATAAGGGTTTAATCCATTCTAGGATTAACTCAACAAATTTTGTTTCGTTTAATTTAGAAACGGCTTTTGTTGAAGCCAATAGAAATGGCAATCAGGGGGATGGTTATGCAGGTTCGGCGCTACCTTACTCTCCTTCATCGTCTCGCCTTCAGATTACCTCTGTGGGTAGATACGCTTCTTTTGGAGCTTTCCAGACAGGGACTGTAATTTATAGTCCTTTATCCACGGATGCAGCTCTTGGGTATAATACCTATGAGTTGATCCATACGGTTAGTGGGGATAAAGTTTCTCCCACGTATGTTCTCTACTATGATTCCTCAACTCTTCCTACCGCTGGTGCTCTTTCCGGGAGTATCCAGACAAGTTCCTTAAAGTATCTTTCGGGTATCCCTGCATATGGGGCTGGATCTTCCATGAGTTTCTCCATGGCTGCGGCTACAGCTCCTTTTGCAAATACCTACATGACTACAGGGGTTTGGGCTACTCTAGCTGGATCTGCGGTGTCCTCAACTAATATCGTTTTAACAGATGCTTCTGCGGTAGGGGTCTCGAACCCACCCGCTATTGCGGATACCCCATCTATCTCCAGCAAAGTTCTTTCATTTAACTCTAGTCAGACTACTGATAGTCCCGCTTGGTCGGCCATTATTGTGAGCCCCAGAGGTAACAGTTCGGCTGCAAGTCATTCTAAATCAAGCTTTTATATTAACACATATGGGAATGACTCAACTGCAATTCAAGATACTTTTGTGGATGAACTTTACAGAATTCCCGCTGACGGTATCTATGATTCTGTTTCCTCTGTAACTTCAGCCACGTGGGATTCTTCTGCGGCTTTGGCTACCTCAGAATTAATGCTATTTTTAGGTAGCCTAAGGTATTCCAATAAAAATTTTACCACGTATGCTCCTGTAGGTCCCGATTATTCAGGGCGGTCAGGGACGCAAGCATATGCTAGGAAGTTTACCCTAGCATCCACCACAAACGCGGTTCTTTACTTAACACCCAACAGCCTTCCTAGTGGTGTTAATATCCGAGTGAAACTTCCTGGTTTAACTGGCTGGATTAACCCCCTATCTCCTTATTTAGGGGGGACTCCCACAAATGATGGTGATGGGTGTCTCGTAGGATCAACTTCTGTTGTATCTACAGAGATAAAGATCCCCATGACTTTTGGGACTAATTCAACTGTAAATTCTGGTGGCCTTGTGTTGGTTAAACTTTATTGGGATACTACAGTCTCGCCCACCTTTAATGTGACTAAACTCCGAATCGCTCTTAGTTAAGTGAGACTGGCATGGCACTTACAGACTCCCAAAAAGTAGACATTCTCTGGAAGTCTCTCCAGAAACGCGCTACTTCTTCAACAGCTAAGGCCTTCTACGAGGAGGCTAACTATTCTGTTAGCTCCGTTATGGGTAGTCAGATTTGGTCCCAAGCGGAGCAGATTCCCACCCCAGCCGTAGCGTCCTCCAGTGCCGTGATAAGTTATCATGCCTCCGTGCTACTGTCTGAGGATGTTACCGTAACTGGGCAAAAGTCGTTTAAGACCCCTCTAACAGATTGGATTCATCCTAGTATTGATGGGTCCTATCAGGTTCGTGTGTATCAAAATAATGGGTCTGGAGGCCTTGGGGCAGAAGTCCCCCCTACGGATACTTCCGATTGGGTCTTTGATTATAATTCTGGGACCCTTACTTTCTTTGGAACAAATACGTCTCACGTAAAGCCCTACCTAATTAAGGGTTGGAGATATATTGGTCTTAAGGGGGTCTCTGTAGCAACCTCAACATTCTCGGATACTTTTTCTACAGGTGACTGGGGTGTTGATGCTGGGTCTGATGCCCTGGCTTTAAATTTTGTCCATGGATTAGGAACCTCGTCGCTTCAGGTGGATGTTTTTGAAAGTCTAGCGGAATCTTTCTTTAAGCCTACTCATGTAGATTGGGTTGCTAACGATACCACGTTAAAGCTCTTGATATCTACTAATGCTTCATTCTCCGGTAAATTGGAAGTAAGGATACTCTGATCTCTCTTTTTGCCTTTATATAGGCAGGGACACCTTGCTCAACACCTAAAACCTAATGGCCTTTTGTAGGCCCCAATCAAGGAGTATTTTCATGGCTGAATTCCGCGAACCACTGCATGTAGTACATGGTGCAGCTTCCTACCTCAAGACCCTTGTGGTTCCCACGGCAGCTCCTGGGACACCTGCGCTGGGTCATATTTTCACCACTGGAAATGTTCTGCATTTCTATAACGGGACAGAAGATCTTTCTATGGTCAGCAACATCACCGCTCTTGGTGGTGATCTCTCTGGGACCCATGGTTCGGCTACCGTGACCGCCATTCGTGGAGCTGCTATTCCTGCTCCTGCGGCTGGTAATAATGGTTATGCTGTAACTTATGATCATGCTACTTCCAGCTTCGTATATACAGATGTTTCAGGTTTCGGCGCGGGTCTTGTTGAAGCTGAAGAATCTGCTCGTATCGCTGCTGATACTGCCCTTGGGATCCGTATTGATTCGGAAATCACCGCTCGTCAGGCTGCTGATGCTCAGGAAGTAATTGATCGCAACGCAGCTATCGCTGCTGAGACTACTGCTCGTGCGGACGCTGATACAGTTCTGACTAATGCTATTGCTGTTGAGACTACTGCTCGTCAGGCTGCTGACACCACCCTCACCACGAACCTCGCTGCTGAAGTCACCGCTCGTGAGAGTGCTGACACCACCCTCACCACGGGCCTCAATGCTGAGATTACTGCTCGTACTGCTGCAGATGCTCAGGAAGTAATTGATCGCAACGCAGCTATTGCTGTTGAGACTACTGCTCGTCTGGCTGTTGCTACTGCGCTGAATGCTGAGATTACTGCTCGTACTGATGCAGATACAGTTCTGACTAACGCTCTTGCTGCTGAGACTACTGCTCGTACTGATGCAGATACAGTTCTGACTAACGCTCTTGCTGCTGAGACTACTGCTCGTGAGTCGATGTCTCTCCAGACAGTCTACAACCAGACAACTGGTGGCATTGCTAACATTAAGTTGGCCACGGGTAAGGATTTCCGCATCACTGATAATGATGATGACCTCATTTACTTTGGTGTTGACGCTGAGACTGGCCAGACCACCATGACCGGCCCTGTGGCTATTCAGGGCAACATGACTGTATCTGGTGAGCTTTACGTCACTGGTTCCACTGTTCAGATTGACTCCACCATCACCAGCGCTGATCACCTTGAACTGTCTCCTGACGGAGCCGTGACTGGTTTGAAGGTTGCACCCGGTGACGGGTTTAATGGTCTGCTCGTGGAGGTTCGCGGTTCTAATGAGGCAAATTTGCTACTGTCGATTGACGGTAGCGCCATTCACATTCCTGAAGCTGTGGAGCAAGATTCTCCTGTAACTCTCTATCAGTTGCAGACTTCGGGTACAGATTCCACTCAGGCAATTGCAGATGCCATTGCTCAAGAAGTAATTGATCGCAACGCAGCTATTGCTGCCGAAGCAACTCTTCGTGCAGACGCTGATACAGTTCTGACCAACGCTCTCGCTGCTGAAGTGACCAACCGCACAGCGGCTGACGCTGCTGAAGTGATTGCTCGTGATGCAGCTATCTTGGTTGAGACCACCCGTGCAACAGGTGCCGAAGGTACCCTCACCACGAACCTCAATGCTGAGATTACTGCTCGTACTGCTGCAGATACAGTTCTGACTAATGCTATCGCTGCTGAGACTACTGCTCGTACTGATGCTGATGCTACCCTCACCGCGAACCTTGCTGCTGAAGTGACTGCTCGTCAGGCTGCTGACACCACCCTCACCACGAACCTCGCTGCTGAAGTGACTGCCCGTATTGCTGCTATCGCAGCAGAAGCCACGCTTCGTGCAGATGGTGATCTAGCTAGCCAGACTCTCGCAGTCTCTGGTGATCTCTCGGGCAACCTGCCCAATCCCACTGTGGTCAAGATCCAAGGTATCTCCATTAGTGCCACAGCTCCTACCGCTGGTCAGACCCTTAAGGCAACCTCTGGGTCCGCTGCTCAGTGGACAAGCGCTCCTGCGTTCACCGGGACTTTCGTGGCAACTGATTTCACGGGTGCCGTTGATAAGACCGTGTCTTTCGCCCATGGGCTCACCATGGTTGGCAACATGCTTCCTCAGGTTACCGTTTATGAGGATGTCTCTGGTGCCATGAAGTTGGTTGGCGGAGTTGATGTTGAAATCACGACCACCCAGGTTATCCTGACCGTGGCCAACAACGCAGCCTTCAAGGGTAGCGTTCACCTCCTCTACGTCTAACACGTAGTCCTTTACAAAAAAAAATGGCCGGGAGAAATCCCGGCCATTTTTTTATGCCTACAAATATTAGACTGTATTAGTGATTCTGAGTGGATCTGACAATCAGACTGCCAACAATCTATTAGGAGACTTCTACTATGGTGTCTAAACCCCTTCCAAAGACTTCTTCCAAAGAAATCCCAGCAGCATCCGCTCCAACTCCAGCGGCATCCGCTCCAACTCCTGTAGCGCCTCCCCCCGTTCCAGTAATTTCACCGGACACCCCCTACATTATCTATCTAACTAGGCACCAGCTTGATAACATTCTTGGGATTCTTTCTACCCCTTCAATGTTGGGTGGGGCCGAAATTGTTAAGCGTGGGATTCTAATTGAGACCGTCCAGCAGTCTGTCCCGGTGTCTACATATAATAAGGCCCTGCTGCAGCGTTTTGTAGCAGAACAGAAGGCTGTCCAGGACAAGGAAGAGGCGGAGCGTTTGTGGGCCGCTCGTGAAGCTGAAAAGCAAGCTAATCCAGAAGCTAAACCCATTATTGCAAATACAACCGCCACCTTCAAGCCCCATCATGTGCGAGAAGCGGAGGCCGCTGCTGCGGCTAAGGCTGCTGAAAAGAAGCCTGTTGCCAAGGTTGCAACACCCGCGAAGAAAACTCCAGCTAAGAAGCCGCCCGTTAATAAGGCTTCCGCTAAAGCTACTCCTAAAAAGGTGTTAGTATCCTCTAAGCCTACCACTTCTAGTAAGAAGGTATCCACTCCAGCTAAGAAAGCTACTGTTAAGGCCCTTCCAGCTAAGAAAAAAGTATCTAAGCATAGATGGTGATATTATACGACTTTACTAAAAGGCCCAGCTTGATACTGGGCCTTTTTTCTTTTAGGGGAGGGGTTTATGCCTGAGAAGAGTCTAGACGCATTGAGGGAGTCCCTTAGACCAGACTTTAAGGGTAAGTCCCAGAAAACAATGCCTGTTGTAGCTTCTTTTGAGGAGACTCCATCCAACCCTGACCTAGTTAGTCTAGCTAGGTCAATGTCTCGGATATCCGAGGAACTTATTCGGCTTCGAGAGTCTCTACCCATGATCCAGGTTAAAACAGATCCAGACCTTATTTCAATGATAACAAAACTATCAGAGCAGCATTCAGCTTTTAAGGGGGATCTCGCTAGGATCCTAGAGCATCTCGGATACTCAGACCCTTCACAGGATTAATATGGCTGAAATTCAAACGGTAAAATCACAATTAAATGCAACTCTAACCCTTCTTGAAGACGTTAGTGAAACTATATGTCGGTTTGAGACCCATCTTTCGGATCTAAATACCCAAATAACTAGTTTCGAGAATGGTGCGTTTGCCGAGGAAAATCCGGATGCCTCTGCTATCGCAAATGATGCCGCTGAGTTAAGGTCCCTTATAATCTCGCTGAAGCAGCAACTTGAGAAATCGTTCTCATCTGACATTGAGCCTCTTGCTGCTACGCTAAAATACCTGCATCACGAGGGTATCCCCCAGCTTGTTGAAAATGCTAGTGCTCTGACAGTAACCGTGCAGGCTTTTCAGAATAGTATTCCCCTTCTGAAGGACTCGGTGAACTCAGTTGTGGCCAACCTAGCTCCTATTAAGGCAGATACAGAAGCCGCTGGTAGATTTGCGTCCTCCTTCCAAGAGCCCATGCAGGAACTTCTAGGTAGGGACGCTCATGGTAGGTATGTAGAAGATAAGTTCATTCTCCGGAATATGGCCCGTGTAGTCTTTAGTTTGACAGGTAAAGACGAGTTTGGGAAACCCAAGGAAGGGGCACACGATAGGCTTTCCGCCTTACTAGATGAGTTCTTTAAGAAAAACTATATGCGTTCTGATGGCTCTAAAATGAGTCGTTGGGAGACAATAGGAGAGTCTTTCTTAGACTACGTTGGAACTAATATCTGGCAAAGAGTCTTTGATATTATTATTTTAGGTGTCCTATGGCTGCTCATAGTCAATCCTGCGGCACGGGCTATCCAAGAGGTTGCAGCTACCTCTGAAAAGCATATGCAATCCGTTGTTGAGAAGGTCCAACCCCCTAAAAAATAGTTGGATTTTTTCATGCGTGGTTCCGTATCTTGTGTAGCCCCATCATGGGCATTAATATTTATCTATTGTCTAGAAAAGTTTTCTGTATTACTCTGTCTAATGTAATTTATTCAACCCAGCCCAGCCCAGACCACCGCTCTTAGGAGTCCACAAATGCATGAAATCCATACTGGTCGTGTCGTTCCAAATAGCCGACTTCTTAAAAAAGCCGCTAGGGTTGCTAAGAAAAAACTAACCGAGTCTGGACTACTGGTGGGATCCTCTTCTAAGCCTAAGATAACCCCCAAGGAAACCTTAGAGGTCTCTCCTAGAGGTATTTCTATGGTATGCCCAAGGCCTGTGCCTAGAACTCCCCAGTATGTAGCTATGCCCATTGGGGTGGAGGCGCTCTTTATCCCATGGGCGCATGAGGATATCACATTCTCTGCTCGGAAATTTTGTAATACGATTGCAGCCTATCCCGTGCAGCTTACTAGCACCCTAACCAAAATTAATAACTATCAATCCGTGTTTCTCAACTCGACTAAGACTCTTAGGGCTCCTGCTGGGTGCTTTGTATTCCCGTCTAAACTAACCCCTGCTTTAACCTCAATGATTGATTCTTTTATTGCAGAGGGTGAGTCCACTATTGAGCAAATTTTGAAGGAAGCTTACTCCACCCGAGACGGTAGGTGTGCAATCCCTGGAGAGGGGGCTATCTTCGTTCCTCGTAGTTCGGCAGACGTTGCTGATGTCTTGGATGTCTGTATGCCCAATAGAGTTTATTTGGTGTCCATTACTGGGCCTCAGGCGGGGAATAAGGTCCCCTGTAAAATTGAGCATATGGTAGGGGATTCCATTAAAGAACGTCTTTTCAAGGCTCCTTTGGACACCCTGACGCTTACTATCGATAAGATTAAGCTGTCTGATTCTATGGCGGCTGTAAAGGCCTGTGAGATAGCTACCATGGAACGTATCACTACGTATCTATGTGATCCACCGGAATACCTGTTGTTAGATCCAAGCACTCCTGATCCCGAGCCTGAGGATGCGCCTGACGCTCCTGATGAGGCCCCCGATCAAACTGATGCTGTGGGTGAGGAGGTTCTAGATGCCCCGGAAGAGGAGTTTATTGATGCTCCCGATGCACCAGGGGATGATTCTGGAGAGGTCTTTGATGATGGGTCTTCTGGTGACTTTGAGGGTCCTGGTGATCGTGAAGATCCCCCCAGTTTTATGGACCCACATACCGAGAATGCCTATCTACGGGCGCAGGTGGCTCTCTACAAAAAAATTACTGAACAACAAACTGAGATTTATCAGCTAACTAAACGTGTCAATAATGCTAACACGGTTCGGGCTGTTGTGGCTAGTTTCATGAAGGTTATGGAAGACCTTCTCAGAGATACCACGGAATGACCTGGACCACACCCACCACTGAGCAAATTAGAACCCTACGCTTACGGGATGGCCCTAACTTTGTTGTCCCCCAGGAATTTTTATCAAGCCTAATCCTTCATGAATCCGGTGCTATCTATTTTCCTATTTATGCCCTTGATGGGACCCCTGTAGGCTGGAATGGCCGTGCTCCGGATCAGAAAATCTGGAGTCAGACCCTAACTTCTGAAATTGCCCCCAGATTTACATCTTGGACACCTCAACTTTCTCGTATTGTATATGCTAGTAGGAGTATTTTTTTAGTGGAGGGGTCCTACGATGCTCTTGCATTAGCTCCTGTAATACCGTGGGTTATTAGCACAAACACTTCCAGGGTTCAAAAAGAAATCCTAGAATGGTGTAAAATGTGGAAACTTCATGTGTATACATCTTTTGATTTGGATCTACCCGACCCAAAAACACAAAAAGCCACGGGGCAAGACGCTACTCAGAAAATCACCCAGGAACTTTATGAGGCTGGTTGTAAAGTTACTCACGTAAGACTGCCATCAGGAAGCCCCCCAAGAATGGTTTTATCCGCACAAGGTGTTCCCGTCCCAATTCCAGGGATTCACTTAAAAGACCCAGCCCAAGCTTTTGCGGTTATGGGTCCCGAGTTTCATTCCATGATTCTTAACAAGGTCACATCGGCCTGTAATACTCCAGGAGGGCTTTATGTCCGAAGTTTTTGAACCATCTGCTGTGCTACCTCCCATTAATTTTGAAGGGGCTACGTATCTTGAGTATGACGATGCTCAAGCGGTGGACTCCGATTTTATCCAGGAAGTAAGGGATTCCTTTAAGGCCTGTGAGGATATTCAGGAAGAGCTTGTTGGGTTGAGCGATCTGAGGTGTGTTTTCGAGGATAATACCTATCACCTTGATATTCTTGGGGATAAGTATCATTTCCCTGAAAATGGCCTTGCCTTCACTCAGTATTGCGCGGCTCTCGGTATCCCCGGAGCGTTTGCTCGTAAGAACCCCGGTGCTGATAATATCCAGCTTTTCTCCACGCATACTGCGCTTAAAACCCAGGTTGCTGAAAAAGAGATCCTGCTCAAGTATCATTACAACGCATCTACCCAAAAGAATGAATTGTGTGCAGTTCTCAAGGGTACTTTTCAGACCATTAAGAACTCCACAATTTTTGAGGGACTCGTGGATGCCCTTGGGGGCCATGTTGTTGTTGATCGCAATATGTGCAATATTGATCCCTACGGCGCTAATTATCTGCGTCTTTTGTCGCCCAATTTCCTCCCAACGTCTGATGAAGATAAAATCTTCCTCGCATATGATCTCCAGTTTTCTGAGTGCGCTGATACTGGAGTGGTGTTGGGTTTAGGGCTGTGGCGCAAGATCTGCTCCAATGGGCTTGCTGTCCCATCAATGGATGGCAAGGAAGCCTATAAGCACCCCTATAGAGGGTTGGACCCCACGGTTCCCGCCTACATCTTCTCGCGGCTGCTGAAGGAAGTTGTCACGAATGACGCCATTGGGAAACGTCTTGCGACTAGGCGTGATGAACTCATGCTGGAACAAATGGATCTTCAGACCTCTCTGGAGCGTTTGGCCTATAACGGAACCCCCAATGCCTTCATTGCAATGATTGAGGAGAAGGTTGCTCAAGATGTTACACGGTCCCAGTGGAATCTTCTAAATGACCTAACTCAAGAAGCACAGGCTATTCCTAATCTTCGTAGGCGCAGAGCTATTGAGAAGTGTATTGGTCAAACTTTTGGGTTTACTCTAGCGTATGACTCCCCCCATAGTCGTAAGAAGAAAAAGGAAGAGGCTGACGCTACACGCGAAGCCTAAGGTTCTTTTTCTAGTTATTTTAAGTGGCCCCACATGGGGCCACTTTTATATTCTGTATCTCCTATATTGTGACTCTACTTTCGTGGATGGATAATGACTGATTCTTGGATGACTAAATACAGGCCCACCACATTCTTGGATGTTGTAGGGCAGGATGATACCCTCACCATTCTTAAGGGTATGCTTCGAGGCAAATTTATTATCCCATCAATAATCATCGAAGGGTCCTATGGGGTTGGTAAAACTAGTATTGCACGGATTCTAGCTAAAGCACTCCTATGTGAGTCCCCCGATTCTGAGGGTATGCCCTGTAATATATGTGAATCCTGTAAGGCCTTCACATCGGGGAACAATATTAATTACATTGAACGTGATGCGGCGTCTTCAGGGAAGGTCGCAGACATTCGAGAACTAGTTAAACTTTGTGCCTACCCAGCTATGGGTTCATCTCGAAGGGTGGTAGTTCTGGATGAGGCCCATAGAGTTACCCCGGAAGGGTGGAATGCTCTGCTAAAAACCCTTGAAGAATCCGTGCAATATACTGTTTTTATTTTTTGCACTACCGAAGCTGACAAGATTCTAGACTCCATTAAATCAAGATCGCGTGATTTTAGGCTAACCCCAATTTCCACCACCCTCATGATCGAACGGATGAAATATGTTCTGAAAACAGAGGGGGTAGGGGATTTTGAAGAAGACGCTCTCAGGGCTATAGCAGAAGCGTCTCATGGTCACCTTAGGGACGCATTAAATATCCTAGAACAGGCTCATCTAGCTGAAGGTATCACGCTAGACTGTGTGACTAGGCTCACGTGTAGGGTAGATACCTCGCGTATTAAAGCTGCCTTGGAAGCCACGTTGCGAGACCCCTCTTTTATGTTAGTAGCCCTCGCAGAATGGCTACAGTTCATGACACCCTCCGATATTGCTTTATCTATACATGATGTTATTATTAAGCATCAGTTGGCATTACTAAAAGTAGAGCCACACAATATGCTTGTAGGGTGGGGGGATGTGATTCCCATTATGACTTGGTTATCTATTGCACCCACCCCAACAACCCCCTCTCAACTTCAAAATTTTATGATTCAGTTGGTTTCCAGGCTTAAAGTATCTCCGCAAAAACAGGACATCACCCAGACTGCTTCTGATAGCGATGTGGTAAGAAAACCCAAGCCAGAAGCTAAGTTAAGGCCTTCCCCTAGAAGTGTCGTATTAGCTCCCAGGCCAACCCCTCTCCCGCGCCCCGCTGAGACTCCTAGTGTTATCACAAACCCGCCTACACCCATTCCCACACCCATTCCCACACCCATTCCTACACCCATTCCTACTCCCATTCCTACTCCCATTCCTACTCCCATTCCTACTCCCATTCCTACTCCCATTCCTACTCCCATTCCTACTCCCATTCCTACTCCCATTCCTACTCCCATTCCTACTGTAGGGGCACCCTCGGTTGCATCTTTTTTAGCTCAATTTTCTGTACAATCCCCCATTCCGCAAGTTGGCGATGCTCAGGAGTAATTAATGTACGTGGAACGACATAACCCACAGGGGAAGATTTGGATCCCCATTAATATTCATATAACCCATGAGCGACTCCAGGTTTTCTTCACTAAATTTGTAGACTGGCTAGATCTCCATGTGACCAAGCCCTGGGCTCTTTTCCTACCCATTAAGGGGTCCAAACTTATCACAGATCCCTATGGCTATATTAGCCTAGATGATTTTTCCCCCTCAGATATTAAGCTACTCGACCCAAATAGTTGCCCATATGTCTATCAGATCCCAACAGACCCAGCTACTAAGCGTATCTGCATGATGGATGACGAGTGGATTAAATTTTTAAAAGCAGAATATGAGACACAGCTTAAAGAAAATTGTGTTTTTTCTCATGGGGATAATGTAATTTTTAGGGAAACCGTGTATAAAAATCTGCGAGGAGTTTTTCAACATCATCCAGATCCTGAAAATCCTACCTATAGCACGGTGGCTCTAAACCTATTTTCCGCGCAATTTATTATAACTCTTCCGTCCCGCTACCTAGAAAAATATGATCTAACCGGGGATAATGATAACAATATTAATAGTCTTGGAATGTTCTTTACTTCCGCTGTTCTAAGTGACAGTTCTGAGGTTGAAGCTCTAGATTAGTTATAGAAGAGGTATATATGCGTGAGACGTCTAAATGTCACCTCCTACGCGCCGCTCGTGGGGATTTTGAAAATTACCTAAATGGAGACATTTTGGATGTTGGCTGCGGCCCTGACCCACTAAAACCTCCCCAAGGCGTTGTTCGTCCATGGGACTTAACTGATGGTGATGCCTCCTATTTACAAACCATTCCAGATCGATCCTTTGATAGTCTATACTCATCTCATTGTTTAGAGCATCTACCTGATTTAAAGATAGCTTTAGCCAATTGGGTACGGGTTGTAAAGGATGGGGGGTGGATTTATATTACAATCCCCGATTACACACTCTATGAAAAAGAGCGCTGGCCCTCTAGATTTAATTCGGATCATAAATGTAGTTTTTCGATATCTAAAACACGAGATGAGGTGGGTAGAGACTCTCATTTCAACATTAAAAATGATTTGGACCCAATTATGGTTGAATTGGGCTGTAGGTTGGTTCGTGTAGAACTTGAGGATGTAAATTATAATTATGGACTCCCAGAAACAGATCAAACAATTGGAAAAGCTCTAGCGCAAATTTGCTGTATTTGGTTTAAGAAACATGGGTTTTGATGAATCCATGGGTTTGTTTATCGTAGGCTGGATCTTTTGTGTGAACCCCTCGTATCTAGTGTAGAGGGGTTAACACATGCGCCTATTTATTTACTTCTGGATTCTTAGCATCTCGATGTTGGTAGCATCAGCCCCCGCCCAGCATTGGGTTGAGGTGAAGGCCACTCCTTCGTTTATCCTTTCGGGTAGAGTTCAATGGCATATTGCCAATGCAGCAGGGCATAACATCGATTATTGTGATGACCTGGATACGTTTAATATGTTCTCCCCTACTATTTGGCTTACAGGGCTTCGAGCATCTGAGCCTTTGAGGGACATTGAGTTTGACCTTCGAACGTCCACCGACACCTTTAATAGACCCATTAATAAAACAACCTTGTTCCTGGACACTAGCTCCCTTCGAGAGAATCGTAGCTACTCATTTAGGATTGTCTCAAAAACAATTTCGGTTGAAGTCCATGCTAGAGTTGGTCAGCAATATGGTATTATTGGGCGTATTTCAGACTCGGTATACCCATACGCAAACTCGTATGCTTTTGAAATGTCCCTGGGTATATATAACTCTAAGCCCTCCTGGGTGCTTAGAGTTGATGAAACAGCTTTCCCCAAGCATTATGCATACGCGGTCATGCTCATGGTTACTGCCATGAATCGCTATACAGACCCCCAGCGTAATCAAGATCAGTGCAACCCATTCTACTATGTAAAAAACACAGCATTCTAATGGAGAATTAATGGTACGGTATGGTTTTATTGGGGGGATGAGGGTTGGTAAAGATACGGCTGCAGATTTTCTTAAGCAGACAGCTCCAGGCCCCACTCTGAAATTTGCAGATCCTTTGTATCAGATTCAGGAGGCAATTTACAAGATTTCCAGACTTACCCCTCCTGAGGGGGGTCGGGACCGAGGATTACTCCAGTTTATTGGGACTGATTGGGGGCGTAAAACTATTAATCCCGACATTTGGATTAATGTCATGCAAGCCACCCTTAGTGAGATTCCTAAAGGTGCCAATATTTACCTGACTGATGTAAGATTTCCCAATGAGTTCCGGCTTCTAGATCAGTTTGGGATTCTGAAAATCAAGATTAAAAGGCCTCTAGAAGATCGCATCCTTTATGGTGCTACAAATCTCACACATGAGTCTGAAACCGCCCTGGACCATATCCCTGATTCAGAGTATGACTCTGTGATTGAAAATAATGGTACACTGGATGAGTTCTATGCTAAACTGAAAGCTCTCCTGTAAGCCTTAGCCTAAAGGTATCCGAATGACACTTCATGAATCTCATGGGATTCTACACTATGGGGATCGTAAGTTAATTGTATCTGTAGACCCTCAACTGGCTTTATTTTACAGATCCCTCATCCCTAAGTATAAGAATGTTGCTGGTCAACGGTATGCTCCGCATATCTCCGTTGTACGAAATGAGGTCCCACCTAATATGAACCTATGGGGTAAATATGAGGGTGAGCGCATCTTATTCTTGTATGACCCAATTATTCAAAATGATACCCTTTATTATTGGTTAAATGTCTTCTCGGTTCGATTGGAAGTTATTAGGGTCGAGTTAGGTCTCCCCGTGACTAGCCCCTACACCAAACCTCCCGATGGTTTTCTTAAGTGTTTTCATACAACTCTCGGCAACTGCAAATCTCTTTAAACAGAGAGTTGAAACCCCGGAGGACGCCCCCATGGGATTGCCAAATGATTTTATTGAAGAATTCCTTCCACCAGCTAGCGGCGTCTCCATTTTGGGGCACTCACTTTCAAGTCTCTCTAAGAGAGAACTCCAAGCTACAATTGTCTTTCTGATTGCCGAAGTGGAAGAAAAGAAAACTATTATTAACCGTTACCCAACATACCAGCTACCACGTAGTAAACGCGGAAACTAAAACTACCAGAAACACCTACACCAAACGGTCCTCCAACAAACCCTTTTGATGTAGGTGTTTCTGGGGTATACCTTTTGCAAATTTTAAGCTTTAGCCCATCTAGGGGTCCAATTGGGTCTACGGTTACTCTCATAGGTGACTTCCAGATTGTATGGAAGTCTTCCTGGAATGCCTCTACCTATTATAATGCTAATGACGTGGTGGCCCATCTAGGCACCTACTATATTGCTCGTCATGCTCATTCAAACTTAAACCCTATGGGTTTATTTGGGTGGGACCTATTATACCCCCGTCTGTCGTTTAAACTAGGCGTGACTCAAATTGACCCAGCATCTTTAGTTATACTAGATTCTAATACCGTCCAGGTGACTATCCCCACGGGTGCTGTTTCAGGTAAATTTACTGTTGCAAGAAACCTATCCACGTATACCACGCCCTCAGATTTTAAACTCGTTTTTGAGCCGCATATTGCGTATGTCCAGGTACATACCAGCAATCCTATTGAGGCTCTGGCTTTTAACCAAAGTATTCTCCCATATGAAGAAGTAGCCCCCCATCCAGTTGACGGTCTTTCTACATCACCAACGGGGCAAACTTACACAATTAACTTCCCTAATTATTGCAAAATAGGGGGGAGTAACTTTGGCAATATCGCTAGTGTTGTCATTAATGGGTCCCCAACTAGGTTTGTAGTGCATAATCACGAACAGATCACAGCTTCAATAGAAGTTCCGTATATCACCAGTGTTATTATTAAAACCACTAGTGGAATAATAGCGGATCATCATAACTTAGGCTATGGAATATTTTCATATGGGTTGAATGGATATGGCTACTAATACAACTAAGCTTAACTTAGCTCGTCCAGCGCAGGGGACTATTCCCTGGGATACACTCATCAACACTAATTTTACCCTCATTGATGATGAGGCTACAAGAATTGATCTTGTTAAAGCTCCGATCCACTCCCCTGAGCTTACTGGAACCCCTCTATCTGTGACTCCAACTCAAGATGATAGTTCTACAAAAATAGCTACAACGGAATTTTACGCTGGGCAAGCTGGCTCAGTAGCGCCTCTTATGGATGGGCTAGCTGCGGTAGGCACATCGCTACGGCACTCCAGGGAGGATCACCGCCATCCCACGGATACTTCTCTAGCCTCCCTGGAATCCCCTAGTTTCTCGGGGGTTCCTACCGCACCCACACCTTCCACGGTTAATAATTCAACAGCCATAGCAACCACGGCATTTGTTAAGGCTCAGGGATACCTAACGGAGGTTACGCTTTCTGGGGATATCACAGGGACGGGACTCCCCACGATATCCACCACGTTAGCTGATACGGGGGTCCCAGCGGGGACCTATTCAACGGTTACGGTGGATTCTAAGGGGAGAGTTCTATTTGGGTCATCGCCTACTACACTGGCAGGGTATGGTATTTCCGATGCTCAACCTTTGAATTCTAGCCTATCAGCTATAGCAACCCTCACGGGAACTACAGGGGTGCTGAGAAAAACACTGGCTGATACGTGGGAGCTTGACTCAACCGTCTTAACGGGCATTCTGGTTACTTCCCCTCTTATAGCTACGGGCACTACAACGCCTACTTTAGAGATTCCTCCAGCATCTCCTGGGGTTGATGGTTTCATGACTGGGGTGTATGCAACCAAATTAGAGGGGATTGCTGAGGGGGCTACTGCCAATGTTGGAACAGTTACCTCCGTTTCTGGGTCTGGCTTGGTCAATGGGATCACCCTGACTGGGAACATAACTTCTTCGGGGACTTTGACTCTAGGGGGTGCTCTTACTGGGTTTGCCCCAACAACCCGGAGAATTAATACTACACTACCCCTAACTGGAGGCGGCAACCTTTCCAGTGATTTAACGCTAACTATGCCTGCCGCCACTACCCTGGTCTCAGGGTATATGACCGCAGAGCAAGCTACTAAGTTGGAGGGGGTGTCCAATAATGCTACTAATTATACGCACCCCCTGACCCATCCACCCTCAATTATTGCTCAGGATTCGTCAAATCTATTTGTTACCGCTGAGGAAAAATCTATCTGGAATACCCAGATTTCTTCGATTACCGCTACCCCACCTATTTATCGCACAACAGGGACCTCCCCTACTATATCGATGCCTCCTGCATCAGATGGCGTTAATGGATACATGACTGCTGGGTATGCGTCAAAACTGGATGGTATCTCAGCATATGCTAGGCCAGGTACTGTTACCTCAGTAGATACGGCTGCTGCAACTAATGGGGTGACTACTAGTTGGTCTAATATATCCATTGCCCCAAGACTCTCGATAGGCTTGGGGGAAATTACCCCTACCTCTATCGAGACAGGCTCTGGAACCTTCTCTGGAACTGTGTCGGCCCCTCTTTTTGATGCCGCCACGCTGAATCTAGGAACGGCAACCGCCTCAGCTATAAACCTAGGAACTGCTGCAAGCACCCAGACAATCAACATTGGTACAGGTTCAGGTGCAACTACCATTAATATTGGTGGAGCTGGAGATACTGTAGCTATAGCAGGAACTTTAACTACAGTAAATACAACTAACACCAATATTTTGGACAAGCTAGTTACGTTAAATAAAGGAGGGGGTGCAGCTTCTGGTTCGGCCACTGGTATTGAAATAGAAGAGAATGCTGCTATTACAGGTTATCTACGATCCTCTGGGGATCGAACTGGCTTTGAGTTTAAAGCTCCTGCTACCGCAGGGGTAGCTACGCTAACACCTGGGTCCTCTGAAGTCTCCATTTGGCACTCTGGTAATCTATCCAATCTAAATCAGTTAACCAATGGCCCCGGCTACATCACTGCTTCTGCTTCAATTACTGGAAATGCTGCTACTGCTACTCACCTTGTTATGAATGCGGTAGCCGCGTCAACTGATCTAAATAGCTATACAACAGCGGGTCTCTACCATTGTCCAGCCAATGCAACCGCTGCCACTCTCACAAATTGCCCAACTGCCAACGCCTTTGGGATGCTGGTCGCAAATGCCTCAGGAGCGTCTCAATTTCTTTGGGAATACCCCACTGCTGCAACGTCTAAATATTGGATGCGTAGCCTATACAACTCCACCTGGGGACCCTGGACTCGCATCCTAAAAGAAGACTCTTCAACCTATGCTATATCTATTTCAGGTAATGCTGCTACAGATACTACTAGGGCTGCCGTAGCACAAACAATGTATATTGGTACTACAGCAGTAGCTATCAATAGAGCTAGTGCAGCGTTAACATTAGCTGGAGTTGATTTTTCAGATGCTGTAACTGGAACATCATTTAATAGTATCACTGGATTAGCTTCTGTAGCACCAGTAATAGATGGAACTGCTACAGTAGGAACATCAACATTAGCAGCTAGACAAGATCATAAACATCCCACGGATACTACTAGGGCTGCGCTTTCGGGAGCTGCTTTCACCGGACAGGTTACCATACCATCTGCTGGACTTAAACTAAAAGATAGCTCCACAGGCTACTATGTTCTGACCATGGTGAATGGGATTCTTACACAAACTTACAGTGCTACCTAAAATATTCTGAACTTCTAAGAAAACCCACCCGTATCTCTAGGTAGCCTGTTAGAGGGACTCAAAACTTTCCTCTTGACATGCGCCCCCACCTGCGCTAGTCTGGTTGGGTAGCAGAAACCAAACTTTTTCTTTATATACAGCACTACCACAGGAGCTTCACTTCAATGTCTACTTGGTCCTTACTATCCTCGATGCCTCGGCAATCCGCCAAGGCCGAGGTGTGCTCACGCCCAGAACAGGGTTGTGGCAAAGGATATCGTAGCCATACGTCTTCCAGCGCGACCCCCTTTATTAATAGCACCTTCGCACTGAACCTTGACGCCCCCTCCCCGCCCTAACCGCAGACCCATTGGTACCCTTGATAAGGGCTGCGGAACACCGAAAGGGACCGCAGCCCTTTCTCTTTGTTACACTCAAAGGTCAGTCTCACGGGAACGACCTCAGATCCTAGAAAATATGGAAGATCGGCAGAGTTGGAGTGCTGCACTGGTTTGCTAAACCAGCGACTTGAAAGAGTTGAAAGGGTTCGATTCCCTTATCTTCCGCCAATCGGTTCAGGAGTGTAATGTGGGTCCCCCCACGTTGTCTCAAACGCTACCTGACTAAGCTGAAGGGCGACCTCCCTTTGGACCACCTCCATTAGGCTCACGGGCCTATCACAGATCCTAGACAACTAAATAATAGATATAATAAGCCAACCCCCTCCCGTTCTTATGGGCGGGAGGGGAGAGACTTTGAGGTAATTGATACTCAAGTCGATAATTGGTCTAGCATTTTTTGACATACTTTGAGAGCTAGGATACTCGACAGATCAACTTTCGGTGGAGCATACTCCATGGAGCATCATCGGTATCAACGGGACTTAGGTGACAATATAAATGTAAAAGACCGCTCTGGAGCAACCCCACAGAGTAATACTCGGGGTTACTATAGCAGTGAGCGCAAAGTGGTCGAGCGACCTGTCCTTCAAACAGGTTATTCTAGCGGGTTCAAGTCCCGTCACTGCTACCAATGACTCCATCTTCTAACGGCTAGGAAAACTGGTTCTCATCCAGTAAATAGGGGTTCAATTCCCCTTGGGGTTACCATCGGTGTGAAAGTGAGTCTGGTCCACGGCTCGCCCCGGAAGCGAGAGATCGTCGGTTCAAATCCGACCACACCGACCAAAATTTAAACAATGTCGAGCGCACCTCACTGGACGGGGTATTGGTCTGTAACACCAGCGTTGGAAACAGCAACAGGGTTCGATCCCTGGCTAGGCAAGGAGGGCAAAATATCGCGGGGTAGAGGAGCCTGGAGTCCTCATGAGTCTCATAAACTCGAAAAAGGGTCACAAACCCTGTCGCTGGTTCAAATCCAGCCCCCGCTTCCAACAATCGGCGCGTAGCCTTGTAAGCCGTAAGTAGTTGGTTCAAATCCAACCGAACCCGAAAGGGTTTAACCTCCTCCTCAACTATCTCTGAAGGTTTCATTTGGTTCCATAGTTTAACGGTAAAATGTTGGCTTGTCACGCCAATGTCAGGGGTTCAACTCCCCTTGGAACCGCCAATAAGTCTTTCAGTAGCAACATTTGAGATACTTCGCCTGTAAAGCGGGATGTCGTGAGTTCGAGTCTCACCAGGGGGCAACCTCTGTAGCTCAGTTGGATAGAGCGCCTAAACCTCTCGGATGGCCTTTCTCTGAAAGATTTCTTTTTAAACCTTGCAATAGCTAGACAAGCCTTACTTCGCCCGTTAAGCGCGTAAAGCGGTGGTTCGACTCCATCATCCGGCACCAGAACAACCCATGCCGGATTAGCCCAGTGGTAGAGGCACGTAAAATTCGGCTAGTCAATTTTCTTTGCAAGGTTCCAATATGGAAGGTGAGCTAGTGTGGTCATTCAGCGAAGGACTGAAAATCCTTAGAAATCGGTTCGATTCCGTTACCTTCCACCAATTTCCAGTAGTAAGAAGCAGGATACTTCGATTCAGCTCACGCTGAAGTTTCTTGGTTCGATTCCAAGATTCCCCGCCAAGTTTAATCTCTGGGGAATTGCCTAATGGTTAGGCGATCAAGCCCTTCTTTAAGTTTCTCTGGGAGTTTTATACGGTTTCTTCTTTCATAGAAGGAGCCACCATGACACTCAAGCAAGTCGGTATCGCAGTAGGGGCCGTAATTATTTTAGCTGCCGCTGGGTATGGGATCTATAAGGGGAATATAAATGCCCTCACTGACCAACAGCAGATTGAACTAGCCTTCAATAAACTCTTGGCTAACTCACCTTCTACGGTTAAAATTCTTGGTGCGGTAGATATCACTAAGATATCTAATGAAAAGCTTAAGGGCTCTGATCTAGGTCAGACTGCCATTTATGCAGATGGGTCATTTACAATAAAAATAGATGTGGAAGATGTCAAAAGATGCTATGATAGGTTAGAACCAGTCCTAGCCCATGAAATTTTCCATGTATGGCAAGCAACTGTTAAGTCAACTCCAGAACAGTTCATTGAAATGGTTAATCGTGAGAAAGCCACCACGGACTGGTCCCATAGGACGTTTGAGATTGAAGCTGTAGCATGGGAAAACGTAATACGAAAAGAACTTCTTGAAGCTAACCCTAAAGAATTCTCAGGGATGCCCGAGACTCGGGAACTGACAAATGCAAGATATAAAGCTTTGAAGAATTAAAATCATTCCCGCTTAGCTCAGTGGTTAAAGCGAATGACTGGTTTAAGAAACTAAGGACTGGTAGCTCAGAGGAAGAGCGCAACCCTGTTAAGGTTGATGTCGAGATATCGTAATTCTCCCAGTTCGCCAATCATGACCATTCCTGGGACGCCTAGTGGTCTGGCAGTAAGTCCGAGAGTGGGAGCCAATCTTTTCTCAAGTAGCTAGGAGTAGCGTTACTTCGCTTTTGGTGCAAAAAACACGCGATCCACTTTTCTCTTGAGAAAGTTTTTCTGTATCTTGTATGTCTCCCACTAAACTGGGAGTGGATTGAAATGGGCCGGAAGATTTAATGGGAAATCGCTGCCCTTGCACGGCGGAGAATGTCGGTTCGATCCCGATGCGGTCCACCAATTTTTAGGTAAACCTGGACATCGCTGGCTAACCACCAGAGGAAAGTCGGGACTCCACAGAGCAACAAGCCAGCTAACTACTGGGCAGGGCAACCTGACGGAAAGTGCAACAGAAAGCAAACCGCCGATGGCCCGAAAGGGATCAGGTAAGGGTGAAAGGGTGGAGTAAGAGCCCACCGCTGGACTGGTAACAGGACAGGCATGGTAAACCCCTTGTGGAGCAAGGCAAACAGAGGATGATGACCCTGCTCGGGTAGTCTTCGGGTTGCTGCTAGAGGCCAACAGTGATGCTGGTCCCAGAGGAATGATGTCACACGACAGAATCCCGCTTATGGTTCACCTATAATAAATTCGGGCTGGCCTCATGGAGAGGTCGGGGTAACGAGGGCATGCACTCCCTCCCCGCTCGGAAATTCAAAACAATAGCGGGGTAGAGGAGCCTGGAGTCCTCATGAGTCTCATAAACTCGAAAAAGGGTCACAAACCCTGTCGCTGGTTCAAATCCAGCCCCCGCCTCCATTTTTTAAATCGGATGCTGAGCATCCCCATAAACGGTGCGTATCTCAAAGGAAGAGTGCTGGTCTGTGATACCAGTTATGAGAGTTCGAGTCTCTCCGCACCTGCCAATCCAAGGGTCCTTAACTCAATGGCTAGAGTACTCGCCTCTTAAGCGATAGGTTCCGGGTTCAAATCCCGGAGGACCCACCAATCTTATGCCAGCAAAGCCAACTCGGTGGAGGCGCAGGATTCATATCCCTGATAGGGCCAGTTCGAAACTGGCTGCTGGTACCAATATGTCTGGATCTTTTACTGGAATCGAGCGTATCTAGTGGCATGGAGCTTCAAATGATGACACCTATCCAACAGCAACGACAGCATGAGCGGCGAGAACGGATTCTAACCCTTATGAGGAGTATGGTTTTGGCTAGTGAAAACTCTAAGAGCCTTATGCGGCACGTTCCCATCCCTAAGGCTGACATTACAGAACTCTCTATTCATCTTCGCGGCTTTTTTAATGCTTTGGACGAGGATCTCGATGAATCCGAAGCTCAGGCATCTTCAGCTTTGGCGGGGGATCTTCGAGAAGTTCTCGCCAAACATGGCTACTCAAGTGGCCCCACGGCTTCGAGTTCCCACCCTGGTTATGATGACTTCCGTAGAGAGGGTGGACGTTTTGGGGATTAGGTGCTAACATCTCCTTTTCCTGGAGGCCTACATGGTCACAGATGATGAGATGTATGACACCCTACGAGCGTTGCTTAATACGGGATTTAACTCACCTGTAAGGATATCTAAGAAAGTTAGCCTCCCCCTAGATTTGGTGGAGGAAGCTCTTGAACTGGCTTTGGATAGGGGACTGGTAGTATCCACCCCTGGCTTGAGGGACTTCATGCTCAATTCCTCTGGGGAGTTGATGATCCACAATGATTCCCTACGGAAAATCGTGGAGTTTGAATCTCAAGCCTTCAACCAGGATTCTTGGTAATAGCTGCACGTAGCCCAATTGGAAGAGGCACAAGGTTCAAATTCTTGTCAGTGTGGGTTCGACCCCCTCCGTGCGGACCAAAAATGCCGATGTGATGAAACTGGCTTGACATCTCATACTCAAAATATGGGTCTTGGGGGTTCGAATCCCTCCATCGGCACCAATCTAGCCCCCATGGACAAATGGCAAAGTCGCTCGGTTCAGATCCGAGAGTTCTCCCAGTTCGAGTCTGGGTGGGGGTACCAAAAATTAGTTCGAATCTACTATTCTTAACTCGTAACTAAGACAATTGGGATGTAGGCTAATGGCAAACCAGGAGGTTTTGATCCTCCCTTTCCCCGTTCGAGTCGGGGCATCCTAACCAATCTTTGACAGGCGTGTGATGTATGGCTGCATAGGCGGTCTTATAAACCGCTAGCAGATTAGCTCCTTGTTCCAGTTCGACTCTGGACACGCCTACCAAATGTTAACGAAGTGTGTTATAATTTAATCATCGGCCACTAGCGCAGTCTGGTTAGCGCACTAGCTTTGGGAGCTAGGGGTCCTCAGTTCGAATCTGAGGTGGCCGACCATTACATGATGTAAGGAAGACACACAGGGTATTTCCTTTATAAGGAGGCTTACATGCCTACGTGTCTTAATTGTGGGGTATCATTTCCTAATAGAATTGTGATTGACGGTATGGATCGGGTTATTAATACTCGAAAGTATTGTTTAATCTGTTCTCCCTACAAGTGTCGTAATACCGTTAGGATACACCTTAAAAAAGTTCCAAAGTGTTCAATTTGTGGTGAGGAAAACCCATCCAGATTCTACGGTAAAAAGTTTACACGGTGTGGGAAGTGTCATAATGATTACACGATGGCAAAAGCTAGAGAGAAAAGGTTATATGCTACTACAAAATTGGGTGGGAAATGTGCAGTCTGTGGGTTCAATTATTTTAATGAAGCATTAGCAATTCATCACCTGGATCCTAGTCTTAAAGACGATAACTTTAAAAATATGTCTGGTTGGTGCTTTTCTAGAATAGATAAAGAGATTGAACACTGCATTTTACTCTGCATGAATTGCCACACAGGGTATCATACGGGGCATATAATACTTCCAGACTATACTAACATTTCTGAAGGATTTAATGGTTGCGGAGGTTCAAATCCTCTCACCCCGACCAATCTTCACTAAAGACTCTCCTTTAGTAAATGTCTTTAGTTGAGGTTTCAAAATGGTTGCAAGAGCATTGAGTGTTGATTTCAGATACCCAAGAGTGGGTGCTAGACTTCTCGTTTATGGGTCTGGGTTTAATCCTGATCGTGTTGGGATCTACCAGGGGAATACGGATACTGGGGACTTAATTCTGGACATGGATACTCGAAATATGTTGCCAGATGAGATGAAACTTTTCGTTCTTCCTAAGTATAGTCCCTTTAAGGTTCTTTAATTCATTAATGCGCGTGTGCCCAAATCTTGGCAAAGGGGCAGGACTGAGATTCCTGTGTGCCGAAAGGCCGACTGTGGGTTCGATCCCCATCACGCGCACCAATACAATGCCGAGAGCGCCTCACTGGACGGGGCACCAGTCTGTAAAACTGGCACTCGCAAGGGTTAGTGGGTTCGATTCCCACTCTCGGCACCAATACAATGCGTTAGCCGCAGAGACGGTGGACTGCATCCGGCTGTAACCCGGAATGGGGGAGACCCCGCACTGGAGGTTCGAATCCTCTCTAACGCACCAATTCAATATCCCCGTAGCTCAGCCCGGATTAGAGCGCAAGTTTGCGAAACTTGAGGTCGCTGGTTCAAACCCAGTCGGGGATACCAATCAATGCCGACCTAGCTTAACGGAAGAGCTTTAGTCTTCGAAACTAACAAGTCCCGGTTCAAATCCGGGGGTCGGTACCAATACCGGAATGTAGCGCAGCCTGATAGCGCACTGCCTTGGGGTGGCAGGGGCCGTGAGTTTAAATCTCACCATTCCGACCAATCGAATTTGCAGCCTAGGTGAGGTTGTTGATTCCCAGAGTGTGTAGGTGGCAGAATGGTTTATGCAACAGGTTGTGATCCTGTGGACGAAAGTCCTATGCGGGTTCGAGTCCCGTCCTACACCCCAACAACGCGCATGTGACCCGAGTGGCTAGGGCTAGGTCTGATCCTGCGGGTTGGGAGTTCAAGTCTCCTCGGACACCCCATCATGTTCCGTATGCCGAAGTAGTCGAGGCGGTGCTCTGCAAAAGCACTCTTAGTCGGGGCGGGTCCGACACGGAACTCCATATTTAGTGTCCCATACCAGAATATCAACTTTTAGTTGGTCTAAGGTTATACATGATTTGGAATGTTTTTTCATATTTCATGGATGGGCTGGTAGTAGAGATACCCAGTTCTGCACTCAAGGCTGAAACCACCTGTGGGGTAGTAGTGCAACGCAATCCTTACATTGTAGGTTCAACTCCTACCAAGATATTTCTATGCGGGTGTAACTCAGTGGTAGAGTGCGACCTTGCCAAGGTCGAAGTCGAGGGTTCAAATCCCTTCACCCGCTCCAATTTATTCCCTCTTTTATTAGAGGTGTAGATGCTTAAGGTTTCCAGGATTCTTTCAACTGACGGTGCATCCAAAGAATCTCTTCTTGAGACTGGCCATACGCTACTTCGTGAAGATTACGATAGACTCATAAGTGAAATTAAACCTCTTCCCCATGAGGTTTTCTATGTTGGTGATATTGAGATTATTCGTAATCCAACGGGTGCTGACTATAGAGGTATGGCAAATGAAATCAGATCTGAGATTGGAAATGACTTCTCGGGGGATCCGCTGTTAAGATATACCCTTGATAGTTTCGGCAATCGTTGGATCTGGAAAGCAACAGAGGGTCTTCACAACCAGATCGAGCCTTTAATCTCTCAAAGGGAGCGTGTAGAGGTCGGTCAGAGTCTAGGGATTCCCTCCCATTCTAGTTTAATTAGGGATGCCGTGAGAGCCAAGAAGCAGATTCCTTTAGATGTGCAGGCTCAGTATCCAAATTACGCTGAATACTTCCCCAGGACTGCTATGCTTAAGGTTTCCAAGCTCCTAGAGGACCCCACAGAGTCTCCTGCGTTCCAAGCGTGGTTCGCTGGCTCCAAGGTTGTAGATGCCGCTGGGAAGCCTGCCAGGGTCTTTCACGGCACTGACAAAAAGTTCAATTCTTTTAATCTCAATAAAACCACGCAGGGTATTATTTGGTTTACCTCTGACAAGGCCTCAGTAGAGGCTGGTGACGTAGGCGCACAGGGTCGTGGGGTCATTATGGAACTCTACGCCTGCATTAAGAATCCCGCTGGATGGAAAGAATACGATCAGTATGGTTTGGGGGAATTAAAAGCTAGGGGTTTTGATGGTGCAATTCTTCCCGAGAAGGATGGCTCCTTTACTGGGTTTGTCTTCCACCCACATCAGCTTAAGTCTGTAGCCAATAAAGGGAAGTGGGATCCAAAAAGTCATTACTTGACTGCTTCATATATCCCTAGAACGCTCACGAATTTTAAATCAGATGAGACAAACGGTGCAGCCTGTGACATATTCAAAGGCTTTTATCCAAAGTATGAGCTTGGGAAGGCTATTGCGTTAACGCGAAGTGAGTTATCAAAGCGTGGTTTTAATCTTACACCATTAGAAGATGTTAAACCACTTTTGGACTCTCTTACACCAGCGCCAGTTAAGCCTGTTGTGGCGCAGCAGCCTCAGTTATTTTCTAATGAAGAGATGCGATACTCATCTGAGATCGATCCAAATACGCCTTACTATGTAGTAGATATTAAGACGGGCGAGATTGTTGGGAAATACATCTATAAGAATCGCAATAGAGCCCGTGCTTTTAAGGATCGTAAAGATCAAGAGTATGGCGCTGTGCGGTATGTTTGTAAGCTAGGTTAATACCTGGGAGTGAGTGCCAATGGATGGCAGACGGTCTCCAAAACCGTTGTTTTAGTGCAGGTTCGACTCCTGTCTCTCCCGCCATTTATGGTCCCATCGTCCAATGGCCTTGGCCTCCTCCCGATTAGCGGAAGATCACGGTTCGAGTCCGTGTGGGGCTACCAATTATTGTTTGTATTACAGTCATGCGCCCGTAGCTCAATTGGCAGAGCATTCGGCTTTTAACCGAAGGGTTACCAGTTCAAGTCTGGTCGGGCGCACCAAATCCTCGCATAGCTCAGTCTGGTATGAGCGAACGCCTGATAAGCGTTAGGTCAGTGGTTCAAATCCACTTGCGAGGACCAATAACTAAGAGGGTCCAGAAGACCCTCTTTATTCCCTACCTTACCACGCCACGCCTTGCATTACCGCACCACGCCGTGTGTAATCTAGATACAAACTAATTAATTGGGGCCTTAGCTCATATGGGAGAGCGCTTCCTCGGCATGGAAGAGGTGACGGGTTCGACTCCCGTAGGTTCCACCAATGACCCGGCTGCGACCCACACAAAGGATACAGCGCTATTGCTGCGCTGTATTTCGGGCAGGGAGGCCGGGTTTATAGAATTTCATTTACGGGTCTGACGCCTCAATGGGGAGGCACTCCCCTCGCACGGGAGATTAGGCGGGTTCGATCCCCGTCAGATCCACCATCAATACCCGTATAATTTAAAAGGTGATCCATGATCTCCATAAAGAGTTTAGTTGATAAAGGTAAAAAGGTCCGTTTTTCTTGGTATCGGGATGGGGATATGTGGTATGTCACAGATTGTGGGTTTGAGTTCCCAGTCCCCTTTCCGAGGTAGGGACCGCCCTGCTTAAGTCTGAAGACAAAGCCATTCTTTTTATGAGATATATCCGCAAGCATGTGGATCTTTTAGAATCGGCTAAGACTCACTAAAAATCTTCCTGTATGTTTATAGGAGGATTTCCATGAAGCATGTGCTTGATAAACTTCAGGGTAAGAAGGTTTTAGTTCTTGGCGACTTAATGCTAGATGAATACGTCTATGGGGAAGTCACTCGAATAAGCCCAGAGGCTCCCGTCCCTATTGTTCGCGTGTTGCGCCGAGTCTACTCATTAGGTGGTGCTGCTAATGTAGCTGCTGGTCTTGCCGCGCTCGGCGCTAATCCCACTCTAATTGGTATCTGTCAATTTGATAAAGCGGGTTTACAGTTAAAAGCCATGCTTGAAGAACATGGGATTGAGCATACCCTGGTAACTTCACATAAGCCCACTACTGTAAAGACAAGGGTTATAGGTCATCAGCAGCAAATGTTGCGTATTGATGAGGAGGACACATTTCCTCATGGGGACTCCCTCAATCGTAGGGTTCGTGAGGGTATTTTAGCAGCTTTAAAGGGGTCACCATGTGCAGTAATTGTTTCGGATTATGCAAAAGGTGTTGTTAACCAAGAGGTTCTTGGGCTTATTCGATGTTGCGGGGTTCCTTGGGTGGTTGACCCCAAGCCAATTCATAAGGAATTTTATCGGGGGGCAACAGCCTTAACTCCTAATATGAGTGAAATGTTGGGTATGTGTGGGAAGGGTCCTTTAGAGCAGGAAGGTCATTATTTAATTGATGAGTTAGGGCTAAAGGGATTGCTCATAACTAGGGGTGAGCATGGCATGTTGGTTTGTGAAGGGGGTTCTAGTCACAGTATTCCCACAGTAGCGCAAGAGGTTTTTGATGTTAGCGGTGCAGGTGATACTGTTATTGCAACGTTTAGTGCAGCATTGGGTGTGGGAGCTTCCTGGATTGAGGCCGCTAAACTTGCCAATGTTGCAGCAGGAATTGCTGTAGGTAAGCTGGGAACCTCTACGGTATCCAGGGACGAACTCTTAGCACGTTTATAGGTAGTATTCATGCAGTTCTTACGAATCAGTTGCCCTGGAGAACTCTACCGCAATTATTAATTCCATTGGGATGTAGGCTAATTGGTAAACCGACAGACTCTGAATCTGTCTTTCTCCGTTCAAATCGGAGCATCCCAACCAAAGTATTTCCTTTTTAGGAAGTCATCCTAAATTAGACCCTATATTGATGAGGCAGATCATGGATCAAGCTTTGTTAGTAGAGGTTATCAAGTATATAACGGCGTATTCTGACTCGCTACATGCTGAACGGGTTTCTCTCCTAAAAACTGAGAACATGGGTGGGGTTCAATTAATACGTGAACGAATCAAGCAAGTTGAATATGTTTTGGAGCAGCTTAAAGCTCTCAAATAACTTTGTTGTATCTCTAATAAGCTGTTTGTGGAGATATTTTGAGCGAATCTTGGACAACCAAACTAAAGATCCCCAGGTCCTTTTTTACGGATGGACCTACTCTGTTGCTAAACGGAGAGTCTGTATCTGTTAGTCACGATACAGACTCGCAGAGTTCTGCCATTTGTTTAAAGGATACTCTCGGGAGACATCTATGGGTGTATTTTGTTTTTAAAGCTGGAGACGATGGGTTTGTATCTATGTTTGACCGCACTTTCTCTAATATGGGTGCGGAGTGGATGGTCCCGGCAATTAAAAAAGCTTGGAAGAAGTCAATAATGCCTGAGCACACTTGAATTTTAGATTCTTTATGTAATACCTTGGAGGTGTTAACCGAAATTGGTATCGGCCCAGTCTTGAAAACTGGTCGGGGCATGAGTAATGTCCTGTGCAGGTTCGACCCCTGTCACCTCCGCCAAAAACCCACAGAAATAGCTGTAATAGGGTTTCTGTGGGTCTTCTCTAAAGGTCTCTAGGTTGCTGAACCCTGTTCATGTTTGACAATGGCTTCTATGAGTGCCCGGAGCACTCCATTCTTGTATGCGAAATATGGGACGTTGTTCCAGTCATCTTTTTCAGCACGGGCTAACATTTCAGTCATATAGGATTTAGCCTTAGCCTTTATCTGCGAGAGTCTAAGAATACCAAAACCAGGGTCATCTACTGACCCTGTCTTGGTCTCCTGCTTCTTAAGTTTCCTGTTAATTGCATTTTCACAAGTCTTACGGGTTCTTTCTCCGTAAACCTTCATTGCATCACACTTATAGCCTGCGCCCAGGAGATCAATACGGTATTGCTTACCGTTTATTGCAGTGAACATATCCGAACTAATGGTTAATTTACTTGTTCTGATCATTCTAGTATTCCTCTCGGCCATACCCCCGGCCTTCGTCTCTATCGGCGCACCTGTCGCACTGGTAGCCTCTGCGAACATCTCCCGCTGTTAACGAGTTTTCTTTTCCGCATGTTGGGCATGGGTATACTCGATCTCCAGCCCTGAGGGAACTATTCCCGCCTGGATCTGCAAAGTCATCATCATCATCCCAGTCACGGGGAGACTCATCCTCATCTCCATACAGGTGCCAAATAGATCCTTGCTTACGGAAATCGTGTTTTACATATCGGTTTCCGTTGGGAAATGTTACTGCCTCCCCGTCCTGGACCATCTGGTCTACTTCGTAGAGTGCGTCCCCAATAGCTGATACAAGGGTCTGATAGTCATCTGATAGAACCCCTTTCTTTTGGAGAAGTCCAGTTAGGAGTGTCGTAAGGGAGTCCGTCATGGACTTTTTAGTAGACCCACTCAGAATTTTGCTTATTTTAAGCATACACACCTCTTAACTAAAGAGTTCTTTTAAAAAGGGGTCTTCGTGATGATTCTTAAACTGGTTATATTAATAAGTCTTTCTTTTACAGTTATTAGTTGCTACTCCCCTGAAGACTCTTCAAATATATCTGTGTATTCTGCACAAGTGGCACCCCCGAAAGAGCCAGAGCAAATGGTTATGAAGGCCCAGATGGTGCCCAAGAAACACCTTAAGCGTGTAGTGACCCCTCGTGTAGAGAGCCATGCCTCTGAGCCCATTCCAGTTCACGCCCGACATCCTGATCATTTTTATAGAGGTATCCCCGCTACTGTATCAATAACCTTTGGCGATGCTCTAGTTAAGAAGGTGGGGACGTTGGAACAAACCGATTTAATCCCTCAAGCGGTAGCATACTCGATAGTCCTTCAGGGTGATCCAGTGGATCAATTCATTATAACTCCTCAACAGCAAGTTATTGAGGCACCTACTGCGGGGATCCCTTCATCAACCGCATATTTTAGCGTGACCCCTCTAAGTCGAGGGCAGAAAAAACTTACATACTTCGTTAAGGCTCAATTGGAGCTGAATACCCCAGGTATAGGTCTTCCTGAGTTGCATCGGGATATCTTGGTTGAGGTTAATAAACAATCTGTCTATGTATCTATTAAAACCTTTCTACGTGAACACAGTGGGAAGTTTCTATCAGCAGTTGGGGCCGCAGTTGGCGCTTGGTTAGTTGTGTTGCTCAAGAAATTGTGGAATAAGAAGAAATCTTTTACTAGAGGTAATTAGTATGTTAAAAGTTTCCAGACTTTTATCCCATATAGCTCTACGCGATCCGTCCTGGATTAACGGTCCTGATACTGGGTCTGGCTGGGAATACCCAACTGAGAACTTTACAGCGGATGTGGCCATCTTGCTACCAGATGGGAGTTCTAAAGAATTCCCACTTGCAGGTACTTGTTGGTATACTCCAGATGAAGATTTTGAGTATACGTTAGACACCCCCTCCTTATCCATATACAATGAGCTTGGGAAAACAGTTTGGGAAGAGAATCTATGTGACGAACAGATTCGAGAACAGGTAGACCTCCCTAGTTGGGAATCGCAGTTTGCGTCAGCTCATGAACCCGATTATGATGATGCTGGCACTTGGGGGGATTTCTAAATCCCTCGTTAGTTATGGGGTGATAACATCAATGGTAGATGGCTTCCTTTACACGGAAGAGGCTGGGGGTTCAAATCCCTCTCATCCCACCAGATTTTACTAGTACTGCTATAGATGTAAGCAACAATTTTGCTTATATATCAATATTCTTGTTGGTATGTATTCTCAGGAGGCATTACATGCAAGCAGGGTTGACAGATATTACGTTTATTCTAGACCGTAGTGGGTCCATGTCACGGATCAAAGCGGATACCGAGGGCGGCTTTAATACTTTCCTTGAAGAACAAAAAAAGGTAGATGGCGAATGCACAGTCAATCTCTATCAGTTCGATAATAAGTATGAAGTTGTTTACGAGGATACCCCGCTAGCTGCGGCCCCCCCTCTCGTGCTCATTCCCAGAGGGAATACTGCTCTTCTCGATGCAATTGGTCGCACAGTTGAAGCTAGAGGCGCTAGATATACCGAAATGGATGAAGACAAACGTCCCGAGCATGTCATATTTGTTATTATGACTGATGGGGAAGAAAACGCCAGCCAGGAATATACTCTGGATACCATTAAGAGTATGCTTGAGCATCAGCAGGAGGTCTATGGTTGGACCGTTATTTATCTGGGAGCCAATCAGGACGCCATTAAGGTTGGAGGTCACTTAGGCATTGCTAAGGGTAGTTCCATGACCTATGATGCCTGTTCCGTGGGGGCAACCTATTCTGTTGTGTCCGATAGCGTATTGAAGGTGCGTTCTATGGGGACTAGTGTGTCGTTTTCAGATAGCCAGCGTGATGCGGCTAACGGTAAAGTTTAACCCCTAGCTGAAATCACACCGTGGGGTTATCAGGTGTGTCCCACCTGGAGTGTTTTACATTGTAATGCACCGAAGCGAGAACAGTCCATACAGTTTGTGTGGTTTAAACAGGGTGGCTGTTTTCGCAGGATGAAGTTTTTGATGAAGGCTTGTGCAGTCAGGTAGGAGCAAAACCCCTGGTAAACGGCAAGACTTAGTCAAGAATGCGGCTCCCTCCTAGTGTTATATATCCAGACCACTAGGGCTGTAGGTGCAAAGACGGGGTCCCCCCTTTTGCATCATCCGCATATGGTAGAGTGGCCAGTGGTCGGCAAACTGTTTCGAAAACAGTCGCTCCTGTAAGGGGGTTGTAGGTTCGAATCCTATCTCTACCGCCAAAGCTATTTCTAGCTTCTTTGATTTAACTTTCGGTATTACTATTATTGCTGGAGTACAAATGAGTTGGACACTCTTCCTTGATCTTGATGGCGTCATTGCTGACTTTGATGGCCGTGTAGCTCAGATGGTTGGGCACTTCCCCGCTGAGCGAGAAGAAGTCAGGGAGTGTATGCGAACCCCTTACTTTTTTAAAAATCTGGAGCCCCTCCCAGGTGCTCTTGCTGCGGTTGATGAACTAGAACGTTTGATCCCCGGTCAGCTAAGAATTCTCTCTGCTGTTCCCCATTCGGACCCCTCTCTCGCAGGTGTTGCAAGGGTTGAAAAAGTGGCGTGGCTAGAAGAGCATTTACCATGGCTAGCTAGTACCGCTCTTATTGTTGGGTCTAAAGCTGGGGTAGGATCTCCCGAATCTTTACTCGTTGACGATCATCCAGAATGGAATGGTGCCGCTGAGTTTGGTGGGGAGGTTATCACCTTTACGGGTCCCGAATCATGGGGTCTTGTCACTAAGATTGTAAAGGATCGGCTGAGCACTCAAACTGACTCTGCTAAGTTAGCTAGATTAGTCAAGGATGCCTGACCTCAAATAATAAATACAATACTCAAGGACGATACAATGCTTTATTATAAACACTTAAAAACAGGTGCTATATACCGATACCTAGCTACTGGAGTAGATTGCACTAACATACGAGAAGGTGCTCTGGTAGTTATCTATTGTCCAGACGATGACGAACACACTATTTACGTTAGGGAAGAGTCTGAGTTCTATGAGAAGTTCATGTGTCTTTCGGAGGTTTAGTGAATCCCCTTCTACCAGAATTAGACCTATTACAAATGTTTAAAACAGACTCTGGGTATGCGTATCATTTTTTTACAACCTCAGATGATGGCAGCTCTTTTAGAGGGCATTCCGAGAAAGATCTGAGAGATCTCTTTTCAGATTGTTGTTTTAAGGTATCTGTGGGACCTAAAAGAACTACGTTTTTCTTTAAACCTACTACAAGTATTGAAACGATGTTTTATTTCAGACATAAGTTAAATACATTATAATGTCTTTTATAGGAAGGTAATCCGGTCTGGGACTGGCCTCGCCTGGAAAGCGAGTGGATGTGTTAAAGCATTACGATTCGATTTCGTTGCCTTCCGCCAAAAAATACTTGAGAGATTCTGGGGTCACAAATCAAACTAAAAATCGGCATACAAGAGGCATCCATGCTAAAAGTGTCTAAGTTGTTAACTTCAGATTATAGGGGGTGGAAATCTTGGATTTTTGGGGAATACTGGCTACACGAAAGTGGCGAAGCTGAGTTTGCTGATGGGGATACTGGGGATCGTGGGCACGAGCAGATTGCCGTGGAGAATATCTTTAACCACTTCTCAACCCAGCTTGAAAATGCTTTCATTAAATACTTTCAAAAAGTAAAGGAAAAATACCCCGAGGAATACCCTGGGGCTATCGAAGGTTATAGCAACTTCTTTAGAGGAACTGATCCGGATGATTTTACGTTAGATAATGCTGAAATGTCGGATCTTTACTATAATTATCATATCCCCGTGACTGTTGGGGAGGAAGCTTTTCCGCCTGGGCAGTGGGACGAGTTTAACAAGGATATCCGGCTGTTTTACTCTAAGTATTTTAAAGCCGCCCATGTGATTAATAATAACTTTAGTGTTTGGCAGTTAACTCCTAGGATGATAAACGCCATGCAGGATTTCGTTCTTGAGAAAGCAGATGAAAACGGACTAGACGCAGAAAACCCTCTCCCAGGTTCTATATGCGTTGATGAAATTAGCACAAATAGGTATGCCGAACTGGATACCACAGAATTCCTGATGGCAAAACACGCTAATCAAATATTCCAAGTTGTGGGTAAGACTGCTGCAATTAGAAAAACTCCCGCACAGAAACAAGCCCTGGATGCCTATAATAGGGCGGTAGCTAACCAGGACAGATATATGGGGTCCGTTTTTGTAACCCCACAGGGGTCCAAAGAACATGATCTTGCAGTTGAAAAAGCATACCAAGCCTGTATAGCTCTAGGGATGACCTACGAACATGGTCTATAGGCTCTGATTTATTAGGTTGCCTTTCTATAGAGACGTTTTTAGGAGAAGCCAAGCTATGCTTATAGAGTCCCCTCAGGTGATTGTTTACGCATCTTCTTGGTTGCAGACCGCTTTACTTGGTGCTTTAGGCACGGCCTTTGGGTCTCTTCTTATATGGATTGGGCTCAGGTTAGTTACTAAAGTTGACGCATTCCAGGTTCAAGTTGAGGGTATCAAAAAAGATCTCACCGACAATTACCGCAGAAAAGAGGATTGTAAGCACTGTGATCCCACTACTGCAGTTGTAAAAAATCTATCTACAGATGTTGAACAACTGGTAACTGATTTAGCAGCCCTAAAAAAACTGACAGGCCCTGAAACGCTAGTTGCGTCTCACTCCAACTCCTAAAGGCTCAGTTTCCCCACCTAAGCAGTGGTGAGTAAATTTAAAAACAGATAAACATGCGCCAGTAGCTCAGCGGAAGAGCGAGGTCCTCCTAAGGCCTAGGTCGGGGATTCAAATTCCTCCTGGCGTACCAATACTTATATGTATCTTTTAGGGAGAGGTTTTTTTATGGCCCAGCATCTGTGGGAATATTGTAATCATTGTAATGCCCGTGTGGTCATCTGCGGGACTTGTGGTAATAATACCTGTAATGGTGGTCATGGAACGCTTTTGGATGGGTCTGACTGCCCCGATTGTAAATCCGCGTATTGGCTCTATGAGACTGATTTTAGATTGCATAATTAGGTATGCTCATGGAATTGTTTACGTGAACCGTCAATTTTGAGCACCCAAACCCAATCTAAAAGGATTAATGTCATGGATATTATTGTAGAAATACGTGCCGCAGAAGGCGGCGATGATGCTGTTTTATTGGTTCGAGACCAATTAAAGGCCTATCTTCGGAGGGCTGAGCGGAGGGGACTTTGAGACCGAGATTCTAGAGGAAACTTCGGGTTTTGTGTCCTTCTTGGTAAAAGAAGATCCATCCCAAGAATTCTTTAATGAAGCTGGTGGTCAACGGTGGCAACATATTAGTCCAACTGACAAAAATAAGCGCGTTCATACTTCAACTGTTACCGTTGCTGTTTTAGCATTACAGCATTCCTCAGTCTACCTCAATCCCAACGATGTGGAGATTCAAACCACCCGAGGATCAGGCCCTGGCGGTCAAAACAGGAATAAAGTAGAATCCTGTGTCTTGGCTATACATAGGCCCACAGGACTCTCTGTAAGAATTGACGGGCGCTCCCAACTTCATAATAAGAAGGTGGCGTTAGAAGTCCTTGCAACTCGTTTAGAGGCCGCTCATGCTGCTTCCCAGCATCAAGCCTTAAGTAAGCACAGACGAGATCAAGTCGGTTCGGGCCAGCGTGGGGATAAGGTCAAGACTTATCGAGTGCGTGATAACACTGTAACGGATCACCGGACGGGGCAGAAATGGAACCTGGATAAGTGGTTAAATGGCTTCTGGGACTAAATTCTGTATCTCAGGTGGATTCCTCCCGTATCTAGACACATAGGAGCTATTATGAACTTTGCTGACTTTTATAAACTGGCCGAGGCTACCGGGGAGGTTGAATATCCCGAACCTAACTTGAGTACTCGTCGCGGTTTGTCCACTGATGAATATCTTAAGTTGAAGAACTCCCTCTCGATCCCTGAGAAAGGGTTTTTTGAAATAACGTGGCGCACGGGCGGTATTTCGGGAGGGTCTTGCTGGGATGAGGGGGATCGTGATCCTCACTATCACGTTTCGGGGGATATTGAACCTAGGTTCACCACATTGGATGCGTTTCTTCTCAAGGTTTGCCCAAATCTATCGTTTATCATTTACAAGAAAATTGATGATTTGTTTGAGATTCGTGAGTATTCCGAGTATGAATACTATGGGAACTCAACTAATTACGTAAGTAAGAGTATAAATATCAAGGGGTTGTATGATATTCTCGTCGAGTATAACCAACTCTAAGGTTCTTTTTTTAGTGGGTCTTCCTGGAAGCGGGAAGACCCACTATATTGAGTCCCATTTTGAGGAGCTACGCGATTACACCGTCTTGGACGATACTTCCCATAGCTTCAACAAAGAATCCTTGGTGGGGACTATTCAAAACCATCCTTTGATTGTTATTGCGGACCCTTTTCTTTGTCGGGGTATTTTTCGAGAAGCAGCTAAGAGACTCTTTGCTAATTTTGAACAAACCTGGATCTTTTTTGAGAATTCCCCTGAAATTTGTTTTGCAAATGTAGCCTATAGAAATGATGGTAGACACGTAAGTGAGTCATTCATCAAGTCATTGTCTAGGGAGTATGAAATTCCTACGGATGCTTTTGTTGTAGCAGTTGTTTCTGGTGAGGCTTCAGCATGAATTTTAGTGACTCAATCCGTGACTGGCCTGAGGATTTTGCCCATGAAAATGGTATATACCTCTGCACTTGCTCTATCTGTAGCCATACTTTCACGGGGCATAAACGTAGGGTTATTTGTAAAGTCTGCCAACAAGATCGCCCCAAGTCTGCTTTGCCAAGCCCCCTCCCCTGCCCGTTTTGTGGGGTGGTCCCCAAAGTTTTCCCGGTAGACCCCAGGACCGAGGGGGACGCTTGGGGTGCCGTTCGTTGCCTTAACCCTGAGTGTGTCGCAAAGCCTATTGTCAGAGATGGTGAGGCTATTGTAGACACTCGTGGCAGTGACGCCTATAAAACCGCTGCAATTCTTAGATGGAATACCCGTTGGAGTTCGGCATGGACACTCTCTTAGAACGCTATATGTGTTTGCGGTGTAGACGCGATAGATTTAGCACTCCCGGCCCACACCGTTGTGGGGGGATGTTTATTAAACATTTTCGTAAAAGGGTTTGGGGAGACGTTTTCCCCAATGGATTTTTTAAGAGAATCTCTCAGCCCTATTGGGGTGCTTAGATTTCTTTTTAGGGTAGAAGAGGATATTATACTCATGCTAAAGGTTTCACGATTGTTAAGAGCTACAACCCCGGAGATATCCTCTAAGTTTCCTCCTCAATTAATTACCTTACTTCGTAAGCTGAATTCTTTTGGTGAGTTTTATCTCGTTGGGGGCTGCATCCGTGATGCGCTTCTTGGTAGAACGCCTAAAGACTTTGATGTTATGGTTGTGGCTCCCTCCCCGCAAGAGCTTGAAAAGATCCTCCCCGTGAAGCAAGTCGGAGCCGCCTTTCCTGTATATCTATATGATACTGAGGACCCAGAGTTAGGCATTATTGAATTCGCCTATGCCCGTAAAGAGACAAAAACAGGGATTGGGTATAAGGGTTTTGATTTTGAGGTCGTTTCAGATGTTAAAGAGGACCTAGCTAGACGCGATCTAACTATAAATGCTCTCGCCTGGAACCCTACTGCAGGACTTGTATCTTTTGATGATAGGGCTATGGATGATGTGCAGACTAATACTCTTAGGCATGTCACGGAAGCTTTTGCGGAAGACCCTCTTCGTGTATTGAGAGCAGCTAGATTTTCAGCACAACTCCCAGGTGATTGGAAAGTGGACCCCGAGACTATCAAATTAATGAATAGTCTCCAGGGTGAGTTGCCTTCTTTAGCATTGGATAGGATTCGAATTGAGCTAGAAAAATCTCTCAGGGCAGCAAAACCAGGGAACTTCTTTCAGGTACTACATCAAGCTGATTGCATGAGTTATTGGTTCCCAGAGTTGGAGTCAAATCTCCCAGCGTTAATTAATTTGGTAAATAAGTCTGCAAAATCAGTTAGCTTAATTGAGATGTATTGCCTATTAGCCCAGACAATGCAATCTAATGGTGACGTAAAGACTTTTTGTAAACGGCTTTCTCTTGCATGGGATCGGGAAATGGCGCTGTGGCGTAATATCCACGCCTGCTCTTTTACCTCCCCTAAAGATTTCTTGATGGTGTATAAAGGTGGGCGTCAAGGAAGGCTCCCATTTGATAGTATTTACAGACTTTTAGAGATTAATGGGGATACTTCAAGCCAAACCTCCCTTAAGAAAGCGGTGGCTGCTCTTCAAAATCTAAAGCTCCAAGAGGTCCCACCGTCCGAAATTCCTGCTTTGATGCTTAAAACAGTTTCTTCAGCGTTAGGGATGTGACATGCCCGATTTTAACCTGGGGGTCCCAGATATTGATGAGGACCACCGCAAACTTTTTGAATCGTTTACACATCTAAGTAGCCCTGAGGTTTATCGTGATACTGTTCTTAGGGTTCAAGCCGTGGGGGACTTTATAGACTACGCAACCTCTCATTTAGGTCGTGAGGAACAGCTCATGCGTAAACTAAAATACCCAGGCTATTCAGAACATAGGTCTTCTCACAGAGACTTACAGGACGCTTTCACTGCCCTTGTGCGTGATGTCCTTAAAGGTGTTTTGGAACAACGAGAGGCTATTAATAAGTTGCAGAGTATCTTCCTTGAACATACTCTTACGGTAGATTCCTTATTTGCCCAGTGGATGCTCACAAAAATACCTAATAGGTCCCGTAGCTGAGTGGATTTAGCACCCGTCTTCTAAACGGGTTTACGTCAGTTCGAATCTGACCGGGACCACCAGTGCCGATATAGCTCAATGGTAGAGTTCTGGTTTCGTAAACCAGAGATATGGGTTCAATTCCCTTTATCGGCTCCACTTTCCTTTAGGTAGGACAGGTTATGCTAAAAGTATCTAGAATTCTATCTGCCACAGTCTTCTATCATGGGAGGGGCCTAACCCGCCCATATACTGGCAAGTATATATTCTTGACCGCAGATCCGGCCTATGCTTCCGGGTATTCAGATGGTAAGACAATCCAAGTCTATAAGCTTAAAATTCATGAAAATGAATTGTTTTCACTGCGAAAGGCTGGGGATCTATCTGCTTTAACCACTGCCATGAACAACCCGGAAGCCACCCAATCTATAATGAAAGCCTCTTCTCATGGTGAAATGGACTGGGCAGCTTACTCTAATATAGCTAGTGATGACCATGATGATGGTGAAAGTCTTTTAAAATCTTTAGGGTTTAAAGGGATTTGGTTAAGCGAACGCACCGGGATTAACTCAATCCTTCTTTTCGACCAAAATGATGCTGATTATGTTAAAGATATTCCTGCAGTTTTTAGAAAGCCAATGGACACATAGCTCAGTCTGGTATGAGCGCTTGCTCGACACGCAAGAGGTCAGTGGTTCGAATCCACTTGTGTCCACCAGTAGTTTTCCCTTTTATATACACAGTGCGGTTCACTCCTACTGGCAATATAAGGGTCTCAAATGCATGCTAAGCGACTTGCACAAATGGATCTGTGGTATTCAGGTGAGTCAGGCATAGCCCCCAGTTATGATAGAATTAGAAAGTATCTCATACAGAAACGTGGTCCAGCCTGTTCTGAATGTGATTGGATTGGTCAAAACCCTTTTACTGGTAGGTATATAATTGAGGTAGATCATATAGATGGTAATCGTAAGAATAACCATCCCAGCAATCTTAGACTTCTTTGCCCAAACTGTCATGCTATGACTCAGAATTATAAGGCCCTTAATCGTGCAGGTGAACGTGATTCTTACGGAGTATCTAGAGTGCTTGTTGAGGACTGGTGAGTTATGCTGAGAGTCTCGCAGATACTTGTAGCGTATATTGCAGAAGTGCCTGGGCACACAGATAGTAAAGGTGAAGCTGCCCCCTTTGTTATTCGCTCTCACGAGACGGATAAGATTTTAAGTAGCCACCCCACAAGGGAAGAGGCTAAAAAACATCTCAAGCAGATGCATATATTTGGGGACTGATTTTTTGGATTTTAAAAAAATCAGTCCGTATCTATACTGTTGGTCTTCTTCGAGTTCTCATGTCAAGAATCAAAGCTCCTCTCAGAACCTTAAATGGGTATCTGTGTGTGTATCTGCCAGATCACCCATGTGCTATGACTTCCCTGAATTGGATGGGGTATATATATGAGCATATTGTAATTGCTGAGGAGTTTCTAAAACGAAAATTAACTCCCACAGAAGTGGTCCATCACCTTGATAGTAAGCCTCCACGAGGCTATTGGTCTAAGCATTCCTCCGCTGTATAACTCTTATTGCTCCTGTAACTCAGCGTTCAGAGTCCCCGGCTCATAACCGGGTCGCCCTAAGAAGGTTTACGCAGGTTAGAATCCTGCCGGGAGCACCAAATTTTCCTTTAATCTAGGAGCATTCTAATATGCAAGAAGTTACTACCGCAAACGATTTCACAGCCCTCACAGCCTCCAGTAAAGTCCTAGTAGACTTCTGGGCTCCCTGGTGTGGACCCTGTAAGGCGCTCTCCCCTACACTGGAAGGGCTCGAAGGAGCCTATCCAGATGTTAAGTTTGTCAAGGTGAATATTGATACGGAGGAAGGTCAGACTATATCATCTAAGTTTGGTATCCAGAGTATTCCTACGGTAATTTACTTCGAAGGTGGGCGTAAGGTTGGGCATGTGATGGGAAATGTCCCCTCTGCCAAGATTCGTTCCCTTCTTGATTAACCTCTTTCCGGAGAGATCGTGATGTATTCTAAAATGAATGTCCTGGACTTTAATTCTAAGCTATACGAGGACTTCCCTAAATTTTTTAATGATAATTTCTGGGGGGTTGAGTGCAGCCCAGGTTGGTTCAATATAATTTACACCATGTGTGAACGCTTGAGTCTGCTAGAGCACTTGCCCGAAGACTTCTCAATTACCCAGATTAAAGAAAAATTTGGTGACTTGAGAGTCTACACATCTGCAAACACAATCTTTATTAATAGTATCATTAGTGATGCTGAGAAGCAGTCCGCAGTAGTGTGCGAGATTTGTGGGGCAACCCCAGCGGGGCATTCGACCATTAATGGGTATCTTCGGACTCTTTGTGATACGTGTCATAAAGCCAAGGTGCAGGAGAGACGTACCCAAGAAGAAGCCTGGGCTAGGTAATGGCTTTTAATGTAGTTAAGTCAAAGTGGTCTAAAAAAGATAAGGCCCTAGCTCACCAGTCTCTGCTTGCAATACTGCGTCCAGCCCAATCCGTAGTTTTCGCGCAGACTCCAACAAATGAGTATAGTTGGCAGATTCTCCTATTAGACTCTTCTTCTCCAGAAGCTAATGTTATAGATATATCCCACGCTGTGGCCTGTGTTCTAGGTAGAAGGTTTGGTGGGTCTACCCTTCTGGGTGTTACTTACGACAGTCCCCATATTCTGCTAGCTGAACTCCAAGAAGTTCTGGGTTTTTCCGAACCTTTTTTATTGGGCACCTTTATATGGCTTTGATTGAAAAAGAAACAGCCACTCATCGAATTCAAATTGAATTTAATGAAGAGGGTATGGTTGATAGTAAAGAATTTTTAGACTCGATTACTAGCCTTGGTCTACTTATTCGTCCCCGTGAGACTAAAATTAAGGCCGGAAATAACTTTAGGATTGTAATGCAAGCTCACTCAGGGTATTCCGCCGAAGATTTCTTTGAAGAACACCGGGAATTTATGGACTCGTTTTCTGGTGGTCCTTCTAGCGAGAATTAATATGACTAACTCCCCTAGCTATAAACATAATTTCCATGATTGTATTTTTCTAGATGAACATGCAAATGAACCTTGCTGGGGCACCGTTCATTTAGTTGATGTTGATGATATCTGTAATGAATATGGCGATGTTGTTGATGAAGCCCTTTATTATGCGTGTGAAGGTCACGCAGAGTTTTTTCCAATGAGTCTTCTACACCCACCCCCCGGTAAATATATTCCTGAGAATTCAGATTGACCTTTGTTACGTGTATCTGTTACAATTATACTTCTGCGGGTGTTCCCTAATGGTATGGGATCAGCCTTCCAAGCTGACGCGCAAGCATTGAGGGTTCGAGTCCCTTCACCCGCTCCAATATTTCCTCTAGGATGACCCATGCGCTTATATACTAGCCAAAGTCTAGAGGTCATAAGTCTTCTCAAACAATATAAGATTTACTTCCCCACCTATGAGAAAGCCGATATGCTTCAAGGTGACGGGATGGAGTGGTTTGAATACCTCTACCATTGGATGATGGAGCAATATAATAAGCGGAAGGGTCACGAGTTTTCCTCGGCTCCGGTTTGGTGGTATACTGATAAAAAAGAGGCCCAGCGGAACTTTCTTAGAGAAGATCACCAATTAGGGTATGAAGAAAGGGATTCTACCGCTACTGTTTTGATTAAGGCGGAGGTTCCCGATAAATGGGTTCTTTTACATGATTCTGAGCGATGGTATTGCCCTCTGAATAATGCGTCCTGTGGTTGGGGCGCACACCCCTTGTTCTCATCTAATACTTGGACCCCTGAATTTGACGTTCTTTGGGATAAGCTGCATAATCTCTATGAGAATAATCAAGAAGCTAAGGAAGAAACCTGGAAAGAAATTTTTAATATCTCAAAAGATGGTCATCAGAATCTTCATGCTGTGACTCCATTTATTGATCTTTACTGGATTGAAGCAAAAAAAGTTCCCGATGAAAATTATGCTAGACTTGAGCAGGAAATGTGATACACTCTTTTTGTCGCCACTTTAGCTCATCTGGTAGAGCACAGCTTCGGTAAAGCTGAGGTAGTCAGTTCAAGTCTGACAAGTGGCTAACTTCCTGATCGCACACCGTTTTGACTGCATTAATACAGCACGAACTGCATGTCTACTATTAAATTTGAGGATACTAGCTATTTTTTCATATGTGTATCCCTTTTCCCTAAGGTTTTGAATGGCTTGTTTTTGTTTTGAACAAAAGCAAAATAAACAAAGCCCCTCATGTTGCTTCCTGCGTATATTTCCACAGCTAGCGCATCCTGTTTTTTGCGGACTTCGGCTCGGGTATGGTTCTAATGGGGTCATACTAGGGTGCTCTTTGTGCCATTTACGTTCTTCCTTCATGTGGCAGGAATTGCAAAGGCATACTAGGTTATCTATTTCATGCGAGTGACTATACATCCATGGCGTTTTATGGTGAATCGCGGGAGTCCAGGAGGGGCCTTCCGTGACCCTGGACACTCCACAGCCTTGACACGTATAATTATCTCGTTGCAGACAGAGCTTACGCTGTGATTTCCAAGTTAAACCGTTTGAGTCAGAACAAAATCGCCCCCTTGAATAATACCTATGCCCACCCTTCCACTGTAAATTTTCCGATCCAGACTTAAAAGTCGGGTGCCCTTTATGGGATGCTTTCGCACACTTTAGGCATAGATGGGCATTGCAGGCGTTCCATCGCTTGACATATTTTATATCTCCACATAAATTGCAAATACGTTGGAAAGATCGCTGTGCAGCGTCATTGCATTTCTTTGAACAATATTTCCTTGCCTTAGTTTTTGCTTCAAATTCTTTTTCACATGTGATACATACTGTCAACATTTTGGAGCCCCTCTAAAGGGAACTCCATGCTTACCGAAGAATATCTTTGGAATGTAGATGCTTGTATGATATACTCTTTAGTTAGAAGCCCTCAAAGCCTCTACACACCTAATCTCATAATGGAGTAGTTATGAACTACGAAACAGATATTTCCTTTACCTCGGATTCTTTTTCGAGTGGGCCACCTGGAATGTTTCCAGAAATCCTCCGAACCCCACATAAAATCTATGACATTACGGACCTTTTCAAGGGTTTTGTCGAAATAGATGCTCCCGAGTTACAATTTTAAGTTTCCTGGATATTTTAGAAATACCATCCGTATCTTACCTTGTTGGCCCCGATGGTTCGACTCCCACTGGGGCCAGTTTCTTTGAAAATGCTATATTGCATAGAATGATACTGCGCTCATGGCGGAATCGGTAGACGCCTTGGACTTCACGTAAGTATTACATGTAGAGCACTTAGTAGGAAACTGCTGATGTGAATCCCATCAAATTCGGTGAATACCCCAAGTGGACAACGCCGAGCCAAGCCTGGAGACAGGAAGGTGTAGAGACTAGACGGTGGGGGCCTAAGGATACTAAATATCTATGGTCAAGGCATAGTCCAGCGCACAACAGGAAACTGGCCATAGCAATATGGAGTGTGATGAAAATCCAATGCCCGTAAGGGCGTCCCGGTTCGAGTCCGGGTGGGCGCACCAAATCTTCCGAGTATTCTCATGAGGGACTAACTATGAAAATCTGGAAAATTATTTTATGTAGTCTCTTGTCGCTGGGCATTCAAGCCTGCCAGCCAACGTTTATTCTGGAAGATACCTACCAGCAGCAAGAGATTAAAACGGGGAAACGCTAGTCAAACGGGAAGAAAGCAGTCACCTGAGTCCATTGCAAAGACGGTTGCGTTCCATACGGGAAGAAAACGCTCACCGGAAACAGGTAAACGCATATCTGAGACTAAAATGCGAAAACATATGTTTTGGGGGTCTTAACAGTTTACAAACGGTAGATTCCCTGTTAGGATACTTATTGGAAAGGAGACTAAAATGGGACACTCAAAAAGATTTCAGAACAGAAACACGGTTTTAGCTTTATCGTGTCATTTCATCCCAATGGCTGAAATTTCACGCAGAAAAGCAATCAAGGCCATCGTCACTCGTAAGGCTGACATCATCACTAATCCTAAGACGCTGGAGACTTCTTCTTGGATTGAGCCTGGACAACCTATTAAGATGATTATCTATAAGATGGTTTCCAAGTCTCCCGGAGAGCCCCGTTTGCACTCAGGCAACAAGGGCCTAAAGGCGATTATTCGTCGTGACGGTCATAGGTGTTGCTATTGTGGGGCTAAGCTAAAGGGTACCAACTGCACCGTGGACCACATTGTCCCACGAAGTAAGGGCGGTCAAACTAACTGGAAAAACCTCGTGGCTTGTTGTTTCCGATGCAACCAGATGAAGGGCAGCAAGCTTCTGGAAGAAAGCGGTATGACCTTACTCCGTAGGCCTACCACCCCCACCATGGTTCTCATGGAGCGCTTCCATAAGTTGGTTGATTTTGATATGTTTGAAAAAACATACGCAGACTGATTTTACGGCACATTTTTCTGAACCTTTTTGAAATTTGTGCCGTATCTTAAACTAGTCCCCTGAGGGGGCGTTGAATCCTTGAAAATTTGGCAACATATTTAAGTAAACTAACTATGGCCTGACTAGGCACTTCGGTGCCGTAGCGCTCCAGCGTTGGTCGGGCCTCCAATCAAAACCCCGTCCTAGTAGCTTCCTAGGCTGTAATTCAAACGGCCATGAGGGGCAGTAACCCTTCGTGCAGTAAAGAGTCTCCTGGAGGCATTAACCTCTAAGGTCTGAATAGAACGCGGCTTTTAGCTGTGAATCCAGTGAGCCAAACTGGTAGAATGAGTAGTTGCGACACTCCGGGGAATCATCAAACCCAAGGGGCAGTAAGTCAAAATGGGTTACTTCGAGAGCCTTCACAAGCTCACCATATGCAAAGACACCCACTGACGATTCCCTCCCCTTGGTTTTTATAACCTAATTAACTTAGGAGGCTTATATGCCTGACTCAACTGGTTACTGGGGCGATGACGATGACAACAAGGTTCTTGATGCCATCGATGACGAATTTGATCGCTACGAGCGAGAAAATCCTGACGAAGATTAATTAGTCTGTATTGTTTTTATATATGATGGAGCAAGCATGAATTTTACTGCAAATACCCTTTCCGAAATCTGCACGATGACTGCAACCTCGCTAAAGATTGTGTTTCCGGATCAGGATTGGACTGTGCTTCCCGAAATAAGTCCTGATAAGGGGCAAGTGGGTCTTTTCATCGCTACAATGAAGCCAGGGACCGAAAATGTTGTGGTTTCTCGTCCCATGGTTAGTATTCTGACCCCTTGGGAACTCAACAAGCATGAATTGCTTGTTGAGCTTGTGGGTGCGTTCCAGAAGGAACTCAGCGCACTAAATACCCCTGCTAGCGAAGAGGCCGCAGGAAGCCCACCCAATCCCCTGGTTCCCAGGGAATTTGTTGAGGGGGCTCCTAAGCGAAAGGGTAGGCCAGTAGGTTCAAAGAATACCCCAAAATCTTAACTCATCAAACCGTGGGGGGAGTCATGACCCCCCCAGCCTCTTACCTGTAGTATGGGGGTGCCATGGTTTTGACAGGTTGTTTATTTGAAGAGTAGTGCAGGTAGGGGTGGGCTGGCCCCTTTAATAAGCCCAAAAGCTATAACTGCCGAAGACACAATGCTTCTTCAGGCTGCGTAAGCAGCAACCTCTTAGTGAGCGTTTGGTAACTAAGTTGTATGTTCTTCAGAGGGTGGATTCGTCCTACTGATGGGGGATAACAGACTGGACTCCGGTGACGCTTTCCTAGCCTGAGTTAAGAGCGTAGAGAGCAAGTCCTTGAATAGGGTTAGCCCAACTCCCTATAGAGGTCACGAAAAATGGGCTAAACCTGTGAATGAATTACCTTTAGAGGCTTCTTGGACATCGGTTCGATTCCGATCACCTCCACCATTTGGGTTTAACCGCCCACGGGGAATGCTAGTGCCCCGCCGTAGTCACGATGTACCCCTAACAGTGGAAACACTGGGCCTGGAAGCGAGTCCCTTCGGAAAAGCTACTAACTGAGAATAAATCCTACTGTAACCAATCAGGTGGACGAAAACAGTCACCCTGTAGCACTAGCAACCTTTTTTATGTCTCCCGTAAAGGGAGTGGATTGAAACAAGCACGTTTCTTCGTGTTACCCTATATGTGGGTTTCGGGGGATTGCCGTGGGCGGCACAGCACCGCAACGAGTAAGGCTGCGTTAGTGCCTTTTATTAAGCCGTAGTAGCTCAGGGGTAGAGCCCTGGTTTTGTAAACCAGTTGTCGGGGGTTCAAATCCCTCCTACGGCTCCAAGTTTAAGGACACAAATGAAAACCATCATAGCAGGGTCCAGGGAAATTGAAGATTACTCTCTAGTAGAAGCCGCTGTCGCTCAATCTGGTTTTACCATTACAGAAGTAGTTTCTGGAACCGCTAGGGGTGTAGATAGATTAGGTGAAGAGTGGGCTGCGCGACACGGGGTTCCAGTCAAGCGTTTCCCAGCTAACTGGGATGCTTACAAGAAAGAGGCTGGTTTTATTCGTAATGAAGAAATGGGTCTTTATGCGGAAGCTCTTGTAGCGGTTACAAATGGTTCCAGAGGAACCCAGCATATGATCGACTATGCAACAAAACGTGGGCTAAAGGTTTTTATTTTTGAAGATCCCACACCGTCATTAATCGCTGCTTTTAACGCAAGTCCAGAAGCGAAAAAATCGTTGCTAAATGCTAACATACACATCCGAAGATCGTCTGACTTTGAATGAGGCTGTCATGAACGCACCCACTGAAAGTCCTCCTGCTTAGGTCAAATTGACCAAGTTGGAGGTGCCAAATGGCGCTAAGTGCAAAGCACAGTAAGTCTGTGCAGAAGATGTCCACCGAGCAGTTGCAGTCGGTGGTCCAGGCTGGGACCCTTCTTTCCGCAGCGGCGAAGGCCGAGTTGCAGAAGCGGGGGGTGTCAGTCAGGAAAAAGTAGGTCTGGATCGGTAAGCCGGGGGCCGAGTAATTCCCCGGCAGTTTTACGGATGGAGGATTAATTTCCTATGAAGTGCGTACAGAATACCGTTACAAAGGAAATCCGGCGCGTGAGTGAAGATCGCGCCCTTGAATTGACCCAGAAGGATTGGGCCTTTGTTTCCAAGGAAACTTGGAAGAAGGGGGAAGGGACTTCCTGGGTGAAGAACACCACCCCTGCTAATCCGATGTCGGAGAGCAAGAAGCATCGAATTTCCAAAAAGAATGCTAGGGGGTAATAGTTACTAGGGCTGGATTTATCGGGAATTTCTACCGTATCTTTCATTGAGGAGACTCGCATGAAAAACGGTAGTCATTCACGCCATACTTATCCCTACGATAAGTCGCTTCCTGTTGAACTGGCGCATCAAACAGCAGGGCATCCAGCGCAAAAGCAGACCATGAAAAAGCTGCAAAAGCGTAAGGCAAGGCAGCATACTAAATTGGTCTGTAAGGAAGTTGAGTAATGCGGGTGTAACTCAGTGGTAGAGTGCTAGCTTCCAAGCTGGAAGTCGAGGGTTCAAATCCCTTCACCCGCTCCATAACCTCTTTCACGGTGCAAGATGTCTACGTGTTCCTACAATTATGTTTGTTTCTCTTGCCGCACACACTATCGTCGGAAGGCGTGGGGGGGTGGGACTGCAATTTGTGGGATATGCCAGAAGCCCTGTGTTTGTGTGGGTCATAAGTGGCGTGTGCCACCTAAGACAGACCTGAAAGCTTGGGATATCATGCTTGAAAAGTTCAGGCATTGCCTTCCAGCCGAGATCCTAGTAGGTAAATTAGAGCAAAACACACCCGGTACGCCTCTGGTTCGTAAGAATTAAGCGCACCATCTGACCTGGATTTACAGGCCCCCTCGGGATGCGGGTGATAGGCTGGGACAACCGGAAAGGGGTAGGTAGGCAAGTGGCTTAAGACGCTTGTTTATTGCGGCCCTCCAATGGAGTAGATAACGTAGGGCTCCTCAATGCGAATGTGGCGTAACTGGTAGCCGCCCAGGTCTTAGAAGCCTGTGTCCGAAAGGGCGTGTCGGTTCGATTCCGACCATTCGCACCAATCTTGTTTAGGAGATATCCTTTTAGGTAGAGGATATCATGATTCACACTACTTCCCTAACAATCCATCATGATGCAGCGGGTCTGGTAAAACCTGTGCAGTCAAAATATGTTCTCATTCAGGTTATGCTGAAAGGTGCCAATATAGACCTGACGGGCTTGATCGAGCGTGAGAATGGTGGTTATGTAGGTAAAGTTAGCGTTATGGGTAAGACTATTGAATCTGAGTGGGAAGTTAGTCTTAAGTCAGCTCATAGCGGTCTTCAAAAAAGTGCTCAAAAATTCATTGATAAACTGGGTTTGCGTGAGAAGCAGCACGAACATGAGTTTGCTCACGCTTAAATAAAACACACGGGAATGCGTAGCTACGATGCGGTAATACCCCGTTGATCTGCATAACCTGTATCAGGGAATCTCACCTCAAGCGTGACTGATCTGTGTGCCTCGGGAGAGGCCAACATGAGGAAGGTGGGAGTGTGTTTTTATTAGTTGTATCTGTAGCATGGGAGGCCTTATGGCTAAGGTTGATTATAGACTGGCATTGGAAAATGCTCATAAATCTCTCGCCCAGGATGAGTTTTTTAGGAGACTGAGCAAGATGGGTCCCGAGGAGCAGTCCGAGTTTCTGAAGAAATTGTCGGTTCCCGATGACGCAGTTATTGAAGTTGGAGAAGAATCCTAATTTTTTCTTTTAATGAAATTAATTCCTGGTATCTCTCTTAGGTAAGATCCTTGACAATTTGTCCAGTAGCGAGTATCCGGTTACTTCGTTAATATGACTCAGTGTTATATTTACCTTGGATGTAAGGTCCCGAAGGAACCACCTGAAGGTAGGGGGGTTAGCGTAAAAACTAACCTTGAGATACATGAGTAACTTCCCTCATGGCATCTCTTATCGGGTGGGCATCCCACAGATGCTTAAAAAGTGAACCCCGTATACGTTAATCTCTGGACAGCACTTTCACGGTAGCAAGTAAAGAGTTCCTTCGGCTATGAAACTCTATACAACAAACCTCCGTGTTCTTTCCGGCCCCTCCTACTCCGAGGGGCTTTTTCTTTAGGTGAGGAACTGTCATGTACATAACATCTACACAGTATTCAACTTATTTGGATTCTTACGAAAAGCAGGGCCACCTAATACAAGGCAACCCTTTGGGGAGACTCTTCTGTTCTGATTTTAATATATCAGATCCTGACCTCTTTCGAGAAAACGATAATAAGGTGGCCGCAGCCTTAATCAGAAAAAGATATGTAGCCTAAAAAATTTTCTGGACTTTTGAATAACTTTCTGCGTATTATATCTATGGCGACCAAATAGATGGTCCCCGCATCTCCCTGGCGCACTAGGGTAGCACATAGAAGGACGGTGCCCCATGGCTCGTTTCGCTAAGACGGAAGTCTCTACTGTTAACACTCCTACTACTGTTAACTTGGCTGGAGGGGAAGCTTTTGCTATGTCCCCTAAGCTTGAGTTTGCTTCGGCGCTGTTGACTTGCTTCACCACGGATACTTATTACAAGTCCGGTGAGGGTCAGGTTAGTCGCATTGCCGATTTGTCCAAGACTGTTGACCCTTTGTTTGCAGCAAAGGCAGCTATCTTTACTCGTAAGAAGAATGGCCTCCGGTCTGTAAGCCACATTGTGGCCGGGGAACTCTCTCAGCGTGTGGATATCAAGGGCTTGGAGTGGACTCGTAAGTTCTACGAGCGGGTTGTCAATCGTCCTGATGACATCACCGAGACTCTTGCATATATCAAGTCCACGAGTGGTCAGAACCTCCGTAAGTTGAGCAACGCTATGAAGAAGGGTTTCGGCGCGGCTCTCGGTAAGTTTGATTCTTATCAGCTTGCCAAGTATCGTGGAGAGGGTAAGGATCTGAATCTGTATGATGCGGTCAATTTGCTGCACCCTAAGGCTACTGCTGCATTGACCGAGCTGATGACCGGGACTCTTAAGCCAGCCGAAACTTGGGAGACCAAGCTTACTCAGGCTGGTCAGAAGGCATCTTCGGATACCGAGAAGGCCGAAATGAAGGGTCAGGCATGGCGTGAGCTTTTGACTGCTAACAAGCTGGGCTTCATGGCTTGCATCCGCAATCTTCGCAACATTGCGGAACAGGCTCCTGATGTAATGCCTTTGGCTCTGGAGTTCATTACGGACCCTCATCAGGTTAAGAAGTCCCTGATGTTCCCCTTCCAGATTTATACTGCTACCGAAGCAATTCGTGGCACTAAGGCTGATACCCGTGAGGTTAAGCTGGCTCTGGAAAAGGCGATGGAGTTGAGCCTTGTCAATGTTCCCAAGTTTTCAGGTAAGACCCTGATTGCTGTTGATACCAGTGGATCTATGGCTGGTCGCCCCGTTCAGATTGCTGCGTTGTTTGCGGCTGTGCTGTTTAAGTCTAACGATGCAGACGTTCTGCGTTTTGCTTCGGGCGCTACCTACCTGGACCTCCACCCAGCGGATAGTCTTACCACGCTCACCGAGAAGATTCACCGCGCTTCCGGGGGTGGGACCGATTTCCACAGTATCTTCGAAACTGCTAATAAGGTCTATGACCGAATTATCATCCTTTCGGACATGCAAGCTTGGGTAACTCGTCAGGTTAGTTCTTATTGCGCTGGGACCCCTCATGCCGCACATAAGGCTTACAAGCAGAAATTTGGAGCGGATCCTCGGATCTTCTCTTTCGATCTGACGGGTCAGGGGACCCTCCAGTTCCCCGAGAGCAAGGTTTTCGCTTTGGCGGGTTTTAGTGACGCCGTTTTGAAGACCATGCAGAACCTCGAAATGGACCCTAATGCCCTCGTGCATGAAATCGAGTCTATTAGCTTGACCTGACAACTCAGGTCATTCCCAAAAAGCCCCTTTCATCGGGGGCTTTTTTATTGCTTTTATTTAGAGGGGTTCTTATCTAACGATACTTAAATACATGAGACCTAAATATGCTTCTTAAATGGTTTTTCCTCTTGCACATAGTATTTCTACTCCCTATGTATAGCCAAGAGCTAACTGATCCCGAGGCCAAGGTCGCGGCAGTTAGTATCATATCTACCTTTACAACATGGCCCACGTATAAATGTGGGGAGCTTAGGGTTGGTTTTGTAGGGTCACCCTCTAAGTATTTTATGGATGCAATTGGTTCTAGATCTAAAAAGTATCCCGTAAAGTGGATACCGCTTCGATGGAGTGAGGTTGATGCTGCAAAAATTGATGTTTTATATGTTTGTGATGATATTTTCTTTCCACAGGTAGTTCCACCGGGTGTCTTAACTATTTCGGATGCACCCCTGTTTGCTGAACGTGGGGGTATGGTTCATATTTTTCTAAACGAACATCAACACCTTAGGTTATCTATTAATCTACGAGTAGTCTTAAAGAGTGGGCTTAAAATTGACTCAAAAGTCCTTAAACTGGCTAAAATTGTTGAGATATAACCTATATGGCAATTAAGATTAGAAGTATCAAATATCAAGTTACTGCTGCGGTGGCTACGTCAGCTATTGCCTCAGCCTGCGTAACTCTCCTGTCATTTTATGGGTATACCTATTATACGGTTCGAAAGAATCTAATCCAAGATACCCAGTCTCAAGCCTCCGTTACAGTTAAAAACTTAGAGGCCTCGCTTATCTTTAACGATACTAAAGATGCCACGGACACACTATCCGCACTAAGTGAAAACCCAAGTATAAAGAGAGCTATTATTTATAAGAATGGGGCCGTATTTGCTAAGTTCCCTGAAGATCTTCATGTTCAGGATGGCCTCATAAACCACAAACCATACTATTTTGACAAACACCTTGAAACTTGCACAAGTATACGTTTAGGTGAACGAGATAAAGCTGAACTACATCTTTCAGTATCCCTAGATACACTTAATTCACGCCTAAACCTAGCGATGTTAACCCTGTTAAGTTTATCCGTAGTCTCCACTTTTATAGCTAGCTATTTGGCATACAGAGCTGCTAAAGCTATGATCACACCTATTCTTGTTTTAGCGGAGACTGCAAACTACGTTAAAACTACACAAGATTATAGTATTAGAGTTCCTGAGTCCAGGCACTCCCACGAAGTTACCCTTCTTGAGGTATCTTGCAATAATCTATTTGAAGAACTCCAAAGAAGAGAGACACATATTTCTAGTCAAAGAGGTCTTCTAGAGACGCTTGTGCAAGAGAGGACCGTTGAGTTAGAAGCTGCCAAACTAAAAGCTGAATTTGCGTCTAAAACTAAGTCATCCTTCCTTGCAAATATGAGTCATGAACTAAGAACCCCATTAACATCTATTATGATGTATTCTGAAATTGTTAAAGAAGACCTTGAATCTGGTAGTATTACACAGTCAAGTATTAAGGACGTAGATAAGGTCATTGCAGCTAGTGAGCACCTGCTTAGTCTAATTGATGATATTTTAGATCTAGCTAAAGTGGAGACAGGTAAGTTTGAACTTTACCTTGAAGATACCACCTTAGGGGATCTTCTGGAAGAAGTTACGAGTCAGGCTACTGTTTTAATGGAAGTAAATGATAACACGTTTACAGTTCATAATAACGCAACACCAAATTTGAGTTTATATACAGATGGTAAGCGAGTTAAGCAAATACTGTTAAATTTATTAAGCAATGCTGCAAAGTTTACTCATTCTGGATCAGTATCGCTGGTAATCCAAGATGTTGATAGTTCAATACTCTTTACAGTATTGGATACAGGGATAGGGATGAGTGAAGAACAAGCTATACGTGTATGGGGTGAATTTGAGCAGGCTGACCAAGCTACTTCAAAGAAATTTGGGGGGACTGGGTTAGGGCTCTCTTTAACTAAAAAATTCACAGAAATGCTTGGTGGATCCATTGTTTTACAATCTACTTTAACGGTAGGCTCCTCGTTTACCGTGGCGCTCCCTCTCAGGAGTGCTTATGTGTAATGTATTACTAGTTGAAGATAACGCGGTTAATACCGAGTGTTTTGAGCGGGTGTTAACGCAAGATGGGCATAAAGTTCAATCAGCTCAATCTGGTGAAGAGGCGCTAGATAAATTTGTTAGGGACACGTTTGATTTAATCCTAATGGATATTGGGCTCCCTGGGATTGATGGCTTTGAGACTACACAACGAATAAGATCTATGGGGTTTTTAGGTCCAGTGATAGCAATAACTGCATATACTTCGAATGAAGTTAGAGCTAAAGCCACCCATGTAGGGTGTACATGTTTCAGATCTAAACCGATTTCCCTCAAGGATCTCCGGGCAATCGTTAAGAATTACTTTCAATGAAGCTTGTCTTTTTGAAGAGGTCCTACCTTGGCTACAAATGAGAATGCGCTCTCGTCCCCATCTGGTTTGATTGCTTTTACAGTCCACCAGCCAATTCCATCTGGGTATCTAAATTCTGTAAATACATGTATTACTACATTAGATACGGCGAAGCATAATCGTGGGACCGCTTTATTGGCTGCGGATGAACTTCACTATGGTAAATTCACGGCAACGGATTCATTTTCAGTATCACATCCAACATCTACCTCTACCGTTATTATTAATAGTATAGCTGGGCAGGTATCTTCGTTAGACTTAACAAAAGATGGTGCTGTCCGTGGGGCTATTCAAGTTGATTCATTAGGGGACTCCACTAACTGGGCTTCCTATGCTGCATTTACGGGGTCTTTTATTGATTTCCCTATCTCAGTGGCTAACACTTCCGGAGGGGCCATCACTTTAGTTAGACCCCTAAGTGGGTCATCCGCCTCTTTTACGGGCAACCTAGCAGCAGGCTCATTTGATGCCGCCACGCTGAATCTAGGGACATCTTTAGCTTCAACCATTAATATGGGGACTGCCGCAGGTACCCAGATTATCAATATAGGCACTGGTTCTGGCGTTACCTCCATTAACCTTGGGGGTGCCGGGGATACTGTCAACGTGGCGGGGACTCTAACCTACATCAATACCACTAACTTAACGGTTACAGATAAACTAATAACCCTCAATAAGGGTGGCTTGGTATCATCTGGGGACGCCTGTGGCCTTGAAGTTGAAGAGAATAACTTACCAGAGGGTTTCTTAAAAGTAGGGAATGTAAGGAATTCGTGGCTTCTTAAAGCTCCTGGGAGACCTGGGACGTTCTCGTTTACTCCTGGGGACTCTGCATTTAACTCAGAAATACGTTCGACAGCAACCGCTGCAAGATCTTTTACGTTGCCAGATACATCCGGAACTCTTGCTCTTACGTCTGATATTGCTTCTGCGGTGGGTGGTTTGTCTCTGAATGGTATTAATGACGTCACTATAGCCTCCCCTGCCACGGGTGAACTACTGATGAAGAGTTCTGGTGATTGGGTTAATGCTAATATATCCGAGATTCCACTTACAGGATACTCAGTAGGGTCGAACACCCTCCTGGCAGCTACAGATACCTTTGGGTCAGCTTTTGGTAAACTCCAGGGGCAGATAACGGCCCGTATGACATCCGTATCCGTAACCGCCCCCCTTGTTAGGAGTGTGTCTGCGGGAGAGGCTGCGGGAGGTTCATATCTAACCTACAGTTTATCTATGCCTGCTGCAACCGTGGCAGGTGCTGGGCATATGACAGCAACCCAAGTAACTGATTTGTCTAACTGTGTGTCTAAACTGGCAGGTATTTCCGCTGGGGCCTCGGTTTCAACGGTTACTGGGACCGCTCCTATCTCAGTTGTAAACAATACAACTACCCCAGCTATCTCGATTGCCAAGGCAACATCAACCACTGCCGGGTATTTATCCGCTGCTGACTGGAACACGTTTAATAACAAACAAAATGCATTAGGTGGCAACTCATATGTCCCCATTGATGCAAATAGTCGTGCGGATCTTCCTGCCAATGGTTTAAGATTTGGTGTAGCGGGATCTTATTACAGTCTTAACATTGTAAATGGTATCTTAATTCAGACAGCCCTTTAAGGTCTGAGCCATAAGGTCCCATGGATACCCACACCCACAAATTTATATCAAACTTGGCACTGGATCTAACTTTATTTGAAACAATGGAGTTAGCCCCATCCCCTGTGGTGTGGGAATCCATAAGTGTTGATGAAGACCTGGAAACTGAGACTGAGAGAGTTTTTCATTTTCAGGCTCAGGGACATGCCAGCCTGGGGGCTTGGCTTACAAAAGCCTACCTGGGGGTCCCGTCTAAAAGTCTTAAAACACCCCCAGATGGTCAGCTAGAGCTGGCCTGGGAGGGGATAGGGAGACTCCTAACATCTTTTACTAGGTCAATTCTAGTTCCAACGGCTGAGCTAGAAGTATCCATAAATTCGTCAATCACATCAGCCTATTCTGCGAGGAGGCTCGTAGCCTATATTGGATCTGACGCAGATTTGTTAAATAAAATGAGGTTTAGGGTGGCATTAAATACCTATATGTATGTGTATTCTATGATGCTTATGTATCGTAATCACCCCACTTTTGCAGATAAAGTCGCATCCCATCGACTTGACAAAATTGCAATCCAGACAAAACGTGTAATTGAAGCGTCTTTCCTGAGAGGGGCCGCTTTTGATATACTTGAACAGGCTATGACACTAGCTGGGGCTAGCTTCAATCAACTTTTACAGCGAACTCAAAAGTGACTTTTAAACTTTTCTTTTAAGAGTGGGGTCTTGAGGGACCCCACTGAATTTTTGACAGATGCATAGCGTATTTAAATTTACGGCCAAGCGCCACTAACCAAAGGAGGACTCGTGCTATTTAGATCTCGCACGACCATCGAGGCTAACCACGCCCAAACCGCACGACAACCAAGGCTGGGGATTAGGAGGAACCAGCTAATCAAGAAAGCTTTCTCACTTAGAAAGTGGGTCATCAGAAGTTGTTCTACCCTGGGGGTTCTCAGTGTATTGGGGGGAATCCTGATGGTAGGTCTGTATATCCATCACCTAAAAGCAGAGAGCCAAAGGCTCCGGGGGCACATTTCATATCTTCAACAGGTAGGGGATGATAATGCAAAAATTGCAAACTGGTTCAACAAGGCGTTTTCAAAGACCCGAATTACCGCGTATGTCCCCTATCTAGGTGGAATTAATGGCGGCGGGAAAAATTACGCAAATGGCGAACCCGTATTACCGCTGGCAGCTTCAAGACAAGCACTTAAAAATGGGTCTGTTGCCATGGGGGACTATGTTATTTTGATTGGGCAAATCAAGGACAAAAAAGGTCCTTCTATTGAGAACCATTCATTTGACATCCATGTCCCAGATGCTGAAACAGCAGCACTAATTGGAAATAGACCATATTTCTATTCAAAGGTTGCACCAGGGGGATTCCCAATACATAGAACCCCCTAATAAAAATAGGCCGCTCTCGCGGCCTATTTTTATTTTTATATAGGGGAACTATTGTGGCTAAAATATCTGCAGACCAAGTTGAGTTTAACCAACTGTATAACTCGGTAGGACAGCCTGGAACGGTGTTCGGAACGTCTATGGACCATAGCATTAAGAGTCCATTTGCTCGTATTAACTCGCTAACTGGAGGCCCCTCTGATGCGTCCTCTGTAGGTGCTTCTTATTCTTTACAGGCTTTCTGCAACAGAAGTTCTTGCTATGCTAATGAATATGTCACTGTATCGCTTATCGCAACCAGCAAGGTTGTAGTACCCTTTGACGTAGACTTATCTTCTGATCTAATTATGACTCTAAATGGGGTCCCTTGGGGGTTCTCATATACTAAATCATGGGTAAACAACAGTGCCACCATACAGTTTAGATCGCCAGATACTGCGGGTCTTTACAAGATTGCTTTTACAACCGCATTTGAAATACAGACTTCAACTGCGGTTGCAACTATACGAGTCTCATCCTCACTTCTAAATGACTTTGTGTTAACCTCGTTAACTAAACTGTTTCTTGATAGTCAGGACGTAACTGTTATTTGTGTTACAGCCCAGAGTCGTGGAACTGGTCTCCCCATAACAACTTTTGGGAATAATTCTTCGTTGACCACAGCCCAAGTGGTTAACATAGTTCCCCCAGTATCTAATGATATGCAGGTTGTCTCACTTGCAGGCCCTACCCCTCCATCGCTTCCTCTGGTAGACCCCTGGTTCTCTTTCTCACTTGACGCATCCTGCACAAACTTTGAGGGAATTACCGCTGAAGTGGCCTTTAAGGATGCTTTGGGGGTGCCTCAATGGAGAATGCCTGTCAGTCTCCCAGCTAATCAGACTTCCATATCCATGACGTTCCCCTTCCCGGATTGGGAGGATCAATATACTTTGCTCCTTGGACTCATTAAGGACGTTGGCTGGGTAGAAGGCACATTTGAGTTAACGTTTGACCATTCACATGGCCTAGGATTTCCTGTTACAGTATCTAAGTTTAGTGTATCTGCAGCAGACTCATCAAACCAACCCATTTCGTTCACTAATTTAGATACAAATACTCCTATTGACGCTCTATTTCCAATTGTATGGGTTCAGGGCTCAACCTACTTAGTGTTCTGGGCTGATGAGGATATTTAAATGGCAACTTATAGATTAGGTGCAAGTATCTCTGGTACCGCTATTCCCTTCATTACTGGAACCGAGTTTCAGTTTGAGTCGAACCATACTCTTCAATTGCAAGTAGCCTGCACCCCTACGCACCCTGGGACAATTGGATGGTTCCCAGGGATTACTGCTTCTGGGTATTGTCTTCCGGGGGCAGCGCTACCTACCTGCAGTTTGACAATCCTAAATAATAATCTTGAACCTATCCCTAATTTACCCCTCCCAGAAGTTTCTCTTATTGAGGATCCTCTATATGGGCGCTTTACACTCGGGTATGCCGACACCACGTTGAGAACGCTGTCAGTAGCGTCTCTAGGCTCTGGGGTATACCAAATCACGGGGACTCTTCCACAAGCTCCTACATGGGTTAGACTAAGGGTTACGGTGTATGAGAATACGTTTGAGCTACCTCTCTGGCCAGTGGGTTGCCCGGTATACCTTCTAGAATCTCTGCCAACTTTAACGGGTGCTCCCTATAGCTCTGATTCATTTATATCCAACCTTGTATTAACTCCATATTTATCCAAGTTCCCTCACACTCAATCCTGTGTTAAAAGTGCTGGATGCACCCCTAGTTTTATGGACTTGAGTGATCCCGTTGACCCAGCTTCATTTTTTATTCAAACGGCGATTCCTAGATCCCGTTATAATGCCATAACCCTGAAGGAAGGGGGGGCTACAAAGTGCTTCCTGGAGCCAGTGTGGGACCCAGCTACTTCATCGTATGCTCTGTCAGTGCTCTCAGGCCTCCAAGAAACTATTGGAGACGATACTCTGTCTCTAGGGATAACTGCCTCAGCTCCTATCTTATATATCCAGGGTTCCGCTATATCAAATGCGTTTGATACAACCCCTGATGCTACCCATTTGGGTTGGTCTTCGAATATTTTCTTTGGATAATATATAGACTTGGTATATTATAATGAACTCGCAGCGGCAGTTGGTTCACGACCTACGAAATGCGCTCACTACATCGTCTTTTGCGATAGATTTTTTATTATCCGTGGATTTCTCAGACGCTAAGAATGTTGAACAGGCAATTAAAGCTCTTGATAGGTCTACCCAAGAGGCTATTGGGTTAGTTAAAAAATTACGCATTGAATAATGTTGTGTAATAGTTTTATTGCTGTATTATCATATACATGAGTGGAGTTCGACTATGGCGGATGCTATTTCTTTTGACGAGAGTTTCTGGGTTGAAGAAATAGACCCCACAGACCCCGAATCGCTAAGTTCAGTTTCTGTGGATTATACACCAGCTTTCAATTTAGGGGTGTGTTTTAAAGACAACTTTGAGGTTTACTTAAAGTATCTAGCATTGTTGGATCCCCTTGAGGCAGACCTCCTTATCCTTTATTACTATTGTGATAAGAAGGTTAAGGAAATAGCCAAGATTCTGAAGACTACACCTGTTAAAGTGTCAGGACTCATTAGTCAGGCTGAACAGCGTCTAGCTCTGTTATTGCACATTAATTTACTCCTTACAACATCTGTTTTACAAGAGATAAACAAAGTAATAACTGCTGAGTATGATAGAGTTATCTTCAGGACCTTTCTGCGTGAGGTATCCCGCAGGCGCACCTCCCATGTTTTGGGATTGACATTTCACCAAGTTAGTTCCTCAATTAAACGTATCGTGGAAACTCTCTCTAAGAGTGAGTTGTCGCTTGAATTAAGGGATCTTATTAAGATTATATCCCCTAGTGTGGCATCCCCCCGAGAAACTCGCCAATTAGACCCTTCGGAGCGGGTTTGTGTTTTTGATGTTATCAGTTGCCCTCAACAAGTCTACGCTATTAGCACCCTCGCAAATCCTAAATTATCCTTGGGTAACTTTGGGGATTCCAGCACATCTCTTCTCCAAGAGTTCTCTGAGTTAGCTAACCAAGCATCCTATTTTTCAGTTAATCAAGCTATCCTGGCGCATCAACTTGGGGACTCTTCCGTAGATCTATGGGATTACCTAGTGCCATCATTCATATCTAGACTTATTAGTGCCGATCAATTTGCGTATGTAACGCTCACAGAATCCGTTGAAATCCCTATTAATCCAGCTAAAACTGTTGTTTCTATCGTTAAGAAATCCCCTCCTCAAAAGGCCAGAAAAATAACCGTATCAAGACACTCCAAGGAAGTTTCCGCAGTAGTATAGATTTCTTTTTAGTGAAGGCTTTAAATCCTTCCAACTGCCTAAATTTCCTTATCTAGAGTGTGGTCCTGAGTACCAGGAGTCTTGACACGAGGCCTTTATGAAATTCTCTAATGACATTATTGAGATCCCTAAGACTAGTCTCAGCCCAAATTTACGGGCAGAGATTATGTGCAATCCAGATTCCATCAATGGATTAGTGTCAGCTCATACATCTTCTGCGGTGGCTCAGGAGTTAGGTAATTTTGCTAGACACCTATCCAGTAAGGCAAAGTCATTTTTATCTAGAATGGGGCTCCGACGAATCACCGCGTCACTTTTTGTGAGTGCCGCTACAAACGAATATTGGGGCTTCAACAACGAGGGGAACCTCTGTCGTATGGTTGGCGATGGTGCAGATGGCGCATTTGCTGATGGTACTATTGATGCTTTTGACCCTAAGATCCACTCCGACCTTGCAAGTGCCTACAGCATGGGTCGCCTTGAAGCTTCTCTATACTAATCCTTTAAATAGACACTTTAGGAAGGTCCCCCCATGAGTAAAACAGAAGTAGTTCTCGCTTTTTCCCAACTTCCTGAGGACTGCCAGAACCCATTCAAGAGCCTCTACCCTGAGATTGTCCCTGAGACCCCTGTAGCTATTGTTATAGACCCAGAAGGTCGATCTCTTGACTTTACCGTGGGTGCTCGTGAAATGACCTTCGGCCCTTCAAATGAGAACTACTCAGTATTCTTACAGGGTTGCTATAGGATGCTATTTTCAGCAGCCCAAAAACAGGGTTGGATGAATCAGTTTCCCACAGACGGTCCAGCAGCTACGGTTGCTGAAGAGGCCGCTCCCGTGGTAGCGTCCTCCCCTGCTCCACCAGCCCCTAAGCAGGCTTCTAATGTCGATATGGAAGCTAGGGTTGCCGCTCTGACAGCCAAACTTGCGAGTCTACCTAAGAGTCCCGAGGTAGAATCTATGAAGGCTAAACTAGCCTCTGTGTCAGGTAAGGTTAAAACTGCCTCCTCTGACCCCAGCCCCAAACCAGAGGACAAACTGTATGTTCGCCCTCTTGATTTTGTTAATACGCTACGAGATGACTGGAACTCCTGGGCCGATGAGCATGGTGGGCAGGAGTCTATGAATAAGCAGGGGGGAATTGATATCCTCGCAAAACATCAGGCTTCCAAGGAAGCCTCTGAGCAATTTGGGTTTACCCATGAAGCTTCTGCCCCTTGGGTAAACCCTAAGGGTCTACTAGTAGCTGATGATAGCAAGCTGGTAGCACAACTTCGAGTCAGGACCGCTGGCCTTACCACAGACTCCAACGTTAACGGTGAGGCTCAGCTAATGGGGACTACCGAAAATCCCGTGCAAGATGTCGCAAACGGGTCCGTAAAGGAGGTGGCTACCGCGAAGTCTGCGAGTAGCCTGGACTTTCGACCTGACGTCACTACTTCTTCGGTAAAAAAAGCATACTCACCCGTAATAGCTCAGGCTGTCAATAAGTATGTTGCTGAACATGCTGGGTCCGAGGTTACTCTCCCCGAGTTAAAACAGCAGGTTAAAAGCATTACGTCCTCCTGGAAGGAAATGCTACACTACATGCAGGATTTCAGTCTCTTAAAGGCTGTTGGAACTGATAGGGTTGTTATTCTTAATCGTGACTTGGTGGCCGACTTACAAGTTCTTCCCACTAAAATGGCCGCTGCCAAGACCGCAGAGAGTTTTTATGCTAGAGTTTGGGTCAAACCGGATGGATCTCTTGTTGAAGTTAAAGGTTCTGTTAATGATGGGGTTTATCATTCCACCGTTGCCTTAGAACAGGGGTTTAATACTCAGGAAGATGCTTTTCTGGCTGGCTGGGTTAGGGCTGGATTCGTGTTTGGAACCAATGGATACATGGAGTTTAATGCAGATAAACTGCGTGATGCTCAAGTTCATGCGCTTCAAACTCATTTTAGTTTGAATGGTGCCACTGAGGTGACATTAGAAGACTACAGAGGTGGGACTTCTAGTGTATACATTAAGGATTTCTATGAAATGAATGCACAAGCCTGTGTTAAGGAAGTTACCCGAAGAAATGCGTATGCGTCCGTGAAAAAAGCCCGTAACTGTAATGCCGAGCCTGTCACGACTACATTTGGAACTTTCCCAATTCGTATAGATTGTCCCGCTGGGTGCAAGGTCTCAGGGGTAGACCCCCAGGGGAATGCCTGGGAGAGCATTCAGAGTGTTGATTATGGTGAGATCATCGATACCGTTGGTGGAGACGGTGAAGCCATTGACGTCTTCCTAGGGCCTGATACTAACGCACCATGGGTATTTATTGTAAACCAGACTAAATATGATGATTCCCAGGATAAGGTTGTCCCCGATGAAATTAAAGTTGGGTTAGGCTTCTGGTCATTAGAAGATGCTAGGGATGCCTATTTAAGCATGTTTGAGAATGGATGGACTAACTATGACTCAAACATAGTCACTACCTCCACTGATTCACTGCGTGAGTGGCTTGAGTCTACCCATGGGGCTAAGAATGTAACTGCGGATGACTTTACGCTTACCACAGGAACCCCTGAAGTAGTTCAACCAACTCCTGTTGTGGCTCCGGAAGTTTTCAGAAGTATCAGCAATGCCCCTATTACTTCTTACGTGGCCTCCGTTGATCATGACATCCCTGCACCTCATCAGGCTGATGTTCTCACCATGTTCCAAGACCCCTCTGTTAGGCCCATGGATGCTACTTCGGCTAAGGTTGCCACCTTGTTTGCTAAACAGACTGTGGATCATACCAGAGGTCATCAGGCCAGTTTTGATGCCCATACTCGCGCCTCAATTGAATCTGCTGTTAAGGTTTCCGTGGAGTCTCATAAGGCTAATTTGACTCCTGCTCGGACTTCTTCTAGTCGGATTGCTGAGATTATTACCGCTGAACTCAATCTAGGGTATAGCCCTGAAGAGTGCGATCATAGGGCTTCTTTGGTGAGCTACTTTGGGTCCGATCAAAAGACCTTTAGGCGCACCCTGGCTAAATTGGCTGGTATTGCAGGGAATCTGGTGTTGCAGCCTAACTTCATTAAGAATTCCTGCACGGTTACCCATGCCGCTTTAAATGGTCAGCATAAAGCTACTAGGTCCAAGACCCCCTATCATGCAGTGGCTTCTACATCTGCTTGCGCTGGATGCACCAATTATAAGTGCAATTCACAAGGTGTTAAACATTGTGCTCTTTACAGTAAGCCCATAGTTGCGTCTGTTGAAGAAATGCATAAATTAGCCAATTCTGTCTGGGGTGTTTCCCAGGAAGCTATGACTCCTACTGGATTGAGTAAGAGGGCCGCTGCACACCTTGCGTCAAAGAATTCTACGGCTTCCAAGTCTCCACTCCCCACTATAACGGCTGCAGTTGATTTTGGGGATGGGGCAGAGAGTCGCCCAAGCCCTTCTTTGAAGGCATCGATTCCAACAGCTTCAGTAGCACCCAAGACATATATTGTAGCGGCTTTATCACAGGGTCAGACCCCCGCTAGAATTGCCGAAATCCTAGACAGATCTACTGTCCATAGTGCTTCGTTTAAGGAAGCTGCCATGGCTGAGTTGAACGCTCAGAAGGGTCTAATGGGCTTCCTAACTGTTATGCCTCATTTTGCTGGGTCGTGCAGTGTCACTCATGGGAAACATTTTGCGGCAAATGCTAAGGATAAACGCAAGTTTCCATTCCATTCTGTAACCAAGATTGCTGCTTGCTCAAAGTGTCAGAATTGCGTTAAGAATGTCTCCGGTGGGGAGCGTTGCTCTCTTTATGGAAAACCTTTGGTATCCACCCTAGCTGATATGAAGCTGGTTGCAGCGACTGCCTTCCCTGCAATGATTCCCAAGTTGGCCGCTGCCACTAAGGAAGATTTAGCCAAGGAAGCTCTTCCGTATCTAGCTCAGAGTATTGGTGTCTCCGAGGATCACCCCTCCCTCAAGGCTTTTAACATGCCTTCTGAAAAGGTTGAACCAGAGGAAACGGAACTAGAGAATGCTGCGGTAGAAACTGAGAAGGATGTTGTTGAGGGCACTTCCAAGAATGTAATGGATATTGCAATGGAAGCCTCCAAACCTAAGACTCAGGATCTCGAAGCCATTACAACCAAGATTAAGGAAGCTTTCGTAGCTAAGAAGACCCCACAGCAAGTCTATGACAGTATGAAGATAGCTTTCAGAGCTGCCGATAGGCCTCAACTGCAACGTTTAGTTAGTAGAATTGCTGGGCAGACCAATCTAACTCAGAGTCAATCATCTGCAAATGGTGAAGTCTATACCGAAATAACTACAAATGACAATGTTTTTGGTGATACCCTTAAGCAATTAGCCGAAGAGCAAATAGCTAAAGAACAGCCCACCTTGACTGATGGGATCGTAGATATCAATGAAATGTCGGTTCAGTCAGATACCCCTGAAGAATTCGGCATCCTGCAAGATTACATTAGGTAGCCCTCCGTAAGGACTCAAATGGATGACCCGGCTCTTCCTCAATCGTCTCTCTCTAGAGTGCTGCCATTAGCTTTAAACGGCCCCTCTAGAGAGAGCTATTCTTCTGCCCCAGGAGTTTCTTTATCTGGGATACCCCCAGCTTCCTCACAACCCCCCGAGGTTCATACAAAGTATGCCCTTCCGGATATTGTTGGGTTCCAAGCGTTATTAGATGACCCGAGTGCTGATATCAAGGATCTCCATGCTCAGTTAACTCGAATGATGGGGGTAATGGCCCTCATTCTAATGCAAGAAGCTGCTGCTAAGGCCCCGTCTTTTAATAGAGCCCAGACGGGATCCAGAGCGGTGGAAGCTCTTCGCGCTCTATCCATGACGCTGCAAGAGCGTGAAAAATCCCTCTATAAAGATCGGCTCGACTTTGATAGCCCTCGCTTGCAAGCCTTTATTGATGCTCTTTGGGACCTCATTGAGAATGTCATGAAGGATTGTGGTTTCTCGGAAGATCAAGTTAATAATTTCTTTCTCGTTCTGCAAAGTAGACTACCTGCATTTGAAGAGAAACAAAAGAAGTTTGTTAACTCAGTTTCTTTTAATGCTTCAAAACACGGTGCGGGTATTGAGCGTTCGGAAGATGCAAATCTCATGAATAAAAAACGCGAAAAGGCTATTAAGCATGAAGACCTTGAAGGCGTTGCCATTAAGATTCCGCCCCTCCCCACCGCCGATGATCACGCCTAGGTAAAGTGTATGTTAAGAGTGTCTCGCCTGTTTTTAGCTGATTCTAACCCAAGATATAAGTATCCTAGAACGTTTCATATTCCGGGGAGCCCTGGGGCTACCTCAGATGATAAAATATTAAGTAGTATGGATCATTTTAAAGGACAAGAGGTCGTAATAACTGAGAAAATGGATGGGGAAAATACAACCATTTACCCTGACTATTTGCATTCTCGATCACTAGATAGTAATAACCATCCCTCAAGGAATTGGGTGAAACGACTCCAGAGTGAGATTGGTTATAAGATACCTGATGGAATGCGGATCTGTGGGGAGAATGTTTTCGCCCAGCATTCACTCGGGTATGATAAGCTTCCCAGTTATTTCTTAGTGTTTAGTGTATGGGAGGGAGATACGTGTTTGTCCTGGGATGACACGGTTCTAATTTGCAATGAACTCAATTTAAAAACAGTTCCAATTCTCTATAAAGGACCCTTTGTGGAGGATAACCTAGAGAAGAAATTTTTCTCGGGGACCTCTTCTTTTGGGGGTGGGCAGGAGGGTTTTGTAGTTAGGTTGGCTAGGGCGTTTAACCGTGCGGAATTCTCAAAAGCACTCGCTAAATGGGTGCGGCCAAATCATGTCCAAACTGAGACACACTGGACACAACAGCCAATAGTTCCTAATAAGCTAGAAGAGGGGGACTAGGTTTTCCTTTTAGTGATGCCCCTGGAGCATCCAAATGGAGTTCATAAATGTCTTTACTTGCTAATTCACTAAATAAGCGTGTTAAGCGTAATCTGGTTTCAATTTTAGACTTTGCAGAAGCAGCGTGGGGGCCTCAAATTGAGCTAACCCCGGCACAAAGATTCTCGGTCAAGTTAATTTATAAGATACCCTTGGATGACAAGGCAAAAGTCATCCGAGTATGGGATAAGTTCAAAGAGAACTTGCTCTACACCCTTACTGAGACTGAATATCGAAAATATTTAAACGAAGAAGTTGGTAGATTAAATCTCACCCATGATATGGCTCACATAGAGGGTAACTTCAGCACTTTCATTCGCTGTTGGGGCAGGAGGTCGGGCAAAACGTGCCTACATTCCACGCTAATTAATACACACGATAATGGACTAGTTAAAATAAGTGATCTTTGGCCTCTAGAGGATAAGGTTAAGGATAACTATATGCCTCTAATTTCCCCGACTTTTGTCATGACTGATCGAGGATGGAAACAGGCTACTGAGATTTACTACGGAGGGGTTAAGAAACTCTTAAAACTGAAGCTAAGCAACGGAATCTCAGTGGAGCCTTCCCCAGAACATAAATTCAGGACCCTTGATCTTGAAGGGGCCTATGTCTGGAAATTGGCTGGGGATTTCGTGGTGGGGGATACGTTTTGTTTACTGGCTGAAACACCTATAAGTGAAGCTCCCACTTCTAAGGACACACTAGAATCAGCTCTTTTCCTTGGGATGCTCTATGGGGATGGTTGGTGGGGTGATGAGTATTCCCTGGGTTTATGCAGTCATAAATCTGAGTGGGGGTTGGTTAACTTTGTGGATAGTTTTTTAACAACGCATGAACTTTCTCACCGTAAAAGTGTCTACACAACAAATAGCAACGTATGGGCTTGGACTATCCATGCATCTTCAGGAAGACCCTTCAAAAGGACGTGGGGTCTCACGTCATACCAGGAGAGTCAAAAAAGAGTTTCTGAAAAAATATTGGCCTTTCCCCCTGAAGCCCGTAAAGCCTTCCTCTCAGGATTGCTTGCAACAGATGGGCATGTAACTAAAGATTTAGGTCATTTTGAAATTACCCTAAAGCCTAAAGGCCTCATCGAGGATATTCAGCAGTTATTTCTCTCATTAGGTGTGCATTCAACCATCCACCAGAAAGTTGTAAAGCCTAAGCCAGGGAACCAGGGTGGAACCTATTGGAAACTTACCACGGTAGGCGCAAACACAAATAAGCTTCTGGACATCTTTAAGTATTGCCCACTAAAGCGTAAGACAGAAGAGCTATTGACCAAGCAAGCCAAGCATTCTTATAAGTCTTCTTTCGGCGCTTACGACAATCTGCTGCCTAGATTCGAACGTATTTTCTCACAGCATTCCTTCGGCTATCACACTGATCGCACCAAGTCATTTAAAATCACCCCTAAGGGCTTCAATGATTACTATGCCTATTATCAAAAATATCTTGAAGTCTATGCTCATGCACATACACTGAGTGCTAGTGACCTCCTTCATTTCCAAAAAGCTAATAACCGCAGAACTACAGGGCTTGAGATTGGCAGAGCTATTTCTAAGGCTATTGCTGATTATAGGAAGGATTCTCAAGACTCTCAGATTGGACAATCACTTCCTTCACCGGAGTTTACTAAAGAACTGGAAGAACTTAAGTGGATTTTTGATACAATAATCCCGCTTGAGATTGTCTCCATTGAAGAGTCCGAGGGAGAAGTTTACGACTTACATGTTCCTGATGGGAACACCTACCTAGCAAATGGTATAGTTTCTCATAATTCTGAGATCACCGCATTGGATATGGCATATGGGATCTACTTACTCCTTGAGAAGTATAACCCCCATGATTATTACCATATGCCACCCAACACCGAAATCTTTATCCCTGTGCTGGGAACCTCTCAGGATTCATCTAAACGAACTTTCCGCAAAGTTCGCAATATGTTGTCAAGCTCTGGATACTTCACAAACTACTGCAACAAAGAAGATCTGCAGGAACTATTCTGTAAAATATACACACCGTTCCAGCGTGAGCAAAATGCACAGTTCCCGTCTATTATTGTTCAAGCGTTCCCTCTATCTGAATCCCAGGTTCGTGGCCCTGCATCTTACAGGTCTGTTTGCGATGAGATCGCTCACTGGCCGCATAGGGGTGCGGTATCAGATCTAGAGGTGCTGAAGGCTATTGAACCTTCGTTAGCCACATTTAAAACTTCAGAAGACTCCCACTCTGAAGCTATGATTTTCCTGATCTCTAACGCGGGGGTGCGCTCGGGCCAGTTCTTTGAAATGATTGAAAAGGCTAAAAAAGAGGGGGATAATGCATCAGCCATTGTGTATCAGGCACCTACCTGCGAATTAAACCCTACACGAATTAGTTCTCATGAACTTTTAGCTTACTTCAATAGGTATGGTGACACCGCTTACCGTACCGAGTATCAGTCTGAATTTGTGGATTCGATCTCTCAGTGGCTCTCCATGGAAGAGTTAAATGAGATGTTCAATCAATCCAGATCCAATAATACTATTAGACAGAATAACCCCACACTTGCATACCAGTATTTCCCTAAAGCTATCTGGCCTCAATACTTTTATGGTTTCGACTTGGGGTTGAAGAATGACGCTGCTGCGGTAGCTATTTGCCATTGGGAAACTAATGAGTTGCTGGCAACCCGTAAATTGGTCTTTGATTATGTAGATCGTAGAAAAGCTGGAGAAGGCCAGTATGCACATAAGAAAGAGCTAACCGGGGATGATATCGTTGAATGGCTCTACCAGTTATCTCAAGTATACCCCATTGCAGATGGTGTTTATGACCAATGGTCTGGGACTCTTTTTGGGCAAATGTTAGCCAAAAAGGGCATTAAGGGCCTTAGAATGGAATCTTTCACTGAGTCAACCAATTCCCTCGTATACCTATCCTTTCGTGCATTATCATTAAATCAAGAGCTAAATATCCCCACGCTTAACAATAAAGATCTTGAGAACGAAATTCAGCTTCTGCAATGTGAGTTGCGTCCTGGGAATCGAATTAAGGTTGAGGCCCCCCACGGAGACGAATACCACGATGATAGAGCTGACGCTATCGCAAGAGCTTGCTGGGTGGCCATGGGCTTCCTAGAGTCACGAGGGTCAGGAAAGGCTCCAGCTCAGCAGGTAACTCGTATGGGGACCGTCTCGGGTAACCCTGGGTATATGACCGACAGGGGTGCAGTTTCTCGCTACCGAGCAAGTGCCGCTAGTGACCCTAGATCCTTTGCTCGGATGATGGCTATCAAGCAGAGTAAGAAGAGATAATCATGGCGAACTGTGTGGCTGGGGGCACGTATATCATAACAGAGTCAGGATTCCATAAATTGAAGGATCTTTGGCCAGAGGAACTTCCGCTTATTCCTGACACACTCCACACATTTCCCAAGCCTGTTAAAATAGCGACTGATTTGGGGCCTGGGGACGCTACCGAAATGTACTATGGAGGTCCCAGAAAAGTTCTTGTTATAAGCTTTTCAAGTGGGATAACTCTGTCCATGACGCCAGAGCACATCCTGAAAGTACCTTCTATTACAGAGGACCTCCATGAGGTTGCTGTCTGGAAGTATGGGTGTGACTTAAGGGAGGGCGATCAGGTTTACTGGGTTGGGTTGTATGATCTTAGCCAGGAAAATACTGATGAAATGTATCTTGTTGACCATACTTCAATTGTATCTATTTCAGATGGCCTAGAGGATGTTTACGACATTAGAGTCCCAATAATTTGCACATATATAACCAATGGGGTTGTCTCTCATAACAGCTAACCCCCAAAGTCACTTTAATTGGACTCTGATATATTTTAGAGGTAGCATACATGACAAAGAAAAAAGTTGCCGCAGCAAAGCCCACAAGTATCCCAGCTTCATTTAGTGGGAGTTCTGTGACTACCTCCGTTTCTCTAGGTGTCCCTAAGTATTCTCAATCCATGTCTTCTGTGGAGAGAATGGATAATCTGCGTCAGATGCGTAGCCAAAAAACAGCCTCGTCCCACACGGCTCTTTTTGGGGTTGGTGGTGGTATGGGTGGGGCTACTGGATCTCTCAATCCTTCAAATTACACTAACCCTTATACCCATAACTTCCCGGTAGATATTCTTGAACGTCCGCAAAGTAGGCAGGAGCAGATCGAGTGGAACGTCAGATGGTACCGTGAGAACCCCATTGTTAGGCGGGTAATTGATCTTCATTCTCAGCTACCGCTGTCTAAAATGACTATCACAAAACCTGCTTCGTCTTCACAGGCATTTAGCAATTATGTCCATAAATTCTTCTTGGACATGGCTAAGAATATGAAGCTGATACCTAAATTGAGAAGCAACCTGGGGAAGGCATATTGGCTTCATGGGGATGATTTCATCTTCCTAGAAGACCAGAAATTAGACCCTAATGCTACGAATGATAGTGAGTATCAAACAGTTCCAAGTGAATACGATAACCAAGCTAGAACAAACTTCTTTGACGTCCACCGGCATATACATACGTCATCCCAAAAAGATTGGGACGTCAAATACGCGAAAATGCTAGCAAATCCCCTGTTTGCACTGGTCCCCCAATTGCGAGAGCAGGCCCTTCAGGGGTCAACCCCTCGTCCCTCGGGGCCTTTCTTAGATGAGTGTGAATTTAAAGATGTTTTTGGTAATGACGCAAACTCGTTTCTACAAGTAATCCATACACTTAAAAATGCGGCTTACGAGTTGAAGAAATTTGCTGATACCATTAATGGTAAGCGTAAAGCGGATATTTCTCGTCTAAATCCCTTGGTGCTTGCTAAGTTAGGTCCTGAGTTTTTATCGTATAAACATCACAGTGCGTATGTAGCCTACAAAAGTGGATCTGTTAAGACTGCAGAAGTTAAGGTTGCGGCTGAGGATTCTGAGGGTCCCAATGATGTAGATATGGCACTTGATCCATCCAAACGTCCGGTGTTTAAGCTCATCGGGTTGGACCCCATTAATGTCCAGAATATCCCAAGAAATGAACGCTCTGTTAGCCCCACGCCAAACCTTGATTTTCAGAAGTTCTTGCAGGATAACCCGACTATTCAGAAGGCGCTTTCGGAGCTACCTAATCCAAATGAGCCCGTTCAAATCAATAAAACTGAGGAGGATGTCAGTGTAATGGTGTATGGACCCGATGGGGTTACGCCGTTGCGAGAGGATGATACTTTTGCGAAAACCCCAGAGGAAGATTCAGACATGGGTATGGGGGATATAGCCGACTTAGACATGGGGCCACTCCCAGATGACATTATGGCCTCCCCCGAAAATGACCCTGAATATATTGAAAATCTTGAAATCTATAATAAAAACTTAGTTCGCAAGAAGGAGCTTCTTGAAAAACTAATAGATGAATTAACGTCTAAAGCAACCGACTATAGATGCTTTGCTAATATTAAATATCCTAAATATAAGGGTTGGCAAGCTATGCGGTCCTTGCCTCCCCATCAAATTGAGGTGGCAAGAAAATCCAATTCAGATGTTAAAGAAATATTTTATATCCCATCTGAAGAAGAAGCCGCAACTATCCAAGCCAATTTTGATGATTTATCTGAGGAGGCTCAAGGCTACTGGAAGGCTAAAAAGCGGCTGTTGTTATCGTCTGAAACATCAAATGAGCCCAGTCTAACCAATAAGGACCTTCCCGCAGACGGGTCTTACTGTGTCCAAGTATCTAACGCCCGTTCTGACTTTGAGTTGTATGGGCATGGATTAGTAGAGCCCTGTTTACGTGACTTGATTCACGATGATAAAATTGGGCAGGTAAAGAGCCAAACTTTCGCTAGGAATATGCAGCCTAAGAGACTCGTGGTGGCGGAGGGAGTCGATGACGCTACGTTGGCCAAACTACAGGATATGGTGGATGCTTCCACGGTAGACCCAGACGTCTCTATTATTACTAATTATCCAGTTACTTGGCAAGAAATGGGTGTTGGAGACCGCATTCAGAGTTTTGAAGGTGAGTATTCTCATATTCTTACCAATTTAACTGCTGGATTAGCGTTCTTCCAGGAGTTTATTACTGGACAGATCTCCTATGGTGGGTCTAAGACTCCACAGGAAATCATGAACACTATGTATTTAGCCTTCAGAGAAGACATTTCATTTTTTATCCAGGAGTGCATCTTTAGACCTGTTGCAGAACGTAAAGGTTTTTATGATGTGGATGAATTTGGGCAGAAAATCCTTATATACCCAAATATATCATTCTCCAGATTGGCTATCCGTGATGCCGGTGATACCTATGACATGCTAATAAATCTCTACCTTAAGGGTTCCGTATCTATTTCTAGAATTTATGAGATCCTGAATATTGATGAAGAAGAGGAAACCCAGAAACTTGAGGATGAACTCTTTACTATTAAGGACCCCAAATTCACAGAGCTTCTTGCGGGTATCTACCAGAATGTTGCACAGACCCTCGTTGAACGAACTAACATAACTGAAATGTTAGCCAAGAATATGGGTTTGACATATGAAGAACCCTCAGATGATGGTGGAGGCCCTCCTCTATAATGACCAAGTCTTGCCTTGATCTATTAAGGGATAATTTTGAGACCCTCCGTAAGGGTGGGACCATCCCACTTGAGGGTCTTTCACCTGAGTGTAGTGAATTTGTCTCTATGCTAAATGATCTCGCAAAACCTTGGGATTCTGAGCGTAAAAGACTAGCTAAAGATCGTCTTTTTATTAGCAGTATCCTGGATTCAATCCCCCAGGGGGTGTTTTGGAAGGACACAGATAGTGTGTTCCTGGGGTGCAACCGCCCTTTCGCGGATATGAATAAACTATCTATGGATAAAGTTATAGGAAAAACTGACTACGAACTGGTGGATAGTAGTTTAGCGCTACACTTCAGATCAGAGGATCTTGAGGTGTTGACAACTTTGAAAAGAGTCTACTCCTTGAGTCCACCCTCGGATAGTAAACAACGCTACACACTTACCACAAAATGTCCTTTAATAGTTAATGATGTTCCTACTGGAGTTATCGGAGTTTCAGAAGATATCACGGATAGAAAAATTGCGGAGCTTCAGCTCAGCTTAAGTGAGGTTAAGTTTAGAACGCTAACAGAATCTCTAACTGACATTGTATGGATGATGGACCAATCTTTTAATATGTCTTATGTAAACCCTGCTGTGACTAGGTATACCGGGTTTACCGTGGATGAGATTTTAAAGCTACCTTTAGAAAAACGATACGCCCCTGGAACGGTTAAAACTATCCAAAAACGCCTTCGCTTTTTAGATGACCCTACGTATATAGGGGACTCAGTAGAGGCAGAGGTCTACCGTAAGGATGGGTCTACGATTTGGATGCTGACTAGATATACTGTGCTGAGGGGTGCTAAGGGGGAGGTATTTGGGTTTGTCGGCGTGTCTACAGATATCACTGCTCAGAAGAAAAAAGAGTCTATCCTCACGGATTTTGCAACTCTGGATGGGCTTACTGGTGTGATTAACCGTAGATATTTTATGGAACGGTTGAATGATGAGATGGATCGAGCTTTTAAATATAAAATACCTCTATCCGTGGCTATGCTAGACATAGATTACTTCAAGAAAATTAATGATACATATGGGCACCCAGCCGGGGACTCAGCTCTGCTCCAATTTGTGGGTGTCATTCAGGGGTGTCTACGCCAATCAGATTTCCTAGGTAGATTGGGAGGTGAGGAGTTTGCAGTGGTTCTTCAGGGAACTTCTGTAGATGCCACAAAGATTCTCGTGGAGAGAATTAGACAATCTGTGTCTGAAACAGTTGTTTCACATGGGGCACTTTCGTTTAACATGACTGTCTCATCCGGTATTACTGGATTAAAAATGACTGATACGGCAGAGGCTATTATGGCTCGGGTAGATCAGGCCCTTTACGATGCTAAGGGATCCGGGCGAAATTGCTACCGAGTTATTTGAATTAAGTGCAATATCCATCTAGACTCTCACGCTAAGTTAGAGGTACTATTATAGGAATTCTCTTTCTATGAAGGAGTCTTGCAATGGGCATATCTGATCGTATTAGGCGTCAACTTTTTGACGGGGTAAACTTCACTCCGCAGTCTGAAATTATTGATACACCCTCGCATCTGTATATGGATTCAGATCAGCAGCTCCGCATGGGTTTAGACAGCGGTGTTGGTGTTGTCCCCAATGTGGTGGCACCTCAGGATTCCCAGGTTCCTCTTTATGATGCTACCCTTAAACTTTGGAAGGCAACTGCCATCTCCAAGGCTAATGTTCTTTCCGGGTCGTTTCTAGCAGATGACTGGACGGTTGATGGTGACATCGCCTCTTTTACCATCTCGCATACTCTGAGCACACAGTCTGTTGATGTGACCGTTTTTGACATATCCTCTGGAACCCCTACAGAAACATATGTAGAAGTTCAGCCCATTAACAATGGGACGGTAAAACTCAACGTAGCTGCCTCCGCTACTTTTCCAGGCATATTCCTTCTAACCTCCATTACAGGGGTGGGTGCCGTTGGATCTTTTGGTGGGAGCACTGCAGTTCTGATTACTACTATGGGCAATGTCTTTGGAGCAACCACAATTAATTGGGGTCCTACGCGCTTTGCTTCAGTTATTCTCACGGGTGAAACTGTGTTATCCCTATCAGACCTAGGTAGCACGGTCTGTGATAAGGTTGTCGTTAAGGTATCTCAGGATGCCACTGGGGGCCGATACTTATACTGGGGGTCTAATGTAGCGTGGCCAAATGGTTATCAACCTGAGGGTTCTTTAACAGCAAATGCTACTGACTACTTTGAGTTCCTGTGGGACGGGTCTATATATACCTGCACCAATCTCATTCAGAATGCCAGCTAACACCCGTTATTTAGGGTCCTTTCTTGTGAGAACTATATATGGCTAGTCCACTCATACCTACTACGGTTGATTCCCGTGCTTACAAAGCACCCATTTCAAATCCTACCAGACAATCCAAACTAATTATTGCTGCAACAGCAGTAGGTCTCTGGGAAGGTAAAGACCATCACATCGCCACCTGGACAGGGTCCTCCTGGAAGTTTATTAAGCCTATCCAGGGGGTCTCTACCTGGATTGTTGATGAGGGAGTTGAGGCTACTTGGGATGGATCTGCATGGGTGGTTCCTTCTGGTGGAAGCGGCGGAGGTGAATCTCGTGAAATCCTTCATGCTGATCGGATCTATTACGTCAGGACAGACGGTAATGACAGCAATACCGGCCTAGTCAATGATGCTAGTGGAGCTTTCCTCACTATCCAGAAAGCAGTCAATGTTGTTAGCTTAGACATAGACATGAATATATTCCAGGTGACCATCAAGGTCGCAGATGGAACTTACAACACGAGCGGGACCAATTTGTTATTGGGTGAATATGTCGGGAACTGGAAGCCCCCAATCATTGAGGGGAACATCACAACACCATCAAACTGTATAATATCGAATACGTCCAGCCCGTTGGTTAATTGCATGAGATCACAGTGGACTATTCGAGGGTTTAGGGTTATCGCAAATGGCTCGCTAGCTTTGTTCGCGCAACTGGGAGCATACCTTACTATTTCGGATATCTCTTTTGGATATGCACACGATCAGCATATGTGGGCTAGAAGCTCTGTAATCCAGATCATTGGGAATTACTCTATTGATGGCCCCGCTATCCATCACATTATCGCGGAAGACGGGGGATACGTTGGCACCATGGGGTATTCGATAGCAGTATTTATTGCATCAGCCTATACGATAAGCATCATGGCCTATGCAATAAATGGGTCTACGATTAGGCTCAAACCAGCCACGTTCACTGGGGCACAGCCTGTTGGTATCAGGTATGTCGGTGAGGCTCTATCGGTGATTATTGCGAACAACGCAATACCCGGAACCGTTGGGGGTAATGTAACTGGCGGAAGTGTGAAACTATAAGGTGGTTTAGTTCCTAACAGCTCAAGAGCCCAAGATCATATCATAACAACATACCCATCTACTACACTCCTCATGGACCCCCTTTCTTGTGAGAACTATATATGGCTAGCCCCCTCATTCCTACTACGGTTGATTCCCGTGCTTACAAAGCACCCGTTTCAAATCCTACCAGACAATCCAAACTGATTATTGCTGCAACAGCAGTAGGTCTCTGGGAAGGTAAAGACCATCACATCGCCACCTGGACAGGGTCCTCCTGGAAGTTTATTAAGCCCATCCAGGGGGTCTCTACCTGGATTGTTGACGAGGGAGTTGAGGTTACTTGGGATGGATCTGCATGGAATACCCCTGTTGTTACAGCTACCTACATTGGATTAGACAATGTAAATAATACTTCTGACATGGATAAACCCGTGTCAACAGCTACGCAGATTGCTCTGACGTCATTGGCACTACGGGCACCTTTTCGCTGGTTTTATGAAACTCCTCTTAATATCCTAGATCGCCAGCCTGTGTATCGCGTGGAAACACTATCGAATTTAAAGGCAATTCGCTGGTTTAGAAATACCCTTACTGCTGTGTCCGGAGTGGCTTCCATAGCTATTTATAAAAATAGTAGCTCAACAGCACTCTACACAGTTACGATCCCAGATAATGCCTCCGGTAAATTGTGGGTTGATGCCCTTACGGGATTAAGTTCCCCTCTTGTAGTCGGTGATTATCTTGAGGTGGTTGTGACCGCAGGCAACGCCACCCTAGATAATCTTACTGTTCAATTAGATATTGAGCAGGCTGTCTACTAGGATCTTAAATGGCCTTCAAAAGTCCGCATGTGTTAGTTGAACTCGATGGAGTCGCATATAGATACTTCCCTTTACATCTTTGTCTTGTAGATGCTGGGGAGAGTCTTGTTGAGTTTGAAAGGCCCCCAAAAACACCTAGAGATTTCCAGGAATTTGACCCTAAGGATCTAAGGTCTATTAACATATCTTTAACATCCAAGTGTAACTTTGCCTGTAAATACTGTTATGCAGCAGACGCACACGCTAATAATGAGCCGGATATGTCCCCTGAGATGGTGTCCGCCATTATATCACTTGTATCCCAAGTTAATGGGACCGTAAAGGTCTCCTTCCTACCTCAGGGGGAGTCCCTCACAACTGAGAGTTCTCTCTTTGAACTCTGTGAAAAGCTTCTCGCTACGGGGAAGGTGCATTCATTCTCATTAACCACCAATTTATCTTTAATAACTAATAGAAATATCCATCTTATTAAGAAGTATTTCTCTAGGGTTTCCGCATCATTTGATGGAAGTGAATATATCCAGAATTTCCAGAGACCTTTCTTAGGGGGACAGGATACCTTTGACATAGTTAAACAAGCTTTGTTGCTACTCATTGAGAATAGGATTCCCTTTGGGATTCGAGGGACTATTACTGATCCAATGCTAGATTATATAACAACAATTGCTGACTTTTTAGATACCCTCCAAGAACATCCGGGTTATACGGATATGTTTAAAGAACCTATTCGAGTTGTTTTACAGCCTTATGTAGGAAGTGTGTCCGACCCGTTAACATGTCAAGATCATCTGCGTTTTTTGGGAGCGTTTGAAAGGCTTAAACAACGACAGATGGGTAAGCTATGGCATGTTTCCTATGGGGATATGGAAGAGTCTGAATATCTTCCTATTAAGTTTGTTGGGTGTGGATTAACCAACCCACATACCTCTTTAACCTTCATGAATAACGGGCTAGTGGCAACTTGCCATAGAAAGTCAACCCCAGAGAGTTCCGCGTTAGATCCTCTTTTTGTGGGTAGGTTTGATTCAACACAGGGCAACTATGTATTTAACTTTGACAAGCTATCCAAATTTACTTCAGTTGTTGGAGATTGCGTTTCTTGTGTAGCTAGATTTTCTTGTGCTGGAGGTTGTTTTATAACTAATCAGGATGCAGATGCCAAGAGATTTAGATGCAACTTGGTTAGACACGATCTTTTAAGTCACCTGAGAAAATCTAAGATAGCTTTACTTCAGCGAGGCTCCACAATACCTTTTTTAGGAGTAGAAAATGGCGATTGATATATTAAGACCATCTTCATGGGACACTACCGCTAGCATATCCACCCCAGCATATGCTTATGATGGCAATACCACGACAGTAGCAACTGTAACCAACAATACTACGGGGCTTTCCATAACAAGGAATCTACAAGGATTCTCTGCGGCTCAACATACGTATACTACGCTAACGCTAAAGATAGATCTGATGCCCGATGTCTTTACAGAGCAAGCTGGGTCCAGGGTTACTGTCCAAGTAAGCACCGATGCTACGAATTATGCCACCATATTTATAGGAGACGATAGTAATAAAATGCTTCGTCAGACAATCTCCTATGCACTCCCTGTAGGTACTAACATGGCTAATGTTCGTGTTAAATTTATTCTTCTAGCTGACGAGTCTTTTGTGTGTAATGTAAAGGATGGAGTGTTGTGTTCCTTTGGTGACTGTATTTACCCTGATGCACCTGTGTAATACCTAATAAATTGATATGTAATGACAAATATATAAATTGAGGTGATACATGAGTTATGCTATTGCATATGTATATGATGCGTGGATAGAGGGTAACTGGACCACCCCTCCCCCTACAGTTTCTTCATGGTCTGGGTCAGCCACAATTGGATCAACTATAACCGTAACAGGCGCTAATTTTACGGGAGCAACTGCGGTTAAGATAGGTTCTAATTCGGTATCCTCATACACCGTTGTATCTGCATCTTCCATTACATTTACGCTTACCACGGCTCACCAAGGGTGGTCGGGGGTTCTTTCAGTTACAACTGCTAGTGGGACTGGATCTGGGGGTTCAACGTTAACCGTCCCAACAATCTCCGTTGGGGCTCCTACTCCTGGTGGTCAGTATACTTCTGTGGGGTATACACGACAGTTCACAAGCGGGGGGGTTTCGGGGGCTGTTAACACCTCCGTAACATGGTCAACCAACGGCGGGTCCATTACCGGATCTGGACTCTACACCGCCCCTGGTACCTCAGGCACATACACTATTTGGAATACTTCAGTTGCGGATTCTTCCAAGAGTAATAGCTGCACTGTGTATATAGTTGCTCTCCCAACAGCTAGCCTTTCCGCCACTAGGGGAACCATCACCGCTGGTCAATCCACTACAATAACACCAATATTTACTTAAAGGGGACATGGAATGAGCGGTTCAATTGATCAAGGTATTGGTGTAGTAACTAGCGGTCAAGCTTATAGCACTGGGGCACTCTCCGCCTCCAGAACGTATACCCTTACATCTACTAACGCTGCAGGGCAGAGTGCAACTTCCCAGGTAACTGTGAATGTTGTCGCGGCTACCATTATTAATAGTTTTGTGGGGGCTACAACTGTAACTGCTGGAACTAGCACCACGCTATCCTGGAATGTTTCTAATGCTACTTCTGTAAATATCTCCCCTACAGTAGGTGGGGTGATGGCGTCTGGTAGCACCTCAGTAACTCCCTCGGCTTCTCAGACATACACTCTTACAGCAACAAATGCAGCGGGGGATTCCACCACCTCTTCCCAAACAGTTACTGTAGTCCCAGCGCCAATCATCTCAAGTTTTACTGGCCAGAAGACAATCACTGCTGGACTCTCGACAACTTTATCTTGGGTAGCTTCTAATGGAACTAGTTATTCTATTTCACCTACCGTTGGGTCTGTAGCTGCTTCTGGAACAACTGGGGCACTGTCTCCAGGGGCCTCTCAGACGTATACATTAACAGTAACTAACGCTGCAGGAACTTCCGTAACGGCTACGCAAACGATCTATGTAGTAGCGGCACCTTCTATTACATCGTTCACGGCTTCTAATACAAATCCGTTATATGGTGCATCCGTTACAATTACACCAACGTTCTCAAATGGATCCGGTAGTATTACCGGAGTGGGAGCTGTTGCAAGTGGCACCGCTTATGGGACGGGAGCTGTCACCTCTACGCTAGCGTATACTTTAACGGTGTCCAATGGGGCCACAACCCCTGCGACTACAACCGCAGGGGTCTCAATCACACCCCAGACTGTATCGGTTTCAGCGATTTCTCCCGCAGCGCCTACAAAGTCTGTAAATACCCAGACTACATTTAGTTCCTCTGTAAGTGGAGCGATTAATTCCACAATCAACTGGACTTGCACAGGTGGATCTATCACATCCGGGGGTATATGGACTGCACCAGCAACTCCTGGTAATTACACCATTACAGCAACATCTGCCGCTGATGGGTCTAAATTTACATCTACTGCAGTTAACTTAGTTGCCCTTCCAATTGCTACTAGTTTAGTTCCAGCCACTTCTAATCCTCTATACGGAGCTACGGTAGACATTACTGCCACCTTCTCAGATGGGTCTGCTATCGTTGATAATGGCGTGGGCGGTATCGGTTCTTCACCCAAAGCTTTTACTACTTCAGCTATTACTTCAGCTCAAACCTATACTTTGACCGTAACAAATTTGGCTGGGGCTACGGCCACTACTTCTACAACTGTGATTCCCCAGACTGTGTCTGTTTCGGCTATTTCTCCAGCGGCTCCTACAAAGTCTATAAATACCCAGACTACATTTAGTTCCTCTGTAAGTGGAGCGCTTAATTCCACAATTAATTGGACTTGCACAGGAGGGTCCATTACCGCAGGAGGGGTTTGGACTGCTCCTGCAACTCCTGGAAATTACACCATTACAGCAACATCTGCCGCTGATGCAACAAAGGTGGCAACTACATCTGTAACGTTAGTAGCTTTACCAACCATTTCTAATTTTGTAACTGCGCTAGCAAATATCACCACTGGGGATTCTACAACAATTACCCCCACATTTACAGGCACTTCTGCCAGGATTGGCACCACTGGGTCGGGTTCTTCGGATATTAACCCTTCCGTGTCTAGTGGAACTGGTGTTCTAGTAACACCTAACTCCAATAAAACATACACATTAACCGTGTATAACACTGCGGGGGATTTTACTACTGCTAGTGTTGGTGTAAATGTATACGCCGTTCCCACAATTTCCCTAGTTCTAACGGAAGCTAGTGGAACTTCCAATGATGGTATTATTACAGAGGGTGCCTCGGTAACACTTACCCCCACGTTCACGGGTGGGACCGCTACCTTAGGAACTACCGGGTCCGGTTCATCTAATACGTCTGCAAGCTGCACTAGCGGTGTGGGGGTGGTCTCTACATTAGGTTCCTCACAGACTTATACCGCCACAGTTACAAATCCAGCGGGTAGGGTTGTAACAGCTACGGCCTCTGTCATTAGTTATGCCGCTCCTAGTATCTCCAGCTTTACAGTAGCTAGTAATCCCATTGATAGAGGCGCTATAGGGACACTGTCGTATGTGTTTGCAAACGGTGTCGGGGTCATTAACAACGGGATTGGTTCGGTTGCCAGTGGCCTCACTTCGGATACTCCAGCTCTTACCGTGGGCACTACTTACACACTTACCGTCACCAACCCCGCTGGGACATCAGCCCAGGCTACTGCAACGGTTAACGTAAATGCTGTTGCAGTCTCTCTAGCATCCCCAGGAAGTCCTGGCAACCAAACAACTTCTCGCTACAGAGCAACAAGCTACGCAGTTCCCCACACGGGGGGTTCCTTATTAGGGACTCCAGGTAATCTCATAGATGCAAACCCTAGCTCATATACCACCGGGACTGCCAATCCCGCTGGACTGTATGGGATGCAGATTTATAATTTCCCCAGCATTTCAGATATAACCTCCTTATCAATCCCTTCTATAGCTTTTGCTGGTGGGTCTGGAGCACTCTCTACCTCATGTTGGATTAGCCTAGATAATGGTGCAAGTTGGATATCGTCTCCTACCCTTGTCCCCAATGGGGCAGGGTTAACTTTGACCCCTGCTCAAGTCCAAACTCTCGGGAACTTGAGTAATCTACGCCTATCAATTCAATTTAACATATCGGCCAATGGGTTCTTTTGGGTTTCTGATTTCCCCGTGGACGTAACCTACTTAAATGCTGCTAGCATTACGAAATCAGTTGGAAGTCAGGTTCAATACTACGCTACCGTTACAGGGGCTGTAAATACTGCAGTTACTTGGACATGCTCAGGTGGCTCCATAACTTCTAGCGGGTTATATACCGCCCCAGCAACTATTGGGACATACACAGTTACTGCAACTAGCCAGTCAGATAATACCAAGTCACGTACACATACCGTAACAACTGTTGCGATGCCAACTGCTTCACTAACTGCTTCTTCGAATCCAGTCCCCTATGGATCTGCAGCATTTCTAACTCCAACCTTTACTAATGGAGTGGGGGTTCTCAGTGGGTTTGGGACCGTTACGTCAGGCCAAGCTAACTTGAGCACGGGGGCTATGGTAGGGACTCCAAAATCCTATACGCTAACAGTTACGAACGCTGCAGGCGACTCCGCTATAGCTTCTATTACCATTACTAATACTGAAGTAACACTTACCCCCATTACGGTTTCAAACGCTATTACAACTGTAGGGACTATTGAACAATTCTATGCAACTGCGGCTGGGGCGGCTTTCAATCTCATTACTTGGACAGCATCTGGCCCAGGTGGGGGTGGGTCCTGGACGGGGAGTTCCTGGACGTCCCCTGGGACCCCCGGAACCTATACTATTACAGCAACTGCTCAAGCTGATGGGGTCACCTCTCGGAGCTTTACGGAAACTGTGGTAGCTGCCGCCACCGCAAATCTAGTAGCTGATACCACAAACCCTCTTGTTGGAGCCACTGTAGCCCTAACTCCAACGTTCACGGGTGGGACTGCGATACTTGGGACTTCTGCAGGGTCCAATAATGTATCTGCGAGTGCTATCTCTGGTCAGGAGATCTTGGTATCCAGTGCTGCTAATACATACACGCTACGTGTGACCAATGCGGCGAGTGACTTTGTGGATAGCTCTGTTTTGGTAGCTCCACAGATAGTTGTAGTGAATACTCCATCGCAGGAGTTGGGATTTACATATCAGACCATTAACACCAGTAGAGCATATACCGCAGAAGTTACTGGGGCGGTAGACACCTCAGTTGCGTGGTCTACCACGGGGTCTGGTATTGGTATTTGGGATTCTAACTATTGGACTTCTGAGGCAACAGGTGCCTTTACAATAACAGCAACGTCTGTGGTAGATCCCGCTAAGTCCAATTCAAGAGTTATACAAGTCTTAGCGGCCCCAAGCTTAAGTATTGAAGGGGACTCATCAGTACTTCATGGTGGCACTGTAGCTATCACTCCTACTTTCTCGGTAGACGGGGGTGCTGCTTCTGTGAGTTTAGATCACGGTATTGGGTTTGTAACTAATGGGCAGGCAATCCAAGTAACCCCCTCCGAAGACATTACTTATACATTAACGATAACCAATCTAGCAGGGGACACCTTTACCGTAAGTAAGCTTATTACTGTTGATATCCCTAAGTCGGGTAAAAAATCTGCAGCAGCAAGTTAATCATAGAAATAGCATAGTCTAAAAGAAAGAGGTCTTCTATGGCCTCTTTCTTTTAGTAGGTGGTCTAACCTATGGCAACAATATATATCCCAACCACAGTTAACTCACGCAGTATCTCTGCCCCTCCAGAGACTCCTGTTCGTGGCTCTAGATACATCGTTGCTGAAAACCCTAGTGGGGTTTGGGCATCCCACGCCATGCAAATAACCACCTGGGATGGCAGTAGGTGGAAATTTATCATCCCAACAATAGGTGTCTCAACTTGGGTGCTTGATGAGGCTCTTGAAGTCACGTTTGATGGATCTTTATGGAAAACCTCTGCGGATATAAACTCTGCTATATTTGACGAATCTTCTATAACTACCACATGCTTCCCCACATGGGTGCTTGGGAGTGGTCCCCAGGCGATTAGTATATCATCGTCAAAGTTGTCCTTTACCCCAAATACGGGCAACTTAGCCTCTAGTGTCTTTACAGGATCGGGGGCTGGGCTCACTGAGATCCCCAATGGTGCGCTAGTGAACTCATCCTTGCGCCTAGGGACGTCCATAGTAGCGTTGGGAGAAGAAACTCTCTCGCTGGCAGGCTTGGTGTCTATTGCAGCTACAACTTTTTTAGGGGCACTTTCCGGGAATGCTTCATCAGCCACGGTAGCTACTAACCTAGCGGGGGGCAACTCGGGGTATATCCCATATCAAACTGGGGTGGGAGGGACTAGTTTTATCCCGTCAGGGGTTGGGGTGCTAGTTGGGGGTGCGGTTCCAAGCTTCACACAAACCCCCTCTTTACAGGGGTTGCATTTCTCAGGGATTCCAGGGTCCGCTATTTCTAGTAGCGTAAGCTCTGCCATTGCCACAGGTATTACTGATTCTAATGAGTCATTCAATACGGTTTACCCAACATGGGTTTCTGAGGCTAATGGGGAATCCTCCCATAAGGTATCTAGCTCCAAACTTACATTTATCCCTGCTACTGGAGTGTTATACGCAACAGGTTTTAGTGGCTCAGGGGCGCTTCTAACAGATTTGCCGAATGGGTCCCTAAGCAACTCAAGTATTATGATAGGCTCTACCAGTATTTCTTTAGGTGAATCCACGAGTAGCCTGTCTAATTTAACCTCTGTTAGTGCGTCTACATTTGTTGGAAATTTATCGGGAACGGCTTCTGCTGCTACCTCCACTATTAACTTAAGTGGGGGTAGCCCTGGAGCTGTTCCATTCCAAAGTTCCGAGGGGATTACTTCATTTGCATCAGGCGCAGGGGTCCTAGTAGGTGGACTTGCCCCTAGTTTTTCAACGTCTCCAGCTATTCAAGGGTTCCACATTACGGATATTCCCGGTTCAGCTATTTCTAGCGCAGTTGCTTCTGCGGATACTGCCACTAAGTTAGTTATCTCCAGCGATACTTGGACGAGCACTCCTGTTTACCCTATCTGGGCGGGGGCTATTGGGGAGGCTCCTTTACGAGCAACCGAGTCATCTTTATCGTTTATACCTTCAACAGGGGTGCTCTCAGCTATACAATTTGAGGGGTCAGGGGCTGGTTTATCGGGTATCCCTAATAGTTCTCTTGTGAATTCCACTGTTAGTATTGGAACCACTACGTTATCTCTTGGGGGCTCCGTAGATACTCTTGAAGGATTGACGTCTGTGGCTGCTACCACCTTCGTTGGGGATCTTACCGGGAATGCCGCTACTGTATCTACAAACGCTAATTTATTAGGTGATGTATCCTCACTGGGTAATGTCACACAGATAGGGGTTAATAAAGTCACCCTGCCTCATTTAGCTTTGGTGGGAAGTGCTACATTTTTGGGGAGGTCTTCTGAGTCTACTGGAAATGTTGAAGAGCTATCCGCAACTCAAGCAACTTCTCTATTAAACGTTTTTGGGACTTCAAAGGGCCTCGTTCCGGGGGTCACACCTAATGCGTCTCAATTTTTATGTGCGGATGGGACTTTCTCAACTCCAACGGGGACGGGTGTTGCATCTATTTCAGCTACGCTCCCGATTCTTTCAAGTGGCGGGACTTCCCCTGTAATCTCAATACCCGCCGCAATAAGTGGGGTGGATGGGTATATGTCAGGGGACCAAGCAAGTAAGCTTGCCCTTTTAGAGGCCCACCCTTTAACGCACCCACCCTCCATAATTGAGCAGGACTCTCTAAATAGGTTTGTGACTGATGCTGAAAAGACTTCCTGGAATACCCAACAGTTTAGATTTAAATGGTTTTTTGAAACACCCCTAACTGTTGTAGATCGTCAGCCTGTCTATTTAATAGAAGTCGCATCTACGCTTAAAACTATTAAGTTATTTAGAAATAGTCTAACTATATTATCTGGTGTAGCTCAGTTAGCTATCTATAAGAATAGCGAAACCACAGCTTTGTATACCTTAAACTTGGATGACACCCTTCCAGGCAACTCCTGGGTTACACTTTTCTCAAATCTATCAGAGACTCTTCAGGCAGATGACTTTCTTCAAATAAAAGTTATCGAGGGGAACCCAACATTTGAAAACCTAACTTTTCAACTTAATATTGACTCAAATTGATGTAAACCGCATAATAACGTAGATACACGCAGTTCATACCAGAAAACATGGTTGTATTCCTTTTGGTGAGATGTAGTTCTTAGCTGAGGATTCGTTTTGATATATTCCGCTGGGCTTTTTAGACATACTGCGGCATCTACTAAGGTTTATGATCGCACAAGACCCAACCTAGATTTGGTTAGGAAACTTTTAGACCAAATTGAGCATACGTCCCTACACCCTCAGGTAGGGGCTCTAAAGGCTACCCTACAGGATTTCGTATCCGGTGCTCCAGCTAGGATGCTTGTTTTAGCTAAGGATTCTGGGGGTAAACTTCTTGGTGCGTTAACATATGTTGATGCCAAAGATGAGCAAGAAATAAAAAGCTTGGGGGTAGTTTCTGGGGATGCTACGGCCCGGTCTTTGATCAGGACCCTCAACCACCAAAAGACTCTCACGGTGTCCGCGCAAACGGCTGACCATGAATTATATGACCAAATGGGGTTCCAACATAGCGAGGAGCTTGAGGATGGAGAACCTTCCTTGATGGTAAAATTACCCCCAGGGCATCAAGCCTCCACGATTCTATCAAAGGCGAGGGAATTCGCAGCAAAAGCTCATGAAAATGCTGGACAACTACGGAAATATACGAATGAACCCTATATTATACATCCTGAGGGGGTTGTAAAGATTCTTCAGGAAAATGGGGTGCTCTCTCCTAATGTATTGGCTGCTGCCTATCTACATGATACCGTTGAGGATACAGCGGTTACTTTGGAAGACATTAAGCAGGAATTCGGGGATGAGATTGCCGGGTTAGTTGCCATGCTTACGGATGTGGCAAAACCTGAGGATGGGAACCGTGCCGTTAGGATGTCTATTAATAAAGACCATGCTGCTCAGGCATCTCCAGATGGTCAAAATATTAAACTAGCAGATTTAATCCATAATGTTCGAGACATAGCTACGAATGACCCGAAGTTTGCAGCCAGGGTCTACTTACCCGAAAAAGAGGCTGTCTTAAATGTATTAACCAATGCAGACCCAAAGTTGATAGCCCTGGCTTGGGAAGAACTCAATAAGGCAAAAGAAATGTCTTCGCATAAAAAAGCATTTAAATTAACCGAGTCCCACGCCTCAACTATTTTTTTTCATGGGACTGACTCAGAATCTTCCGCTCAGAGCATCATTCAAAATGGTATCCAACCCAGGGATGTTGTGAACCCAGAGTATCGTGGACGCGGGTGGATGGCCCCTCCTAAGGGTAGGGTCTACATTACGCCAAGTCTTGGGTATGCAGCTATCTATGCTCTAGGTGGGGATATATTCGGGTCCTCAAGCATTACTAATTTTGTGGCTAACAAAGACCCCCATGGGTTCATATTTGAAGTGTCGGGGAAGGATCTTGCCGGGGATGTCCAGCCAGATGAGGATTATATTGGGAGAACCCTTTGGGTTGCTTGGACATATTCAGATGCATTGAAAAGATTAGCTAATATTGAAAATGGGTCCCAACCAAGGTCTGGGAGTGAGTTGGATAATCTTAAAGATCGTGTGGATGAAATGGGTAGGGAACCCATTAATAACCCAGTTAATGAGTCGATTCGTCTTGAACTACTCGCCCTAGCCAAGAATAAGTTGACGGATGGGCAAATCAAACGAGTGAGGCATGGTGAATATGCTGAATGGGCGAGATCCGGTAAGAAACTACAAAAAGTCTTGCCAGATTCAATCACTCAAGCAATGCTAGCCTGGGGTGCCCACGTAAGCCATTCAGGGACCGTTATGCCTACAAGGGCTTGGAAATTTAAGAAAGAAGATGCAATGTCAATAAAATCCGGGGCTGAGATCATGCAAATTTGCACTGAGGTATCGTTAAAACCTAAGATGAATGTGGCATCCAGAATCCTCACTGCTCATTTTAAGCGTAAGGTAGCTACGGATATGTCCCAACTTTTTTGTCCAAACCCAGATTGTGCTGACTTTGAAAAGGTTGACCATGGTAATCTCTCGCAGGAGTTTGCCTATGGAGTCAATTCAGATAGACATATGATTTACTGTTCAACCTGTAAAACTCGCTTTTCCGAGACCAAATGCACTGAATTCTTTGGGGCCAAGCTATCTGGAGAAGAAATTGGAGATATCTTAGATAAGACAGTTGAAGGCAAAAGTATTCGGGATATTGCTGACGAGCTTGACCTAAATAAGGATTCTGTTAACAATGTTCTACTTAAGGCTAAGGAAATCTGTGAAGACTACATTGGGAATAAAGAAAATACCAAGGTGACCACGGAGATAATGACTGATATGAAGCTTCCCAAGAGCCAGAAAAGCAGTGTGAGAGAGTTCATTGATGAGATTGTTATTCCTGGTATTCATGACGAAAAATCCGACGATAAAAAAGACTCCGAAGCATAGCTTCATGTATCTAGTTTGCAACCTTTTGGTAAGGTTCCACCCATGCGAGTTATGACCCCCTCTCAGCATAAAACTGCCCTCCGCCATTTTGCGGATAGGGATTCCTCACGAGTTTTGTTTGATACGGAGTGGTTGCAACTCAAAGAAGTTGATGGGTATGTGTATAGCCACGAAATTAGGTGTAATGGGAGTATTGTAGTAGTGCTTCCATACCGTAGAGTTGGGAAGGACGCATGGGAGTTTCTTTTACGAGACGAAGTTACCCCTTGTTGGGGGGGTGATAAACCAACCAGAAGTGCTATCACAGGTGGCGTAGAAAACGGAGAACCCCTTGAGGATGCTGTTAGAGAACTAAAAGAGGAGGCTGGGTATACCATAGCTCCAGATAAGTTCGAATTTTTAGGGAAATGTCGAGGGACAAAATCTTCAGATACATACTACTTCTTGTATGCGGTTGATCTTGCAGGGCAGACCCCTACGAAGGCTCTTGGAGATGGGTCAAAGGGAGATCTAGCCCCCGCTGTTTGGGTGTATGGGTCTGATGTTTGTGCCCTTGAGGATGCTCAGGCCATTACCGCATATAGTAAAGCTCGGCTTAAACTAGGGATCTACTGATGGATTTAATTTTAACCAACGCACATCCTGGTGGGTTGAGCTTTACAATTGCTACGTTTAGTAGCACTGGGCTTAATGCAACCATATCCATTGGACTCATGCATTCCGTAAAAACTGGTGAGTTTTTTAAGGAACTCCCGTCTGAGACAGCTTCTGAAATAGAAGCGAGACGCAAGTATGGGTGGACTAGGGCGGAGGTAGCCCTCCTTGGAGATTATAGAGCTACCATGGCCGCGTTAACTCAAACGCATTTGGCCACTCTAGGACAACAAGGTCGCACCACAAATCTAACAAGTCAAAATTTATTTAACTGGCTTGTGTCTATCTGGCCATCTATTCGTACCTACTTTGTAAATAGTGTTAGACGAGGCGTTCCATACACGATATCTCTGGCCTGCCCAAACTTAGCCCCACCATCATTAGTAGCTGAGTTCTCGGATCTAACCGTCCCAGAGATTGCCCCTGCGTATATACCAGCGCTGCAGGTTCATGTACCCCCATCGATTCCGTTCTCTGAGTTAGAAATAGTTGACCTAAATCAGTTCCATAAAACACATGCTAAGGCAGCAATTCTTTACCCGACTCCTGGGACCCAGGTTTTATCTGGGAGCCCCGTAATGTTGAGTGCAGACCAGGGGCTTCAAGCCACAACTACGCACAGGTTCACTTGGTATATACCTGATAATCCAGTGTTATCGGGTATCCAGGTTGTGACCACGTTTACCTCTACCGTTAGTATGGTTGTCCCGGTTACCTTAATGGTAACCAATATTGCTACGGGTATCTCTGATGCTATTGTTACTTACGTAAATGTAGAGCCTTAAATGACACACACATTTGGATCAACTCATTCAACCCCTCTTTGGGTCACTACTCGTGAGACTAACGGGACCTTGATGGGGGCACCATCCTTTGAGGTGGATCTGTCTCTAAAAATAGGCGGTGGGCCATCTGTGTCGGTTGTCTGGGATGAAGGCCCTGGATTGGGTGTGTGTAGCTACCCTCTTACCACTGAAATTTGCGGTATGCCCATGTCCTTAAGTATCGAGGCAGATGGGTTCGTATCCCCAGAGGGCCTCCCCCTATCCCCAGCTTCAACACACCCTTCATCTATTCTAGGGATCCTACCTAATACCATAGTCCCCCTGAGCAATTTTGTGACTAGTCAAACATGTTTCCATTTTATTAGCTTGCATCCTATCACGAAGCTATTAGCTCTGGGATCATATGCTCCTATGGACCCATCACTCCTAACATGGTCTATGTTGCCTTCGGTGGTCGCAGACGCATTGAGTTTCCAAATAACCTTGGCAGAGAATAAACTCCTTGTAAATGCTCGACTTGAATCCGATATCCTGTCGTTTGTATGCCCCATCCCTGATGTTACCAATAGCTCTTTAGCATCTGTTAGTTTTACTCAGTTTGCAGGGGGGACACCAGGGTACTCCAGGGATATTTTAGCTTCCTCGCTATTAAACGGGAGGCCTTTGCTTGTATGCAAAGAGCTTTATGGTGCGTCCGTGTGGCTCCCATCCCAAGGTTCTCTCCTAGGTGTCAATGAGGTCATTAACGGATTAGAGAGTGATGTTGATATTTCAAAAGCAGTAGTAATTGGGAACCCAACAACTATATGGCTTTTAGGCATTACAAGTGGACTCCCAGAATTAATAAAATATGACCTTTTAGACACCCCTCACTATTATGGATGCGCCAATTATTCTGATCTAGAGTGGTCAGATATATCTGTAACCCCCAGTGGCGTGTTTCTAACCTCGCAATCTGGCTTGTGGAAGTTTAACGGAAGTGGATCTGATGGGGGTAGCACCTGGGAAGGTTTCGGGGGGCCTCCTGCACTGGGGGTGTTGCCTGTTGTTTGGTCGGATGGTGACCCTCTCGACCCCTCAACCAATACGTCTATTATTGGGGTCCATGTTCTTACAAATACTCAGTATCCCCTAGAAGCTTCTTCAGAGACTCTCAGCCTAATTACAACTGAGTTCTTTAGGTTTGCTAGTCTAGAAGAAACTCCTTCGTGGGCTTCTTCTATTAATATCCAACCCGTGGCCTTAGATACCCCTAGGTGGGATGATAGAATTGTATATAATGCCCCGGAGGTTGTGAAACCCACCCCCGGAAACACTAACCTAAGGTTGTTAGCAACCCCCCCATTCACTACGTCAGGTCCTTTGAACAGACTAGACCCCACCGGGTCCTACATTGTTAGTCAGAATGTTCCCCCCACCCCCAACCCAGTATCGGTCCAGGGGCTCTTAGTTGCTACCTCATCTCAGATATATCAGGCCCCTCACCCTGATGTTAAATTGGGGTATTCTTTATTGAAAATATCAGCCCCCGAACCTGCCTTGGCTAAGTTGGAAGCTACCTACTTCCCTTTGCAGCTACCTCAGTCAGAGCTAGGAGTCATAATAGATCCCGCGTTAGTTACTACTTTTAAGGCTATTCTAACCACATCCAATACTCTCAAAGTAAGCCTGATTGCGCTAAACACTGCATTTATTCATTTGGGTTCTGACAAGACTGAGCTGCCCCCCGTTCTAATTGACTATGAAATCCCCTACCCCAGTGGTCTCGAAGAACTCTCAGCAACCCTACATAATACTGACCATGTAACGACTGTTTTTACATCTGTTTACAATAGTTTAGGTGCCTTTTAAGGCTAGATCTATTGTATAGCTTCACCTAATCCTAGGGACGTTCTTAATTGAGCCGACCTAGGATTTTTTCTATAGGTGAACTGACTTAAGGTAGACCTCTGATTAATACTCTCTTTTAGTAGTGTAGGACTTCTGATTAGACTTGCACACTCCCAGGCCATATTATGGAGCAACTCATGCCACAAAACCTATGGACTTCCGACATTTTAAAGCGTTCTGGCCACCAAATGAATCAGGACATTTTACGAGCCTTTCATGAATACTGTTCTGGGGGTAAAAAACCCCTCCCTATAAACCTCTTATCAGCGGCAACCTTCTCTGCATTAGTGTTAGCCAACTTAAATCCAGACACGAAGAAGAGGGATCTTATGTATTATCTTCTTCAGCAAGCCGCCCATCCCAAAACGTATAAGAAACTTAAAGTTTTTAAATGGACCCCGGTTCAGTCTATTCTGGGTGCCTACGCCGATTTGAAAACTAAGGACTATAACCCATCTTTGTCTAGACTAGTGGATCTTCAAAAAGAGCGCCTATCTTTAGTTAGCCCATCATGGGGGTCTCTGGTTCCGGATAAAATTTATGCCCTAGCTCAGTTTGGAGGACTACCTACAGCACATCTAGACAAGCTTATTCTACCGTTTAGTCGCCAAACTCAGCTTGCATTTGCTGTGTATACAGGTGTTGAGATTAAGGGTCAGCCCAAGCTTATACATCATGAGTATCTCCGTCAGTTCTGTGCTTCGTGGGGCCATAATACGGGAACGCCAGATGCCAGCCCTCTCGACGTCAATTCAGGCCTGCATATCTATGGGGAGTCCGAGTTACGGGAAGAATAGTTAGATTTTTCCATTAAACCCAACGTATCTTGGGTGTCCACAGTTTTGGAGATTCCATGAAGCATCATCCTGATTGTTTTTCTACTGATGAAGATGGTCCACCCTGCACCTGTGGGTTGGATAGCCTCCACCTCCGTATTGCAGAACTTGAGGCGGCTGGGACACAAACCGCAATCAACCTGATCTCCCAACTTGAAACCAATAACCAGGAACTCATCGCTCACAACGCTAAGTTGGAGTCTTTGCTTCTTACTATTCAGCGAAATTGTGCGCTACCTTCACCACTTTCGGCTCAAATCTACAAGCTAATACCTTAAGTCCTAAATTTATAATATCTACCCGGTGACGAACCGCATGTCATCCATAGCCGCAGAGCCGGGGTCGAACAGATTGAGCGGGGGGTGTGACGGGCGGGAACAGACCGCCGAACGTTTCTGGGCAAAAGCCAGAGTCCCCACCATTTTCATAAGTTTGGAGTTCTCATGAGTGTAATCTGTCCAGTTTGCCTAGGCAACATTGATTCTCCAGGGGTAGATCTCCCCCAAGATCGCTGCACCTGTGGCCCTAAAGTAGTCGCCCTGATTAGGGAGAAGGACGCAGCCATTAAGAGGCATGATGAACTAGTTGAAATTATGCAGAAAACACATAATAAAAATGAATCAATTCGTAGAAAACTCATGGAACTGCAAGCATACACACCCATCCAAAAGTTTAATATTGGTATAATTAGACAGGGAGCCCCTATAGTCAATACGAATAATGTTGATATTATCCGCCAAGGGGCTGGGTTCATTGCCGTAGAAATTGATATGCATACCAAGTGGTGTTTTATAGACTCGACTTTTTCAGGCAGCGAAGGTCAATTGGGGTTTTCTATCAGTGCAACAGATAGAAGCTGCCATCTTCAAGAAAATACAGATAAAGAGGATTGGACTGAAGTGGTCATTGAAGACTTCAAATCCAGTGAATGGGCCATCTTCACTGTAGATTGTTGTAGGTATACTGTTAGATTGGTCCTTCTCCAATACCCTCAAGTGGTGAAACCAGAACTAGAAGACATTCGCAAAATATTCAATACATCAATGGATTCGGCTGTTGATTCAGTCCGAAGAATATTCGATATTATCCATCAACCAGAGGGGGAACTGTGAGTATCTCAAGTTCTAGTTATGCAAGTTACTCAGAGAGCGTCCGTGTTAAATGGGCTAAAGAATTGCGTGATGCATACATTTTGCGAGATTGGGCTGCTGTTGAAGCGCTCCTCACCAAACTTGAAACCCCGACATTTAGTGAATAAATACCCATAGTAGGGACTTATAATGAAACGCATCTGGCAATGGATTCTGTTCGGGACGATCACGGAACACATCACAGCCCACGTAGCTGATCACGTTGTCTCTGAAATCGAATACCGAGGACGCGGAGGGAAGGTGGTGGGCTATTGGGCTTACGGATCTTTCGATCCTAATTATCCGTATCAAGGATGACCATGACTACGAAACGATATAGACCCCACCCATTTAAACCCGGCGTCCTGGAGGTCTATTGGGGCGTGATGAAATATGAACCTGAGCCCACCATCATATACCATCGGGGGGATGGGTGTGCAAGACCAGACGGGCACCTTCTAGCTTCTGTGTTTGGGTGCAAGCGAGAGCGCATGGATTGGGGGCTTGGGCATACCGTCCATGATCCCAGCTTCCTGGAGGAACTAGAAGCGAGGGGCTATGACTTGACTACACTTAAATTCAGCATTAAGAAGAAGCAATCCCCCGAGTGAGGCCATGATAGCTGCATATATCTACCAGACCACTGTGCCAATTCGGATCACTCCAGAGGATGCCTTCCGCGCAGGTAAACTATTGGGGAAATCCCCTCTATATTTCTTACACTTACTTGAACATTACCCCATCACCACGACACCCTTACCCTATTATGGTGCCTAGGGAGGTAGCTAATGATTGCTAAAGAGTCCTGTCCAAATGAATCCTGTAGAGGAACTTTGCACAAGTTCCATACTACTGATTGGTGGGAGTGTGATCACTGTCATTGGAAGGGGACCACTTCCGAAATTTTGGTTGTGAAAGCTCCCCCAATTTCTAAGCAGAAGCCATTGTCATTGGATTTTTTGGATAGCCCACCCGTATCTAGGGCATGGGGGACCAGTGACTAACTCCGTAGAACGTATCCTGGCTGTGACCGATATGATGGCATCAGTTCAGGCGGCTTCCCCTGGGGAGAAGGATGCAACGGGTTTCAGTAATGCTGATTTTCCGCTTGGAATGGTTCTATCCGTGACAGGGGACGTAGAGAAATCTGCGGCCCTGCTTTGGCTCTACACGGGTCAGGCTGAGGGGCACGGGATCTTGAAAGCGGATCTTTTGGAGCATTTGCCGGAAGATTTCGATGGGAGTAGGGCTTCCGCTAGAACCATTCTCAATGATGCCCGAACTAATCTTGAGGGCAAGCTAGGCTTCGTTGCTACTGAGTCTGGGGTGATTTTTAATGGGGTTCGTCTTGGCCTTGAGACCACTCGTTCCTTGAAACGGCTGGGTGCTACCAGAACCTCTACGGGATGGTTGCTAGCTAACTCTCGGGTGCAGGAGGCTACCCGTGTCCTTGGTGCAACCATTCTCCATGCTGAAGCTCTGGAATCAATTATTGAGTCTTGCCCTCAGATGGTTATCCCTACTGGATCTCTTCCAGAAAAACAGAAGAATGGTATCACCTTTACTGTCTCAGAGAATACTGTCAGTTGGACGTATTCTAGTGCCAACCCCCTGTTTGGACAGATTAAGGATATCGTGAAGAGTATTGGAGCGCGATACAATGGTGCGGGGGGTTGGGAAATGAAACCCGAGAATCTTTCCGTGCTAGCTCTGACCATGCTTGACCTCAACCTGGATAAGGTGGACACCTCTGCTCTGGAACCTTTTGTCACTTCGGACCCTGAAATTCAGGCTCTGAAAGAAGAAATTGCAACTAACTCTTTGCGCGTCAAGCTTACCAAGGTTGGTGAGAACAAGGTTAAGCTCTCCATTCGTAAGTATCAGGAGAATTTCATCAGCGTTTGTCGCAACGCACAGGGACGTTATGATGGTGCGGGTGGATGGGTGGTTGATCAAACCTCTATCCCAGCTATTGCGGCGTCTCTCGCAACCAATCCTCAGTTTGATACCTCTGCGCTGGATGCTTTCCTGCCTTCGGAAGCTGATCTTGAGCATCGCCTTGCTTCGGATTCTGCCATCCCCACCAAGACTCCCACAGGGTTTAGTCTTTTCCCCCATCAGGTTGATGATGTGGCCTTTTTGATCAAACCTGCGGCTGATGCCAAGGGCTGTTCCAAGTTGCTTGGCAATGACATGGGGACGGGCAAGACCCTGTCAAGTCTAGTGGCTGCAAACTTTAAATGCCCAACCGGGCGTTTCCTGGTGGTCGTTCCTGCTGTAGCCAAGCTTAACTGGGCTAAGGAAATCAAGAAGTGGATTGGTGCAGAGGAGAAGATTCAGGTGGTCGTTGGTCGCAGTGCGACACTGGACCCTGCGGCTCGTTGGACCATCATCAATTATGACATCATCAGCTATTACAAAGACGCTCTTATGAGCGCAAAGTTTGATATCGCTATCCTTGATGAGTGCCATCAGATTAAGACCTATTCAACCCAGAGAGCGGCTGCACTGATTCCTACGTTTAATCGCACCACGCAGACCATGGATAAGGCAATTCTTTCGAATATTCCTAATGTCTGGACGATGACCGGAACCTTCATTATGAATAGAATGAAGGAACTCTTTACCACCCTTCGTGCTGTTGACCACCGATTGGGTCGGTCTAAGCGTCAATTTGAAGAACGCTACTGTGGCGGTGAGTCTCGCTATGTTGGTCATGGGCGCACGGTTTGGATGGCTAATGGTGCCTCCAACCTTCCCGAGTTGGCTTCTAAGTTGGCCCCCATCTATCGTAAAGTTATGAAGGTGGATGTTCTTAAGGACCTCCCCAATAAAATGCGTGATGACTTCCAGGTCGAAGTTTCCAACAAGGATTTGATGGAAATCCGTAGACTGGAACGGGCTATTGAACTGGCCTTGGAAGGTGCTGACGAAGAGGACGAGGCTCCCTGCATCCTGCCTTACATTACGGAAATGAAGATTGCTACAGCTAGAATGAAGGTGGAAGCTACTCTGGCTGAGGCTGATGCTGTAGTTGACGCTGGGAACAAGGTGATTATTTTCACTGAGTATACTGATGTTTTGCAGAGTATCCTTGAGCACTTCGGTGAAAAAGCTGTATATATTGATGGCTCCATCACGGGGGCTAAGCGGGAAGCTTCGGTAGAAGCCTTCCAAGACAACCCGGAAATCCGTGTTCTAGTAGGTAATATCAAGGCTTGCGGTGTGGCTATTACTCTGACTGCTGCCAGCCATGTTATCTTCAATGATAAGCCTTGGAACCCTGCTTTGGCTGCTCAGGCTGAAGATAGGGCCTACCGCATTGGTCAAACTAAGAGTGTTAACATCATTTATATGACCGCTCCTGGAACCTACGATGAGCAACTCTCTGCCAAACTCCTCGAAAAGTCCACTCTAGTCACTAACTGGGAGTCCATGACCGAGGCGGAAGTTCAAGCTTTGAACCCTCGCTCTGAAATGGAAGAGATTATTACTTATATTCGTAGTAAGAGAGTTGGACTTCCTATATATTCTCACCGTATCTAGGTTAACGTAGAATTTGGCGGTAAAAGGAACTAGGATGAAACTTAGGTATGTATCAAAATTCAAAAATATGCGCCGACCTTACTATGGGGTGGTTAGGCTGAATGGTCCTAGTGCCACCCTCTTCCTATTCAGTCTGCGGGTATCTCGACAATTGGATCGCGGAAAGATTGATCCCTCTACCCTCATGAACTTTCGCCGGGCTCTCATGCGAATTGTGGGTGCTGAAAAAGAATATGACGGGTATATCTATTATCCTCTAGATTCTTTCAAGACTCTTGAGGATCTCGCGGGTCAGATCCATTATTGTTCTGACAGATGGTGCGCGGGGAGGGCTGCTTCGGTTATTGCAGCCATCAACCACCTTCTCGAAAAGGGGGCGTTTAGTGCTAATTGAGGGTCTATGTCCTTCCGTGGAGATTTTTGGGGGTGGATCTATTCAAAGTGGTCGGGTAGACCCCTGGAGATTCCCCCCGCAAACCCACTTCCGCACACTCACCCTGTGCGCGGGTCTCACCACCTAAACAGTGGTGAGTGGATTGAAACAAACAAACAAACAAACAAACAAGCATCTTGAAACTACCCTCTAACAGGGAGGATCTGTGAATTCAATTACAACTCCAACGCTCAAGGATCTACCCCCACCTCCTGAAAAGAAACACCTCAGACAGTTCTCGATCTGGTCTGAAGGGTATATGGCTTCAGGGGATAGAGCCACCGCTCAATACCTTGGCACCTCCTGGGGAGAAACTTTTGAGGAAGCTTGTCAAAATTTTGCAACTCCAGAAGTCCAAAAACACTATGGGAGCTTCACCCCAAATCCCCCTGCACTTTGGGGGTGTAGGCTCTATGATAATGAAGTAGATGCTAGGCGATTTGAGCATCGGTATGGGTTCTCAGAAGATAAATCTGGCTGGTAGGTGGCTCAAAAAAAGGAGACCTGATGACACTGTTTATTAGAGATTCCAAGAACAAAACTCTAATAGAGTTCGAAGCTATCAAGAGGGAAGGAGAACTCGAACCCTCTGCCTGTTTGGACGTTACAGGTTATTCCCGCTTCCTAATCCTCCATTCTCCTAGGGAGCAAGATAAGATTATAGAAATATTTAATAACCTAGATGAAATTCGAGGATGGTATTACGAATGGTATCTTACAAATAGATCCAGACCGAGACCAGAAAACAAAGACGAAATGAAAATCCTTATTAGTTCTTTCCTCCTAGATTCTGGAGTATATGAACTAGACGGTGTACACTTAGTAGAAGATTAGGATAAATCTGGCTGGTAGGTGGATCTTTTTCTGAGTTAGGTAGAATGCTTTTGTGTGCATCCTAGGGACCAACCCTCTTGTATGGCTTTTTTACTTTCGGAAATAGTTACCATCCTGTTCTGGATCCCGTTAGTGACCCATACCCTCCCTTTACTATGAACATTTGTAATAAAATTCCCTTTAAGCCTTCCGGGGGACCATCCCAGAGTCACCATTTCCTCAACTTGATCAGGCGGTATTAATTTATCTTTTCCATTAAAGTTCATCCATTGATGACCTTTAGAAGAACTAAACTTAAAAATACGGCCAAGGGACCATCCTAAACTTAAATACTTGGGGACATCCCCCTCAGGGACCCCTTTCTCAACCCCGTCCTTATTAATTCTAACTTTATTCACCATATTTTTTGGCCCTGCACCCACAGGTTTAAGCTCTTTCCGGAGTAACCTAGGATCATTACTTTGGACTCTCATACAGTTATTAGTAGCATCACGGACCACTAGTGTGCCTTTTATACTAGGATTCGGGCTACCCACTGATTTTTTGAGAATCTCAGTTCTTATATCCGCATACTTACTTGAAAAAATACGCGCTTCTGCTTCGGATAACGTAACTGAGTGTCGGGATAACATAAACCATAATCCATATGCGACTCCTCTATTAGTCGGGAATGCCCTGTAAAGATAGTAATGTGCCATGAAATGATTTTGTAGAGATAAACAAACCCTATTCCAAGGATTCTTACTTAATTTAGAAAACTCGGGCCACATACATCGTGGGAGAATATGGTGTTGTTCCCCCCCAGTTTCATAGTGTAGTTGAGTGGTAACTAAATTAATATATTTAGCCACCCAAACTACCTCATCTGAAGTATTAAGCAATAAGGCCTCTAATTCCTGATTTGTCATGAAGCACCCCCTAAAGGGAAAATGGGACTTGCTGTATCTTTGTGGGGATCTGATCGTATCTTAACTTTGGAGGTTACTATGAACCCTACGATCAAGATTCCTTATGAATCCTGGCAATTTTTGTATCCCCCTCGTCCAGAAACAGCCGTATCTCCCGATGTTTTAACTGATATGGAACTCAAGGGTTGGATTGGGACCTATAAGATGAACGGAACTTGTAGTTTGATTGGGGTTAGCCCAACGGGTACTGTTCATACGCTCACGCGACATAACACTCCCCATAAGATGTGGAGCCTTGGGAACAAGACCAAGGCTATTGCTGAGTTTGGGACCAGGGGCAAGTGGACCGTTTTTCTGGCTGAACTCCTGAATGACAAGACCCCGCTTATCAAGGATACTCTGTATATTTTTGATATCCTGGTCAGTGATTCCATTCAACTCATCGGGACTACGTTTGATGAACGGCAGGAGTTCCTTAGGTCTATTCTCCCCCCTATGGAGAATAACGCACCCTCTCATACTGTGGTGGCCCCTGGGATCTGGCTTGCTAAAACTCTTAATGAAGGGTTCGCGGAGACATTTAGAGGCATCAAAGAGGCTGGGGATAAAGCTGTTGAGGGCCTCGTTTTGAAAAATCCCAAGGGCGCTCTTGACCTAATGTTTAGGACAGGGAATAATCAAGGTTGGAATCTTAAGGTGAGGGTTCCCTTACCACATAGCCATCAAGGTTTCTAAAATTTAGTTTGTATATATTATCTGAGGAAGTAAATGTGTAGCGTAAAAAAAGAATCGTGGGTAATCGTTCCGTCTGAGTGGGTCATTGCTAAGCCCACTAGAGGGCCTGATTTTGACACTGGGGATGAAGTTATTTTCCCATATACCCGAGAGCGTGGATACTTCTTGTGTGGATTCAGTGATGCAACTAAGGCTAAGTTGCATGAATATGGCCCCTTTAACTCTCTAAAAGACGTTGAAATTTTTGCAAGTTCCCATAATATATCTATCCAGGCAACTAGATGTTATTAACCCACAAATGGTAGCAGGAGTCCCTATGTTTCTTTGGGTCATCGAAATGTTTAATGCAGACAAGGCGCAATGGGAGCCCACTAACTGGGTTCATTGTAGTAGGACCCTGGCTAGGGAAGATAAGATAACTATTGATAACGAGAACCCAAGATTTAAGTTCCGTATTCGAAAGTATATCGCAGAGTAGCCTATGGACCCCCAGGAAAAAGCCATTTTTACTGAGTATTTCCTTACACATCCCTATGACTGTGCCTTTGATTGCCAATATGAGGGCAGGCATCCTAGTTGTAAAGAATGCCAATTAATGGATAAAATCGTCCAAATTTTGGAGTTGCCACCTGAAGTGGTGCATGGGTATAAGTATCCCAACGTTTCAAGTGGAACTCCCGTTATCACAAAACTACACAAAATTTAAGAGTCCTGTATTTTTATCTTTGAGGGGCCGTATTTAGATTAGGCCAATTGCCTGATCTTGGAGCCCCGATGATTATTAACACCCATCTGCATAAGGTTGAGTCTGCTGGAGTTCTTGATAAGTCTAGTTTTAGCATGGCTAATAATGCACATGCTTTCCAGACTATGTCTGATAGGCTCTACAGCGATAAGGTTACGGCTGTAATCAGGGAAGTTACCATTAATGCAGTGGACGCTCATATTGAATCAGGTGAGCCTGACCGCCCGGTAGAACTGCACCTTCCAACTGCCCTTGAACCCTATTTTCATGTCCGTGACTTTGGCCCTGGCCTTTGTCATGAGGATATGATGTATCTATATACAACGTATTTTGCGTCCACCAAGACTGGGGATAACTCTAATACGGGTGGATTTGGCTTGGGGTGTAAAGCACCTTTTGCGTATACTTCAACCTTTTCAGTTGAGTCTACGCATCTAGGTGTCACTAGGGTTTATAGCGCCCTTAAAGGTGAAGATGGTAAACCTGAAATGAACCTTCTTCTGGAAGAAGACCTTGGGAATGCAGATGGCCTTCTTGTTTCTTTGCCTGTAAGGTCTTGGGACCATTCGGAATTTTATCGAAAAGCTGCTAAAGTTCTTGAGTTGATTCCAGCCTTCACGACTAACCTTTCTGAGTTTACTGCCGCCAAAACTACATATGTGTCTAAGAATTCTACGTGGGGTCTGCGGGACCCACACGCGAATGACCATGTAGGGCATTCCAGGCCTCGCGTTATTATGGGGAAAGTGGCCTACCCTGTATCTATGGATGAGTCCAAACTTACAGATGCAGAAAAAAGCATTCTTAAGCTCCCTGTGGACCTCTTCTTTGATATCGGGGAGGTGTCAGTAACACCTTCCCGAGAGTCCCTAGATATGAGAAAGGATACGTTTGCGGCTATTGCAACCCGCCTTTCGGAAGTTCATACCCATATCATCACAAGTGTAAAGGATGAAATTGAGGGGGCTAGATCTGTTTGGTATGCTAAGTTAGCTCTAAGAGATAGGCTTGTTGATTCCAGCCCTTACAAGCCCATTATTAAGACTGCCATTCGCCAGTATTTTGGGAAATATTCCAACTTTCTCCTGGATGGTCTGTCTACCGATTTGGATATGCGCGGGTTTGCAACACTTTCCCTGGCTTCTAGAAGATACACCATTCGAAATAATAAGCTTTGTAAACTAGTTATGGAAGAGGACCGGAGATCCATTGTTGTCGAAACTTCAGAGGCATCTATCTTCTACCTCCATGATGGGCCTGAACAGCCTTCGCGTATTTCCAAGCGTATCATGGATATGCTCCACACTATCCACCCAAGTTATAACATAACTCTATATCTTATTATCCCAGAGGGGACTGCTAATCAGGCCACCAGGGACAGGGAATTAATGTCTCTAGTGGATGCTCTAGGGAACCCCGATATCTTCCTTACTTCGGAGTTACCCCCTGTGCCTAAGAAGCCCAGGGCTCCCCGTGCCCCAAGTGATACTTGTAAATTTGCGTGGTCTTATAGAGGGGATCGTTTTGCGTCCCCCCAGGCTAACGTAGCTATGTGGGCCAAGGTGCCTCAAGGTGAGTTTGATGGTGACGGGCCTTTTTATTATGTCCCCCTGGACCACCTGGAGTGTCTCATCCCAACCCTTAATACTCAGACACTTTTTAATGTCTGGAAGGCCCTGAGACTTCTCCGGGTCCCCCTTGGCGATGACGAGTATACGGTTGACTCTAGCAGTGTTCTTTATGGCCTTAACAGACAGGGTGTTCAGCGGATTCAGAACAACTCTTCATGGATTAATATTTTTGAATTACTCAAGGCAACCTCTTTTGAGCCCCCAGGTTCCTACCTGCAATATAGAGCCTCGATGGGCTTACGGCAGATTTCCTCTGGTATGCCCAATATTTTCCAGGGGTATGTTCAGAGTAAACTTAGAGGACCCCTCCGCGCCCATATCAAGGGGACTAGGTTCCACCATCAGGCTGTTATCCTGCGGAGACTCAACCAATTGATCTCACGATTGGTTACTCCAACTCCTGTCAATACCGCTTGGACCCACCTGCTTGGGTTCACAGGCCAGGAGATTACCCAGATGGGGGTTCCGCAGTCTATTAAAACTCTTATGGATGCCTTGACCCTGGGAGAACTCACTACGTGGTATCCCATGATCTCTCTGGCAGATCGCTATTATGGTCATCAAGATGCGACTTATCATGCAATTCTGGGTAGGTATATCTCTGACCAGGATAGGAATCTAGGCTAATATGGATACTTTAAGTAATTCACCCGTATCTATACTAGGAGGTTAAAATTATGTCTAGTTTGACTAGCTCTGCTATGAGATCTATTCCTTGGACATTGGTAGATGGCCTATTAACACTACGTCTTAGGGGATCTAGTATATGTATAACTGAAGATCACCCAAACCATGCTAGAATCTTAGATTATCTAAAACAGCGTAAGTTCAGAGTTGTGGAAGCCCTCGTTTACAGACAGGATACGCTGAGGTCATTTGATCAAATTATGGAAAGTGTGGGTTCTAGTGACACATCGAACCGTGTAATTCTTGCAGATTCCCCAAAAGTTGAGGGTTCACTCCCAATTGTCTACATGGAACTTCCTGAGACTTCCGTGTCAGATGCTAGGCTTCCCACGGTTATAATTGATCCCATTGAGGACCGGGAACAAATGATGCGACAGCTTTACATTAGAGCTTTGCAGACTAATAAAGACACATTTGCATACCAAAGTATTGAAGAGAAGTTCCCAGGTGATATAAAGGTAAGTCCAACTGGGTTTGTGTTTGAATACTGTGCGGCTGATAAAAACTGGAGTGTCATCTGTCAGATTAAAGCCGTTAGCTTTCATCTAGTTGAACATTCTCAGCAAACGGACTAATTAAACTAGTATTTACGCAACCCGAGATCAACTATGCACCCATTAAATACACAAGCCCTAATTGAATGTAGTGAAGGTTCAAGGCTGGTATTCTCCACATTTTATAATGATAAGTATGATGTAGTTACAGTGCCAGTTGTTTTAACAGACTTAGATTTATACCGGGGATTCTATCTTCTCATTCAGGATGGGTTTCCTACGGCTCTAGAAGCTGATGAATATATGCGTATGAATGGGTTTTTATTCACCCCACTTATGTAAACTGTTTTTTACCTAAAAGGCCCACCCAATGCATAAAGACCCCGAACATGGTAGAAGCCACGAGCCTGAATGCTGGGTTCAAACCTTAACTCCTGCAGGATTGCTAGAGAACGAAACCTGCTTGTGGGCTTCAGACGGTAATGGTGTGTGGACATCTGATTGCCACAGAACCAACGGAGATGGACCATCGTTCGCTTTCGATGATGGGGGTCCAGTTGAAAATGGTTTCTCTTTTTGCCCATATTGTGGTAAGCCACTTCTAGCTTCACGGTTCCCCGGTGTGACTCATGTTGAATGAACGAGCTAAAGTGGTGAACGAGTGTCACGACTACGGCGAAGGCTACAGCCAAACCCGATTCGGAATCTGCATTGGGGACCGCATCTTCATGGTCGGGATGGAAGGCTACGGCTACGACCCTAAGGTTTCAGAAGCTGACCGCGCCCTATGCAACGCCATTGTCTCCAGATGGAACAATGGCCTAACCACCACCTAGACTGGAGACCACATGGCTAAACACTCTAAACGTAAAGTAGTTTCTGAGTCCGGGTCCATCATGTTCACAAAACATGAGGATGATGCTAAGGTCTTTTATGAGGGTGAATTTGAGGGCTACATCGTCTCAATTCATCGGTTGTATACCTGGGACCCAAAGCCGCCCACCAAAAAGCAGAGTGGTTTTGCTACGTATACCCGCCCTATTGGTTCGCCTGTCCTACGGGTTGCACCTATGTTCTCGAAGGATCTTAGGTCAGCTACAGAATCGGGGATTCAACGTGTAAGGTTTCACAATACCCAGATCGTAACTCCGACTATTCAGGTCGAAGAACCTGTAGTCGTGCCTAATACCCCTAGATCGAGGACTCGCCGCAGCCGAGAAGTTGTTCCATCAGTAACTGACTCAAACGGGCAGTTGATTGGGCATGTTGCCAGTATTGATAGTTCTGGTTATACGATTGATTCTAGTGGTTCAACCTGGGAGTTTTAATGAATTCTAACTTGGTATTTTACCCCCTGATGGAGTATTCAGACGGTATTGGGATGTGGGTAGTTGAGTGGACCAATGGCGGAGAACCGTTCAAAAAAGCGTTCCCCTCTAACTTTAAGGGGAAAGAGGCTGCTAGGAGCTTCATGGATCAGCTTGAGGTATCCATGGAAGTTGCTAGTTAACTGGAGAACATATGCACCATACAATCCAACTCACGCCATTTTATTTAGAACATCAGCTTAACAAAGAAGTTGAGCAGGGTCTTAACCTAGATACGTGGAGGGGGATCCTTCTAAATTCCTTCATGAAGGGTGATTTCCGTAAAGGGTATCGAGAGGGTGTAAAAATCCTACCCCTTCACCTGGAGGGGACTGGGGTTTCCATTAAGCATAAAACGGTAACCATCCAGCCCACGGATACTCTTAAAGCTGCTTTTGCGTCTAGGATTGAAGGGGAAACCCCCCGCAAAAAGATTTTTATTGACCGGACTCATGCTGAGCTAGAAGATGCGAAGTATGTTTTTGCGGTCCTTTATAATAAGAGCGTTCTTGCTGAAGATGGGGACTTCATTGAATCCGATTGGGGGGTTGTAACCCACCTTACATCAATGACAGATGAAGTTGAACCCATGCAACCAGAAACTCTTATTGCTAACCACTTTCAGTTGGACGGGGGGACCTCCACCAAGATGAACCCTAGATATTTTGAGGAAATGCTTGACATTTCTGTAAACTTCTGGAAAGATAAAGTTATCGCAAATATTCTGGAAGTATCCTAACATTTACTCGTATTTGTATTGAAGGCATACCCCCTGGCTGAGAACCGCACATGGGTTACACCCCACCCTGGTAGGTGGGGGTGACTGCAGGGAGGTCAGGGGGAAGTCCTTCGTATATCGTATACCAGGAGATTAAATGAGTCGCCATAACATCTGGAATTTCAAGCTGGAACGCTTTGACTTCACTATTGACTTGGCTGAAATTAAGCGGTTGAGCATCAAGATGCGCGTCACGGGTGTGGTTTCCAAGAAAGTTCTCAAAAAATGGCGTAAACGAGAACGCAAAAACATACATAAGGGGATGTGTGATAAGTGTTCCTGGCTACCGGATGTAGTTGTATATGGTAAAAAAGCTCTGGAATTCCATACAGATACCTCTATGTGGTGGGCCTGCCGTAAGTGCCACTGTGTCACCGCATGGGTTTGGGAGGATGAGGTTTCTGAGCCCATGCGTAGCGCCTATAAAGAGTTTACTAAGAAGCGTGGGGATTCGACACCGCAGGGTATTGAGTATGACCTGGACTAAATGGGCGCTACTTGAACTAGCTCGTTTCAGGTGGTCCTTTATGCGGCAGTGGCATAGCTGGCGAAGAAGGCACTACCGTAAAGGTAGCGAACCCTGGAAATACCACCTACGGGCTCAAATAACCAGCAGCCATATGTGGGGCGAAGTTGGTATGATATCCGATGAGTAATATGGAAATCTAAGACCATTTTTTACGGCAAAGACCCTTTTTGTGGACTTAATTTAAAATCCTTTCGTATCTAGACTCAGGAGATTAAATGAAGCCCAAGTCTGTAGGCTGGAAAAATGGGGTCAAATGGGTCCAGCTCTGGCACGTATCCCCCACTAGACTGAGCTGCTTGAAGGCTCGGTCCACGTTTTGGGGTGCGTCAGGCCTCTATGTTTCACCCAGTTACGGGTCGTTAATCCATGACTGGTGTTCTGTAGTGCTCAATAGAAAGGGTGGTAAGCATCCTTTTAAGGCTCTATATGATACCGCATATAACCGTTACTGGGCTCTCCATGATAGGGAGGCCGCAGGGGAACTCCTGACCCCTGACGAGCTTCTTGAAAAGGCTCGATGGAGTGAGATTCGGGATCGAGCAGCCGTGCGAGAGTTTCCAGAAGAACGCTATTCCAAGATTTATATTCATGAATTGCACTGCCCTTTAGCCGTTTATGAAGAAGCACAAGAACATTATCACACCACCCTTGACGCAAAGTTTCGTGAGGAGCACTTTGGTTTTTGGTTCTGGGGGCTTCAGGTCTTCCTTAAGAATTCCAGGCTTCCCGAGGTAGCGATTCACAAAACTACCCAGATGAGCTATGGGGATTACCTTGATGAGTATGCTAATTACCAGCGTTCTGCATATTATCGGGACTTCCACTTCATGAAACAGGAGATTAAACGATGGCGGTAACAATTGCGTCCTTACCTGAGGCAAAGCAAATCTGCGGTGCGTTTGATTATATCATAAGTATAACTGACCCCAACGTTAAACTACCTAGCCTAGGCCCAAATCATATCCATGTTAGGTTTCTGGATGCGGAACATCCAGATGAGCGAACATACACAGCTATGGTAGCGGGTGTCACCAGGATTCTTTCCTGGGTAAGGGAGCATAACCTTACGGGCAAAGAAAAAATTCTTGTGCATTGTCATGCGGGGGTCTCTAGGAGTGCTGCAATTGCATGGGCTCTTTTGGTTATGTTTGGTGAGGATTATGAGACAGCATACCAAGCATTGCATACCGCAAGACCCATTATCTGGCCCAACTTGAATGTAGTTCAACTTGCGGACTCATTTTTAGGATGTGATGGTGCGTTTCTGCGTGTCGCTAGGTCAGTAGATTTTAGATCTAACTCAATTTTTTAAGAAAAAGGATAAGATAAATATGCTACCTGATAGTTTTATTGAAAAATATAAATCAAAAGGTGCGGCCACTCTTGTCTTCGGTGAACCTATTGTAGATTTTACTAGAGACGAACTCTTTGCTGTGTTAGGTCTTATGTGTGAGCGAGAAGAACAGGCTCAGAAAGCACACGCTCAAGAACGTCGAATGACTGAGATGTTCAGAAAAGCTAAAGAATTCTATTGAAAATTTATCCAGTAGTTGCTATGCGGCATACCTAAACGGAGAAAAGTATGAATATCCCGCCAATGGATTTCTGCGAATTCCCAAAAATTTCAAGACTTTCTCGTGAAATGATCATTAGCGAGAAGATCGATGGCACTAACAGCACAATCTATATCACGGATAATCTAGAGATTTATGCTGGATCTAGAAATAGGTGGATCACTCCCGAGGATGACAATTACGGGTTTGCTAGGTGGGTTCAGGATCATGAGGATGACCTAGTCTCGCTAGGTCCAGGCCTCCACCGAGGTGAATGGTGGGGGTGCCTAGCCAGTGAAGTTTCCATAACCTTAGCAGATGGTTCTACAGAAAAAATTGGTAAAATAGTCAATAACAGACTACCCGTTACTGTGCTGAGCTACAACTTTGATACGCACAAGATAGAACCAAAGAAAGTAATTGGTTGGAAACGAGGCCCTTCAACAAATGATTGGTTGACCATACGGGTTAGACGAAAGTGGAAGGGGGGAAAACAAACTTGTGTCAATTTAACTCCTAACCATATTGTTTTTAGAAAAAACAGTTCGGGACAACAAGAAGAGTGCCCAGCAGGAGAGTTACACATAGGCGATATCCTTTACATAAACTCTGAAGTTCAGGATATTAAATACTCAGAGTTACAAAATTTAGCGGGGGCTGAAATTGTAGAAATTGACCGTGCTTTTGCTAACTCGCGGAGGTCAAAATATAGGTTTGATCTGGAAATCGAGGATAACCATAACTTTTTTGCGAACAATATTTTGGTTCACAACAGCGGAATCCAGAGGAAATATGGTCTCAGTGAGAAAAGGTTCAGTCTGTTCAATACATCTAGATGGTGTCTGTGGAACGCCGAACCCATGAGTTACCCCACAGCCGATCCTCGTATTATAAATACCCAGGAACGGCTACCTGAGTGCTGCCACTTGGTCCCGGAACTCTATCGAGGACTTTTTGATACAGCTACCATTGATCAGGTTTTGGAGAAGCTCAAAACTGGAGGTAGTGTTGCAGCCCCTGGGTTTATGAAACCAGAGGGAATTGTTATTTTTCATGTGGCTGCAAATACTGGGTTTAAGAAAACTATTGAGAAGGATGAAGAGCCTAAATCTAGAAACAAAAACTCTGATATTCACTAAACTTGGAGTGTATAGATATTGGGGCCAACATCCTAGGGAGTTCCGTATATATGCCGTATACTCTTTATAAAATTTTTCTATTCTATGGATTGATGGGGGTTGCAACTGCTATCTGGGTGGCTAGCACCCTTCATAAAGACCCAAATGTTGCTCCAGAGGATCGAACACTAGCACGAATTCTTGCGATTCCGTGGTGCCTGTGTTTGTGGCCCGTTGAGTTCTTTTCTTTTGTAGTGTTCTTTCTAAGAAAGGTCTTCCGCAATGCTTAAGCCTATCGTAGTTGCCTCCATTTACAATAACAAACCCATGCCTTCTCGTATGGCTCTCTGCACATCTGATATGATTGATGGCATTAAGGCCCTTGAGGAGGCCCTGGCTGCTAAGGGCGCTAAACTGATACTTTCGGACCTATTTAGATCTTATGACATGCAGTTTCAAGCTCATTTGGATTACACAAGCGGGAAAAAGAAGGCTTTTTCTCCAGCCCCAGGCGGGTCTATGCATGAAGCTGGACGAGCTATGGATATCTCCCTGGAAGCTATCTCCCCGTTATCTTTGCAGGAGTTCTGGGATATCGCCAAGCCTATTGGGTTTATGCCTATTATTGATAAACCCAAAATGGGAGCCTCTGAGTCCTGGCATTTTGACTTTAGGGGTAGCTTTCAGAAAGTTTATGACTATGCAAAGGCCCACTCCCCTAGTTGGAAGCCCTACCAGATTATGGCCGCGTTAGCCATTCTTGAACAGGGTATTGAGGTGGATGTTCTTAAGGAAAACCGTCAGGGGTTCGTCATTCAAAGTGCTCTGGTTCGCCTTGGAGCTACTTTTGGGGCAATTGATGGGCAGATTGGCCCTCAATGTCAGAAAGCTATCAAGGATATGGGGTATACTGGATCGTCCGATCTGGGGGCTGTTTATGCCTTTCTGAATGCCAAAGTCCGGGAAGCTTTCCCAAATGAATACCAAGCGTAAATTAGTTCGCAAATTTGATTACTGGACTCGTAAGAAACGTAGGCAGCTTGTGTATTTTATATGTTGGCTTACAGGGGGGCATCAGTGGTCTCCCTGGAAACCCACGGCTGCATATTCTCTTGGAGAAACCAGATCTGTAAACAATATCCGAGAATGTCTATGTTGTGAAAAGCAAGAAAGCACCCCCTTAGATCCAACTATAAAGGCGCATGAACCTCAGTATTTTTAAATCTTGGGAGACCCAAATGTTCGACAACTATGTTAAAAGTGGCCCCTCTCATATGTCCGTAACGACAACTGTTCACGAACATAGAGCACCCACCGATGATAGTGTTAAACTGCTCCGAGAGATGGAGACGAAGGCGGAAGAACAAATTCGAAAAGCCTTCCCTCTCAATCTAAATACTCTAGAGGGCACAGCCTTTTTAAACAGAGATTGTATCGGATATCGCCATGTTCTAATTATTCGATATGTTCTCAATGGTGTGGCCCATGAGTTCAAGGGCATCCTACCATGGGAACTTAAACTGACAGATCAGGTGGTAGCTGAATTAAAATCTCAGTTTGCCGCCCACCTAACTGAAACATTCCTTTCTGACCTTACAAAGGCAATTGTCCCTGCTTTTGAGTCGCAGGGGAGGTTCTAGATGAGTTGTTTTGATACCGTTAAGTTTAGTTGCCCTACCTGCACAACCGCAATTCTAATACAGACTAAGTCTGGCCCGTGTGCATTAAAGACTTACAGAGGCTCCCGAGCCCCTTTGTCTGTAGCTGGAGGGGTCCTGGGAGAAACCGTCTCGTGCCCCAAATGTTCAGCATCTTGGAAGATTACGGGGCCTAGAGTAATTCAATTGGGCCTTGAGCCGCTTGACGAAGATGATGACTGCGAGGATTACGACTAATGACTGCACCATCTGATTTTGAATATGCAGTTCATATGGGTTTCACGAACAAGGATAGATGGGGGGAGGGGACCCCTCACCACCCACAATCGTTGCGCCTAATGGAGTTTATCAAAGAACATGACTTTCAAGACTATGGTGACCATTTCTGCTGGAAGACTGGTGGGGATGGGGATAATGGTGAATCGTTAATGTATCAGATGGATGCATACTTTGAGACATTAGATCAAATAGCACTGGATAATCAGTAATCAGTAGAGGTTCTTATGCCAAACAAGTTGCCCGTTGAGGGTAGGTGGGTTCGGTGGCGATTGGATGAATGTCCCCACTGTGGAGACTGGCTTTTTTGTGATGGAACCCGATTGTTTTGCGACTGCGGGAAGGAATTTCCGCTTACCTCGCTTAAAGCTAAAGCAGACCTGGATGCTGAACTCACACGTTTACAGGCTTTAGAACCTTCAGCATACATCAGGAACCCCCTGAAACCACCCTTGGGCGTCCCACCTACCTATGTCTGGATTGAGCTTAGAAAAGCCGATTTAGAACGGGCTATTAGTGAATATACAAAAGAAGGGTTCCCTGTTAGACCAGAATGGGAAATAGAACTGGCTGAGATAAACTCAAGGGAGGAGACCAAGTGAACGAATTTATGATTACTCGATACAACCCCTATAATACTTACCAGCGAATTGAGCATACCACCGTGCAGGGGACGGATATTAATGCAGCTATGGTTAACTCTGGGTGGCAACCCTCCGAAATTATTGCCATTCGATTAGTAACATCCCCACCCTATGTTACCTAAAGTATGATTCTTCTTTTTAGGAAGCTGTGATGAGTGGATTGAAAATGATTAAAGTGAGCCGAATACTTGTATCCAAAGGTCGTATTGAAGAAAAATATAGTAGATCTTCAATTATCGATGCTCTGAAAGAATACATTATGGAAGTTCTATCTAAGATAGAGCCCATTAATGAATTCAAGGTTTATGTAGCTCAGAATTTTGGACCTACATATCATCTCTTAGATGACTTTGAGCTGGATGAGGGACTTTGGTCGGCTGCAATTAATGGACTTAAAGGGTCTCATCAAATCGAGGAACTCGAAGCCATTCAACCACACACGGCTAGTTTCAGAAAATTAGTTTGATAGTAAATAAAGTTGTTTAGTATCTATATTGTGCCCGTGACCCACACACAACCGTATTAAATCAAATACGGTCTGCAGGGAGGGCATAAACAAAGAACCCACCATTGGTGGGCTTTTTGTTATGTGATCGAGTATGGCCTGAGTTCCCCAGATTTATTTAGACTCAGGAAGTCCTGGAGAGGCACCGCATAGCTTCTACCTCCCGAGTCTAGGAGCACCTCGTCAATGCGGAAGGTTTTGGACTCTTCCTGGACCATTCGCTGAATATAATTAAAGATAGATCCAACTAGCGAGTTAGCCTCAAATCCAGCCATACCAGATTGGAAGAAACCCCTAACCCACCCCTTATTAAATGCTTCTTCATAGGTAGCCTCGGGGCCGAGTCTTTCTTCGAGGATTTCTTGGTGGGACTCTTCCCCAGGGTAGATTTGTCTATCGGGGGTTATCCAGAACCCATACCAATTGGCAGCTTTCTTATAATTCCTAGTGCTATGCTTCAGCACTCTAGATACTTTAATCATATATGACCTCTTCCTAAAAAGACGATCCTGACTCATTTGGACCTCATTTTCTGTTAACAAAACACCCACATATTTTTAACTGACTTCAACATAGAAGCGTAGCGACTTTTACTGCGCCCATGCTAACACATCAGTCACTAAAATACGTGTCAATGCCTAAAATAATCTAGTGTATCTAACATGAACCGAGGATCCGAACATGAAATATATTTTCTTAGACACAGAGACAGGTGGGCTTGACCCCTCCAAAAATGCCCTGCTTACTGTGGGGATGGTGGTTCAAGGTGATGATGGTGATATTTTGGGGACACTCCATCTTAATATCCATCCAGAGGACTTTATTGTTGAGGCAGATGCCCTATTAATCAATAAAATAAACATGATGGATCACCTAGAAAAAGCTCTCAGCCGAAAGGATGCTGCACGGAGTATCTCCGCATGGGTATCCCACTATTTCGGTGAAAAGAAACCTCATGTAGTTGGGCATAATACCTCTTTTGACCTAGGGTTCTTGGATCAACTCTTCAGAGAAACCAACACCCCTATCCCATATTCTTATCGTAGTTTAGATACCATGGGGAATGCCCTGTTTATAAAATCCTTGGGGGTTTCTGTAGGGGATAAGCTTGGGCTTGAAGCTTTAATGTCTTTCTATGGCATCCATTTGCCTGATCATGAGACTCTACATAACGCACTAACAGATGCTAAGATGACCCGATTAGTCTTTTTGGCCCAACAGTCACAATTATCATCACTTTTATCTAAGAATCCCTTGAGGTGGGTCCTGAACTTCTTCAAAAAAGGAGGGTCTCACAATACTTCTTGTCTTAAATGTGCGTTAAAGGATGACGAGCTTATTCGCTATAAAACAGCTCTAGGTGGGATTGCCCAGAGTGTCCATTATGGTGATTCTCAGATTGCTAAACAAGCCCTTGGCTTGATCTCCAAGTAGGAGCTACATGTCGATACAGAATTTGCAATCCATGCTAGCCACTGCCCTCGCATGGACTCCCAAAGACCCACAGGAAGCTCTCCAGCTTGCGGAAAGTATGGCAAAGGGCTTTGTTAAATCTGAGATTATTGAAGAGGTCTCCCTAGATTCTAGGTGCGTTACCGTGTATCCATGTCCTAAGTGTGGGTGCCCAGATGCGGATTCTCGGACATACCATGATGGTATTATTGAAGAAAGAGAACGTATTGTTAGGCTTGTAGAGGGGATGGGACATGTGTTTGCTTCTAAGTCTGGTGCAGAAGCCTTTGTAGAAGAACTTTGGAATAATGAGGACCATTATAATGATTAAAGCAAGAATCCTTCTAGACTCTATTGGAATTGGTGTAAGTGCCCCCAGGTTAACTACATGGTTGTTAACCATGCCCAGGTTCATCCTTGCCGAATTTAACACGCACAGAGCCATTTCTAAAAATTGCCCGTCATCCCGTGCTATCCCAGTCGAAAAGAGAATTCGGATGGCCCTAGAGGAACCAGTAGTTCCCATTGAGTGGGGGATGAATAGCGAAAATATGCAATCGCATGTGATCGCAGATGAAGCAACGGCAAGTGCAGCAAAATTTGCATGGCTGGAAGCTAGAGATGCTGCCGTAAATGCTGCAAAAGATATGGTTGAACTTGGAATCCATAAGCAAATTGCAAACCGTCTGCTTGAACCTTTCATTACCGTAACAGTTCTAGCAACGGGTACCCAGGATGGTTGGGAGAATTTCTTTGCGTTGAGGGCTGAAAGTGCTGCAGATCCTCACATTCAGAAGTTAGCCTATGAGATGCTTGATGCATATAACGCATCAACCCCTCAAGTCTTGAATCCAGGTGACTGGCATATCCCTTTCGGAGACGATATGCCAGACGGACTCTCCTGGGACGATATGATTAAGGTTGCGGTAGCTAGATCTGCCCGAGTTTCATACAATAACTTTGACGGTTCCAGAGACGTTCAGAAAGACTTCAAGCTTCATGATCGCCTAGCTGCGTCAGGGCATTGGAGTGCCTTTGAGCATATTGCCCAGGTCCCTGACATCATAAACCTATTGGCAAAGGTTGCTCCAGAGGTCCCTGTAGAAGAGCTGCAAGCACTACGGGATCATTTGGAGAATGCCAAACGGGATCCTGACTACTCTATTGTTTGCAACTACAATGTGGATTGTGTTAATTTAGGACCTGTTATGAATAACCCCCTCTCAGGGAACCTCGTGGGATGGTCGCAACTTCGTAAAACCTACCCTAATGAGTCTAGAAAAGATCCTAGAGTTCTTGGTAGTGGTTGCTAGCATGGAAACCCAGTATATAGCAATTGTTTGTAGGGGGGTTGGTCAAGACACACGGAGGGTTGTCTGTAGATCTACAGCAGCCTCTATAGGGGAAGCTCTGGCAATCATTGAAGATAGCTTCACAGAAGAGGCCCACGTTATGTGTATTGGGGAATCTGATATCTGTGTGGAGTAGCACTCCCCCAACCAACCTTATTTGGTGAGCCCTTCTTTTTCTTTTGGGGAGGGCGGTCAAATGGACAAGAAGGGTATCGAACAAAGATCCGCGATGGATTTTAATCAAATACCGTTTATTCAAGCGGTTATGGAGAACCTAGCCTCGCACCCTACAGAGGTTACTGGGGATTCTGGAAGCCTTGCCGTGGGAAGGTTTTATTATAATACTACCGACCAACTCCCTTATATCTATGGGTCTGCAGGATGGTCTGTTTTTGGTGGGTCCTCTATAACTACTACTGTTGTAGGTTTGCTCAAGGGGAACGGATCTAGTGTAGTAGCTGCCGTGGCTGGGGTAGATTTCCAGGAGCCCCTAACTGGGACTGGTTTTGTAAAATCTACGGCTGGGGTCATCAATTATGATACGTCTACGTATTCATTAGATTCACATAACCATGCCTCAGTATATCAGCCGCTTGATGGTGACTTAACGGCTATTGCAGAGTTATCTGGAACTACGGGTCTTCTAAAGAAAACAGCGGAAAACACTTGGAGTGTGGATACCTCAACGTATATCACATCCATATCCTCAGGGGACGTCACAACAGCCCTAGGGTTTACCCCATACAATGCTACGAATCCTTCAGGATATACCTCAAACACCGGAACCGTAGTCTCGGTATCCGTAGCTTCTGCAAATGGATTTGGGGGTAGCGTAGCTAACTCAACTACAACCCCAGCTATTACTTTAACTACTACAATTTCAGGGATTCTGAAGGGAAGTGCTTCTGCATTGGTTGCGGCCACAGCAGGATCTGATTATGTAGCCCCAGGTGGGGCGTTGGGCACCCCATCCAGTGGGAACCTTACTAACTGCACATTCCCTGTCTTGAATCAATCCACTACTGGAAATGCAGCTACCGCAACTACCGCACTAGCCGCTGATGCCGCCACCCTGAATCTAGGAACATCAACAGCTTCAGCAATCAATCTTGGAACAGCTTCTACTACCCAAACAATCAACATAGGAACAGGATCAGGAACCACTACCATTAATCTTGGTGGTGCTGGAGACACTGTAGCCATAGCTGGAACACTAGCTACAATCAATACTACTAACATTGCAGTATCAGATAAGCTAATAACACTTAATAAGAATGGTGTAGCTTCTTCTGGTGCTGTTTCTGGCTTAGAGATTGAAGAGGCTTCAGCTATCTCTGGATACTTCAGAACAACAGGAGACAGGACAGGCTTTGAAATGAAAGCTCCTGGTACTGCTGGAATCCTTACCTTCACTCCTGGAGCTACAAACACTTCTGTAATACTCTCCAGTGATTCTAGACTGACTAACTCTAGACCTGCATCAGATGTTTCAGCATGGGCTAAAGCTGCTACAAAGCCTTCTTATGCTCTGAATGAAATAACATCAGCAGCTTTAACAGCCACTACAGGAACATTCACTAGCTCGATTCAAGCTTCTTGTTTACTTGTAAATGGGTCTACTAATAGTGCTGCTGGAAGTATTTTATGGACTCCTTCTCAGGGCTTATTGTTATGGCCTAAGACCGGATCAACCTATGATTTTTCTTTAGTTAATGCTGCTAATACCGCCTATGTAATGACGTTACCAACTGGAACTAATAATGTCAACTTCCACGGTAATATAACGGCTAATGGTTCCATTAACGCTCTCTCAGGATCTTTCACTGGTACCTTCGCCGCAGGAGTTAGCACTCTTACAGATTCGTCAGCGGTGTCAACAAAACCCCTGGTGATCACTAATAACTATGGTACCTCAATGGATCAAGTGGTTTGTGGTATTACCATGGGTAGATCCGCAGGTATTGCTTTTGGTGGTGTCTATGGAGCAGGTTGCAAACGACTACGGCCACGGCTGTTTGTACTTCAAGACCAAGACATCAGACGCCCTTGGATTAGAAACAAAACTAACCATTGCTGCTACTGGCCTTGCCACTTTTACAGGTGATATAGACTTACCAAAAACAAATAACTGGAGCTATTTAATGAATAGCTCTTCTCAGGGTGGTTTAAAACTGCAAACCGCAGGAACAGATTGTTTATCCTTATCTAGTGGTGGAAACTATGTGCAGGCTCACTTACCCTTTATCGGTACTTCCGGTGGATTTACTGATACAGTAAGTGTTTCTCATCCATCTTCTACAAGTATTTTCAGAGTAAATGCTGTAGCAGGGCAAATAGGTGGATATCAGTTTGGTGTAGCAGGTCAAACCAGAGCAGCTTTGTATTGTGATGCTAATAATGTTTCTTTTAGCTCTTGGAATAGTAGCGGTGTTTGGATTGATCAACCTTTGGTCATTCCTAATAGTGCTGGCGGAACTATTTTAATGTATAGACCTTTAACCTCTACTGGTCAAATCATCGGTTCTAGTATTAAATCTCAAACCGGCTCTGCTTACAATCTATTAGTCAATAACCAACCTACGGGTGCTTATAATCCAGCAGTACAAGAAGGTGATAATGTTCTTGTATTTACCAATGGAACTTCAGGCCAGGGCTCTTTAACTATCGGTGCTTGGAATGGTACGGGTGGTGTAAGAATCAATAGTGCTGGTGTGATCACTGCTCCATCTTTCAATGGTTCTTTAGCCTGGAAAGGTATTTATACAGCAGCCGCGCCAGGAACCACTAGGGGTACAGATGGATTAAACTTCTATGGATGTTATTCTGGGGATGGTTATCCTACCTCTTATGGTAATGTTCTTCATATGAGAGGTGGGGGTGCAAATCAACTCTTACTAGGTTGGTCTGGTTCTGATGGCTCTCACGCTGATAACTACATAAGGTCGAAGAGAGATAATGATACTGGTGCTTGGTCGCCATGGGCTAAGATTATTACTGATGTAAACATTGGTTCCACTGGCGCTGCTATTGGAGGTACTCAATTTGAGGCTACAAATAATGGCACTGCAGGCGGTATTATAATGCGTAATCCTTCAGGTACTCGCTTCAGGTTATCTATTAACGCCAGCAATCAGCTACAACTGGATCCAATCTAATGCCCTATAGATTCTCAGCTACTACCGGAAATATCGTTCGGCCTATTGAAGCATCCTGCTTAAATACAACAACGGGGGCGTTAATAACACCCCTGAAGTATGGACCTGCTGGATCAGCTATAACAATGTGGAACGGTGTAATTGAAAGCTATAGCTTAAATGTTTTTGCAAAACCTTCTGCAAGAGCAGGTTCAGCGACAGGTTATGCTAGTGCATATGATGGTGCTGGAACACCGGGAACTACTACAACCTATGCTTCATTGCAGAGTGGTTTTGCTAACAGTGTAACAGTTTATGAAACATACTCTTTTTCTGGTTCTACTACATATACAAAATACAAGCTGTATTTAACATATGATTGGAGTGCTACAATACAAGAAGATCAAGAGACGTTTGAACCTGTGCAAGCTGCCCTAACAATACAGTATTCAATAAATGGAACAGTCTGGACAAGTGTATTTATCACCAATGTATCTTCAAATAATGGTAGTAGAACCTATACAACACCATTTGATTTAGGTACTTTACCTTCTACATCTTTAGATAACTTTAAAGTAAGATTTACAGCAAAATCTAATCCATATAAAAATGCCCTTTTAAAAACCATGTATGCCTCAGGAAGCTTTTACATTAAAGATGTTTATATAGAAGCAGAGAATTAAGGTAGGGCATTTAATTGGTTTAAAGTTTCGTAAACTCTCGTCAGGATGTTTCTAGTCTGTATTAAGATATTGATATGGATAAGCTGCTTTATATAACTAAATGTTCGGACCCCCTGATGTGGTATGCACCCCTGGTGGGTACCACCGTCCCATTTTTAGGTGTCTGGACTGAAGGGTTTAAGAGTAGAGAACCCTCCGGGTATATCAATATCGTTAAAAAAACAGACTGTTACATCCTTGAGGAGCCTCAGAGTGTCAGACCAAATACTCTCTAATGAAATTAAACCAAACAACATCGTTTTTCATACTCAAGAGAATAATGAGATCCTAAAGATTGGTCCAGATGGTTTCTGGGTCCGTGGGGTTGCTGTTGAGCAGGGTCCAGGTGAGGCTAGAGAGGTCTACAACGCCTTCTTGGAATTTTTGAATGGTGCGGGGCACTAGAGAGCTTTCGATGCGTATAAAGCATTCTACGCCCTCTATTGTGGCTCTCTATAATGAGAACCCCTCAATAGAGGGCGTTAAGCTTATCTCAAAGAACCTAGGTATCTCTGTTCGAGCTATCATGGCTAGACTTTATAGAGCACGAGTTATTCAAACCCCTAGAGTAGCTATGTATGTTTCGGACGCAGATATTCAGAAGTCTTTCTCGAAATTAAATTCGAGGTTGGCGGTATCCGAAACCTTGGGGGTGAGTTTCTATACAGTTACTGCCGCCTTGGATAGATTGGGCATACCTTATAAAACTAGATCTAATACCGTCAAGCAGGACCCAACGATCAAGACATATTATTTTTGGCCTTGCCGATATCGAGAAGATGTTCTTAAAGATATCCAGTATATCGTGGGCGGGAGACCCAATGATTGCTATATGGGAACTATCCGAGCTAGAAATATGTCTGAAGCCCTTCAAGGTGCCCCTGGACGTTCCATAAGTAAAAAGCAACTAGATACATACAATAAAACTAGAACTCCAGCTCTCATGGAAAAACTTCTACATGAAATCGAACCTATGGTATCTCTACCTCCTGTTGTGCGGTGACGGTTCAATTTATACAGGGATCTCCCCAGATCCATTTAAAAGACTACGGGCACATCAGGCGGGGAAGGGTGCTAAATATACCAGAGGGCGCGGTCCTATACAGTTAATCTTTTTAGTAAAGGCCGGAAATAAATCTGAAGCGCTTAAGCGAGAACTTCAGGTTAAGAAATTGACCCACGGGGGTAAATTGGCCATGAGAAATGTAAAAGTGTTATTCATAGATGACAATGATTTATTGCTTGAAGCTGGTGTGAGTCTTTTAACTACTCTCGGGTATGAGGTAGCCACCGCACAAAGTGGGGAGGAAAGTCTCGCGCTTATTCAGGGGGGGCTCAAGCCAGATATTATTATCCTAGACATGCGGATGCCTGGGCTAGGTGGAGCGGGGACCCTCCCACGCCTACGTGATTTATTAGCAACTACACCCATAATTTTAGCCAGTGGAGTCATTGACGAGGTTGCACAACTCCTTGCGTCCACGTATGTTGGGGTAACTCTTCTAGCTAAACCATATGGAATACGTAGACTGGAAGAAATTCTGATGACAATTGCCCCAGAAATTTAAGATGGATCTTTTGAGTAAAGCTCCCGTATTTATAGCGAGGAGATATTATGCTCAAGGTTCAAGAATATCTGCGAGGCGGTAAGAGTCTTGAGGATCTCAAGGCCGAGTTTGGTATTGGGTTTCGAGTCAACTCGGACCTTAATGTGGTGTGCCTGAACTACTCTCAGTTTGAGTCCCCCATAAGCCACCCTCTAGTTCAGGAGTGCCGTTCTTTAACCCTAGAATTAGATAGCTGGGATATTAAGGCGTGGGCATTCCCCCGCTTCTTTAACTATGGGGAGGGGCATATCCCCGCAGATTTTGATTGGGAGAATTTTAAGACTACCGAAAAGCTTGATGGTTCTCTGATTACTCTCTGGCATCATAACACCGCTGGTTGGCAAGTTTCGACTCGTTCGGTTCCAGACGGTTCGACTCCTGTTGGGGATTTTGGTATGACTTTCTACCAACTTGTTCTTCAAGCATTGAGCGACATGGGGACCTCCTGGGAAGCTTTGCAGACCCACTTGGATCCTAATTATTGTTATGTATGTGAGTTGCTCTGCGAAGAAAATCAGGTTGTTGTCCGTCACAGTGGCCGCAATTTGGTTCTTCTGGCTATTCGAGACCTGTGCTCTAACACGGAGTTAGATGTCCAGAGTTGGTCGTTGGAGCATCCCGAGTTTCCTCTTCCCATCGTTAAGCTCTATGAAAAGTTCTCTCAGGAGGCTATTCGAGAGTTTGTTCAGACTCGACACCCTCTTCAGTATGAAGGTTTTGTGTTGATGGACTCTAAGTTTAACCGTGTAAAGCTGAAGAGTGACGCATACTGCCTCATTTCTCATCAGGTTGATGGTTTGGGGCGTAGCAACCGATCCCGTCTAGAACTTCTCCTTAGCGGTAAGACTGATGATGTCCTGTCGGTTCTCCCTAAGATTCTACAGTCTCGTATTGTAGACCTCCAAGGTAAATTGCTTGAATTGGTCTCTGAAATTAACCTTGTATATAGTAAGCTTAAGGATATAGAACTCCAGAAGGATTTTGCGGGTGTGGCGCTTACGTATAAATACTCTGCAGTTCTTTTTGCTCTTCGTGGGGGACGAATAGATTCGGCAATGGATTGGTTTAAGACTGCTAGCCCTAAATCTACCCTAGACTGGATGAAAGTTCCACTTGAGGATGTTGAGAACTAAATGTTTACGTGTGCTAGTTGTGGGCACGAAATGACACCACGGGAACTGTTACCCGTTTACCACACATATCGAGATGGTATTGTCCGTGTGTCGGTTTATAGATGCTGCAAGTGCAGGGGGGACATCTCCCCTGCACTCTCGGTTGAACTTATATCTAAATTAAGACAACCCTCTAATTAAGTCTTATATTGGAGGGTTATTTTCATGAGTCCCGCAGAATCCCAAGGTATCGCCCTAGATGCCCATAATTTAACCTGGAAGCCCATAAATACCCCTTTGGATAATTTACACCCCCATGAGATATCTATTCTGGAGGATGCAGATCATTCCGAAGGGGTTTGGGTTGTATATCGAGAAGATAATGGAACGCCCCATGGACCCAACCAAGTTTCCATAGACTTATTCTAAAAATACTGGTTTTTCAAATAGTTTATCGCGTATCTATACGCATGGAGAATATAATGCCAACTACCTGGGGGTATGACCCCACGGCTCCTCTATGGCCGTGGGTCGAGCAATTTTTTACTCTTGACCTACTCTATGAATATGAAGGCCTCTTCCCAGACGCAACGCCCCGCCTATGTAGTATGGTGGGTAAGCAACTGCTGCATGAACTTAAAATGAATAGGATAGGAGTTCCTAGCGGTGTTTAGTCCAAAGAAATACTACGCTTTTAACTTTTGGTATCCCATTTTCCCCTGTGGCTATCGCAGGTTCTGTAGTAGCTGGTGGGCACATTGGTTCACGCCATGGATTTATAAGCAGTTTTTTAAAACTAAGTGGCAGAGAATGGCGCGGGGATATGCCGACTCAGATACTTGGAACTTGAATGATTACGCGGCGGATGTGATCTACCACGCCCTTCTTCACTTCAAGAAGTCTACTCATGGGCATCCCTGTGACCTTACAGAGGAATCCTGGAATGACATCCTGGATAAAATGATTAATGGCTTTGCCGCTAAGTTGCAACTTCTAGATGATTTGACCTATGGGGAGCATTGCTGGGTCAAGCAGAGTGATAGGGATCTTGTGGGGGAGTTTGACCCCGAATTGTATGAAGCCTGGAGATCTCCTCTTGAGGCTCAGTGGGCAGAGGGGTCAGCCCTTTTCGTAAAACATTTCGACTCGCTTTGGGATTAATTTGAATCTTTCTTGAAAAGGTCCCGTATTTATAGAACGGGAGTCCATATGATCTGCAAGTTTTGCCAGTCAACTAAGATGGTTGCAATTCAGGCAAAGTGTGAAGATACATTTACAATACAGGACCTCTCATCTGGCAAGACCTTTAGTGGGTATGTCCCCAAAGATCTGGGAATGGGGGGTGGGGATTATATTCGTTTTAAACTGTGCCTTGCCTGTAAGCGCATACAGTCTCCCATGTTAACTCCCCAAGAAATTGATATTTTGCTGGACAATCTATTTATACGGAGAACTAATGGCTAAGATCCTACCCCTGAATGGTAAGTATTATGGCACCAAAGTTGAATTTACAGATGCCCAAGATATGGAGCATGAGATTACTATCTGGACTCCAGACCATTATGCGGGTATTTTTGCGTCTGAGCGTGAGATTGCTGGGGGCTGGGAACCCGGTGATGGGCACGACCACGTTGAGGATGTTCAATCATACACAATCGCCAAACTCATATGTAAAACGCTCACGGAAGCCGGGTATTAAGGAGGACCCCAATGTCCAAGTATGAGAAAGACCTGGGGATTCTTAAGCCCTCTGAGGCCAAGAGGATCGATCCCAAACCTACTACGGGGCACAAACACCGTAAAAAGGTATATCCCCCTCATTGGCAGATCCGTCCCATGGCTTTTATATGGCCTTCCAAGAATCTCTCCGAATCCACAGACTGGCACCACGAGCCCATCCTTTATGGAAAGCTTACGTGCTATCAACAGTCACAGGAGTTTAAATATATTAAAGAACTTTTCATGGCGGGTAAACTTGATGACGCCCTTGCAATTTATGCGAAGTATCATCCAGAGACTGCTAACTGGCCGGTTAGATTCATAGGGATTCAACCAATAGAAACGCTTCGTGAGGTTCTATCTTAGGGGCATTAAAATGTATTTTGAGAAAAGATCTAAAAAGTCTTTTTTGGAACTGTCTATATGGTCCTCCTGGCCTGATATGCTAGTTGGGCTAGAGTTTAGGCCCAGAGTATCCCCTAACTACTCAATTACCTTTGGGGTTACAGTTTTTTACCGAGTATTATTCTTCATTGAATATACTCGATTTAGAAAAAATGTATGATCCCCTGCCCACGCTGCTCTTTCGAGTTAAGTTTTTACCAACAAGAGTGCCCCAGATGTTTGGCGCAAGATATCAATATGGCTTCAGATATTATTGACGAGATGTTTCTGGAACTCCCATATGATGATATTAACGACAAACCCACCTGCACACTTTGTGGGTTTATTGCCACTAGTGGGACACTTCATACCGAGTCATGTCCAATAGCCCCCCTGGAGAATCTTCTTCGTAAACTGCGTCAAACCATAACATATAGGAGCATCTAGTGTTTTCAACCACATACATTACTGAGTATCTCTCAAAAAAGAAGGGCTCCCCCGTAACAGTATCTCTTCAAGGGACTAAATTCGTGTCGAACTGCCCGAATCCATCCCATGAGGATAAACATCCCAGTTGTGTTGGGGACATGGGTACCGGGGCTTATCGGTGTCTTGGGTGTGGCTGTTCTGGGACTATTGATGAGTCTGAACTTAAGAATGAACCCTGCTGTTCTGATTGTTCTGATTGTTCTGATTGTTCTGATTGTTCTGATTGTTCTGATTGTTCTGATTGTTCTGATTGTTCTGATTGTTC